TACACCAGGATTTTCTACTACTAATGTATCTTTACTACGTGCTAGTTCTACTGCATCAAAAATTGTTTTATGTGTTTCTGGTGTTAAGCCTTCGCTTTTAGCATAGCATCCAGTTTCAATCATTTGGATACCGTCTTGTTCCCACAACACTTCGTCGTCACTAATAAGTTGATAATCAGGGTCACTACTAAGTGTTGTTTTTCCTGTGCCACTAAGCCCAAACATTAAGTTAGTTGTATCTTTGTATGTAAATGCACTACAATGCATTGGCAACGCATCTCTTCTTGGCGTTACAAAACTTACAATACCAAATACACCTTTCTTAATCTCTCCTAAGAATGTTGTACCTGCAATAAGCATCACTTGTTCATCTAAGTGTACATATATTTTAGGCTTAGGTACTATCAGGTCTGTGTTGTGTAGTATTGTCCAGTCAGCAGTATGTTCTAATCCGTTTTCTTCTACAGTAAACATATTGCGTACAAACTGTGCATGTCTGTCGTCATTTGTTTCTACTCTAAAACATAACCCACAAGTATAAAATACTAGGTTGTGATTATATTCTAGTTCATACATATCATTATGAAACTCTTTAAAATCTGTTTCTTCGCCAATCTTATGATACTTAGGCCTTGACATGTCTAAGCATTTTGTTTTGTGTCCAAAGAAATATTTGTTCTCTGGGCTTCTTCCTGTTGGGTGTGTTGTAATTTCAATGTTCATTGTTTTTTCTTTGCAGCTTTTTCTTCTTTTGTTAATTTATTCCCCCAGGTGTTGTTGCTAATACCTAATTCGCTTGGCATGGGTTTGGTTTTTCCTACTTTGACTTCTCCGCCTTTAGCTAAGTATTCGGCGATTAAATCTGCATCTGTATTCTTTTTAGGCATATGGTTCATTGACATATTAATACTCCACTGTTGAATAAATTGGTATATCACGCTTACGTATAGAATCTCCTCCTGGCAAGTATGTTAGATCAATTGCACATGCTACAGCAATTACCTCGGCACCTGCACGTTCGGTTAAATCTATTACAGCATTCATAGTGCCGCCGGTAGCCAACAAGTCATCAAATATAATAACTCTATCTCCTTTGCTAATAGCATCTGCTTGTATTTCTATTGTTGCACTTCCATACTCTAGTTCAAATTCTTGAGAAATAGTTGCACCGGGTAGCTTGCCTGTTTTACGTGCAAGTACCAAAGGATGCCGGGTACGATATGCAAAGACACTAGCAAAAGGAAATCCTCTTGCATCAATTCCTATAATTTTATCACAAGGCATATACTTGAGCAACTGACTATAGAAACTGTCATTTACTAATTCAAATCCAGGACTAGAACAAAGACTAGCTGTGTCTTTAAACACTACTCCCTTAACTGGAAAGTCGTTAAAACTTTTAATATATTGTTTAATCATTGGTGCCTTTCAACCTTGGACAATTCATTGTGCAACATAATGGTTTGGTTAAGTGTATGTTTTTGTAGAAAGAAACTGTGTCATTCTGCTTTAAAATATTACTTATTGTTGTATTGGCAATGCCGTAATTGTTTTTGTTTTTTCCAAAAGGTGTTTTGTAATAGTAACGATGATCAGCTATAAAGCAACAAGGTGAATAGTAACCATCGGCACTTATGTAATGCATATTGCCTTTGTCGCATTTTGCATCAATGTCAGCTGTTCCATCTAAGGCTTTAACTCTTCCTTTGGCCCTTGGGTGTATTAAGTTTTCATCGTCTGGCGCCAAATCTCTAAGTTCTCCCTCATACCTATCACTGCGGTCTAACAAAAATCCATCAAACCCCATTTTTATACTCAGTTGGGCAACATTATCAATGTCATTGGCATTAAATGCAAAAGGAATATACTTCCAAATTGTGCGAACACTAGCCGCTGTTGCTACGTCTATTCCTAGTTTTATGCTTTTCCAGTCACCATTTTCTCTGTAGTTTGTAAATGTTTCAGGTGTACCATCGATACTAAATTCAATAGTATCATTTTTATCTAGCTGTGCAACTAATTTTTTCCACCAAGCTGTTGTCTTGTAACTACCATTTGTTGTTATTTTTAACTGGGCACCACGTGCCTTAAGTTCTGTAACAAGCTCATAAAATTTAGGATGATATATTGGATCTCCATAATTACCACAGAGATATATCAACATGTTATCGAGATTTATATCTAAAAATTGTAGTAGTTTGACAATATCAATACTATAATTTTTCCAATGTTTAAGCCATTGTTTTCTAAATATAGTTCTTGCACAACCTTCGCATTTGAGAGTACATAAGTTTGTGGGTTCGATGTGTAAGCCAGTGAGCATGTAGTATTTAAGCGCCTCCTAATCTAAGGTATTATTTACTAAATATAGTAACACAAACTTCGTTGGAGAGCAAGAAAATTATGGAAGCAACTAAATTACACCATTATGCTCAATGCAGTCAATTGGCTTATTTGGACAAAGGTGGATCAAAATTTAAAAAATTAGGATATACTGTTAGTAAATTTATTGAACATGAAGGTGCTCAGGCATATATTGTAAGCAACAAGGATCAAATAACTGTTTGTTTTAGAGGAACCGAACCGTCTGAAATCAGCGATCTTGCAGCTGATGCCAAAGCATGGTACAGTAATGGGTTTCATGCAGGATTTAAAACTGAAGCAGACAAACTTATTAATAAAATACAAATTGAATTAAAAACGCTTCTCAAAAAGAAAAGTCGGCCTGTTACAATTACAGGACACAGTTTAGGTGGCGGTATGAGTGTTGTTGCATCTTATTATCTTGCTAGTAAACCACAAGACCCGGGTCCAAATTTTAATGTTAAGCATGTTATTACATTTGGTGGACCACGTGCAACAAGTTTAAGTAAAAGTTATAAATGCCCAGTACCAGTAATAAGAGTAGTAAACAATAATGATGTTGTGACAAAAGTACCGTTTTGGTTATTAGGGTACAAGCATGTAGGTGAATTATTTTACCTAAACTATTTTGGTAATGTTCGTAAAATGACAAAATGGCAACGTATAAAAGATAGCTGGCGTGGACGCTGGCGTGCTTTTAAAAAAGGTGTACCTTTTGATGGATTATACGACCATAGTATGAATGAATATATAAAATATTTAAGTAATGCAAAGGACTAAACATGGAAACAATAGCATCTACAGACATTGGATTAGAATTAACTAATCTATTGATGCCTTTTGTGAGTGCATTAATGTTACTTGTTGTTACCCTTTGGTTTAAAGATTATGCAACTAAAATTGCTAAAGGCCTGGCATTTCAAATGAACAAGCAATTCCAAGAAGGTGACAAAGTTATCCTTGATGGCGAACGTGCATTAATTGTAAAAATTGGAATTACAGAAACTGTGTTTGGTGTTACTAAAACGTCTGGAGAGTTTGACGGAGATTATGTATGGAGATATGTTCCTAATGAACGTATTTCGTTTTTAAAATTAGAAAAAGTTATATTTGACCATACACCAGATAACAACAGTCACGATATAGCTCAAAATAAAAAACGTATTGATAAAATAGAGGGTCAATGATGTGGGAAATAATTGAAAGAATGATCACAGATCGGTTGTGGATTTATACAGCATTAGCAGGTAGTATATTTGGCGCATTGTTTGTTTACTGGATCAAAGATACATACATTGCTTTTTGGGCAATTAACAAGTGGGAAGCAACATTAGACTTTTTGGTTAATCGGTGGGGCTGGACTTGGTTCAAACACAATCCAGATGCATGGAAATCTGCAAATCCCAAGTTAACAAAAAAGATTGAAGACCTTGAAGGTCGTATTAAGAAATTAGAAGGATTAAAGTATGAGCGATGATACACAAACTAAAAAAGTAACCATTGATCTTGAAGTTGACACTAGTGTAACTGATAGTAGCAAAAATAGATTTCAATTTTTAATTGACCTTGCTAAAGCAGTTGATGCCTGGCGAATTTTTCCAAGATTGTTTTTAACTGTGTACATTTATTTACTATATAGGGTTGTGGAGTGGTATATGGCATTACCTACGCCTACACTTGAACAATCTGGTTTAGTAAGTATTGTTGTTGGTGCAGGCGCAGCTTGGTTTGGCTTGTACACTGGTACAAGTAAAAAAGGTTAGTTATTTTTTTGCAGTCTTTTTCTTCTTAACGACTGATTCACTTAACGCTCCATTTAGATAACGTAACAGTACGCCATATGCTGGAAGGAAGATAATTAATCCCACAGCAATTTTAAGTACAACTTGTGATCCTGCAATTTCCATCCAGTTAGCTGCCATATACTCGTCTGCTGAGTTATTAAATGCTACCCAGAAGAATGTGTACGTATCAATAATGTTTGCGGCTACTGTTGACACTGCTGGTGCTAGCCACCATTGCTTGGCCCAATTCTCACGTAGGTATTGAAATACATATACATCAAGCATTGTACCAACTGCGTAAGCAGTAGCACTTGCAAAACCAATGCGTAATGCAACACTTTGTGGAGCTCCTTCTAGCATTACAACTGCAATAGATCCAATAATAGCCAATGGATACGCTGCCGCAATAGTTGCTCGGGCAATGTTTTTACCTAACATTCGTACTGTTAGGTCGGTTGCAAGAACAACCAATGGGAAGGTAAATGCTGCCCATGTTAGTTTAACTCCAAAAAATTCTACTGGAATACTTACTAAAGCATTTGACACTGTGATTACTGCAACATGCAATAACGCTAGTTTCAGCATCATAGTTCGGTCTACGTCTTTAAAAATTCCTAACATTGTCTTTCCTTTTCTTTTGTAGATAAATATTTATGGTAAATTAGGGAGAAATTTAATGAAAAATTGGATTGATAAACGCATGAAAGAACGCACGTCTTGGGATGGTGCTGCACTAGTAGTACTAGGACTTATGGTGTTGTTCCTTGCACCATTGGCAAAAATTGCTGCGGGACTTGCTATTGCCTATGGTGCTTGGACCATTTGGAAATCCGAATAATATGATCGGTGGAGCTCCAATGTTCTTTACATACATGTTGATTGTAGCAGGTATTAATGTTGCTATACATGTTATGATACAAATGTATTTTGAAGGACACGAAGCATTTAAAGATTAACTTACCCGGAAAAGAGTTTCGGCACGACAAACAGGCTGTGATCGACAGTCTCTTATATTTTGCTGAAATACCTCAGGCTCAGGAGCCCAATCAAATTTGGGTTGTTCTGGGATTAAATTTTCAAAATTAAATTCCATTGTTTCAAAATCAATTACTTCATCTACATTTTTACAGCCTGTTAAGGCCACTAACATTCCAACTAACATTATTGTAATACGCATTTCTTTCTTTCCTCATATGGTTTGCGTTTATAGTTTAAACTCTAAAAAGAGTAGGCTCTGCCAGCACTATCGCCAACAGAGCCAAATTTGGGTTGCTATGTTTTACTGCATCTATTTAGTTCACACCCCTTGAAGGCAATTTAAAGCGTTCACCTAAATCGCCTCCTACTAAATTAACAAGATCATGTGTTTTTTCAACGTATTCTTTATCGTATTCAGGATGTGCTAAAAACGGTCTCCAGGGTTTATCTATCAATGGTGATATATCAAACTGCATTCTAAATGCTTTACGCCCTGGTTCTCCACCTACTCGACGATGTAATGTTACACTGTTATCAAATACCAGCAGATCTTTTGAACCTACAGCATAATGATGATCAAATATATTTTCACTTGTAAACAATTCGTGATCTAAACGTGTAAACAATTTTTTACTTTCGTTGTCGCTCATACCTTTTATCTTTACTGCACTATTAACTGTGTAATGCAACCCTTTACGACCATTTGGTGCAACGCACACTAATGGTGTTTCAGTACCTTCATCTGGACAAAAACTCATCTTAACATGGGCACTAAAAACTTCATCAGTGTGTTCGTTATCGTTTACAAAGCCTGCTTTATACCCATGTACTACAATCATGTCATTAAGTTCACGACGAAAACTATCACTTAGTGATTCGTAGTAATCAATTGTTTGTACAAATCCTGTGCAACTATTATGCATTTCTTCCCAACCTAACAAACTCACCATTGGGCTAAAAGTTAAACTACTGCTTTCGTTACTATGCCAGTACAATTCTCCATATGCAAAGGCACCCATCATTTTACCTTGTCCGTCTTTGCCTCCGTATATACGTGTTAAGTGACGACCGCTTCCATCATCAACTGCTTCTAGTGCATTTCCTCTAGTTTCTAACCATGTTCGGTCAACCCCATCAATGCCTTCCCATGTTTCAGGTTTAAGTGCGTCAAAGTCTTGTCCGTATTTTCTTCTAAATCTAGCTCTAAGATCAGCTTTAAGTGGTCCCCATTTTGGTATCCAATCGGCATATTGTCCTTTGCTCATGTTAATATTTCTAAAAACAATTACTAATTTTTCCACTGCTAATTGACCTAGTTCTAACCAATCATCATCAGTCATATGGTCCATATCTACATTATCTACATATACACCAAATGTTCCAAATTCTTTAATAGGGGATATTTTAAATGCCACTTGCTTTCCTTTACACTTTTTCGTTAACTTTTCTCCAAATTGATTTAATATCAATAGTTGTATCTTCTTTGGTCAATTGACTAGCAGTCCAAGTAATAAGATCATTGGTTACTCTTAAGACTCGCTCTAATTCTTCTTTGTTTTTAGCTTGTTTACACATGTCACTGGCGGCTTGAAGTGTTTGTGCTATATTTTGTTGATTGTTCATAATGTACACCTTGTTTGCAAGTTTGTAATACTTTATTATAACAAACAATTGGTGTACATGCAACCTTTATTTATTGTTGTTTATCCGTATAATCTTTTATTGCAGCATTAATAGCATCTTCGGCTAATACACTGCAATGTATCTTAACTGGAGGTAATGCAAGTTCTTCTGCAAGATCTATATTCTTTATTTCACCTGCTGTTTCTAATGTCATTCCTTTAACCCATTCAGTGAGTAAGCTACTACTTGCAATAGCACTACCACACCCATATGTTTTAAACTTAGCATCAGTGATTATGTTATCTTCTACTTTAATTTGTAGACGCATAACATCGCCACAGGCAGGCGCTCCTACCATACCTGTGCCAATATTATCTGCAGGATCCCATTTTCCTACGTTTCTTGGATTTTCATAATGATCCAATACTTTGCTTGAATATGCCATTCCTTTCTTCCTTTAGTTTGTTGTATCCTTCATCGTCTAAGTGTGTGATAGCAAGCCATGCATGGGTCATTTCATCACCTGTACGTGAACCGCCCATTACCCACATATCAGGATCTGGATTGTTTGGATTTTCTGCTGTGTTGTCATACCATTGCTTTAGAACAATAACTGCTCCAGCTGGTAGGAGTGGTGCAACGTCCGGGTCATACAAATGACTGTGATGCCATGTTGCACTCCAATTACTTACTTGGCTAATCTGTTCTGTGCGTCCTGTCTCTGGATAGAATATTTCCAAACTTGCTGCGTTCATACGCAAGTGTCCGTGTGGTTGAAAACTATCTAGTCTAACTGGATGATCAAAACTGTGGAAGCCTTGTGTCATGTAATAGCCGTGTGGTGGGATAGTAATATCGTCCTGATCGCCCAGGCGATACAAACTCAAATCTTGTTTGTATTTCAGTTCTTGGCTTTCCTCTTCGGTGTATAACCAAAGACCAATCTCTACCACGTTGTCTCGAATAACTGATCCTGGTGCCATTGCTCCAAGTCCACCTGGGAACATGTGAATATCCCATGCTACTTCTGCGTTTGCTGGGATAGTTCTGCATACTCCTTCTGGAACTATCTCTCCCCACTTTCCCATAGCATACTCAGTTAGCATACCTTGTCTGCCTCCCTCAGTTATAATACTTGAGTTGGCATGATGTACTACTGATTTTGCATCGCCACGTGGTTTAACTTGTACTGCTTTAATGCAACGGTCTTCGCTTAGTCCTGTTGGAACATTGTGCTTATGCCACAAGTCGTTGCCGCTTGCAGGAATATCTATTGCTACGCTTGCAATAATTGTGTCCGGTGCGCCAAAGTCTCCTTCAAAGTTCCATGCTTCTGGATCACGTAAATTTGCTGGCTGTACTACCTTGTCTGGATCTCCATAACTTGCTCCGTTATCTACCCACTCAACTACTGCGTCTATGTCTTTTTGTGATAAGCGCCAATCACCTTGAAGGTCTTGAATTCCAATGCCATGGTCATACGCATATGGTGGCATTTCTCTTTTCATTACTTTAAGTGATATTAATGGTGCCCAAGGTCTTACTTGCTCGTATGTTTCAAAGCTCATTGGCCCAATGCCGCCTGCACGATGACACACTACACAGTTATCGTTGATGATATCTGCTACTTCGCTAGTGTATGTTTGTGCTGATAGGACAAGTGGGAATAAAGCTGCTAGTGCTGCTGTAATGTATTTCATAAATTTTCCTCTTGAAAATGTAGTAACGATTACTGCACTGTTACTTAAATAGTATTTATCTTACTCAAGTAGTATTTATCTTCTTTACGTCTAGCAAATTTGTAACCAGCAAAAAAAGACAACGCCATTACTGTTCCTATAGCTAGCAAGTGCCATACTAAAAATGTCATACTGTTTCTCCTTTGTTTATCACCTCTTCAATGCGGTGATGTAGATATGCCTTTGGGCGTACCTCTTTGATTTTTTCTAAATATTTCTGTGCTTCTGTTTCAGTATGGAAACGTGCAACAGAAACCTCGTCGTGTATTCTTGGTGTATAAATTATATCGTACATATTTTTTTTATATTTCATTTCTCATCTCTTCTTTAATATTTAACTTACTCATCGACTTCACTGTCCTTTATATCTTGTGCTATCATATCGTACATACTACTGTAACACCATTCACAAAATGTAACTGGCATTATACCAAAATATCCTTGTATGCCACCTGCATCCTCGTCATAAGGACTATCGCATATACTACATGTGTCTTTAGGTTCAAGACTCACAGTCCTAAACTCCACATCCATATTGGAATAATAATAAAATGTAAAGCAATACAAATACCCAACATCAAATATACAATACGCTTTTGAGGATCCATTACCAATCCCATCTCCACGGTAGTATTGACATATCTACCAGATTAAAATACATTTCAATTAGATAAACACATATTACTAACATAGATGTTTTAAATATAAATCTCCATGGTTGAGGTAAACTGTTCTGCCATCTATTAAATCTACTTCCTTGGACTTTTTCTTCTAAATTATTTTTAGTCCATATCTTTTCTGCCCACCAACCTGCATCTAAAATATTTTTAAACATTATTAATGGCCATAATATGATTTTAAATATACGTTTCACAATTGCCCTGCTTTTTTAATACTCCAGGCGCCGTGATCCAATTCTTCCCAAATAAGAGTATCGCCAACATCCCAACCAACTTGATCTAAACACCCAGGTGGGAATTCTATAAACAGTTCTTTGGTTTTGCCATTTTCTTGCACTTCTATTAGCCAATTGTTATCACCTATTTTACGATATGGTTCTTTAGCTTTTGTACGTGCTATGCCATCTGCATCACCACCAATAATCCATCGAGGTATTTTGTTATGTGGGGGATCTCTATATCGAGCATATACAACACTATCAACTCTTTCATATATTAATGCTTCGCCTTGCAAAAGATCTCCCATTATTTTACCTCTGTGCCGCTAGTCCGACGAACAATGTCATCGTGATTAAATTCTGCCCAATATAGTTCAAAAGCGACACCATCCTCTAAACCTTCAAACTGGTGAATTTTTCCAGGCTTTACTTGTGTAAAGTCTCCGGCTTCAAGAATAGTTTCATCTAACAATCCTTGATCATCTTGCCAAACTCGAACAATCATTTTTCCTGATTCAACAAAAAACCCATTCCATTTAAACTTATGTTCATGTTCACTGCATTTATATCCTGCATTAAACTCAATACGGTGAAACTCTAATACACCATTAGCATGGATTAACTCTGTGTTTCCCCATACTTTGCCTGCTTTAATTCCCATTTAATTTCTCCTAATCTAAATGATGATCTTCGTCAAGTATGTAAAGTTGATTAATCAACTCTTCAGCAATAATATGTTGTCCTTCGGCACTTATGTTATTTGGATAACCCCCTTGGTAGTGTTGCTCACATAGCTCGTGTATGTCTGGTCGTTGCAAACTTGTTTTATTAAATTCAAACCAATTTGGTATATGCTTTGTGCCGTAAATGTGTATAGTGGGTATTTTCATATGTGTTACGTACTGATCGATTTGCACTAATGCACCAAAAAATCTATTCATTTGTAAATCTGGATGATGCAAATATTCCCTGTAACTTGCAAACGTAGTAATAAAGTTTTTGATATCTCCAAATGCTTCCTTTATTCCACCGTAGTTAAAATAATCATCTCGCATTGATTCAAGTTCGTTGCGTTCTTGTTTTTCTTTCCACATGTATGTACATTTTCGTTGATCAATATCATTTATGTCTACATCACGATCTGCTGTGGGCAAGAAAACAAACTTTGGGATACTATGAAATATTATTGCAAAGTCTAGCTTTTTAGTTTTTTTTAATTCAAATAGTATACGTTCTTGTGAACCTTGCGGAACACCTTTATTGACCAGTTTATAGCCAGTTTTTTCAATAGTCATATCAATAAAGCTAGTTTGGTCATATATAGGGAAGTTTGCCCAACATGCAGCACTGTGTCCATAAAAGCCAATACGTTTCATTATTTTCCTCTGTTTGGTCTGAAGGGGGGATTCGAACCTCCGTAGTCTTCTCCCCTAGAGAAGTGCATAACCACTCTGCCACGCTTCAGATAATTATTTAACCACAAGATTGCCCCGGGTCATAATATTTTTAAACTCGCTTACTTCTTTAAGTCTATTAGGTGATAAGTTATATATTATTTGTTTGTTTACATTTGCATCAGTAAATTGTGTTGTTAGCTGCTCTGGACTCAGTTGCAACAATAATTTAGTAAGATCAATATTTTTAAACGGCGTAAATGTAAGGGTATTACCAAGGTGCCAATGCTGGTGATCGTTAGCATTATAATTGAGAATATACTCAACTAAGTCTTTATATGTAGGGAGTCGATCTTGCCATTCCCATCGATTTTTCCAAAGATCATCAAACACACGAACATTTTTATCTTTAAGATAATAAACACTATGATACTGGTTTTTAGTTAATCGTAAAATATCAAGTATGTCAATGTTATGCCATGCACAATACAACCCAACCATGTTTGGGCCACGCATCATAAACTCATCTCCGCACCCCCCAGTCATTAATATGTTTGGACCACGCCAATGATGTATTTGCTTGTATGCCCAGTGAAGTTCTTGTAGCTGTTCTATGTTTTTGTTAGTAAACAAGTCATACTCAAAATGTTCACGATCAATTGTGTTACAATGCAACCCTGAAGAATCAATTATACTTTGCAATAACATTGTGTCAATGCCACCAGTAACAAATAAATTAACGTTTTTGTATTGTGTAAAGAAATCAATGCATGTTTCTGTTAGTATTGACTTTGTTTCATTAACAACCTGGGTAATGGTTTTGCTGTTAGGTTTAATATGAGTTATATCACCAAGTGGATCTATTTTGTGTAATTTTAAACTAAGTCCTTGCAAGGTTACTTGTTGATCAACAAATATTGTTTCAACATTAAATTCATCAAGTATACTTAAATTGGTTAATACTGCACGTTTAGGATACCACCACAGTGGAAAACTACGCATGTTTTCATGTTGTAGTATAACTTTATCTTTATGTATAGTAATTGTTAAACTATTAGCATTTTTGTGATTGCCAACAACATAGCCTTTCCGCAGCGGTGCAGAGGGAGAGTTATAAACTTGCCAGCCTTCATCATGTGAACATATCCAACGAGTATCTCCTAAAGGTGTGTGGTATGGAAAACGTTGATCATGTACTCTGCTAATGCTAAAAAACATTTAAAATCCCGAGTTTAAAATAATTTTCTGTTGTTGTATATAGTTAGTGAAGTTTTGTTGATTGCGAAAAGTTTTTTCTCGCAATTGTTTGTGTTTCATTTGCCAATAATTTGGACCTGCTGCATCAAGTATTTTTAAGAACGGTGGTATGTTAGCAGTTACATTTAAATCTATATCAGTCAAGTCTTTAAAGTCGTTTTCATATGTTTCAAACCCTCTGTCGTGTAGCCATTTATTAGCACCGTTGGCATAAATCAAAAATGGTTTACATCCTATAATAGGTTTGTATATCTTTTCACTTACAAACTGATGTTTTTCAATATCGTAAACAGTTTCAGAAACAATATTAACTAGGTGTCTACGCCAGTTGTGCAAGTTACCTAAACTTGCAATATCATTTCCAATTCCATTTTGTTGTTTTCCACCATTGGGTGCTAAGTTACTTTGATTATCGTCATCAGGTAATGTATGTAATGCAACTCCGTTATCTGTTCCCATGCTAACAAGTTGACCATCAACTATGCCATAATGTTGTAACCAACCAAAAAGTTGTTTTCGATGCCAATGTGGTTTACGGTTCATGCACATGAACGCTCTGTCAATAATTGGTGATACTATATCTTCTCGAGTATATTCTGTAAAGTATTGATTAATAAATAATGCCCAGTAATCAATCATATGCTTACCAGGATAATATCCTACAAAATGTACAGGTATATCTAAACTGTCAAACCAGTCTAGGTCTGGTATACTGTAATCTAACATAGCACTAACAGCAACCATACTATAGTTTTTTTGTTTTATATCAGCTAGCACTGATTTATGATACTCTTTGTTGTACCAAACACTGTTGACAACTGCTACGTCATTATGATGAACATACAATTTATCAAGCAATTCATTTTCAAACTGTTTGGTGGCCCATTCATTCCCCCAACCAGCATTATATTCATGTTGTATCATTGTGGTTTATTCTTTTCAATTATGTTAGCAATTACAGTCCTGTTATGTTGAGTTATTTTTTGTATTTCAACATCTAAATCATGCAATTGATTGTGACTCATCATTCCAAGTTGATTTATCGAGTGTTGCATACGATGCCATCTTTCTGATCCTTGGTAATTGTCGTAATCTTCGTTCCAAAGTGTATCAAATGTTTTCAATCCTAAATCTCTTAGATGTTGCATATACCCAATTGGTGCATACATTATTAAACCTTTGCCACTCAATAATGGTCTAACTGTTTTTTCAGTAACAAAAAAAGTTTTACCCAAAGTGTATGTTTCCGCACTCACTTCAACTAAAAAATCATGGTACCAATTAAGTATATCTCTGTTTGTATTGTATTTACTATTATATTGGTCTCGAACTTCGTGGTCATCGATGCTTTTAATACTATCAAAATCAAATCCGTAAAAGAATTGATCTAAGTTTGCATCCCATTCATCAACAGTTTCATAATCTGTGCCTGTTGGCTTAACAATCCAGGGCCCAGGTTCTTTGTCCATTAAACTTGATATGCATCTATAATTTTGCATCTCATATAGTATAACACATCTTGCTAGTGTTTTCCTACCTATAAAACAACCAAATACATAATTTTTGTTCCAAGAAAATGTACCGCGATCATATCTTTCACTAAGCCACCAAAAATGACTTACATGGTGTTCTCCTACAGTAGGATATGTACAATCTCGATGTGCATTGGGGTAATTCAGCACAATAAAATCTCTATCTTTTATTTGTGCAACAATACCTAATATTTCTAAACATGGTGCCTCACTTTGCATGTCCAATACTAATCGGGCATCATCTGGAACTTCACTTAGCCATTTAGTAAACTCTGTTGGATTAGTAAATCTATCACCAGATGCTTTAATTTCAAATCTATGCATACAGATATTTATTGGTAAATATGTACATCAAAGTAATTTGAAGCATACTAGGATATAACAAATGAAGATAAGACATCTTAAAGAAGCTAATCTGGCTTCAAATCAAATACCGTCAAATAAGTTAAGTGCTGTGTTTAATCCAAAGACTAAAAAGCCCTTGACTCGGCAAGAATTATTTCTGTTTAAGGTACTTAACAATGCACCATTTAAACATGTTGATGGAAATGATGTTATTGTTGATCCTGGCGAAGCCGAAAATGTAAAAAAATGGTTACAAAGTGGACCTACTGGCATAATTCGATTAAAAACAAATGACGGTGGTATAGTTACTAATACGCAGTTGCAAAAGACTAGTGAATTTGGTAGTCTAGATCGTCAAAAAATTGCAGTTAAACCTAGTGACGTATTTTCAGATACAGTTGATGTTGATGTTGATAAAGTTGGCGGAAATGTTGATACTATGCTTCAGGCTGGTGCGTTTCGAGCCAATGATATGTACAAAAAACTTGCAAGTAATCAACAGTTGAAAAGTCTTGGTAAAGTTGGTGAAGCAATAATTAGTATGGCCAAACAATTGGATCAAGGGCAAACAGCTACACTACCAGATGGGTTGAGTGACGAAGAGATAAAAGCAATTGAACTTTATGCTACAGAATTTTTAGGTGTGCTAGCAGTAATCAAAGGTGTTGCTGATTTTGATAAACGAGATGCTTTTTTACAATGGGTTGGAACCGATCTTGGTAGCTTGTTGTTATACTTTCCTAAAGCATCAAACAATCCAATTGCAGACAGCTACAGTTTGCTAAACAACCAAACTGGTAATGCATTAGCTATTAGTAGTAAAGCAGCTGGCAAAGGTGCGCCTCCTGCATTAACTAGTTTGAAGATGCCTGATTTCTTATCACGTAAATATCCAGAAGCATATCAATTTATACGTGTAGCACAAACAAAAGGTACTGGTATTACACAACCTATGTATTTAATGAACTGGATAGCACAAAACGAACCTGATGTATTACCAGAAGCATGGCGTAACGTAGTTCCGTTTAGTGAAAGCGACATGCAAGCTATACAAACAAGTATGAAAGGCAAAGATGCTAACATACCTGATGATATAATGCAAGCTGCAATGGCAAGATTAAGTCCTAAAGTCAAAGAAGGCAATGCAACCGACGGTGGTAAAGTTTTCTGGAGTGTTATTAGTGATGTTATGAAAGTAGTAAACGCTGGAGCAATTCCAAACTTTAGAGAATGTATTTTAACCAGCTTAGGATTTAACTTTGTGCAAATTTACAGTAACATTAAAAAAGGTCAGCTTAGTGTTAAAGCATTTTGGCCAGCAAAAGTTGACGGTAAAGTAGCATTAAGAAGCAAAAGCAGCGCCGGTGCAGATAAAGGTAAAATTAGTTATCAAGTAAGTGACTAATATCCATGTTCTTGTTTGTGGCGCCAATCACAATACATGTCAATCCATAATTTATAAACACCATATGCTAGAATACCTCCTAGCATTGCATAATTAAAAAACAATGCTAGCATCATGTAAGCAAACAAAAAACTAGCAGGATAGTCATACCAACGTATCATCCTACTAACTTTGATTCAAAATTTGTTGTATTGTAATCTGGTACTAGTTTCACCAAGTCCTCAAGTACAGAATCTTTATTTTTATTATAAAACTTCAAAGTTTTTTCTTTCCATAAGTTAATGATTTCTTCCATGTGTTCTCGTTGCACATCTTTATTTACACCAATACATTTATTATAAAATGCATCATAATCTATAAGCAAATGATCCATTTGCCAGTATTCTGTTCTCTTAAATTTGTTTTCTAACGATCGATTATTATCCAACAATGCACGATGTCTTTCAATACTGTTACCAATTAAATGATTTATTTTAGGATTTTTTATAGCATAGTGAAAACATGTATCGCTACTATTTTTCCATCCTACCATGATACTATCTGGTATATATGTATGTTTTATATCATCGTAAATATAGCGTGGCCCCATTGTCCATTCTTGATCAGTCCAACTCCTGCGTAAATTAATACTTTTGTAATAATTTATAATATTTTTATAATCAGATGAGCTGTGTATTATGTTACTAACAAGATTTCCACAGCCACCCCAAGCACTAGATATTATCATGCAGTTTCTACTATTCCTGTTATCATACTATTTGGAACTCGTGTTGTGGTACGTCCAAACGGTGTAGCGCCACTAGCTGTAATTTCAGTAGTCTTGCGATTCATTTTGCTAATAACACCAGTACGCACAAATCCACGTGACTCCCAAGTAACAGTATCGCCTCGTTTCATACCACGTGTTGCATTACGACCAATATAGGTCATTTGTTGTTTCCAAACATCTGCTAATTCATTTAAATCAGCTTGTGTTTCAATTGCACGAATTGCATCCATTGCATTTTGTAATTTATTCATTAGTAACCTCCTGGGACTATAAGTTCGGTCTTCTTTACACCTTTTTGTTTAGTGATGTAGTAGAAGAACTTCTTTGCACTTTGGTAAGTTTTAAACTCACGTATTTTAGTAGGGTAATTATAGTAACCATATTCAACTGTATACATTATATTGCCATCTCCAACTGTACACCTTCACCTCGGAATATTTTCCATTCGTTTGAGGATTTTTCAGGTGTAGTAAAACCAACACCATTTACACCGCACCAAACTAGACCTTGATCCATTTTGTAAACCTCATATGCTTGTGTAACAGTCATATTTTCATCCATATGATTATCCATAGCATCAATTAGCCAGTCGACAGTTTTACCATAAAACTTAGCACGTCTTTCTAAAACAGTCATTGCACCTTTAATACGCATAAAACATTCCTTTGTTTCTATCTTTTAAGATCCTGTTACTAGTGCAAGCGATCCATCATCTTGCATTTCAAAGTCTTCAATGAAAGAATGATGTGTTCCGCTTTGTTTAATGCAACTTTCAGCAGCCGCCCAAAGTGCTTTGACTGTTCCGTTTACTGCAAACGAACTAACTTGAGCCATTGTATTGTTAGTGCCATTATCCAAGTCTGCATCAAGCTCTTCGATTGTTGCATCATGACGTACAAAATTATATGTAACTTTACGCATCTTATCGCTAAAGATAGCTTGCTCTGCGGACATTGTTCCGCCGTCCCACATGCTCCAAACAGTTGACATACCCAACTGGTCTTTCATATTGTCAAAGTGTTCAACGCATAGTGTGTAAGTGTCTACATCTTCAAATTGTACTGTTTGGTCTAACATATTGTCTCCGTTTTGCTTAACTTATATATACACTATACGACATAAAGTTCAAATGGTCAACCAAAACGTTTTCAATGATTTCAATGACTTATAATTTTTCTGAAAGTTTTTTTATCCTTAAATATCAATATGTTAGTATATACGCAATCAGAACAAGTAAAATGGTGGCTTAATCAAACCACTTATACTATCACTGAGGACAACATTTGGGATGTTGCAATAATTGAGATTATTGAATATCAAGACAATGATTTTGCAAATATAATGCCATTTGTTAACACCGGTAAACCTGTGTTGTTGTTTTTACAAGAATTAACATCAACTGCATTAATTGATAAATTTGACTTGCCTAATGTTACTATTTTTATTCCTGGTTATTTAAACTACCAAACCCGGGATGCTGTTGTAAAAACTTATATGTATTTTTTTGATAGCACTATAGCTTTTTACAAACAGTTTCCACGCCACTTAGAAACCAAACATGGTACCAACGGATTTGATGCACTACTAGGAAGAAAAAAATATCACAGAGATCTTTTAAAACATTACATGGGTACATCACAAAACATTGTAAAATATTTTAAAGAATATAACAACAACGATATTGCACAACTTTCAGATAAAGAATTTGTTTGGCCTAGTATTCTCCCCCAACAATCCAACATATACCAAACAGTTGATGAAGTAACAGTAGATGGTGTTATTGTAAGTTTAAGTCAAATATTACCGCACGACATCTATGCTCTTACTCATAGTACAGTTGTTGCCGAAACACAAAGCGATAATGAATTTAGTTTTTTTACAGAAAAAATAGTAAAACCTATATTGGCTAAACGTCCGTTTGTTGTTGCTAGTGGCCAACATTATTTAAAAAATTTGAGAAAGTTAGGTTTTAAAACATTTGATGGAATTATTAATGAAAGTTATGACCAGCAACCATTTCTAGTAAATCGTATGAGTGATGTTGCTAGTTCTATACTGGCTGTAAATCAACTTGATGTTGATCATTACCTGGCGCAATGTAAACCAATTGTGGAGCACAATTTTCAATTAATGTTTGAGACTGATTGGGTTGCTCTAATTGTGTCTGATATTGTTGATACAATTGAAAACTAGCCAAGTTTTTCATTTTAGCCTCGCACATAATATCTGCATAGTCCCAAAAACTTAGTGCATAGTCATTTACAAGCTGATTAGGATAGTAGTCACTGTGTCCACGTAGCTTACCTTTTTTGTAGCCTGCTTCTAATAGTGCTGGCATATCAGGTAGTGTATTGTGTGCATAGCCTTGGGGCAATTGCTCAGTCCTGCTGTAACTGTAATGTATCACAGGCCGCACACCACGCCAACTATCAATTATGCGTTGATATCTATCGTCGGTGGGGCTGAAGTATTCACCTTCACGGCACCAGTGGTGGTGTATGTCAAGTACGAGTGCGAGGTCGTCTGCAAGTTCGAGGCTGTCGTTAATTCCCCACTTGTTTTCGTCGTTTTCGATTGTAATAGTGTTTCTCGCTTCTTGCGAGAGTCTTGGGAGAACTGCTTTGATGCCTGCCGGGCCTTTACGACCCGATATGTGGATGTTACATTTAAAGTCTTGAAATTCTCGGCCGAAGCCCATCCACCTGATGAGATTAGCATGGTATTCAAACTCCTCTATTGATCGTTTGACAATGTCATCGTTGTCACTGGCCAGTACGACAAATTGACCGGGATGCATCGATAATCGGACATCGAGGGCTCTTGCCGCTTCACCGACTTTGGCATAGTGTTTTTCACAGTAGGCAATAACATCAGGCTTACTCCAAAAATACATCCAATCAGGGTGGGTAGCACAAGGAAGCTGATTGCTACCCAGTCGGACCATTCTAAGCTCAGGATCAAGGCTTCCCACATACTTTACCAACCTTTCTGCAGCTGCTGCATTGTGTACCATGATGTCCCACAAACGTTGTTCAGCAACATCTCTGCTTTGATTATTTAGCCAAGTTACAGTAGTACTCTTTTCTGTTAAAGGTCGCTGTAGTTCTTCGAGTAACTTAGGTTTTTGTGATTGATCTTCATGTAGATACTTGCATGCAAAGCCAATACGCCGTTTTGATTGATTCATATAATCTCCACATGTTGTAAATTTAAGATCTTGCATATTAGAACTTCCTGTACGAACCGTCTAGTTCGTGTGTGCCTGAATTGTAAATTGCCCATACTATACAGTTGTACCATGCATAGTTTGGATTCTGCCTTAATTGCTTGTACCATTGTCTGTATAGTTTAACACGCTTCAATCTAAATCACAACCCCAATAGGTACCGTCATATGTTGCTTTTAAGCAACCAAGAGGAAAGTCTGTATGTTCAAACAAAATGTAAGGACGACCATTCCAGTCAATTTTTTGTTCTACGATATTAACTTCACTTAAATCAATAAAACGCTCGTCGCCAGTTTGAGCATAATAAGCTGAGTTGAAAATACGTAACATCAGTGAACCTTTCTATTAGCTATACATGTATATTAACATATGTTGTTCAAAAGGTCAAGAAAAAAATTTGTTTACAGCTCAACAGGTTGCAAAAAATATTCAAAGTTTTGACATTTAATATGTCGATTCAAGAAACTAGCACCATTCTTTATATGGAATCTTTCAGCCATATTAGTTAACGGGCTAAGTGTTACAAATCTTTTTACATAATGATTTTTGCAATTTATATGATCAGCTACACTCAGTACAATCTCTTTACCAGCACCCTTGTCGTAACTCCACACTGTATAAAAAACTGCTACATTAGTACCAACCCACCCCATATCACGTTCGCATGATGGTACTTCATCTGTGTATGCTACACAAATAACTGCCCTAATATCTCCTGTAACGTCATTGAATAATCCATATACTTCTCTGCCACTACGACAACGCCAAGCTGCACTTATATGTGGACGTACTGGATCATCATGAACAATTTTTTTTATTTCTTCTTTACTTAATTCACGTAACAATGCCTGTTTCCTCTTTTTGTTACAGCAAGTTTAGCACAGTTTCCATAGTATCGCAAGTAAAATTTGTTAATTCACTATATGCATTATCTAAATCATCTTCAGCTATATCTACTGCAACCCACTGAACATCTTTATACTCGTTTAAGACACTACGTAACATTCCGTGATAGTTTTTTTGCTTGTGTAGAGCTAAAGGATTGTCAGTAACTCCACTAATTTTAAATTTATATCCCAACAACAACACAACAGGATTGCCGCTACTAGCAGCTAAATGCATTGAAACTATATCTTCAATGTTGTCAACATTTTCATTAAATTCGCCAGAATAATATTTAAATCCTACTGGTTGATTCATTTTTTGATAAAAGTTTTCAGGAACATACAAATTAGTAACAGCTTGTAATGCTCTCTTGTTTAGCTCAACAGCCTTTTGTAAATCGTAACACACAATATTTTCTGTCTCACAGCCGCGCCATGTGTTCCAACTTCCCCAGCTGGATCCAATTTTCTTTATCTGTTCTATTTCAATTGCAGGATCAATTTGAGTGCCACTAGCAAAGCACCATGCTATTTTCATAACCGGACTTCTTTCCATTTATATCCGCCTAGGCATTGCCAACAAAATGCTTCACCTTCTTTGGGATCATTATTGAATAAGATGTCACCACGTGTTCCGCTGTGACCTGGTACACCTTTGTGTGTTCCAATTTCCCATCTATCAACTTTAAGTTTATCTAACCATGTAGTACCATCAAGGTCAATACTAATATTACTTTTTCGGTTGACTCCAAAACTTAGTTTATGGTTTCGAGTTGTTCCAATTAAAGCAGTTTCAGCACTGCCTTTACCAATACTAATTGCTACTTCTTCATCCCATATGCTAAGAGCTCTGTCGGGTGATGTAGTATTAATACCTACACGACCACTAAGCACATACATGGTATTGTTTATTTCAGCTTCACCTGCAACTTGTAAAGCATTTAATACACCAACACTTTGTAGTGAACTTTTACTAACTTGGTGTCCTAATGTGTGGTTAGCTACTAATGGTTGTCCATCAACTAACACATGATCAAACTCAATGCCACTAGTTTCAGCATCGCTTAGTACTTGTTTAACCAAACTATCACGCCATTCAAAGTTAAGACTTTCTAATGTTTTGTCAGTAATGCTGCGTTTTAGTTCATCCCATTTAGGACTGTCAGTATTTACACTATTTTTAACTACTAAATCATTAACTACTAGTGCGTTACTTACAGTCACATCAGAAATATCTGCACTGTCTGCAATAAGTTCACCTGTAATGTCAACACCCAAATCATTGAGTCTAAGAACATTTTTTGATGCTTGGTCATCAATACCTTGTGTGTTTAGTTGGTCAAGTAGTTTATCTTGCCAACGTGTTACACCTTTATCAATTTGTTCTACTATTAATAGATTAAAATCGACTTCATTAATTTTGTTTTGTATTTTACGTGCAAAGTTATTGTTTACTAGTGTTTCAATTTTTTTAATCCATTCATCATTGATTATTAATTGATCAATGGTGGTGGCTATTTGTTGTTGGATAGCAGTATCAACTGCATTTGTTAAAACACTTGTGTTCACTAAGTGATGTAAGTCTGGAATAAATCCATCATTAAACAATTTCTCTACACTTGTTTCAACACTTTTAACTAAGTCGGGCACAGTATCAATATTAGCAAAACGTTTAGTAATTCTACCTTGCACAAAGTCAGTAATGCGTTGTTCTAAGCTGACTAACCACTTACCGTCAGCCAACGCTTCTTGGACTTGTAACGAAACTTCGTCTTGAATTAATTCTTCAATTGCACCTGTTTCAACTTTTAACATGTGTTCTCCTTAGATCCAATGTGACACAATGAAAACCACCACCTAATGTTCTGCTATGACGTAACGCTAACGGAATCACTGTAAAGTTTTGCTTCTCTAAATTATTTATTAGTTGTTTTTGTTCACGGTCTACAATTACAGTTTTGGGATCAACACTAAGTACATTCATTCCTATCCATTTACTAGCATAGGGATATTCATAAAAACTTTGCGGTACACAATCTTCAACCCAAATTTTATTCCAGTCTCTTAAAAACTCAGGCATGTTCTCGTTGTTTACTCTATGAGCATTTAGTATAACAGTGTCCTCACTTATTGGACATATAGTGCTGTCAATGTGTACTCCTGCGTAAAAATTAACAGGTATGATATTAATGTGCGGAACTTGTTGTTGTAACCATTCTAATGCTAGCTTGTTTCCGCTGTTGCTTATCAAATATAACCATGTATCTCCAAAACGTGAGATATTTGCTGCATCTAATGTCATGCGTTGATCACGTGGCATTTTTATGTGTGGTGCTGTTGTTCCAAAATGATGTTGCAAATACTGTGTTTCTTGTTCTCTACTACTATACATCATAGCAGGATCAATCCAAGTATCACCGGCAATTAATACTCGATCACGTGGACAATAATTGTACATACCCATGCTTTTGGCAAAGTCGTTTGGTATAGGACGTAAAACTTCTATACCCAATTTCTCCAATGTGTTGGCTAGTATTTGTAAATCTTCATTACTTTCGTCAATTACATGCTGTGCAACTCTACCTTGTGGCAGAGGCGTTTCTTTCCACAGTGTTCTAACTTCTTCAATTCTATAATTAGGATCGTGCCATGGCCAATTAGCACCTGTGGCATCTCCTACTATGATTTTTTCAAGTGGATCCCATTCATTGTGTGAATTTAGTGTCAATCTTGTAGTCCTGTTATTTGCAATGTATACCTGTTTGTGTATCCCATATTACTAGCCAGGTGGGGTACAGTGTTTGTCCATTCTACAACATCTCCGGCTTGCCAGTTTACTATAGGTGTAGTACCAATTTCAAAGTAATGTCCACTTGCCCAATCTTCTAAAAATATAATAGCTCTTGTGATTGTATCTTTTTCACTCAAGTTATGTATTTTTTTAAATTTTACATATTTGTCGCTATGCCTAGGCAAACATGTCCCAGGACTCATTCTATATATACTCCAACTAGCATGTTTCCAATGTGCAAAATGAAGTAGTACACTGTCCATCCATTCCGGGGCAGTACGTTTCATGTCATACATATCCCCTGTAAATTTTGTATTAGCAAAGCCTACTTGTTGCCAATAGTTTAAACTTACAGCATCATTAAATGGTGAATTTTGATAGTCAATATCCCTATGTGCAAACCAACTTGGTTCAATAGAGTATTGTTTCCAGTTAGTGTTTTCTCGTGTTGCCATAGTGTACTACTGTGTATATATTACTGTCTTTAGGATATGTTCTCCATGGATCTACAATAACTGAACCTGCTTTTATTTTATAGTAAAATGGATCTTCTTCCACTTCACCTGTGTATCCATACGTAACAAAACGATTGTGCGCCATTAGTACAACTGCAGGCTCGTCAACATCTGTAACCAAATCATCATGATTGTCTGCTAATGGATCTACGTAGAAAACAGTATGCCCAGCTTGTTTAATGTAATGTCCAATTAATGTACTATAACTTCCAATACAGTATTCAACATCTGGTTTGTATGCTTTACCATGTATTACAATAGGTGTTGCATCTGTAGATTTTTGGTCAATTAAAAACTTAGCAAGATTTTCAGCTTGTTTCTCTCGGGCATGCATAATTGTATCAAACATATCATACCCAATCTCATGTTCATCAGCTAGCCAACGCAATGCAATGTTATCACGTGGATGACATGCTCCTGCATCTCCCATCCCTGCTGTCATATACTTTGGACCCATAATACGCATATCACTTTTTGCTAGTGCATCTGTTACAACGTCAACATTAATATTTCCAATTTTTAGTGCAAAGTCTTGAATCATATTTGCTAACCCAACTTTGGCACTGATAAAAGTATTATAAAAGATTTTAATAGCTTCGCATTCTTCCCATGTTCCTGTAATATAACGTGGATGATTTTCCATAATTGGTGTATAGATATCAATTAGTTTGTTCAGTTCAGTTTCATCACCAGTTTCACTACCCATCATAACCATTTCTGGATTTACCATATCCCACTTAACACTGCCCATAGCAATTAAATATGGATTATATAAAAAGTTATGTTGATCACTAAGCAAAGGTTTAAATTTGCGAGCTGTAGTACCTGGAAGAACTGTGCTAATCAACACAATATTTTTTGGCGTTATAGCCGCACGATTGATTTCTTTTAAACAATTTTCAACTGCATCATGCCCAAAATCTCTAGGTTTTTTGTGTGAACTTGGTACGCTTCCGTCATATCCTTCATCATGTGGTGTTGGTACTGCAATAAAAATCCAGTCAGCAAATTGAACAACAGCATCAATGCTTTCTAAAACTTTTACACTGTCACTGGATCGCGGGTAAATATCATAGCCCACTGTGTTGTAGTAAGTAGCAAAGACTTCAGCACAATCTAGGCCTAATTTGCCTAAACCGATAAAGCCAATAGTAGTATTATTCATGAACATTCCTTTTGATAAGTTGTACAATTTTTTAGATAATCTTGTAACAGACCATACTTTAATTTATCAGTTTTTTCCAGCTGGTAGTAGAAATCTTGCTGATGTAAAACTGTTACGGCCAAGAACACAAAACACACACGAAACATTTGTACACACCATTGCAATGTTGATGCATGATCAAGAACCTTTAAATCACAAATTGTACGATAGTGAATACATGGATAAAAATTTAAGTTCATGGTATGCAGATACATTTCCTGGTTGGGAGTATTTTTATAATAACAATAGTATAATACGAAAGCATCGTAATGATTTAAATCTTTGTGCATTGTTTGATAGCATAGTATTATATGATACTCAGTTGTTGTGTCATAGTGAAAAGAATAGCCTAGAGGTTGATTTTTATGAACAGCATGGATTTAATACAGTATATTGGTGGTCACATGCTGTGATTGCTAGAGATTGGTATAGATATGCAGAGATTGACCCCCAATTAAAAAAAGATAACTCTTCTAAACTTTACTTTAATATTTATAATCGTGCATGGAGTGGTAGTAGAGAATATAGACTTAAATTAACAGATTTATTAATCCAAACCGGTCTATGCGAACACAGTAATATTTGTTTTAATCCAATTGACGACAATATACATTATAAAAACCATATCTTTAAAAACCCAGCGTTTATTCCTCGTAACAATTTAGAAGTATTATCAAATAATACTGCTTCAAGTAATAGTAGTGCTACATATTGTGCTAGTGACTATACTGATACTTGGTTAGACGTTGTTGGTGAAACACTGTTTGATGATCAACGTATACACTTAACTGAAAAAACACTTAGACCAATTGCATGTGGTAAACCTTTTGTGTTGGCAGCTACTCCTAATAGTTTACAATTTTTACGTAGTTATGGATTTAAAACATTTGCTCCTTACTTAGATGAAAGCTATGACACCGAAACTGATCCTGTTAAAAGATTGCAACGTGTAGTGTATAGTTTAAAACAAGCTCAAAACAACTATGATAACATTGCTGGGCCATTAGCAGAAATTGCTGAATACAATCAAAAACATTTCTTTAGCGATAATTTTTTTAACATAATAATTGATGAATTCAAGTTAAACTATCAAACAGCATTAGATAAATGTGAAATCAATGCAACTGGAAAAAATTGGTATAACTTTTGGAAAACTGCAAGCAAAGATCCTATGTGTCGATTAGAGTTGGTCCAAACAAATGAATATCGCACAAGACAACAATTAGCTAATCAATTACGAGAAGTGCGTGGACTTCAACGATCTAACCAGCCAGTCCAATCTTCACCTGGTGCAGTTTCTTTGTGATCAACTACACGTTCTAGTAAATCTATGTAAAAAGTATCTAGCTCGTTGCCCCAACGCCCTGTTAAATTTTCAATTGCTTGTTGACAAAAATCCCAATTTTGTTTGTAGAAATTTTCCATAAGTTTATAATGCAGAGCTTTATATTCCTCAACTTGACTCATTTCCTCATATGGATTGCTTTCAACAAGTGCATATGCTGTTACTGGTTCTTCCAAGTTATGGAATTTAAACGTGTCTACTGGAAGCGTGGTATACTTTGTATCAGCGGCTTGAGCGTTTTCTGTTCCCATAATTATTTGCATGTGATTAACTTTCCTTAAATAGTATTATGCTTGATTCATTCGATTTAATAAGTGACTTACACGTAGACGATTGGGATTTTAATTGGTCTAACAAAGCTACCTCTCGTCTTTGTGTTATAGCAGGCGATGTTTCTCTTGATCGCACTAAACTATATAATACACTAAAACACATCAGTGAGCAATATCATTTGGTACTCTACATTGATGGTAATGAAGAACATCGTTATACTTACAATGATCTCATCAGTAGTTATCACGAATTAGACAACCTAATTAGAAAAATACCTAATGTTGTTAATATGCACAACAACGTAACTACTCTTGAAGGTGTTGCTTTTGTTGGTACTAACGGTTGGTACAGTATGGATTATGATCAACGATTTTCAACTGAGGAATGTATGCTGGGTATGGAAAAAAATTATGATATATCACGTGATGTTACTACTGAAATACAAGCTAGAGCCTGGAGCGATGCACAGTATATGGAAAGAAGTATAAGTAAACTTCAAAAAATGCCTGATGTTAAACATATAGTTTGTGTTACACATTTTTTACCAATGGGAAGATTTATTAAAGATGATCCGGATATGAATCAACATTATCGCATTAATACAAGTGTTAACAATCATATGCCTTTGGTGTTTCAAGTTGATACTGAACAAAAAATTAAAACTTGGTGCTTTGGTCATTATCATAACAAAGTTGTTGACCAAGTAGCATATACTAACTTTTTTTCTAACCCACGTGGTCGTACTGGAAGTAAATGGTTACAAGATCCTTATAATCCTCTGAGAGTTGAGATTGATTAAAGTATTGGCTCGTCGGGTGCTAGTCTAACACGCAATGGAAATCCATGTCCTCGGGCTTCAGTTGTTATTTCAACACCCTTTTGTTCTGCAATTTCAAACGGTAAAATAGCAACTGTTTCTTCGCCTTTGTTATGGATTTCTTGTGCAATATTACTTGCTGTTATAGCCGTATATTTGAAATGCCCCATTATTGACGAAGTAACATATTCAAATGGAGTTCGATCATCGTTTACAAATATAATACGATACATCGGAGGTTGATGTAAACTCTCATCGACTTTTATATATGTTTGTGATTCGTTTGACATAGTTATCCTTCAATTAATGATAGGGGATTTCTCCCCTACCATGTATTTATTTCAATTAATTAGCTTCTAATGTTTGTGTAGAACTAATTTTAATCTTTTTAGGTTGCATTTCCTCTGGAACCTCACGTTTTAGATGTACATTAAGCATACCTAATTCAAGTCCAGCATGTGTTACTTCCACATAGTCAGCAATTGTAAACTCTCTGCGAAAGTTACGAGCACCAATACCTTTGTGCAAGTAATTAACATCTTCGTCACCTTTGGGACTAGTTCCTTCAATAGATAAAACATTGCCATCTTTGGTAATTTCTAAATTATCCATACCAAATCCTGCAACTGCAACAGAAATCATATATTCGTCGTCGTTAATTTGTGCAATGTTATAAGGGGGATACCCGTTGCCATTTGGACTATTAGCGAACTTGCGTTCCATTTCATTAAATAGTCTATCAAAACCAATTGTGGCTTGAGTAAATTGAGGTAGATTTAGGGTTGTAAGTCTTGTCATTTTGTTTCTCCTTTAAAAAAGCAAGATTAAATTTGTAGCCCTTTCGGCACTACTACATTATAATAACATCTTGTTACTATATTGTCAAGTATATTTAGCAAATTAGTCTGATGATTTTACAATTTGCTCAATATTTTGATTAATTTTTTTATTGAATTCATCATTACTTTGTGTTACAAGCAATCCTTCACTTAATGCTCTACTAAAGCTAGCAGACATATTTTTATTCTTTTTTAATCTTTCACACGCTTCTGATGTATTATATCCACCGCTTAGTCCAACTAACTTATGCACGTTCTTATGTTGCGATAAGTCATAGTATAAATTATCCTGCTCTGGCAAGGTAAGTTTTAAAATCATTTTTCCATGAAATTTGTCTAACTTATTTTTAAGGTAAGCTTCTAAAGTTATTTCAATATTATTTTTATCAAGATGATCAATGGGAACTTCAGGTTCTACAATAGGGATTAGTCCTCTGTTAGAAATCTTTTTAGCAAACTTAAACTGCTGCCTAACTAAGGGTTGGATAATATTTTCTGTCTTAACTACAGATCGCATTTTTGTACCAAAACAAAAATTATTTACGGCCAAATCAATCATGTGCTCGATGTCAAAATCTTTCAGTGTACCGTCATCTTCGCAGCCGCTGTCAATTTTTAAAAATGTTTCAATCCCCTTACTGTTTAAGACTTTACACATACCTCGCTCGAGAGTGTCTTTATATAAAATAGCACCCCAAATATTTTCTTTAGTAAACATTGGGGAATTTACCATACGTAAACGCATGTTATGTACTTTATCCATCTTGTCGTCTTCTGTGTACGCTTGTCCGTATCGTTCTAGTACGCCACCTGTTGAACCACCGCTGTGATCCATTGCTGCAATAAATCTGTTACTCATTTTATTTCCCTATAGTTGAGCTTTCGTACACCCCGTTGTGTGTTTGACTGCAACGAACAAATGTTGTACATTTAGCTAATTGTTTTAGTTTTTTTGCTCCGGTGTATGTCATAGCACTACGTACACCACCAAGTATTTCTTGTACTGTGTGTTTTACTTGGCCTCTGTAGGGTACCATTACAGTCCTACCTTCTGATGAACGATAATCTTTTAGTCCGCCAAAATGTTTGTCATTTGCACTTTCACTACTCATTCCGTAGAACTGTACAAACTGTTTTTCAGAATAGACCGAATCGTAGAAACCGTCAGCATCTACAATAACTTCGTTGGTTTCATAAGTTTTAGTGATTACTTCGCCACCGCCTTCATCATGCCCAGCAAGCATACCACCGAGCATAACAAAATCTGCTCCAGCTGCAAAGGCTTTAGCGACATCTCCAGGGCAAGTACACCCACCGTCAGCAATAATGTGACCGCCAAGTCCATGGGCGGCGTCTGCACATTCGATAACCGCAGATAACTGCGGGTATCCAACACCAGTTTGAATCCTAGTAGTGCAAACAGAGCCGGGACCAATACCCACTTTAACAATATCAGCTCCTGCAAGAATAAGTTCCTCCGTCATTTCTCTTGTTACTACGTTCCCAGCAATAATAACCAAGTTTGGAAACTGGTCACGTACTTTACGTACTTTTGCCGCAAAGTGTTCACTATACCCATTTGCAATATCCATACATACATATTTTAAGTTGCTACCAACTTGTGCTTGAACTTCAACTAACTTTAAAAAGTCAGCATCGCTTGTACCAATACTCATAGCAACATTTTCTGTACGGCGAATACCACAATCTGTATTAAAATATCCAATTAGTTTATCAACAGGATATGTTTTTACAAGACATGTAAAAAAATCTAAATTAGCTAGACTGTCAGCCATTTGAAATGTGCCAACACCATCCATATTACTTGCCATTAATGGAATTGCATGATAGTGCGAGTCTTCGGGATAAGGTCCTGCAGGATAGCCATTGGGAAGAACAGATGTATCTACGTATGGTTTATAGTGTCTATATTCAAATTTACGTGATACATCTACTTCTTTGCGTGATTGTAGTGTACTACGCTTTGGACGAATTAAAACGTCCTTATAATCAAGTTTGATTTCTTGATCTATACGCATGTTATAACCTATCTTTGCTTTTATTGTTTTATTATATACTAGTGCAACACAAAAAGCAAGAAGTTTTTACATATCTTTTTGCAATTGTGTCTCAATCATTGATCGTTCGCTATCAGTTAGCAGTTCGGGGTCGTACACACCGGCGCTTATTTGGCCAATCAAATACTGAATGTATTGACTGTTATATGCATACTGGTCTGTAGTAAGTTTATTTACACTTATCCACTTTTCACCATTAAATTTGTGTAAACTACTTGGTATTTGTTTTGTATTAATAAACAAGTCACCTCGTAATGCATCAGCTGGATATTCAGAACCATATTTTACTTCTCGATTAATACGTGGATCGTCAATATACTCCATCCAGGGTAAGTCTGTAATTAATCCTTGCATAAATTTTATACGTTCAAATTTTAACGTTTCGGCTGGGTTATCCTGTTTCCATAACTGCTTTGCTTGTTTAAGAACATTGTTACTTCCTTCAATAGCTTCGGCTTCATTAGCTAATGTTTCCCAATCTTTTTCTTCTGTAATATCTCCTTCTACCTGTTCAGATGCTGTAGCACTTCCTCCGGTGTCCTGCTCGGTACTAGTTCTTTCTTCGGTTTGGTCACTGTCAGGTACTTGTTCTTCTGCAGGTTCCACATCGCTCCGTCCTGATAGACCTTCCGCATCATCGGCTTCTCGATCTCGTTCATCAAGTTCCACATCACCATCTTGTATATTGCTGTCTGTAGGTTCCACCACTGTTCCATCTATTTCTCCTTCTCCGTCGGGTTCTCTTCCAGTTGTTTCAGTAAAAGGTACTGGATCATCATTGCGGCTAACGTGAACCTGTGGTACATCGTCATTATCCTTTTCTTTTGGGGGATAACCAGGGTTATCAATTATAGCCTGGGCTCTAGCTTGTTCACGTTTTTTTTCTTCGGCTATATCATCTTCAATAAGCTGGGCCTCATTGGCAGCTTCTTTGGCTAATGTGTCTTGGTCAACATCTTCAAACACTATTTCTTCTTTAGATTCTAGTTTAGTCTCAAGTGGTGTATCTACTAATTGCTGTTGTTTTTCTTTTCTACGCCAAGATATTGTTTCAGTTGCAGCTAATAGTAACATAATTGCCAATGGATCAAATACAAATACCAACATAATAATAACCCAACGCACTGCATCTTCTAAAGATTCAGTAGTGCCGCCGTCTTCGTATATCAAAGCTGCTATGTACTTAACTGGTCCTACTTCAGCCTCAAATGCCCTTGCTTCGGTCTCAAGTGCAAATTTTTCGTCAGTTAGTTGTTCAACTAGTGTGTTTGCTGTAGTAATACGCAAACGTTGTGCATCAATTAATTCATCTTGTTCTGCAGTACTACCAATCTGTATTTTATCTCGTAGTTGTTCAATTATTTTTTGACTGGCTTCTATGTTTTGATTGGCTGCATATCTAATACGAACAATCTCTTCACGTGCTTGGATAATAATAGGTGATTCTGTACTTCTAACATTGTCAATGGTTGCTAGTACTTCTAGCTCTCTAGTTTTAAGTGCAGGTATTTGTACGTTTTGTATATCATTAATTAAACCAGTTATACGAGATCGCTCGTTTCTTACCCCATCTTCAAATTCTTTGCGTAGTTGGGTAATAGTACTACTTGCTTGAGCAATTTTAGATTGGTGTTGTTGGCGTAAATCAGTTATAGTTGCACTTAGTTCAGCAATACGCTGTGCTTGTTTGTCTTTCCATTCATCAGTTGCTCTAGCACTGCCGGTACCAAAAATACCATCTGCACTTATACCAACTAACTGTTGTGCTCGTTTAATATCTTCTCTGTTACCACTAGCTGTTAAATTTTGTAAACTTTCAATATCTCTATTAATACTAGCAATTTGATCCACATATGGACGTATTGCATCATCAGCAGTACTATTTAATGTATCTTCATATGGCTTTACGCTGGCATCAATGCTAGCGGTGTCTTTGCCAACTTCTTTGAGACTGCTTTCGTATGTTTGTATTTGTTCATTAAAAGTTTTTAATTCATCTGATAAACTAACCAATTGTTGTTCGTATGGGTTAGTACGTGCTAGATCATCAACTCTAGTGTCTGCAATAATATTGTTTTGTTCATCAATTGCTGGTTGTATGCGTGAGTATTGGGTGTCAATTCTTGCTTGTTCGTCTGCAATTTGTTCTTGTATGCTGATATTAGTATTAGTGCTTTGTCCTTCAAGTTTTTCAATTTGGTTGTTAGCTCGTACAATTACGTTTTCTTGAAGCTCAATTTCACTGACAACTCTTTCAATTTGTGCTTGTCCTTGAGCTGCATTACTTGCTTGTTCAATGTGTGCTTTACTTAGAAACCCAAATATACCCATTGAAGTAATGATCATTAATATGACAACTGCTATACACAAATACACACGCATGAAAAATCTTACACGATGCCAGTTTTCGTGTAGCCAAACTGTTGTTACAAGTTTCCCAACTTCGAGTATACTTGCCATAATAATAACAGGCAGTATACTGGCTGCAAATATAGTTGTTAAACCTACTATACTATAGAATGCTGCAACTGCACTTAAAGCTAATGCAGTAATTAAAGTTAAGAATATTAATATCATGACAATATTTACCTAGTTTTTGGTGTATATAAGGAGAATTTATTTATATACCGTTAGTGTGTATTATAGATTTTCAGGCAAATTTGTTGGAACTGACACTCCAGCATCATTTTCAAGTGTGTCTATGTTTACTCCCTCACGTAAACTTGCAATTACGCATTGCCCGCCAAGTGTACTTGTATTAGCAACATTTGTTAATAGTGCATTTGTATTAGTGTCCAACGCATAATCATGCAAACCTTGCACCCATGCTAAAATTAAACTTTGATCCATTGGTGTTGTGTTTGTTAAATCAATTTGAGCTAGTTTTTGATTTGCTGTTTCTCTAGCAATTTCAGCAACCATAGAAGCCCATGCATTATTCATTGCCGTGGACTGTGCAGGATATGCACTTGTTACTCCAGTAATAGCTGTTTCAATTGCAGGGATTAATGTATCAAGAGCATTGTTCCAACTAGTATAAGTCCCTGCACCGGGCCCACTAGGAATAATGTTTGTTTCAAGTGGAAGACCATAATCACCATCTAACAAATTAATTAGGTTGGTGATCCCATTGTTGTAAGTGTCTAATCCATTTGCATTATCAATTGCAGTCAGGTTAGTTGTAACAGTATTAACATTTGTTGGAAATAAACTTAAACTCAATGTGCCTAAAAAATCACTTAATACAAGTGTATTTCCAGCACCTGACCCATTACCAAGCGATTGTTGATAAAATGTGATTATATTAGCCGGAACTGGTGTTGTTAATGCTATTACCTTGTCTAGCCCTGTGTTGTCTTGTACTGTGGTTAGTGCTTTTGCTAATCCAGGTAATGTTGAATTTGCTATGTCTTGAATCTGTTCTAATGCTTTGGTTATTCCCTTAACAGCCGCAGCTTGGTCTGCTGGTAATATTAATTTAAGAGTTGGGTAATCGTATAAGTTTGGCTGTCCAATATAGGTTACAATTGGATTGTCTTCAAGATTAAGAACTAGATTGTTATTAATTGTAGTTCCATTAATAAAAAGATTTTCTAGACCACTTGGAAGTGGAGTCAAAAGGTATTGATAACTGTTAGGAAATAGTTTAACAACGTTAAGTAAATCGCTCATACGTACAATCTGAGGATTATCTTTTATTTGCAACAATGATAAAACTGTTTTAAAATCATCATCGGTAATAGTTGTTAATACTTCATATAGTAACTTTTCTTGGGTGGCAGTTAATGCAGTTGTCAATCCGCTATTTATTGCATCAATTTCTGCTTGCTCAAAACCGTTTAATAGTAATGCATCATTCAATGAGGGAATTGTAATTCCTGTTACATCAGCAACCCTACGCACCAACTCACTTGGTAATCCAAATTGTTGTGTTCTATCAAGTGCAATTAAAAATCCTAAATTTTTCATATCCTTTGCAACTTCAGCAAAGTTACTAGTAAATTGATTTAGACTGCCGGTTGTTAAATTATTCATACCCCCGGTGAGGTTACTAAAAGTAAGACTTGTTATTTCTGTACTAGTAGTACTATTAATAAGAACATTACTTTGAGTCAAGTAAGCATCAGCGGTGCCATAAACTTGACAAAAAATACTTGGATCACTGGTGTTTCCAAACAGCAATGCATTTACATTAAACGATAGTGCATTACTAAAAGAGTAAAGTGTAAAATCTATTTTCCAAAATGTAGCTTCAGTAGTAGGTACTTTGCTTTGGTTGTTGTCTTGCAAGGATATATAATAATTTCCTTGGTAACTAACTACTGTATTAATACCGTACACCAATGCACTGTCCCATGGTAACACCGTACTAGCTGGTAATATATCATCAACCGAATAAGCACTAGGTATAGTATTTGTTAATGGACTTAGAGTAGTATTGCCTAAATTTAATATCTTAATATAGTTACTAAAACTTATATTTGTTGCAATAGCCGCGGTACTTGCTTTGGTTTTTGCAGACAGTACATTAGTAATAGTTGTAAGACCAGTGTAACTATTGAGTGCCGTAGTTAACGTTGTTGGAATATGAATACTTGTACCCACATCACCTGGAGGAGGTTTAAAAAATCCTGCACCCGCTATTGCCATTACACTACTATAAGACACGGTTATCCACCTACAATAACATCAGGAGAGCCTTGGGCAATTGCTGTACAACCGGCAATAGTATCGCCAATCCTAGCAAACGGTTTACCTTCAACTATAACAGATGTACTGCCTTTAGAAATAGCAGGAGCATGTGGTTTACACTTCCTGCCTGCTGGTTTTAAATGTGGAGTGACCTTATCACCTGCCCGTGCAGCTGGTTTTCCATTTACAAGTACGCTGCTAGCGCCTGGCCCTGCAACGGTGAGTGGACTACAATGTGGAACGCACTTAGCTGTTATAAAACTTGCGCCAGAAGGCATATTCTTTCTCCATTAAACGCTGGAATCGAGCGGGCCACTTGTCAATTTCATGGTGTTGTGCATCACTGTGAGGTTCAGGTGGTATGTCAGGATCAAATGATATTACTCTTTCTATTTGTTCAGGTATATCATCATAATTGTCATAAACAACGGTTGATCCGTTAACTACTATTTCAAACCTATGTGCCATTTAACCGTGTAAGATTGGGCTCTTTTGTCCAGTTTCTATTGTTTTTGCAGTTGCCACACCTGATGTTGCTTCAATATAACTTAATTCAACATCTTGCCTTGCAGTTGCTACCATTGAGATGGTACTAGTATTTATGGTAACAGGTTTGTCAGCATCGCTACTAAACAAACTAGGCACCATCTGTAAGCCTGCTTGATTGAGTACAGTTTGTATAGGTTGATCAATAACAATATAATCATTTCCTGTGCTTTTGACACGAGCTATAAACTCTTCGCCAGTAGTACTCTTAAATGTATAAATGTTGTTTTTTTCTATTGGAAGTTTCATAATGATCCTAAGTTAATGTTTCCAGATAATAAATTAATTTTGTCATGTAATTCTGCGCCTGTATACTTACTTAACCCATTGTAGCCACCCTCAACAAATACTTGATCGTTCCAGTAAATTTGCGGCATAGTTCGATGCCCTGCTTCCATCAGCATATTCATTGCTTGTGGATATTCAGTTATATCAATAGTAGAGTATTCAATGTCATGGGAATCGAGTAATGTTTTTGATGCATCACAGTATCCACAACGTGGTTTAGTATAGACAATTAGTGTCATAAACTTAATCCTGCAAGTGTTTCTGATGTAACATCTTGTTTAGTGCCGCCAATAACGTAGCTTGTGATTTCAGTTTCTTGTGGTGCTACTTGTACTTCACCACCACTAATCCATTTTTGTGTCCAAGGTAAAGGATTACTACTCCCTTTAAACGGTGATTCAAGTCCAACAGCGGTCATACGTTTATGAGCAATCCATTCAATATACTGATTGAGAAGTTCCGCATTGAGCCCAATCATTGAGCCATCTTTAAACAAATAATCGGCCCATTCTTTTTCTTGTTCCACCGCATCAACATACAATTTAGTACATTGATCTTTTAATTCGTTTTCAATTTTAGCAAAGTCTGGATCATCTGTTGGAAGTACTTTCATTAATTGTTGTGTACTTGCTAAATGTAAGTTTTCATCACGTGCAATTAATTTAATAATTTTAGCATTTCCTTCCATCTTTTTGAGTTCAGCAAATGCCCAACTGCATGCAAAGCTCACATAAAAACGAATACCTTCAAGAACATTTACACTGTTAATAGCAAGCCATAGTTTTTTCTTAATGTCATACAAATCAACTTCAACTTTTTTACCGTTTACTTTGTGTGTGCCTTCACCGAGCAATTGATACCATTGTGTGGCTTCAATGAGATCGTCATAGTGTTGACTAATATCTTCACCACACTCTACAATTTGATCAATGTCAAGCATATTATCAAAAACTTTGCTAGGATCAGTATAGACATTACGAATAATATGTGTATAGCTACGTGAATGAATTGTTTCACTAAATGCCCATGTTTCAATCCATGTTTCTAATTCAGGTAGTGTACACACTGGAAGAAATGCTAAATTAGGACTGCGGCCTTGTACACTGTCTAATACAATTTGACGTTTCAAATTACTAGTAAAAATGTGTTGCTCGTGGTCAGTTAAATCCCTAAAGTCTTTAGAATCCTTGCCTACATCTATTTCTTCTGGTCTCCAAAAGAAACCTAATTGCTTGTCAGTTAACTTATCAAACTGACGATACTTCAACGTATCATAACGTTGAAATCCCAAACTACCACTGCTATCAAGAAATGCTTTTGCTTGGGTATGATCATTTCCTTTATTTAGATTTAATACTGCCATCTTTTATCCTGCTTTCATAGAACGCAACTGTCGCAATTCTCTTCATCTTGATTGTTTACTTCTAACTCAGTATACTGCATTTGATTCATTTTGTCAACATCTATTTCACCTTGTCCGTCAAAAGTTTGAAAATAATAAAGTTGCTTGCCACCATATTTGTAAAAATCAATAATATGCTTTAGCATTACACTGGTTGGTATTTTTTCATCTTCATAGTTCACTGGATTGTAACTTGTGTTTACTGATATACCTTGGTCAATGTATTTTTGTAGTATAGCACAAATATTCATATATCCTTCTGGACTACTGTGATCCCAAAGCAATTCGTATTTGTTTTTTAAACGACGATATTCAGGCACAACTTGTTTAAGCACACCATCTTTACTTTGTTTAATACTAACAAAACTACGTGGCGGCTCAATACCATTGGTTGCGTTTGCAATTTGGGCACTTGTTTCAGCTGGCATAAGTGCCATTAACGTGCTGTTGCGTATTCCAGTTTTACGCAATCGTTGTCTCAGTGATTCCCAGTCAACTACATCTTTGTGTGGTAATAAGTTATCAACTTCTGGTTTATACGTGTCCACAGGTAAAATACCACTGTGATACTTGGTTTCATTACTCCCAGAACATGCACCGTCACGCTCGGCCAACTCAACACTTGCTTGTATCAAATAATAACTCCAGTGCTGAGCCCAGCGATCTACTTCTTTGAGACTTGCACTATTGCTATAATTTAAATCGTGTTTTGCAAGCCAATATGCTAAGTTAATAATCCCAACCCCAAGAGGACGGCGTTTTTTAGTGCTGTTACGTGCAGCCTTAACTGGGTAATCTTGATACGATAACAATGCATCAAGTCCATATACTGCCATCCGGCATGCTTTTTCCATATCTTCTGGTGATTTAAAAGCACCCCAATTAACTGCACTCAACGTACATAATGCAATCTCACCATCCTCATCATTAATATCGTTTAGAGGCTTGGTTGGTAAGTTAATTTCACAGCACAAATTACTTTGTTTAATTGGTGCTACTTTTTTAATAAAACTTCCGTGATCATTTGCATGATCAACATTCATCAAATATATGCGGCCGGTATCTTTGCGTTCTTGCATAAACGAAGTAAACAAATCAATAGCGGGTACACTTTTCTTTTTAATACTGTATGCCCGTTCGTACTGTTCGTATAACCTTTTAAATTCCTCAGTATCAGCAAAAAATGCATCATATAATCCAGGTGTATCATGAGGACTAAACAGTGTAATGTTTCCACCAGTTAACAGTCGTTCATACATTAGTTTGTTAAACTGTACACCATAGTCCATGTGCCGTACACGATTTTCTTCTGTACCTTTGTTGTTTTTAAGTACTAGCAAATCTTCTATTTCGAGATGCCATATGGGATAATATAAGGTGGCTGCTCCGTTTCGCACACCACCTTGGCTACAACTCCTTGTTGCACTTTGGAACATTTTATAAAATGGGATGACTCCTGTATGATAGGCGTCACCTTTACGTATGGGACTTCCAAGAGCTCGTATACTACCAGCTCCGATTCCAATTCCTGCTTTTTGACTGACGTACTTAACGATGCTACTAGTAGTAGCGTTAATACTATCAAGGCTATCGCCAGTTTCAATAAGGACGCAACTGCTGAATTGTTTTTGTGGAGTACGCACACCGGCCATAACAGGAGTTGGCAAACTAATTTGATGTAAACTAATAGTATCATAATAATCTTTAACCCACGATAAGCGGGTCTCTTCTGGGTAGTCAGCAAACAATGTAGCTGCAATCAACATATAAGTTACTTGAGGTGTTTCACGTATTTCTTTTGTAACTCGATTCTGTGCTAGGTACTTACCTCTAAATTGCTCCATTGCAACATAGGTTAAATTTTCATCACGATCGTGTTTGATATAGCTGTTAATTTTCTCCCAATCACTCTCAGTGTATTTTTCCAATAAGTCTTGTGTGTAATATCCGTCCAAAACATTTTTTTGTACCAATGGAAAAATATGAGAAGGTTCAAATCCACCATATACTTCTTTACGCAATGCATAATTAACAAGACGCCCTCCAACATATTGATAGTTAGGAGTTTCTTCACTAATAAGATCTGCAGCACTTTTAATAAGTGTCTCTTGTACTTCAGCAGTTTTTATACCATTAAAAAATTGAATTTGACTTTTTAGTTCAACTTCGCTTGCACTAACCCCAGTAATTCCATTACAAGCAAAAAACACAACTTTATGCAATTTTTCAATATCTAATTCTTCTTTTTCACCATTACGTTTTTGTACTAACACTTGTGATTTTTGCATTTTCTCTTCCCACTTCTTCTTTATATTTTTTTAATGGACGTTGCTTTAATTGAACGTAGTATGTTTGTTTCGAGCGATGTAATACTTACTATCTTTTCGTCAGACCAATTCAATATATATTTCCCATTTTCTACGTTTACAATAAATTCATTTCCGGTATAATCAATTGAAATTTGGTGCACCAGTTGTTCGTCAATAAGCAACAACGTGTACACCATTCCCAAAGCACGAGATAACTCGCATATTTTATTTTCTTCTAACAACTCCCAAGGATTTGGCCAATTGCTATAATCTTCATACCACAACCATCTGCTATACAAAGGCGCAGTATACCACCAATCGTTGCATGTTTGAAGCATTTGTTCAAAAGGTAGAGTTTGAATTTCTGAACGCATAGCTTGCCAAGCAGCTACACGCTTTTCATATGACTGTTGCCAAATCATTTTTACTACTTTTTACTGTAATTTAGATATTGAATAAGTTAAAGTGCCGTTAAACGTGTTACTATTGGTTGTGTATTTTATAGTGATAACATCACTTGCTTGTGAAGCAAATAGTGTTACACCAGTATTGGTATTTTCACTGTAGTCGTCAACATACACAACTGGGTTAGTACTATCGTCAGGTCCAGCAACAACTCTCATTGTACCGTGTCTAACGTCTGTGCTTCTAGTAATAGTGTATGCCATAGTAAATGCTTTAGTAAACGTTGTGTCTACTGTAAATATTGTAGCATTACTAGTATTATCTGTCAAGGTAAAAGTTTTACCATTTTCTTGCGTAAAACGTCCTAAGTGTAATGCAGTTTGTCCAGTACTAGCATCAGCACCTGATGCTAACACAGTAGGATGTGTGGCACTTTCTGCAATTGTGCGTTCAAACAAGTCACCTAAACTTAGATTGTTGTCATTGGACCATTCTACAATTGATGTTTGCGGGTTACCACTTGATATAGCTTCGCCGACATTTAAAAACAAGTTGTATGCACTGACATTTAAGTTAGCAGCGCCAAAATTAATACCTTGTGAGTAAACGTTATTAAATGCATTGTGTACAAATCTAAATCCAGTTGCACTGCCGCCAAGCACTGCACCTAATTCAAGTGTTTCAAATTTACTATTGCTTACAGTAACAGCCTTTGCTAGTACACTGGTTCCAAATCCTGTTTTAATATTACTAAAAACACATTTGTCAAAAGTAATATCTTCAATTGGATAGCTTGCATTGCTATCAAACACAACGGCTTGCTTGGTATCTAGTGCAGTTGATCCGCTGTCTGTTACTTGAGTTAACGTAACTGGTCCTTTAAATTCAACACTGTTGAACCAACATTTAGTAGCACGATCAATTAAAAATACATCATTAGCTTCAGTAGATTGAAACGACATACTACTAATTTCAATATTAGTAGGTGCTGTTGCACTATTAGATCCAATATTTGCTCCTGTTTGCTGCAAACTGTCTGCAAACTTTGCAACATATGCATTAACTGAACTAGGAGTTGCATCAGTAGCCATGTAAATAATACTGTGATTGAGGCCTTCTCCTAACAAACTTGCGTAAGTTGGAATTAATAAACTTTCACTAATAAGATAAGTTCCAGCTGGAAAAAACAATGTACGCCGAACTTGGCTTGTTGCTTCTCTACAGTATAACTGGTACAATGCTCTGTTAATTGCTGCAGTATCGTCAGTAACACCGTCACCTACAGCACCAAAGTCTCTAACACTTGCATGATCATCTAGTTTAGCTTGTAGCGTTCGTATAGTTGGGCTACTAGCTGTTGTGCCTGTTTGTGCAGTGTAACCAACTGCAATATCGCGATAATCATAATTGCTTAATACAGTTATATCGCTTTCTTCAGTAAGTATTTCAGTGTTGCCTATAGCAGGTGCACCTTCAGTTAGTGTGCCGTTACCTATAAACAAGCGTTGTGAATCAACTGCCCATCCAAATTCAGCCCCACCAAGTTGTGGTAGGTTTTCGTATAACCCTTTACGGTTGGTAATTTTACTAATTTGAATTATTGCCATTGTCTTTTCACCTGAATCATATGCTTATATACTATTTAGCCAAATAGTACTTCTCAACACGCTTCCACCATTGCTGACGCCACAGTTCAAACTCTTCACCTTCAATAATAAATTCTTGATAAACAGGAGCAGTTATCATGTTCATATTGTCGTCAACTTCTGGTTTTACACACATTAGTATTACACCTTTGCGTATATTAGTACCGTATACTTGATTGTGAGCCTCAGCATAAGCACAAAGTTGTAGTTTATAATCGTCAACCCATTCTTCTTTTTTAGGTTTATTACTTTGTTTAAAATCCATAATGGCATCACTGCCTTGATGAACTCCTACTAGATCTGTAGTCCCTGCATATACACCGGGATAGTACAAAGGTACTTCTACTCCCCAATATTCATCTGCCTTGGGCAACCCTTTTTCAACCACTTGCTGTGCCATGGCATGGCTACTCCAACTAAATGGATTGGTACCACGTTCTCCGAGTGTGTCGTCTTTAACGTAGTTTTCAAGATAAGTGTGCATACGTGTGCCGCGGTTTGCAGCTTCAGTTGTAATTGCTTGTGCTTTAACTGTACCAACACGTTTTTTCCAATTGGCTAGTGCTTGCCTAGCAGCTTCAGGTTTAGTACGATCAAGGATAGTTGTAACACTAGGTAGTGCTTCACCGTCTGGTGTACTGTACAATCTTTGTCCGTTAACGTTTTTTCTAGTTAAATTTTTATACTCGTAGCGATGGGATATCAAAGTTTACACTCTCCCCACAGCCACATTGGGCACTTTCATTAGGATTAACAAATTCAAAACCTTCCTTAAAGATATCACTTTTATAGTCAATAGTAGTATTAATAAAATATTGTGTTTTATCACAATAAATGTCAATGCCATCCGAAGTGCTTTTACTCCATTCTGCATCAACTGTATCTACATATTGTAACACATATCTATATCCAGTGCAACCACTTTTTTTAATATCTACAAAAATACCTTTGTAGTCAGTGCCTTCAATAGCATTAACTATTCTCGATAATGCTGGCTTAGTAAATTTAAACATGTGTGCTCCTTTAAGTTATAAGTTTGTTTTCGTATTCTGGCGGGCAAAGCCATATTTCATAATCACGTGCATAATACTTTTCAATTACTTTATTAATTAATAATTCATGTTGTTTGACAACTTGATGTATACTGTTAAAGTATTTACTCACTTGTGTTAAACTAGGGTTTGTATATCTTGCTACTAAGTATTTGTCCTTGTTTAAATACTCAACTTTTAATAAGTCATTTAGTAAGTTTTCAAATTTTACAATTTTAGTAAAAGTATACCCGTGTACATATGCAATTTGCGGTTCTAAATGTTCATCAAACAAATGTGGCTCTTCGTAAAATTGATCTATTGCTAACAGCAACTCATTCATACTTGTGCGAGTAGTTCCGTTGTGCCGTCGATACAAGCACTCCGCCATGCCACTTACAAAACGCAGCCATGGATTGCGTACAACACAAAACATTTCAACAGGACGTTCTGCTACAGATTTTAATTTATAATCCATGTTGAAATGTTCGCAAATATTACGAATCATCATATTTGCATTTTTAGGAACACTTACCCATCCGCAATTGTTATTATACCAAAGATAATCGTGTTCTAAGTTAGTTGGGGTAAGCTGATATTTTTGAAACATTTTTGCAAATATTACTTTGCTGCACGTTTGGCCATCTTCTTTACAGTATCTCTAGCTTTATCAATATCCATGTTATCATCCATATCTTGTGTTGCTCCAGTAAAGAAAATTTCATCATTGGTGATTTTTTGAATAAAGCTATCCATTGGAGGTTTTTGGGATAAGTCACGCAATTGTCTTTTGTTTATAGGAAGTCCAAAATCATTTGCTAGTGAAATCAATACGTCAACTGAGATTTTTTTCTCAGCCATTTCATCGTCAGCTCTACCTATCAGGAATCGAGTGATAGCTGCTAACTGTTCTACTTCTGTTGATGTAGTTTCAAGTATCTCACGAGCAAACACTGAAGTTTACCTCCGTTCTCTACCAACGTCTTGTACATCGTCAATGTCAATATCAACATCAACTGTTTCGGTGTCATCCATATCTGCAACATCTCCGTCAGTATCAACGTCAACATCAATTTCTTCTGCATCAATGTCAAGTGCATCTACTTCAGCATCTACATCTGGTGCAACATCTTCGGCACCTGGGATAATAACATCATCACCAGTTAGAGTAGACTGTGCAGCTTCAAGGTCAACTTTACTGGTTTGCAAACAATCTAGCAAACTTGTAAGACCGTTAATGGAGGCAGTGTTAAATGCCGCAGCTTGATCAGCACCAATATCAGCACGTATAGTATCAACTAATGCAGGTAAATCTTTATATTGCATTGAGCTAACATCTTCAATCATGTCTTGGATACGATCAACAAAATCCTGTGCTGCAAGTACCACCTGGGCTTCTTGCATTTCACCTTCTTTAACCATGCGTTTTTGTCTATGTGAACTTTCTTTCTTAACACCTTGTGCAAGTGCAACGGCTGTCATAGTTTTTTGTTCTTCGGGACTAAGTTGGGAACCACGCTTGGCTTTGTCCATGGTTTGTTTTAATTTTGGATCATTCATGTCAATTGGAAGACCTTCGTCCTCGTCAATGTGCTGTTCTAATGCTTGTTCCATTATTACTAGTTTAAGATAACTAGGATTGTTTTGACTAGTGTAAAACGAAGTTAGCGAACGTTGCTCACCTAATGTTTTACGAACTTTTTTAAGTAACGCCCTGGCGCTGTTTGTTGAAAGTTTTTCTGCATTGAATGGCACACCATACTGTGATTCAAATACTTTTGAAATGTTTGCAACACGCGATGGGTTATCTAACTCGTGTAATTTCATAATCGATTCCTTTGTATATATTATACGTATTTAGCTTTATCTACGAATTTATTTATCTGGTTTTCTACACCATCCAATAGACGTTGCTTATGTTGTGTTTTTAGTTCTAATGTGTACTTGCGGTCTTCGCTTGGGCACACTCTAAGTTGTTGGTTACTAAAAAACACATCATCTCGTATACGTCGGCGATCTTTATCAAGTCGTAGTACCATTCTTGCATCTACAAAATTATTTTTCTTATCATATGCACACCACGATATAGCAGTTTTTGCATCAATAAATGTTTGAACATCATGCCCAGATTTGCGTATAGTGACCTTTGAAGCTCCGGCTTTTGTTAAAATATATTCTTTATACACACGATAGCAATTATCATCCAAAGGAAGGATAATTTTATGCATCACTGAGCCCAGATGTTTGCTAAAAAAAGTTTCTAACGCTTTAGGTTTATTCATGTGTTTTATACCAATACGTATGTTGTTAAAAGATATCCAACTATAATTAGTAATGTACCAATAGTTCCACCACCAATTTGCCATATGCGAGCCAGGCTTTTTGAATTACTAGCTATTTGCAACTCATGTAGTTGTTGCATCATAACTTTTAATTCTTGCATGTCTGCATTAGTTTGAGCTAATGCTTGTTCCAAGTACTTGTATCTCTCGGCACATAAATCAACATGAGCCTCCAGGTTTTTCTTTTCTAAATCAGTTGATTGTATTTGTACCATTTTATAGCTCCATAGTATTCAATTACTTATCTTAAACCAAGTGTTTTTATCTGAGATAGTAATATCAGAAGTCTCTTCTGTAAGTCCCGTTATAAATGGTGTACCTTTACAATCGCCAATTAACATACTAAGTGGAGTGTCTTCTGAGCCAATTGCATCAAGATTTGATACATCAAAGCTAAATCTCCACACTTTTTTACCATCAACTGTGTCCACTACTGGATCTTTGATGTTATCCGGTAATGTACGTAAACTTATAAGTTGATTAATTGTTTCCCAATTACTTTGTTGACTACGACTAACATTAAATTGTAACAGTGTAGAAATTTCATAACCGCTGCGATCTGTAGTCGGTATCAGTTTACTATGATGTTGTCTGATTCCAGTATACGTGATGTCAAAACGTGTATAAAGTGTGATAGTATGCATAACAGTATTTAACGCACAAAAAAAAGGCCCAGTAAAAACTGAGCCTTTAAAGTTTAGTTAATTACTAGCTTATGCTGCTGCTAGTTTAAATCCTGTGTCAGTTACGTCTGAACCAGATACGTCAACTGTACGTGTTGTGCCATCTGATTTAGTTACTGTAACTGTACCCAGTGCCTGGATAGCTGCTTGTAGTGTAGCTTGTGTCCATGCGCCTTGTGGATATACAGCAAAAGATGCTTCTCCACCAGCTGATGCTTCAACTTGGTACTTAGCAACTGTGCCTTTAGTTTGAATTGCTTGCAAAATTTGTACAAAAATGCCTGGATCAAACACTGCACTACTGTAAAGTCCTAGCTCACTGCGTAGGTCTTGGTCTGTGTTACCACTGTTTTGAACTGTTAGTCCAAAAAAGTCTAGATTTGGTCCGTCCATTTGGACCAATGCTGCTGATGAAATTGCACCTGATTGTGATCCGTTATGAACGTCTGTGTTCATTACCGGTTGTGCATCACCGTTAAACGGGTTAAAAACTGCCATTGTATTTCTCCTAAGTTTGTGGACTCTTTAATTTAAGTCCTACTTTTATTTAGCCCAGTTGAGCAAAACTTATTCATACCAACTGTAAAATGTACTGTATTGATTGGTTAAATCTGTATTATTATGTATAATTGTTTGAATTTTATCTAATATTGTATTGTAGTTATTGGGTTTTGGATTTACTTTGTACTGACTGTTAGATAAATCTAAATCTTCATAAACTAATTGTGTATCAATACCTATAGGCAATTGTGTTAAGTTATATGACATTGATAACATGTTGTGTACTGTTTCTGCTAAGAATCGATCATCAATTGCAATCTGTTGTTGAGTTGTATCTTCTCTATCAGTAACATGCCAATTTTTTGTTTTTTTTGCAATATAAATGCTAGCAATTTGTGCAACAATATCTCGTCGATATAGTCTAATTACTTGTACATGATTTGTTTTAATTAACCTATTAAGATATGCAATAATGCTATCGTTGAGTTGATCAGGCATAACTTTAACAACAAATTTGTAATCAATATTCCTAACAGCTTCTGTAAAATCAAATGCATTTTTACCCCACGTAAATGCTTCGTCGTGATTGTGGTATCCACTATCTTGCAGTTGCGAACACAGGGCTGTACTTCCAGTACGATATGTTGTTAAAATAAGACTGCTACGGTCTAATTGTATCATGTTAAGTCAGGATTATTTTGTGCAAAGTTTGCTCTACTAAATTTAAAACGATCTACAAATTTTAAATCGTTTGCTACATACCCTTCATGGCCACGATCACCAGTATCATAGCTTGCTTGTACGTCTTTTGTTTGTTTATCAAACTGTGCAACTAAATCATTTTTGAGTTGGGTTATCTTTAAAAATATCTCAAATACGGCTACGAATGCAGCTTCGTTTTCATTTGCCCATTTAAGTATACGTTCGCTTTTAGTCGGTGCTTTAGCTCGCACCCAAGGGGCAAAATCTGTGAGCAAGTTTTTAAATCCCCCACTGCGTACTCTGTGATTAACATACTGTTTCATAAGCTCGGGTAAGTTGCTTATTTTATTACTTCTCAAATTCTCTGGTGCAAACAGTGTGTTGATACCAGAAGTATGTTGTTTTATCATGCCGGCTGTTTGTTTGTATAATGCACTATTTAATTTTGCACTTTGTATACCTTCATCTTTGCTACCAAATATGGTAACACCTGTACCTGGATTTATATCTAAACTTTGTATAGGACTTCCGCTGTCACCTGGTCCTTTTTTGTAAGTGTGTACTGCTAATCCTACACTACTGTCAGCAATACGTTTGCCCAATTCGCTATTTGCATTTACACTGTAAGTTACAGTATTGGGTTTAAAAATATAATTTCCATTTTTTAAAGGAGGTGTATTACTGTATAGCAAGTCAGCCATTACAAATCCTCTAAAGTTTTGAGGTAAACTAGCTTCTACTTTTGGCCATATACTAGCATACATTTTATTTAAATCAGTCCTGTCACCTTTTCTCATATTCATTATTTGTGCTAACTGTTTGGGTGATTTTGCTATACCATCATATTTAGTTGCCACAAATGCACTCTTATCAGTGAGTATAAACTGCCCAGTTTCGTCTCTACCAAAAATAATTGCAGGTTTTCCGTCCCATTTAACTGTAGCACTAGTAGGACTATCGCTAGTAGCTTGTAATTGCCGCATTGCATCGTTTGCTCCTGCAGCACCTAAGTCAAATATTAGATCCTCAGGATGTGCAATACGTGCTCCTTCTTTTAATACATATAAATTATATGGGTTTTCGGTAATAACACTCATGCCTTGATTGATAATTCTATCACGCAACCTAGCCATTAAACTTACTTCGTTATCTTCGTTTACTTCACCTTGATATGGAGTACCTTGACGTTCCATATGTGCTAGCCAATCAGCAATAAGTGCGTCTCGATTACCATTACTCTGGAGAGCTTTCATTATTTTTTCAACACTCATCAAGTCTTGAGCAGTGTATGGCTTACCTAGTAACAGTTCTGCAACAACATCTGGATCATCACTAATAAGTCTATTATCTTCACGTGACATAATTCCATCATTTTGATTTAGTTTCAACCCCATGCTCTTAGCCATACTGTTTAACAATACATTACGACTTGCGCCTTTGTATTCGCTGTTGGGATCCTGTGTTAGTATAAACTTACTCCAGTCAGGTTTACGCAAAAACATAAAATCAGTTTGAACATAACCATTTTTAGGATTACCGGCTATAGGTGTGAGGAAGTGTACGTTAATGCCAGTCTTTATAACCCAGCCATTGGGTTTTTTATGTACATCTTCTGGAGCAACGCCAGACTTTACAAGCCAATCTGTAAGAGTCTTGTCAAGTTCTTCTTTGCTGACTTTGTTAATATCAACTGCTAAATCTAAATCACCACTAGAAGGTTTTTGCCCGGTACTTCCCAACATGTTAACACTTAATGGTAATCCAGTTAAGTTTTCTAACCATTTAATGGTGGGGGCAATGTCGGCAAGCTGTATACGCTGAGTTTTAATATTGCCCTCAGGGTCTTTAAAAACATTACCGCCTTCAGTTAAAAGAATATTACTTGACATTTACTCGTCTCATTGTGTTTGTAAATTTAGTTTGTTCTTTGGTCCGAATAGCATTGAGCAATTTGCGTTGCAATTTTTGAGCATCTTCATCATTATAATGAGTTTCAAAATCTTCTAAAAGACGAATTGCACTAGCAATAACATGATTTGCCCTATTGTTAATAGTTTGTTGGCGGTCAATATTGGCATACTTATCTTTATAGATACTATCTAATTCTTCAAGTATGCTTTTAGTCTTTCTCTGCATGTCACTACCTCTTTTGTCTAAATGTATTTATTGTAATATGACTTCTAAAGCCAAGGAAATAATTCTGTATAATCTGTATTTCTTCTAGTGTCTAGTATCCGTAAATACTGTTTTAACTGGTTTATTTTAACTTCATCACGTTGGGCGGCTTGAATACTATCAGCAATTCCTTGCATGTGTTGTCGACTGTGTCCTTGTGGCATAGCTTGAATTATTCGATCAAAATCTTCGTCAAATACGCCAGGTCCAAAAAACATAGGATGCATAGCAATTTCTTGCCAACTTTTCCCCACTACTACATCAAACGAATGATCTATTGTAGTATTGTATTGGTGGTTCCAACTGTTAAGTTTGTTGACTAATTGATCAAATGTTTTAATTGTGAGACTACTTATACAACTGTGTACACTGGGTTTGATCCAATCTTGTTGTAATAAAAATTCAAAGTTTGGTACCCAATAGTCTTGTAGTTTTAGTCCACGGCGAACATATTCTTGCTCTGGTCCTAAACAATCTAAACTTGCAGTAATTTCAACTTGAAATATTTTATATTCATCAACTAACTGGCGCAGTTGGTTTATTCTGTTTTTAAAAAATTTAGGATCAAAGTTTAAATTGCTCACTAAATTAATAGTTAAACTAGGATTGGGATGGTCATTCCAAAATTGTATGCACTGATCAAACTCTTGTTGTAATAATGGTTCACCACCCAATATATTAAAGTGCCGTATGTGTTGATATCGATTGTTAGTACTTAGATACTTCCAAAGTTTTTCTACTAATAGTTTTTGCCTTGTGTTGTTAGTAACAAAAGGTTCAACATGCATGTTACCTACACTGAAACCACCATTCTTTGTAACTTCTGCATTTATTTGACTACTTACACTTGGTGCACAATACACACAACTCATATTACACGTATTATTAAAGTACACTTCGAGTATTGTAGGTGTTACATGTGTGGCATTGGGGTTGTCATGCAACTCAGGTGGTATTTTATCTCGGGTGTGTTGCCTTTCTAGTGTCATTGTCCTGTCACTGATGCCGCCGGCACATTCAACACGTTCGCAATACTCGCATCCTTTGCCTGGCCAAATACCTTGTTGCATTTTTTCTCTTGCAAGGATTTTCTCAGGTAAGTTATGAAAATTATCAAATTGTTCAATATCAAAATATTCACCTTCTACCCGGTGACAACTACTAGTGTATGCATCCTGCAGGTTTATTGTACTCCAACTCCATTTTAACATACAAGCAGTTGGCGAGTTAACAGGGAATATTTCTTTTCCAGGGAATAGTTTGCTCATTGCAGTGTTACTTATAGCCTGGGGCAGTTAGGGTAGTTATAAATATTATCATGAACCATAACAATGTATTAATATTAACTCCAGATCGAGTTGGCAGTACTTTTTTGCAAAGATTACTGACTATTTTAATGAATGCACACAAATACGATCGTCCAGTAATAAACTTACACGAACTTACTAATGGTATTATACGATACTTTAGCCCAGAATACAATAGTGAAATTCTTGGAAAGCCAGAAAGAATTGACCAACCTAGAGGATATCATCAAACACTTAGCGAAATAACAGATTTACTAAGCAGTGTAGATCATTATAAAACTAGCAGATTAGCACAATATCATATTCGCAATCGCAATGACCCAATTGCACAACAAGTTGAATTTTACAAATATCTAAATGAACATTTTTATATTATTAGTGCCCAAAGAGAAAATTTGTTTGAACATGCACTAAGTTGGGTTATTGTAACCCGCAGTGACAAACTTAATGTTTACAACCCATTAGATAAAGCAGATTACTACGAAGACCTTTACAGTATAAAAATTAAAGTTCCTCGCATGAGTTTAATAAAATATCTTCAAGACTATGCAAAATACTTAGAGTGGGTAGATCAATATTTTACTGTTGGTAGTTACTTTGTTTACGAGCAAGACATGCCTCGAGCTGAAGAATTTTGTTTAGAATTACCTTGCTTTAATCATCAAGAAAAACGTAACTGGAATGATATATTTGGCATTGAATTTGAAGACTGGAATCGATGTCATTACTTGCTGGGAGATATAAGTGGACTTAGTAAACAAGTAGAACCAACATTGCTGTTAGAAGATAAAAGTAACAAACCAAACTTTCAATTAAGTGTGCCAGATGATACTAGCACTCGTAATGGTATTATTCAAAGTTTAAGCAATACTGATCAACAGTACTTGTTAAACAATAGCAAAGCATACACCAAAAGTTTTCTAGCAATCAAAGAGCTAACCGATCGTGGTGCATTAGTAACCGGAATGCCTATAAAATTACAAACTATGGCTGAAAAAAAATTAATGATTAAAAACTTTGATGAAGTTGCTGGTTGGTATAACGAATGGGTTGCAGAAAACGGGATAGGTAAGCCATACAACAGCGATGATAGTGCTGTAAAAGAATCCGAAGAACTTAGGAAATGGCACTGTTCTCAGTTATTAAATTCTCCAACTGATCAACAAAATGTTCAGCAGTTAACCGATCATAGTGATGACCGTCCCGAGCAAGATCTAATTTAGTTATTTCAGGTATATGTCTTGGTTGTATACTTTTAGGAATGGGAACAGCATATCCATTTGGACTAAAATGAGGCACAAAACTATGTATTAATAAAGTTGAATCTACTGCACTTTCAACTTGTGTAATTTGATCGTATAAATGTTCTTTGTCTTGTTCGTCGCTGGTATGAGTATAACGTAGACGCTTATTAGTATCGTCGATGTTTTCCATAACATTGCTACAGTTATGCACTGTTTCAAGTTCAGTTCTTATCCACTCGGGTAACTCTGAAATTTGTGCATAGGTTTTACATTCTGGCCAACTTGGATCTCTCACACTATCGTAGAACTTTTGCCACAATTGATCCATAGTTGCTTCTCGTCTAGTGATGTAACTCCATTGTAGTATTAGTAACTTGGGTTGTAGTTCTAGTATTTGTACAGCTTGCCTGCGTATCCATGTGTTGCTAGCACCATCCATGCTAACATTTATTGTGCGTTTATTCAAACGTTCCCCTAGTATATAACTCCAGCTGTGTTCATGTGGTACCCCTAACCCTACTGTAAAACTATCACCAACACACCATATGCAATCATCTACTGAGTTAGGCCATTCACGGTCACGAAAACCACGGCTGTTGTAATAATATTTTACAGTGTGTGGGTATTTTTTAAAATGTTTTTTGTCAACACAGAGATCGTACGAGTCCATTCCACTCTCTATCCAATGTTGATTAATTCTACTGGGAATAACTAACTTAGGTAATATCATGATTTCATTGATGCTAGCAAGCCTTTAAGTTTACTACTTTGCACATCTGCTTCAACTTTTCGAGTTTCGGTAACTGGACTACTTGTGTCGTTAACATTTGTTGTTGCTTTAATGCTTTCGTATATGTTACCATGCCCGCTACTGCTTTGCTGTGCATCTTCATCGCAATCCATAATTCTTAAACTAGCTATATCAAAATCTAAATCAATTTTTTGTCCAACTCCACTACTACTACGTGTTTTCATTGCTTGTATCTGATATCGCCCACGTTCACGCATTGCCCTGCTAGTAAATATACCAAACACATTATCTGCTGTATTAATTTTACTAATACCACCAGCAATATGACTGTGGTCGAATTCAATTTCTTCAACTGCACTACGATTTAATTGCGATGCTGTTACAAACAATACATTTAACTCTTTTGCTAAATTGCGTAGTTCTTCGCTTACATACTTGTCTTTAATAAATTGATCATTTGGGCTAACTTTTGCACTAACCGGCATCAATAAGTCTAGATAGTCAACTAACAAAAAGTCTGTTTTGTAACCACTTTGTATTTCTAATTCTTTTAAATACGCCCTAATGTCATTTACATTGCTTTGTGCTGGCATGTACTTGACTTGTAGTTGCCCACTTGCTTTGCCAGCCATTTTAATTTTCATTTCAACATTATCTAACTCTCGAAAAATGTCTTTGCTACTGGTGCCCGTTAACATGCTATCAACACGCATTGCAGTTAAGCCTTCACTTAATTCTAGTGTAATGTACACACCATTGAGTCCTGCTTGTATCCAGTTAACTGCTAAATTTTGCATAACCAAACTCTTGCCCGAGCCCGATCCGCCTGCAAATATTTGTAGTTCGCCTCTGTTAAACCCACCATACAACATTTTATCAAGTGCTTTCCAGCCTGTGCTGTTTTGACCATTGTTGTTTTTTAAAGCAGTTAGCCTGGCACGTGGATCATCAAAATAATTTATTCCTAAATCACGTGTCAAACTTATTTGTACTGCATCTTTGATAAGTTTTTCAACTGGCTCATACGTACCTTTTTCTAATAAGTCTGCAGCTTTTAGTATTGCTCGTTCAAGTTCTTGTCTTTTAGTAAAGTTTTCAAACTCGGTCATAAACCATTCAAAGTGTCCACTGTTGAGATCAGGTACTGGACTTAGTGTCACGCCAGTGCTGGAGTTTATCTGAGCTATCTCTGGCATTGTTTTGTAATCATCACAATGATCTTTAATGAACTTAGCTACTTCGATCAAGCTTCGATCAAAGTTTTCTGGATTGAATATGTTTTGAATACGCACATAACTTTGTGCATCTTCTAACATCATTTCTAAAAACAATTTCTGTACATCGAGATTGTATTCTTTAAGCATTAAGTGTTCTCCTGCGTACAGTTGTTTATCATTTTAACTTCCTAACCAATGCTTTTTTTGCTAATTCAATTTTAATTTTACTTGTATTACGTGCTTGCATTATAAAAATCATTGTTGCTGTCATTCCATATTTTACAACTGCGTCATTTACGTCTTTGATATCGTTGTTGGGCCACTTTGGTATACTTACAGCCCAACCTAGTTCAACTGCACGGTCTATTAGTTTTACACCTGCGTTGTCTTGGTCAGGTATTACTGTTACACTACGTCTTAAATTGTTGATGAGTTCAGCTTGTGCATCATTTACATCGTCATGTAACACAGCAACACCTTGTATTGACAACGCATCAAATACACCTTCAACTACAAATACATGTTCCCAGTTATTACGTTGCAAATCTATACCAAAAACATATCCTTGTGGTTTATCGTTAATATACTTAGGTATACGATCATCTAGGAAACGTATACTACTTCCTACTATCGTGTCGTTGTACGTAAACGGAGTTACAATACCAAGTCTTGGTCCTCTTTTATAACTTAAAAAAGGAAAACCCACTTGATGTATGCCACGATTAATTATGTATTCATTTGTTTGTTCTGTTGGGTTAGAGCACCCATCTGGCAATTGTTTTTCTGCAAAATCAAATGTTATTTTACGTTTGGGTTGTTGATCAATTGCATCCAATAAACTGCGTTGGCGTAGACTTTCTAAATTTAATCTATCAATATCAGAACTATCAACACCAAACCAGGACAGTAAGCGTCTTGCTTTAAAACTTACTTGTCTACCAATTGTAAAACTAGCAGTATATCCACAATTAAAACAATGATAACTCCAACCATTGTCACGTGGCTTTAGTCCACCACGCTTGCGTCGATCGGCATTTTCTCCATTGTGTACACAACAAGGAGCATTGTAGCTGTACCAGCCACTACTGGTTTGTTTACCAGTTGGAAATAATTCAATTGCATTTAACATTAACTTAGTATAGCACGGTATATGTATTCTTGCAAGACTTCTTTTATAATTTTATGTCCAATTTCGTTGGGATGACCATTTGGTTTTTGTAATTTTGGTGACAGGGTTAAGTCACGTAGGCTTTGTGTAGAATTCCACAATGTGGAGTATGGTTTAGTAGCTGTGTGATTCAATGTAAAAAATTGTACCACAGGATGTGAATGTTGTGTGTTTTCAAAAAACAATTGAGTGGTATGTAGTGTTAGATCTCTTAACGCTTGACAATCTGTCAATACTGTGTGTAACTTAACAAGTTCATGCCACTGTTCATTGTCACTGCTATTGTTACTATGTATCCAGCTACTGTGTACAAAACGATTCCAATCTGTATCATTTGGATACACACGATGCTTTGGATTATAAAAACTGTGCCTACCAGGTTCAGTAAGTCCAACTAGAACTAAACAATCTTCAATGGGTAGTTTTTCATTATCAAGCCACCAAAGATATGTCCAAACTGTGCTTTGTAAACTTCCACCTGGTATTCCAAAGTTTTCGTATGGAATACCATAGCTGTTGGCCAACAAACCCGTATAACAGTTTTGTTCTCTGTATTTGGTATTTTCAATCAACACTGGATGTGCATCAGGTTGTGTTGCTAATTTAGGATCAATTAATTCATCGCCCCAAACATAGCTATCTCCAAAACTTACAATTTTTTTCATTATCGATAAAGTATGTTGCTAATGCTTCCTGCACTTATAACAAATTCTAAACGCAAATAGGGATGATATCCTGGGACGTTGAGTCCAATTAAATCACTGCTATTGACAAGTTGCACTTCGTCAACAGTTGCTTGTGTTGAAAAGTCTACAAAAGTAATATCATACCAATCACCGCTAGTATCAACTGCACCATTAACTCTTATCTCTCCTGTGAATCCATTAGGAGTTACTACAAATGTTGTTTGGTCTACACCTTCTGTTGTTACTGTGCTAGTATAATAAATTGTACTGTCTGGCGCTTGTGCAGGAATAGTTAATGTTTTGCTGGGCACAAATGCAGGATACACACTGTTATTAACTTCAATGTCTCCGCGAGCACCACTGTATGCATCTACTAATACTGCGGTTTCAAGATTACCACTTGCTTGCTCAATACTCCAACTAGCAGGTTGCTCAAATAATGTGTTTATGTCAGCACTGGTAATGGTAACTTTAGCACGTCCTTTGGCATTATTGAGACTAACTAACTCTTTGGCTAATAGTAACTGTTCACCATTTTGGCTTATGAGACGAAATGTGAATGTACTGCCTGAAATGTTTACTGGTTTTTGATCTTGATTTTCAAATGCAAACAAAATAACATTATCGACTCCTAAATTTAATTTTAATTTTTTTGAATACACTTCACTCCACCTCCGGTCAAAGTAACTTCCATCAGAGTTGTCCACAAGTAAGACCTTCTGAATTTGTTGGTATAAATATACTGTAGCTGCATACATCTAGGAACTCCTTATAATATTTATGGTAAACAATGTCTTTAACAAACTAAACCAAAATTACCCCTTCTTGAGCCTTGTCGACTATGTGGGAAATGAACACATAGGCGTAATACAAAATCGAGGCGATACGCTAACAAGCATATATGACTTTGGTGATGTAATCGAAAGAGGACTCAAGGAAGAATACTTAGAATTAGCACATCAATGGTGGTGGGAGAGCAATCGAAGTATACCAATAAACTTGTTTTTAAAGAAGGATTGGGAACCATTTAAGTTTTGTTTAAAAACTTTTAGCAACAAACATCTACAAATAATTCATGGTCCTGTGTGTAGTTTAAAGAATATACAACGTAACAAAGGTAGGCGCCGTAGTATTATGCTAGTCCGCAAAGTGGATTAAATTCATATGCAATGCTACCAAAGCTGCATAACTGATTGCATGACTCTTTTTAAAGATAAACCCTTTGCTGTTGTCACCGTCAAATACACTGTCAAAGACTTGATCCCAGGGTTTATTTTGTAAATGTGCTTTACCAGGGCGTATTACACTTATAAATGCAGCCATTCTAGTTATACTGTCCGGACGCATTGATTGCAACAAGTTGGTATGATTACCAACATGAACCAACAGTTGAGCAAATTCAACATCTTCCCATAATCGTTCCCACGGTACTTGTGCGTTTTGCATTGCTGTGTAATGATTAGTATCTTTAATTAAATTGTATACATGCATATTTAAAAAATCAATTTTAAAATACCCACGTTCTTCGGCAGTTTCATAATCAATACTAGCACATTGATGTTTACTATCATATGGAATTTCAGTAAAGTACACACCACTATTGTGATTACGCACTCCTTTTACAGTGTCCATTCTTGCTGGCACATGTTTTAGACTATCTAAAACATGTTTACGATCTGCAAAGTCAATATCAATATCCATTATTCACCTATAGTATAAAAAGTTGTACCATTGCAATACTATTCATTACAACAAACCACCCACACAATACAATAGCAAAGCCTGCTTTGCGAATTACTGTGCTAACTACTCCAAGTATACTGCCTGCCAGGTACAACGGAATAAAAATCTTTGTTGCAGGATCCAGTACTGTTAATGTAAGAATTGCACTTGCAGAAACTAATAATATAGTTTCTGCTAATTCGCAATAATATGCAAGCGGTGAAAGCCTATAGCTTTCTTTAAAAAACTGTATCACTGGCTTAATCATTTACAAATCCTTTAAGTAATATTGATGTTTTAAACCAGTCTCTGGCATCGCTTAAATCTACAGTGGTGTCATAATGTTTACATAGTTTAGCACAGATATAACCTTCTTGCAAGACATCAAGTTCTGGTAATTTATCAATTTGGTTATTAATAATATCGGTAATTAACATACTACAAAAATTGTAGCTGTTTTTAAAAGGTTGGTTATTTAAAAATGTTTGATGTATGTTTCTAAACTCTTGTGTCTCTTCAAATGTATACCCAGTAAAGTTAGCAATTTGCTGTACAATATTTGTGAAACTATCTATATTATACAAATCCATAAAATCAATGCTCAAACTTTGTTGGGCTGTTTGACGCACACGTTCTTGTGTTAAACAAAACTGCCAAAAACCGCTGTTTTCTTCGGCCATAAATCCTTGATAAAAATAATCTCTCATTATCCATCGTGGACAATAAGGGTTGTTTTCATCAAACTCCCAAAATTCAAAGTTGTGTAGTTCAGTTAATTCTTTTTTAATGTACTGTGGTAATTGATGATATTCTTCTATACTATCACAATTGGGCCACTTAGGATCCTTGATATCTTTGTATCCAAGTATACTTTGGTTGATATAATTCTTGCGTATGCTATCAATCATTCCAGTGTTGGTAACTTTTAACCTATCATACAGTGTATCTTCTAATTTTCTTACATCAATATTTCCTTCGCCTGCACGTAAAAAATTGATCGCTATTAATTGCATCAAATGTTGCTGTTTTACTTGTATTGAAATTAGGGTACTACCTAGCACACTTTTGGGTTCAAATTGAAAATAATGTTTAGCCTCAAATTTAATTGGACTATAGTATTCTTTGGCATGACTCACACCACTGCTTTTAAAAGGACTAGGATTGGTTTTTACTCCGGCTAGAAATCTATTGCAAATGTATTCAACATAGTTGCCGTGTGCACCACCTGGAAAATCAATTAGTATCATTACCAACCTGCTGTTTTAAGTATGTGTTTTGCATATTTCATATCTTCTGGATACTCTTTAAACTTTTTAGCCCAAATATCACTAGTAATCCATGGCCAAAGCATTTCAATTTGTTCTTTATTTAACTTAGTCAACAACTCCTGGCCGCTATTACAGTTATACAACACCCATCCACTTATTCTACCTGTTGTAACTGCATAACACAATTCATTTATATTTCCATAACGCAAATAATCATGTGTTGGATTACCAGTTTTTTCATTCCAGCGTATGCTTTCTTCAATTGCTCGAGTGAGTGCATCGTTTACACTTTCTACTGTTAAGTACACCTCAAGAAATTCAGTATACAATCGGTCACTGCACCAATTGTCTAATTTTTTATTATGTTTGATTAGCCATTCTGTAAACTGTACAATGTTAACACATCTAATGTCTCTGCAAGAATAACCAAACTTTACAAATGCTCTGTAATATGCAGTGTTACTAAATTCTTCATATGTTTTTGTTTTTTTACTGCCCTGTGTTATTTCATAGAAACGTAGATATGCCTTGTAGCCAATTAATACCCCAGGTTCGTTACGATTTAAATATCTACGTTTCTTTTCGCACACATGCACTGCAAGAGTATTCTCCCTTTGAAATTCTTTTTTGCAATATTTACACTTGTATTTCATTTCTTAATAAGTACTAACATGCTACTCACACCTCTAACACACTTAGCTAATATTAACACAGCTTTGCTCATAGAGCAAGTGTTAAATATGCCATGGGCAAATGGTAAAGACAATGGATGGGCATACAAAGTAAACACTGCCCCAGATGGTAGCGATGCAGTTGTCAAACCAGGAGCCAATTTAAATGTAAACGATCCATATGTGTTGTTACCAGAATTTGAAAATACTCCTGTTGGAGATGCATTAAATTTATTAGGACCAGTTGGTGGTGCCTATTTAAGAAAACTAGATCCACGTAGGTATTACGGTGCCCACAGTGATCAAGATGATCGGTATCACTTAGCTATTACTACAAATCCACTAGCTGTTATGATGGACTTTGATAATCAAACTATACACCATATGCCTGTTAACGGTGTTTGGAGTTTAATGGACACTGGCTTAACACATACTGCACAAAATTATGGAACTGAAAGTCGGATACACTTGCACTGCCGATCACTTTTACCACATGCAACTAGTGGAAAACGGTTAGAGATAATAGCCAATTCTGAAGAAGAAATACAAAATCAATTTTGGTTTGGTCCACATGATCATCAATTAATAAATTGTGCCTTAAAGGACGGGCGTTTAACCGGATTAACTTACCAATCTCCTAATGTAATACTAATATCTATTGGGGATGATGGTACTGTATTTGATACTGTATTAGAACGCATACGTAATAAAGGGTTTGAATACAATATTACTGACTTTTAGAATCATGCCCTCGTTCTTTTAAAAACGCTCGTACATCTTTTAAATTGTTTATTTTTAATAGTACATCTAAGTCATCAGACTTTGTATTAGGAAATTCTTGTAAAAGTATTTTGCGAACCTTTGCATCAGTTCCTTTATTTTTCTTTTTAGGGCTTATCCAATTGTGTCGATGCGTTCCCATTCCTGGACTAATAGCTGTAGCACATAACCATTGTAGTTTAGGATGTTTGTTAATAGTAAAAAAATGTTTGTTTAAAAAATGATTGCAACTTTGTACATAGTACTCTTGCATTTCTCGACCACCGCTAACACAACTACTCCACCGTATCATAAGAAAGTTTGAAAACTTTTTTCTTTCTTCGTCAGTCAAACTGTCATAGAAGGCTCGATCTTTTTGATCCACACATCGCATTTCATTTGCTATGTTTAGTTTTTCACTCACTTGAGATATTCCTCATATGCATCAATAATACGTTGTTGTGCTTTTATATAGTCCCGCATTGCTTCAAAGTTTACGCTTATGTCCTCATAGTCTTGACCGCTGAGACCAAACACTGTAGCAGGCTGTCCTTTAGATTGCAGGGTTGTAATTGTTTCATCTATATTATACATGCTTATTGTCATCCAGTCAACCTCTCTTAATTTAACTGGAGTGATTCTTGGTATAATAACTGTTTTTTTATTAAAACTTATAGGCGGTTGAGGTAAATTACTGCAAGCACCAACAAACAGTGTCACAAAGACAATTAAATATTTTCCCATTTACCAAGCCTTGTTATAATCAACAATTTCACTGTTGCGGTTTACATCCTTAACAAAGTATACACATTCTGGCTTTGGGTCGTCACTAAGTGGCACACAAAGTAATTGTCCGTTTTTAAGTTTAGGCGCATACCATGTAACATCTTGATAGACATCAATTACTTCTACAGGGTAAAACTCGGGTCGAAAATCAGTTAATGGATTAAATTTAAATGCACTAAATCCTCGATCGTTTAAACTGGTCAATGGCAATACTTCAAGATCTCCAGTATCATGTTCACCAATTAAAAGTTGCCAATCCATTGGCATTTTTACTGTATGTTCTCCAATGCGTAACACCAATGCAGGGCTACTAAAAGACTCTAAGTAAATTAAAGGTATAAAGAAATAATCTGGATTAGTAGGATCACTATTGTCAAATATTGCAAAACGTAAATCACCAATTTCATCTGGCAGTGTTTCTAAGTTGTATGATCTATTTGTATCAAGTTGTAGTATTTTCATTTTAAGTCTCTTATCATTTAATTTTCATCCAATCTAATTTTTCAATACTAAAGGGATAATTTGCCTCTTTGTAAAATGTTTTTCTTTTTGTTAAATGTCGTTTGGCGTATTTACATGTACTAGTGATATCCCATATTTGCACATGATCTTTGTCCTCTGCTTTTCTTATCCCACGCCCGATACTTTGGATAACTCGAACAAAACTTTTTCCAGGTTCCAACAAAACCAAATTAAAGATACGGGGAATATTAATCCCCACAGCAGCCACCCCATAAGTGGCAATAATAATTTTACCTTGGGCAGTAGCCACTTCATCATACTCATCTTGCCTTTCACCTGATTTAGTACCACCACTAATAAAAACACTGTCAGGCAATCTTTGTTGTAATGCTGTGCCTGCACTAATTCTATCAACTAATACTAATGTATTTCCAGTTAAGTTAACTCGACTAACAAGTTCGCTTATAGTATCCAGTCTACCTGTTTCTTCCAATAAGTATTTTAATTCACTTTGATAATTATTATATTCTACCTGGTCAATTAATTGTACAATATTCACATGGCAATTTGCCAATACACCTCTCTCTTGTAATTCACTAGCACTCAGTTGACTTTCAACTGGGCCTATACTTACATGTAATGCTTCAAATTCAAATGCTTCCTTGGGTATTGTTCCTGTTAATCCCCAACGTATAGGTATTTGACTCATTACACCAGTTAATAGTGTTTTTAGTGCGTCTGCTTTAGCCATATGTACTTCATCAACTATAACACAAACAACATCTTCTAAAAAATCTTGTATTGTAACTTCGGCTTCAAAACTTTTTGTATTCTTTAACAGTATATTCAAACTTTGCCAAGTACAAATTGTATGTGTTTTACCAAATTCTTTTCTGTCACCAAAAAATACACCCACATCCAATCCCATGTTGATGTAATCTTTTTCAGTTTGTGTTACTAAACTTTTATTGGGAACAATAACAATACTACGTCCATATGATTCAATGCGTTGACTCAGTGCCGCAGTCATAATAGTTTTACCTGCGCCGGTTGCAATTTCCTGTAAACATTGTGGGTTTTCTAAAAACTTATTAACTATTTCAACTTGATAATCACGTAATGTTATACTTTCGCCAGCAGCTGGATGTTTTTCTGGCCATTTGATATGTGCAAATGAATTACTCGTTACTTTGTCAAAATCAAATGTGGTTGTATATTCACGCAGGTCACTTAATTCTATGTCATATCCTTCGTCAACTACCATCGGAAGTATTTGTGGCAATAAGTTTACATAGCTACTACCTCCCATTTGAAAAAATGCAATCTTGCCATCCCATCGTCCAAGTTTAACTGCTGGTAAATATCTTGCATAAGGTACAGGAAATTTAAATTTAGCATGCAGTTTTTTGCGAGTATCTAAATCTAAGCCTTCAAATTTAATATTAACTTCGTCTCGTACTATGAGAGTTGCTTGTTTCATTCTGCAATCATCCGATCAATTTTATTTTTAAAAGCATCAGTATAATGTGCTTGGCTAGCATACCCAGGATGTAAATCTTCTGCACTTACCGTGTCTTGTTGTAGAGATGCTAAACTGTTGTACAAGTTCAACCACAATTCACTACGAATTCCGCCATTGTATTTGTAGTCGTCGTGAACTTTATTGTACAAGGTTAATATTTCTTCATCATCTCTATTGTTTATATTATACATGACTTTTTCAAATTCGTCTAGTTCGTCTGGTAATGAAATGTTTTTTCTTTCAAAGTATTCACTGGGCCATGGCCCAAGGGTGTTAACAAATACAAGTTTACCACCTCTCATTGTAACTTGAATGTCACGTATTACATTCACAAATGCAACTAAGTCTAATAGATCCCAGTGATCGTTTTGTATTTTACGTAGTCGGTCACCAGTTTCGCCTAACCATTTGCTAGTAAAATGTCCACCGTCGTTTGTGTTTATACTGTGTCCGTCATCTCTAAGTACAGTGTGTGTTTGATACAATTCAAGTCCAACATTAAAACACCAACGAGGTATTGCACTCCAGCCAACTAATACTACATCATAATAGTTTTGTCGTAAGTGTGCAAGAGTTTGCATAAAAATACTATAGTTGTTTGCACCATCAACTGCATAATTGTTAATTATACAGTTAGGTAACAATGCATTGACCCATAGACATTTATCGTCTTGTTCATTGCGTAATCCATGCCCTCGGGTCATACTACAGCCAGTTACTAATACTTTTTTTGACATATAATTATTATACGTTATTAGGACGCATGTGTCAACAGATATTCAGACATTTCAGGAAAAATTTTTGAAAAGTTTGTGCCGCGGTATTGGTCATGCCATGCCGTACGTTTTACAAATGCATCATAATGCTCACTGTCATCATTTTCTAACATCAGTTGAGCCCATTTCCTTACATCAATAAATTTACTTTTATATAATCTTTTTATTATAGCTTGCTTGGCTTTACCATGCCAAACAGTTGGACGCATTTCATTTGGATCATGTACTCTGCCGCACCAAGGTTTTGGTAACCCAACGCTTTCGCACCATGCATAAAACTTGTCAAGGTAATAAACATTGTATGCACTTACAGTGTGGGCAACACTTAGCTCAACGTTAATGTATTTTATCTGTTTGGTTTGGTATTGTTTGATGTGTTGTAATACTGTATTCCAGTTTGCCGGATGTCTAATGTATTCAAACTGTTGATCAATACCATCCAAACTCAATTGTATTTCTACGTTTTTAAAATGTTGCCATCTAGTCCACCATTCGTCATTAGGCCAAATTGTAACATTTGTTGTATAGTGCAATGTCATGTGTTGAGCTTTGCCTGTTGTAATATAGTAGTCTAATAATTGATGTTGTGCTGGTACACCACTTAAAAATGGTTCACCGCCTGGAATGTCAATGTGCAACATATCAGGTGCCCATTTAACAAACTCTTCTACAAATTTATTTTTACGAAAGTGTACTGGTTTAATATCCATACCAGTTAAGTCTTTATATTCTTTGTGCCACCGACTACTAGCCCAGCTGCTGCATGTAATACATTTAAGATTGCATGTATTTCCAAATGCAATACTACTAGTTATAAATTCTTTTTTGATTAAGTCACGAGAGTCTAACACCGATTGCCAACGTTTATAATCCATTTGCCTTTTGCTTGGTATCCTGTTTTCTTCTTCTGTTTTACAACGTATACACCCAATTGGCCAATTACCTTGTTTGAAATCTTCTTTAACTGAAGTTAATGTATCGCTTTCAATATACTGTTCCACAGAATGATCAAAAATATTGTATTCAGATTCATTGTAATGAACATGACGAAACTTACAACAAGGTGCTATTGTGCCTTGTTGGTTAATATCAATATTTGTCCAGGGAGCATGACAGAAGATCATATCATTATTTAATCAAAAAAAGAGGTACTAGTATTAAACTAGTACCCCTTGTGGAGTATTTCACTCCAAGGTTACCGGGATGACTCAGGAGCTAGAAACGTGTAAGTATCATCCCGGTTGTTCTTATTTTGCGTATGCATTTCGCATGCAAGTTGACTTAGCTAAATTTCTCCAATTTGTTTTGCTAACTTTAGTTAAGTCTGCAATTTTAAGTGCCATACGCAAACTAACTTCACGCAAACGATCTTTATTTTCGCCCATAAAGGCAATAATTTCATCACCTGTTTCTGCATCAAAATCATAGTCAACAAACAAGTCGCCTTTGTTAAAGATCTGTTTAATACGCAAGATCTTATCACGCATGGTGTTTAATGTAAGATCCAAATAGTGACAACGTGATTGCAATGCATCCAAATGATCTTTAAGACGTTTGCTTTTTAGTGTTTCAAAGTTTAAGTTAGTAATAAAAATTACTCCGCCTTTAAAATCAAAACTATTTGGAATACCTTCATTACGCAATTTACTGCTGTCTGCATTCCAATGAATACGTCTACGTTTACCGCTGTCAAGTGCGGCTTTGAGAATGTTTAAACTCAAATCATCTAACAAAATACTATCACAATCATCAAACACTAGTACATGATTTTTATCTGCATGTTTGTAAAGTGTTGCATACAATCCAATTGGAGTCATTGCACCCTTAACAACCTCGTACTTGAGTCCTTTGCCTGCAATCTGTTCAAACAAACTTGCTTTTTCAAGTTCAGTTTCAACACCAAAACTTTTACCAACACCTGGAGGTCCTGTGACAATCATAGCACGTACATCACTGTTAATTGTAGCTTTGGTCATATCTTCAAGTATTTGAAAACGCTCTTCAATACGCTTGATTATTTGTTCATCTGTCTCAACATCTTGTTTGACATCAGTTACTGGGTTACCACCAATGTATTCAAACGAGTCTTTGTTATCAACTAACACTCGAATTTTATCTCGACCTTCAAATTGACCTTGCCCTTGCACGGTGAGAAACATTCCTTTTGTTCCTGTTTGTACAGGTTTGACTAATGAAAACACACCGTTAACTTCAACGCCGCGATACGTACCGTTTTTAATTTCAACTTTATTCATTTATTGCTCCTAATTAACACGATTTGTTTGTTGCTCTTTGTCAACTTATATTAATACAGTAACACAGTTTTATTACTATGTCAACCTTTATATTGCTATAATGGTTTTTTTAATCTAAACTTTATATCACAGTAACCACATATAGCTTCTCCGCCATCTGGTATTGTGTAGTATACTTTAGGATGATCCATTTGTTCGCCCATACACCAAGTTCTATTAGTATCACAGTATACAACAACTTCATTGAATCCGTCTACCCTTGGACTATGCTCTTCTGTCATCTTTTTTTTCTTTTTTGTTTTTTAACTGTTACATATATTATATGACACAATGCTCGTTTGAGCAACCTTTTCTTGGGCAACTAAGTCGTTGATTAATAAGGAATTGGAAAAAAAGTCAAGAAAAAAGGCACCCAAAAGTGCCTTTATTTTGGTATATTATACTAGTTCAAAATTAGCATAGCTTGTTAAGCTGTCATCAAATCTCTCAACACGATTAATAACAATAGCTGTACCACTAGCTGGAACTACATTAAATGCGCCAACTTTTGGATTACTAGCTTGATCAACTACCCAGTTTGTAAGCTGATCAGCACCATTGACTAGTCCAGTTGTTGTTGTACGTACTGCACCACCTGCATCAGTTGGGATTGCAAAAGAGTTTGTTGTACCATCACCGGTGTAACTTAGAGTTGATTTAATTAGTGTTGCTTCATCAAGTGGATCAGGTGTTTCAAGCCCAGCACTTACATTTAACGTACTAGTAAACACTTGGCCACTTTCAATTCCCCAGTTCCATTGTCCTAAAAGTTGACCGGCACTACGCGAAGGAGTAAGAGCAACGCTATCAATTTGTACACTACTGTTGGGATCTCTATAAACGCCATCTGAAGTAGTTGTATAATAGCAGTTAATATATCCAAACTCACCGGAACTAAACATATCACTTGGAGATGCAATGTAGCTAATTGGCATATAATTACTGTCAGCTCTTAAGAAAACAAAGTCTCCTTGTGTTGCTTCAATTTCTAAACTGTTTGTGCCAGCTGAATCAACTGCAACATCCCATGTATGTACTGGTGTTGCAAAAGCTGTTGACAATTGTGCATTTGTCATATCTACAGTATACGGATTCACTGTATCTGTTGGTACATTTCCGGTATAAACTGTTGCCCCGTCAAGTTTGATTGTTACTGTTGCTTGTGATGCGTGAAATCCCAAACCAATAATTCGTAATGTTTTTGCCATTGCTATGAAGCTCCTATTGAAATTCTGTCTCTACTATTTATGATGTTTTATTCAAACACCTTGAATAATTGTTCAACTGTATATTTAAACCTTTTTGTATCATTTTTAAATGCATCTTGATACTGCGGAACTGGATCTTTTGCATACTGTTGTAAACAACTGTATACCCACATCATGTTTTGATACAGTTCTTCGTGTTTATGTATTGGTTGTAATGTGTTTGCATAAGTCTGTGTATATTGTACTCTATTAATTGGTGTAATACGATTAGTATTTATATGCCGGGCAACTGATCCTAACACACCCAATAAGTTATCAGGATTTTTCATATCCCAAAATTCAATGTTGCAATGTGATTCTGGATACGGCATGTACATTTTTGTATATCGATGCATTTCCTCACATGTCTCTTGATAAAGATTGTTTCCTAACGCAACTGACTCTTGGATACTTTTTATATGCCATTTACCGTTCTTAATCCAGCTTAAAAAAGCACAAGTATGCTGTGTTGCTAATCCATTACAAGTTATATTAATTATACTGTTGTAGCGTAACTCACGTTTGGGTAATATATTATAATTGTGTAACAAAACAGTTTTATGTAACGATCCATGATTATCAAATAACCAACTCAAATGATGTGGTTCAATTATGTCGTGACGCGGTAAACGTAAATCAGGCTCTGCATGATGATTGGTAGATTTTTGTTGCATGTATGAATATCGTTGGTTCATTTGCACTACTTTATCTTCATAGTAACTGGGAAAGCATCTATAAATTTGCCCTAATAGAAAATGTCCCATTGCTCCTGGCATAAAGTTTATTATAATCATACCCAATAACCATTTATTATAGGATCGTTTACTTGATGTGGTTTAGGCGATCCGTGAAATATCATTACATTACACCCTTGAGGTAAAACTGTGCCTGCNTCAGGACGAGCATAATGTCTGCTACCCTCAAAACTCATTCCTCCATCTTTTGCTTGCCAGCGCCAGCTTACTATCTTTTGAGGATCAAAAAATCTAAATTGTTTAAAGTCAACAGTATTACTAATATAATCTTGATCACCAGGAAACCTACGCATAATTTCTTTTATATCACCTTTGCTAAAGTTTTTCCATACTCGATGATATTGCATTGTATCCCAGTACATCATACTACTGTTTATACCATTCCATTGTGGTCTCCATAAATGTTTGAAATCTCGTATAGCCCAAAGATATTGAGGATTGCATGCTAGTATCCAGTCTAAGTTTCCAGTAATAACAACATCTAAATCAAAATACAAAAGTTTTCCTGCAAAATGTTTTCTATCAAACATTTGGACTTTGTACCACCAGCTTTTTTTAGGACCGCTAACTCCATCCCATATAGTTAAGTCATGTTTAACAAATTCAGCTGGCACTGGTCTTTCAGGCTCAGTAAACACATGCAATCTTACTGGATAGCTGATGTTTCTTTTCAACATACTGTATAACTTTTCTACATACTGCCATTCATACACATCGCCATGTATCAAACATGCACAATTTACTGTATTATCCATATAAATTTTTGCCTTCTAAAAACATATTTACTGCATTTAAACGTCACTAAATAACTTTATGCAAGAAAAAATAGTACTAGTCACTGGTGGATTTGATCCACTCCATAGCGGACACATTGCCTATTTTAAGGCAGCAAAAAAATTAGGAAATAAGTTGGTTGTTGGTGTAAACAGCGATGCCTGGCTTACACGTAAAAAAGGTAGGGCCTTTATGCCTGGACCAGAACGAGTCAACATAATTCAAGAGTTAGGTATTGTAGATCATTGTTTGTGTTTTACAGACGACGATGATACTGCAATTGAAGCAATCAAAAATGTAAAAATGATGTATCCAGATTCACATGTTATCTTTGCAAACGGTGGCGATCGCAGTGCAGAAAACATTCCGGAAATGGTTTTTGATGATGTTGAATTTGCATTTGGTGTAGGTGGCGAAGATAAGAAGAATAGCAGCAGCTGGATATTAAAAAATTGGGAAAAACCAAAAACACAAAGACTCTGGGGAAACTATACTATACTTGACAAGCAAGACACATGGCAAGTTAAAGAACTATGCTTTGATGTCAACAAATCACTAAGTGATCAGCGTCATTTTGTTCGTAGTGAGCATTGGTGTGTAGTTGATGGACTAGTTAAAATGGAACTAGAATACCCCAATGGTGATAAACTATCAAAAACATATGGTCCAAGTGAGAGTATTGATATCCCCACCATGACGTGGCATAAAGCCACTAATATAGGAGATGTGCCTGCCAAAGTGATAGAAGTTTGGATGGGCACTACATTACAAGAAGACGACATTGAGAGGCGTACATAGTGGAACATGATGTAATACAAGGTTGGACAATTATTAAAGATGACAAAACACTCATACGGGCATTAAAAAGAACTAGTAGCCCGTTGTTGGAATCTTACCAGAGACAACAAATTGAAACAGCCATGGATCTTTGTGAGAACTATCGTACAGGAATTGACATTGGTGCAAACTATGGACTAATGTGTCAGCACATGAGCCGTCGCTTTCAGCAAGTGCATGCATTTGAAATTGAACCCAAGGTTTACAAGTGTTTAGAAATGAACATGGCAAAGTTTAACTTAGACAATGTCAAAACTTATGCCCATGGCATAGGAGAAATAGAACAAAATGTAAGTTTAAATTACAATGCAAAAAAGTCAACATTTAGTACACATGTTACCCCAGGCAGTGATGGAGATATTCCAGTAAAACCACTTGATTCACTTGAACTAACCGATGTTGACTTTATTAAAATAGACGCAGAAGGTTATGAACCTTTGATTATCAAAGGTGGTATTAAATTAATAACAACACATCGTCCTGTAATTTTATATGAATGCAAAGGGCATGAAGCTAGATATGGACATTCAAAAGATACAGTCTTAGAAATATTAAGCCCTTTGGGGTATCAATCAATTGCTTACGCTGGCGGTAAAAATAAAATCATAGGTGTAAAGTGAAACAAGTTTTTAATTACTGGATGCCAGATAGTGATAATCATTTTGAACGTTTAATTAAAAAACGTGTAAGAAATGGCGGGCCGCCGCAATATCAAGATGATGTTAGAGACGAAGCATACAAGTATGTAACCGATTTTTCTCTTGCAGTTGATGTTGGCGCAAACGTTGGTTTATGGGCTGTGCATTTAGTTGAAAAATTTGATCAAGTCATTGCATATGAACCAATGCAACAAGTTTATGAATGCTTACATTTAAATGTGCAAGGATTACCAGTGCAAGTTAATGAATGTGCATTAGGTAATACAAACAGTCAAGTAATAATGGAGTACGATAGCAACAATACTGGTAATAGTTTTGTTAGTGAAGTTGGTGAAGGTGATATATCAATCAAAAGAATGGATGATTTAAATTTACCAAAGTTTGGTTTATTAAAAATTGATTGTGAAAGGCACGAGTTACAAGTATTGCAAGGTGCAATGAATACTATACTAAAGTACAAACCTGTTATAGTATGCGAACAGCATCCTGATACTGAAGAATGTGCAGGAAAATATTTAAAAATGCACGGAGCAAAAGAAATTACTAATGTTAGGAAGGATTATATCTTTGGATGGTGATAACATAAACGAAGAATTAGAAACCCTGCATGTATTTGTAGGTTGGGATAGCCGCGAAGATATTGCCTATCGAGTATGCAAGCAAAGTATACTTGATCATGCTACTGGTCCAGTTAAAATTGTACCCCTTAAACAGAAAAATCTACGTGGGGCAGGATTGTATACCCGAGAAATTGATACACTTAGCAGTACTGAATTTACGTTTACCCGATTTTTAATACCCGAGTTGTGTAATTTTAAAGGTTGGGCATTGTTTGTTGATTGCGACTTTGTTTTCTTGGATGATGTTAGGAAATTATTTAATGAGCGTGATGACAAATATGCAATAATGTGTGCCCATCATGACTACACTCCAACTGAGTCTACTAAAATGGACGGACAAGCCCAACACTTGTATCCACGTAAAAATTGGAGCAGTTGTATGCTAATCAATTGTGGACATGTAAAGAACAAGTTTGTTACAGCAAAAGTAGTAAATCAACAGACTGGGAAGTATTTGCATCGATTTAGCTGGATTACTGATAGATACTTAGGAGAGTTTTCACACGAATGGAATTGGTTAGTAGGTTGGTACCATGAAGGTGTTCACGGCACACCCAAAGCGTTGCATTACACAGAAGGCGGCCCATGGTTTAAAGAACATGAAGATTGTGAATATGCCAATGAATACTATAAAGTTGAGAGAAGGTGTTTGCACCAACAATTATTTGACACTCAAGAAAAATTAAAAGCACCGTACTGGGAAGGTAAAGAAGAGCCAATCGATCATTTACCTTTTAGTCTTGAAGCCCGAGCATATTTAAAAAAAAGTTTTGAAAGACTCATAGACCCAAAAGATAGATATTTTGATAACAAGGAGCTAGATCAAATGCGACACCCAGATAGTAAAACAATAAGATGTGTTTCAATTGAAAGCGATGCACCTTATGAGGAAAGAGGATTAAAATACGATCCTATATGTGTTAATTTTGTTAAAGGCTCTAATGGCAGAATATCAAGTTACAATCGAGAAAAGAAATCAACTACTCCGTTATTGATCCGAGGTCTCAGTGGAAAGTGCCAGGAAGCAATCAAAGACTGTATAGCAAATGGAAGAACTTTTTATTATTTAGATACTGGGTATCTTGGTAATTTTAAACATAAAACGTATCACCGTATTACTAAAAACGGTATGCAAAATTTAAGTGAAATAAGAAAGCGGCCGCACGATAGGTTAAACAAGATAGGATATCACTTTCCTGAAAAGAAAAAACGAGGTGATGAAATATTAATTTGTCCACCCAGTGGGAAAGTAATGAAATTTTACGGGGAGGATCCCGACAAGTGGATGTATAATACTGTAAAGGAAATTAGAAAATTCACCGATCGTCCTATTAATATGAGAGATAAACCTACTAGAACCGAGCGTATTAGTTCTGACACTATATGGGATGCATTAGATAAAGCATATGTGTTAATAACATATAATAGTATTGCTGCAACAGAAGCAATGTTACATGGAGTACCAGCTATTGCTCTTGCTGCTAATTCTGCCAGTGCATTGTGTAACACAAAAATATCTGATTTAAATGATTTATATATTCCACAAAAACAAGATGTTATTGAATTTGCAGCACATTTGAGTTATTGTCAATTTACACCTCAAGAAATGTTGTCAGGATTTGCATGGGAAATGCTAAATGAAAGTAGTTAGCTATTTAAAATCAGTTCCAGGTAGAAATAATAAACCTCAAAAAATACAACTCCTTCAAGATTTTATCACAGGAGTCTGTGCATGTGGCGATCAAGGAATTATTCATGATGGATTTGATGTTATCCCAAGTGACTTAAATATGATACAAGGTTGGGTGTATGAGCAAACTCATACTCCTCACTTAGATTTGCGCCGACGAGTAATTGAGTGCAATGCAAGAACTTTATGTGCCGATGCAAACTTATTCCTGTATTCAAATTCAGCAAATCCATGGGGGTATTTACGATACAGCATTGATGGTATTTTTCCAACTACTGGAATATACTTTGATGATAATCCGCACCGACATCGATGGAAGAAAATACAACGCGAAACCCAAATTGAATTACTACCTTATAAAACTAGAGGAAAATATATAATACTCTGCTGTCAACGCAATGGTGGTTGGAGCATGGATGGAATTAATATACAAGATTGGATAATTGAAACTGTAAGAAAAATTAGAGTTCACACAGACCGTCTTATCGTAATACGAGCTCATCCAGGGGATAAAAGGGCCAAAGAGTATCTGACTGGAAAAAACTGCCGAGTAAACAATTTGCATAACACTACTATAAGCCCGTTTGATACTCCACTTGAACAAGACTTACACAAAGCATGGGCTGTTGTTAATCATAACAGTAGCAGTATAGTTGGTCCTATCATACAAGGTTTTCATGCATTTGTAACTGACCCAATTAAAAGCCAGTGCAAAGAAGTTGCACATAACGATTTTAGTAGAATTGAAAATCCAATTGAGTTTGACAGACAAGCATGGTTAGAACGTATTAGTATGTTTCACTGGAGCTTTGAAGAACTACGCAGCGGCGAGGCATGGCGTCACATGAGGAAATATATATGAAGAAAAATATAACAGTATTAACAACATTTCATCCAGATGGAATGAGAAAGTACGGACAGCGTTTTTTAAATAGTTTTGTACAACAAGTAGACAAACGTATTAAACTATTAGTATATGTAGAAGATTGTATGCCTGACAACCCTAATCCTGGCCAAATAGAAATAATTAATGCAAAACAAGCATTACCAAAATTAAATGCATTTAAAGAACGTTGGTGTAATATACCTAAAGCAAACGGTGATATTAGTAATGAACCGCAACGCAGTCGTAAAGATTGGCAAAAAACATTTAAATGGGATGCTATACGCTTTGCTAACAAGACATATGCTGTGTATGACGCTTGTACACGCTCTAAAGACTGGTGTATATGGATGGATGCAGATACATTTGTACACAGTGAATGGAGTTATGAACAGTTTGCAGAACAATTACCAGACAATGCCTGGATTACATATGTAGGTAGAGGAAAAGGATCACAGACTTGGCCTGAGTGTGGATTTTATGGATTAAATCTAAATCATCCAGTGTGCCACGAGTTCCTTAAAGAGTTTGAACGTATGTATGAAGATGCTGAACATGGTATTTTCACATTAGAAGAATGGCATGACAGTTATGTATTTGGTCATATACTTAATAAAATGAAAGCAGACTTTCCAACTGCACACGATTACAGTGCTGAGATGTATTTAAAAGAAGCAAAATCAGGCGGGGGAGGGCATCCCTTAATTAATGGTGCACTTGGCAAATGGCTTGATCATATGAAAGGTGCCCGTAAGGATACAGGTAAAAGTTTGGCTAAAGATATAATGGTCAATCGACCAGAGGCGTACTGGAATTCATAATGAAATTCAAGCTCTGGAGAAAGTATGGAGCACTAAATGCAAAATCTATTTTTGATGCTTTTGAGCATAGTTGTATTGCTAATGGGCACCACATTGGTAACAGTGATAATATTAACGATTCCGATGTTCATGTTATTTGGAGCGTTTTGTTTCACGGTAGAATGGCTCGTAACAAAGATATTTGGGCCCATTGTCAAAAACTTCGGAAACCAGTTATTGTCCTCGAAGTTGGTAGTATCAAACGCGGAACAACATGGAAAGTAGGACTAAATGGAATTAACAGAGATGCTTACTTTGGTGAGCAAGACAATGATAGGTCTAGGGCTGTTAGCTTGGGACTGGTTTGTAAACCTTGGAGATCCAACGGGGATTTTATTTTAGTATGCGGACAACACGATAAGAGTTTACAGTGGCAAAATATGCCACGTATGAGCAATTGGTTCTTAGAAACATACGACGAAATACGTAAATACACACAGCGTCCAATTGTATTTCGACCACACCCACGTTGTAGATTAGAACATATAGAACGTGGACTTAAAAATGTACACAGACAGGAACCACAACATGTTAACGGCACCTATGATGACTTTGATATGGATTTCAATAATGTGTGGGCTACTGTCAGTTACAGCTCAAATCCGGGGACGCACTCTTGTGTCAATGGTGTTCCTGCTTTTGTTAGTACCCATAGTCTTGCTTACGATGTGGCTAACGATATAGATTTTTTATACGATATAGAAAATCCTCTACTGCCAGACAGGCAACAATGGCTCAACGATATTGCCTGGAGTGAATTTACAGTGGAAGAAATTGCTAACGGATTACCACTTTCTAGATTAAAATCAGTAATCACTATATGAAATTAAAGAGCCACCTAACCAAGGTAATATTAAATCACGTTGTCTAGCTTTAGCATATTTTTCTACACCAGAACACAATGTGCTTGGTAAAAGCCCTGCTTCGGCTAAATCATACCAAGTAGTAGTACGGGGATCCATTGGCTTTACTTCGCTTTTGTACACAATAGCATGTAACCAAGGATCATCTCTTTCTTTTTTAAAAAATCCGCCGGCGCAATCAAATCCATTAACAGCAAGTGCATGTATAAGACTTATAAGTGTCCAGTTATAATACACGCCGTGCGGTTGATCAAAGGCTTGCCTTCTAAACTCCATAACAGTTTGTTGCGGTAAAATAATTACCAGCATCCCGTCTGATGTGAGTGCTTTATTCCAATTTTTTAAAGTAATAAGTGGATTTATTGCGTACTGAAAAGCATCGTGGCACCATATTACATCAAATTTTCTTTTAAACGGATCTTCAAAGTCCTGCCGTTGATAACTTATGTTTGGATATTCATTAGCAACCAGTAACTTTTCTGTAGTGTCAACTCCAGTACATTTGATATTTAATAGCTTTTTATGCTCATCCCGAGTAGTACGAGTTGCCCACCATTCAATGTCATTGCCTTTTCCGCAACCCATATCAGCTAATGTTCGCACACTCATCATAAAATCATCAAACTGGTATAGTTCTTCTAAGGTTTGCAATGAATGCTGATGACTCAAGTCCGCTGATGAAAATGTCAAACTCTAATCTCCTGTATTTTTAAGTTATCTTCTCTTGCTTTTGTATCCATGGGTTGGTGCCAAGCAAAATATAATTTAGCCGAGCTGGACCAGGTGTCAGCAAACATACTTTTGTAAAAAGCGTTATCTCGATTGCGCCAATCCTGTATAAGTTGTTTTTTCTTTTTTGATGGAACACTGGGATCAACATCGGCAATTAATACAAATTTAGTTGCAGTTTGTTCAAAGAATTGTTTAAGTGCAGGTAAGTCTTCATCTGGGATATGTTTTATAACTTGCATACACAATATAGCATCAAACTTGGCACCCTTGGGAGGAAATTTATTATATTTAGAAACACAAGGATCGTACAAATAAGCATCTTCAATACCAATTTTATCCATGTAACCTTTTTCGTACTGTAATCCCTTACCACACCCGTAATCAAGTATGTTTTTAATATTGTAATATTTTGCTAACTTTTTAGTGTATTTAAGATAGTGCTTACTGTCAGTTCCAGACCATGTAGGGTTTTCTAAATGAAACTCTTTGCCTTTTTCAATTGCATTCTGATGTGCTTGTGAAAATATCAAACTCTAATATCTTCCATGCCAGCAGTACGCAATCTTACAATGTGTCCCATTTGCCATTGTTTTGTTTCTAATCCTTTAAGTATACCCAAGTATGTATTCCGAAGTAATGCAACTTCATTGATCAACGTTTCAAAATCAATAACTTCATCCTCACCATCTACATACTTTTCAGCATCTCTACTAGAAAGTGCTTTTGCATATCCTTCAAGATATTTTTGAAAATGCTTGCGTCTAATTTTTCTAGCTTGTATATTTAAATAATTTAATATTGCTTCAATCTCTTGAAGTTGATTAAATCTGTGTTCAGTAACGCCTGGTAATTCTTTTATAGCAAGTTCTACTAGCCCAGAAACAGTACATTCTTTTTTAGCTTCTATTAATTCTTTGTTATAGAATTCAATAAAGTTTGGAATTTCTCCTAAACTAGCAGTTACTCGCCTATACCACATTAATAATCATCTTCTTCTGGATTAAAGAAATAGTCATCTAAGTTATCAGGATCGTCTTCCTCGTCGTTAACATCTTCTTCAAAAAATAAGCTAACAATTCTATCAAATTCAGGATCATTTTGAAACACGTCATGAATGTCTTGACTGGAATGTCCACTATCAGACAACACAGATACAACAGTTTCAATAGATTCCGATCTATCATTAGTTTCAAAATGTTCTCTTAAATCTTGCCATACTTTGTAAACCAATTCTAATGATTTACTATCATTCTTCGCCATTCAGTGCCTCCTGTTGTTGTAGTTCATCCATGTATGTATCATCGTCGCTGTCAAGAATTAATTTATCAGTATCAGCCATTTCATCAAGATAACTTACTTGTGCCATTAATTTATCTAAACACCCATCAGCATTGCTTTCCCATGCTTTACGAAATTGCAAGACTTCCTCACCGTTGTTTGATTTAAACTGTAGTCGATTACCAACTTTAGTTAACAATCCTCTTTTCTCAGCCATGTCAACAAGACCACTATAGGGGTTCATACCTGTTTCATATGGGATCTTTACTTGTAGACTTTCAAAAGGTTTGGCATAACGTGTTTTCATAACTTTACATCCTGCACGTATGCCACGCACATCACTAATTTTGTTGCCAGCTTCATCTTCTTTTAATTTCATCTTTTTCATCGCAACAACAATACTACTTGCGTACACAAAGCCTTGACCACCTGAGATCTTATCGTCTGGATCAAACATATCTTGCGAAGCATATGTGTGGTTAGTACATACCAGCCCAACATTGTAACTGCCAATCATGTTAACTGTGTTACGCACAAGTGCAGTAAGTGCTTTGGGTTTACGACCTAAATCACCTTTCATGTCACCTTTGTTAAACTGATCAACATCTGTGGGAGTTAACAACATACCTAAACTGTCAATAACAAACAACACTTTAGGGCGTTCTCCGTCGGGTAATGCTTTGTAATCACTCATAAAGGTACTAATAGTTTTTGCAACATCATCAATCATTGACATTGAAAGTTTTAGTAATTTATCCTCCTCAGTGCTGACTCCCAATGCATGTAACCATGCTTCGTCAAGTGCGTTCTCACTATCAATTAGCACAACAAAAATGCCTTGTTCTTGTGCATACTTAACAATATTACCACTACAAATATATGATTTACCAGCACCGCTTTCACCTGCAAATACTGTTACCTTTCCTAGAGGAACACCTCTGTTAAAGTCGCCACTAATAAGATAGTTTAGTGCATAGTTGCCTGTGCTAATCCAGTCAGTTGGATCATGAAAGCCAATGCTTAGTCCGTCAATGCTTTTAGTAATGTCCTTACGGAATTTACTTACGTCAAATGGTTTACCTGCCATGTTGTTTCCTCTACTATGATATGTTAACTATTATAATAACTTATTTTTGTCTATTTGTCAAGTCTATAAATTATATCTTTTAATATACTTGTTGTTCTTGGAAAATGATTTAAATCTTGACATTTTATCTCATATCCATGTTGTCTTAATTGTTGTTGTATTATTGCTTGTTCCATTATGCTAAGTTCAGGGACATCAACTGGTACAGTAAATCCCAAAGTTGCATGTATTATATCCGTAATTAGCACAGCTCTTGCACAAATTGGGCTTTGTACATCCTTCCAGTTGTTTATCATCGATGTGAAGTCATCTTCATCTTTCATGTCAAGATTGTAATGATCAAACAAACTGCGTATTACATACCTAGGTGATAACAATAACTGTGAAAAGTTAATAACAAACCAATTGTCAGGAGCTTGAGTACTTGCAAGTAAAGTTTTTTCAAATATGCCATCTAATACATAACTTAAATGTTCACGTTTTTGCCAAGTTTCTAGTTCACTATAATCACTACATCCCCAACTTGATAAGTTTTCTGCATTGTTTATTGCTTTATAAAGCAAATTGTTAGGATCTAATAGATCATCTTTGTGATCAAACAAACACCAACACTGTATCATTTCAAAGCTATTGCCAATCTTTACAAAAACTTTTTGTGTCTTGTGGCTCTCTAATATGTCAAATGCTACAGGTATATCTTTGTTGTATCCTGGATAGATTACACTATACACATGATCTTGGACTTGGTTAGTACTGTCATTGACCATAAACACATGTTCTCCACGAGAATAATTATGAAATGAACCGTCGTCTGCTGGTGCAATTTCATTTAAACTTTGATATTGCACACTATATCTACGCAATACTGCTTCAAGCATACTACCAAACCCACCAGGTGGATAAACAATTACAGTTTGTATAGCCATGGAAAAATATCCCTATGATTAATATTTCGACGCTTGTCCATCTCACTTAGACGGTGTTGACTATTTTCTAAATTACCATTAAATGGTTTTCTTAAATGATCTAAAAGCACTTGATATCCATGTTCCAGTAACCAGGTGCTGTTGGTGTCTTGCCGTTGTATAATACGATCTTCTAAAGAATGTTGCAATTCAATTGGCAAATTTCTCACGTCTAGATAACTTGGTCCAGTAATAGGACCAAGTACTATACTATTGTTGTGCATGCCTTGGTCAGTTAACCAATCAATAGTATCAAACAAACTATGAGCATTTAGTATCAACCAAAGCATGTTAAAACTAATTTTGTGATCTAATTGTGTAATAATTTTGAAGTTTTGTTTAAATTGTTCCCAATTACCACCATGGCGTATATATTCAAATTCAGTACTCATTGAGTCAACACTTATAATCCAATGTACATTTTTAAATTCACACAACTGTTCAAATATACCAGTATTGGTTTTACTTAGATTTGTGTTCACTCTAATGTTTAGCAATGGGTTTACTTGTTTAAGTTTTTTGAGTACTTGTTTATTTTCTTTGATCATTAAAGGTTCGCCACCAGCAAAGTAAATATTCTTTAACTTGTGTGCATTTTCTAACACATAGTCAAGTAAATCTTGCCTACTGCTATTTTGCATATGTATCTTTTGATTGAGTTCTTGTGCCCATTTACTACTGCTGATTGGATCACAATACACACACGCAAAATTACAAGTGTTTCTCCATCTAAGATCAACTGTGTTTAGATCAAACGCATCGTCGTCAGTATAAAGATCATACGGAACTCTAGCTAATTCTTTAAGATAATATATTCTATTGCTTATAATATTAGTACGCAATGGATTGTTTTGTTCTTTTATGTGGCATGTTTCACAACTACTGTGCTTTATACCATTTAACATTGCTGTCTTAATTTCTCGGTTATGATCACTAGCCAACACTTCTTGTATTGTATTTTTGTTTATGTTGCCAATTTCATCTTGGGATGCAACACAGTTTTTAATACTACCATCAGCTTGCATAATAAACCCAGTCCACGGACATGGACAGAATGTACCATTTTTAAGTGCAGTTTTTGGATCCATTAAATTTGGTTATCCTTATTGCTTAACCATCCAATACTTATTTCTTCAAGATGCATACCTTGTGCATGTGCTGTTACATATGTGTCAACAACAGTTTTTGCCCACACTGTGGTGTTACATGCATTTGTTTTTCCTGAGTGTGTCTGTATATTACCAGGTTTAATCAAACACATCTTTGGCCCATGCCCAAAAAATTTTAATTGGTTGTGTGCATCCTCAAGTGCAAGTTTTTGATTGCGATACATATTCATATCAACTGGATCAAGATCTGTTATATCAGTAGTACTTGGACATTGTGTTAGCATTGTACTAATATTCCAAATTATATTACCAGGGCATTCTTGCCAACATTTCCAAACTCCGTATAGTAACTGTGTTTGTGCAAAATCAACTTGGGCATTGTTAACAAACATATCACACTGTTTAATCAAATCAACTATTTTAGGTGTAATACGAATGTTATAACCATTACGCTTGCTTAATCCAACAATGTCATGTCCACGATATGATAATTCTTCACTTAATGCTAGTCCAATCCCAGCAGTATCACCGGTGATAGCAATCTTCATAATAGTCCTCCATTGCTATGTTTCGTAGTTTATCTTGTTTAGTAATAAACTCATCAAGTTGTGTAGTATTGTCTTGTAATGTTGCAACTGTGTCTAATGACACATTAGCTGTTAGTCTATTATAATATCGAGCATCTAATGCAGAAGGGAATGTTAAAAAACTCCAGTCATGATTAATGTTGTTTGTATTACAATATTTAATTATGTTTGGTAAATCCATTGCGTTTAACGAGCTAACTGTAGTCCATGCTTGTAGTTCTAAATTACTATATTGATCACGTAATTGTTTATATATGTTAATAACTTTTATATAGTTGTTCCATTTAATTGGCCAACGCACATAATCGTGTATTGCGCCTATACCATCTAAACTTGCTGTTACAATTACTTTAATTCGTCGTTGTAGTAATTTTTCAATGGCTCGCATTGGCCTACTACAATTAGTATTAATCCTAATGATTTTTACATTTGGCGGTGGATTTTCAAGCAACGTTTGATAGCGTGGACTTGCTGTAGGTTCGCCACCATTTATATCTAACTCAATGATGTTTTCCCAAGGTAGTGCATCCAGTAAATGTTCATTATTAACTTTAATCCTACTGCCATCCAATGCACCAATTTTTGTGCTTAGATCACTGCTACAGCTTTGACATGCACTATTACATATGTTGTCAAGTACACCACCAACAATTAAATAGTTAGAATCAAATTTTGATAATAATCGATCTCTTTCAATACTAGAAAGTCTAATACTACGTTGTGTTACTGCTTCAGTATCTCTACAGCGTATACATTCTTTTGGCCAAGTTTGATTTAAAAAATCTTCTCTTACTCTAGCCAACCATTTGCTATTTTGCATTTGTTCAACATTTTTAAATCCATGTTGGATTGTCATATGACCACATTTTCCAATAGTGCCATTGCTGTTTAGTCTTGCAAAATGATCAAGTCGTGGACAATACATTACTAATTGAGCTACTAGTCCTTGTTAACACGTGATATGTATCACTGTAGTTTGATTTAAAATAATTTCTAAATTCATACCAATTAAAACTTTTGCCATCAAGTTCACGTAATATATCATCAAGATAAAACCAAAAATCCAGTTTTTTTTGTTGCTGTAATACGTTACGACCCCAATCAGCTTCATACTTAAACCCATGTGGGTTATGATTATTAGGGAAGTGTTGAGAAAACGTTTCAAATTTATGAAAGTTTATAGTACATGTAGGGTTTACATAACGTGCCAAGTTAAGTAACCAATGGAACTGTGGTAGATAGTGCCTGTTTAAAAAACTAAACTCTTTAGCAAACCATTCAGCAGTTGCTAAGTCTAAATTATGATCACGTTTAAGCCATTGCAACCAGGTATACAGTCCACTTAAATATCTAACTTTTGGCGGGCGTATAAAAACATCTATGTTTTCTAAATCATATATTTGATGATTTTTAGCAATTTTCCAGTTGTTTTGTTCACTATACCAACGAAGTGCAGTACTGCCATTCTTTTCAATTAGATATGGTGATAGACTGTGAGGCGTTATTAGCACCTCACAGTCTTCTGGATATAAGAGCCAATCCAGTTCAGTTAGCATGTGCTACTGTGTTGCTGATTGTTTAGCACGGATCATTGCAAGAATGTCCTCTGCTTTATCGCTCTTAGGTGCCTCTGGAGGAGGAGTTGTAACTGGGTTAACTTCTGGTGCTTCAGTTACTGGTGCAGCTACTGGTGCAGCTACTGGTGCAGCTACTGGTGTTGGTGCAGGTGCTGTGTTAGCCACAGGACCCATTCCCACTGGACGGAAGTACGATCCCCAACGATCTAAATCATAGCTTTGTCCATCTACGCTTGCTTCAAACATCTCTTTCATTACTTGAAGAGCTGCATCGTCAGGACGTTTTGGAAGAAAGTCATTTAACGTAAACAAACCATGTGTGTCTACTGCGGCTTGTTCATCCGCTGTTAAAGGAGTTTCTTTACGAGCCCATTTACTGGTGCTATAATCTGCATAACCACCTTTAGAGGTTTTACTAATACGAAAGTCTAACCCACGCATAGTATCAGTTGGAATTTCCTCAAGCTCAGGATCCATTAACGCACTCTTAATAACAGTAAAGATTTGCGGTCCCATAATGAAACGTCTAATGGGATTTTCTGGAGCACGATCATCACTAATTGGGTTTTCACGTACAAAGCCTTGCATAATATATGAACGCTTTTTCCAATACTTACGACCCATATCTTCAAGACTTGGATCTTTAAACCAACCACGTACTTCTGCAAGAATTGGACAGTTGTCTCCCCACATCTCAACACAAGGCACATGAACCATAGTCATTTTATTGTCCATGCTTCCCTTGACGCCATTAAATGGAAGTTTGATCATTGCCCGCTCTACCCAAAAGAACGTGTTATTACTATCGCCATCAGGTAAGAAACGCATTAACGCTGACTTTCCTTCATCCATGTTCCAGTGGGGGTATACTACGCTATCAGAATCTGGAGCTCGTCCACCTGATTGCTTGTTTTCTGCTTGTGCAAGTCTTGCACGAATTTCTGCTAATGAAGCCATAATGTTTATCCTTTTTGCCTACGAGTAGCTACTACTACTCTTTCATTTGCCTATGATACGCAACTACGTATCTTTGATTGCCTATACACTCACTGTGTATATATTACTAATATACATTGGTCACAGTGTAATGTCAAGTTATTTATTAAAAAGTTTTACCGTTTGAGTTTTTATAGCATTCCAGCTAAACGTTTAAGAGACTCGCTGCTCATATTACTTGGGGTAGTCATCATAACACCATCAGTGTCTAAATCTTCATTTGGTGTTACTGGACGATCATCTATGTTAATGTCAATTCCCATATTTTCTAAACGAGCTATAATAGCAGGTCTTGCATCTGCATCAGGATTATCAAGTGATAACTCGTATAGTGTATCAAACAATTCATCATCACCAATGTATCCGTAAATTGCGTTGGTTGCGTTGGTTGCATCTGGTCCTAAAATTAATGGTTCCGCTAGTAGTTGTTCAAGTGCTTTTATTTCTTCACGTGTTTCTGGAACAGCCCAAGTCCCTTCGGTTACATCTTCAACCCATTCACTAAATTCATTTACTTCTTTCATTTTTTCTTCTCCTACGTTATTTGCCGCTGAGGCTATGCCCAAACGTGCAAGCATCGGTAGTGCTTCTTCAATGCGTTGATCAATTGATTGTTCAACAAAATATCTCTTTAATACCTCTGTTGCAATTTCACTCTCATGTATTTTACCGGGATCAAAGTCATGTTTGGCTCTGGCATATCCTCTGTCACTGACCATTTTTTTAGCTTTACTCTTTAGTTTTTTATAATGCTGGATAGCAGTTTCCACCATAGCATTTCCTGCATCTTCGTATGTTTTATTACGTGTAGCATTAATAAATTTTCCTAACACATTCATTTCTTCCATCATATCATTAATATGAGTACCTAATGCATCGTAAGGAGTTCCGCCATTTTTAACATGACGAGTCATTATTTTTCCACCTAAAATATTTTTAAAAGGTAGCTTAAATCTTTCGCCTTCTGAATTTTCTACGTATAACTTATCAACTTGAGTATATCGTTTGCCATTTTCCCCAATTGGATTTTTGTGTTTGATCATTAATCTAGCACCATCCTTAGGGCCATTGTAGCTAACATCTTTTTTGCCATAGTACTGACCTTCAAACAGACCCTCATTAATTGCTGCTATTCCTTGCATGGTATACTTTAGTTTGTTAATGTTGTTAACTTTAAAGTTTAACAAATTACGAGTGGCAAATTTTTTAATCTGTGCAAGAAAATCATACCATTCGTCCTTGTCTCCAAGTTCCATTGTTTTGCCAAGATTGTCTCCAAAGAAAACCTGCAAGTCTCCTTCTTTGCCTAGCAAAATAACAACTGTGCCGTAATTTTTTTCGTCACCGCGATATTCAAAGCTAAACATTTCTGCTTCAGTAGGATTAGTGATAGGTTTACCACTAATATCTAATAGTTCTGGTTCAAATCCTTTTGTTACCAAAAGGTTAAACAACATATTGTTACTTGAGTTATCCATAATGTTATTTATTACATTGACATGATAAAGGGTAAAGGTTCTTGCGATGGGTCATTGTGATCTCTCATTTGTGTGTCTAATTCTACGTGATAAGTTTGTAATATTTGTAACATCCGAACAACTAATAATGTAGACATAACTAGATCATCATGTTCTCCAGTTTTTGCTGAATAACTTGTTCCTAATGCTACAAAGTTTTTAAGTTCGCTTATAAGTCCAGCACTGTTGATACGCATCTTTTTACTTTCAACTAAGTTTTTAAACTTACTACAAGCTGCTAACTTTACTTTATGAGTAGTGTTAAATCCTTTTCTAAAACGACTTGCATTTTTAGATCCAGATTCGCTTAAAAAGTAACCTTGGATATTCTCTTCACCGTATTCATTAATACTAATCAATGCGGCTTCTCCTATACTGTTGTTTTCAACGCTATAGTATATACTTTGAGGATTTTTAACTATTACATTTATTGCTGTTATAATATCAGAAAGTATCCGAATTTGGGTAGGTATATCAGTTCTGTTATGGCACCATTCAGCTACTTGCACAGTACTGTTAGCTTCATACACTTGTATAGCAGCAGGATCACCACCAGTTCCTAGACTAGGGTCAAGTCCGATAACATAAATTTTATTTGGTTCTGGTCTGCGATACCAACGTACTTCGCCAGTTTTATACAGTGGGTCTTCGCTTTCTAAATCAATTAGGGTAGTTGGAGCAATTAATGTTTCATCATTAATAATAAATTCACAGTCCATTTCTCGACGAAAACGATCAGTTCCTAATGCAGCACGTTGTTCTTGTGCCCATTTGTCATCACGATCTGGATGTTCATCCCAAAAACTCCTAAATGCTTTAAAACCGTTTTGTCCAACTTCTGTTGCATTGCCGTGTTCATCTAAACACTTGTTTGCACCTTTCCATAAAAATGCAAATTGATCTTCATCACTGTTAGGCGTACTAGTAATAATTGCTTTACCACCTGTTGCTAGAGTGGGACTAATACTAGTCCAAAACTCTTTAGCAATAGTTGGACGCACAAATGCAAACTCGTCTGCATACATTAAAGATATACTCATACCACGTCCGGTATTCTCAGTAGTAGTTTGGCTTACAATACGACTGCCGTTGTCAAATTCAATACTACCTTTGTTGTAGCTTACCACCCCTGCACGTATATGATCAGGACAACTTTCGTATGCATATCTCACACGTTGCATAATTTCTTGTGCGCCTAAAAACTTGTGTGCAGCAACAAGAATAGTACTATCAGGAATAAACATAGCATACCATAACAAATATCCGGCAGCTGTTGTACTTTTACCAGTTTGCCTTGGCATTAAACTAATGCTAAATCTATAATTATGATAAACATTTGTCAACCTTCTTTGATAGTCAAAAGGTTGATATTTTATTCTACCCTGAACGGGATGCTGTATATAGAAAAAGTTACTCAAGAAAAAATCCGGGCCAGTTACTGGATCAGCACTAGCTCGGAAATCATCAATTTCTTCTTGTGTAAATGATGTTTTTTTATGGGCTGTTTTTATTAAACTGAGATCTGTACTGTTCATACATGTACTTATCTACTTTATTACTGCCAACGATAGTAAACGTGTGCTCCTATGCGTCCAACTAATTGCAAACTTTTTGCCCACCTTGGGTTTACATATGTAGCATGGTAATGGGTAGCACCTTCAGTAATGCCTCGGTATTGTCCCCACCTAACTACAGCCCAGGCTAAGGTTTGTGCCTCAACCCATCGATCTTCGTCTTGCGGGTCATCTGATTTACCATCACAGTACCAACTAAATTGACAGTTACGTTTTCCTAGTACATATCCATCCTTGACTACTTCACAAATAGTATCAGGGTATCGCGAATCTAGTACTCGATTTATAACTACATCGGCTGTAGCAACTCTATCAGCTAAATTACTGCTTCGAGCTTCATAGTAAATATTCAATGCCATACAGTGGACTTGAGGGAAAGTTTGTTCATCAAAAGTTAGAGGATTAAGACTAGTTTTTAATGCTTCTTGTGTTTTTGGAGATGCTCCAATATATGATGTACTACCAAAAATAGTAATCACTACACATATTACAGTTGTTATTGTTCTCATTCTGGAACCTCTTTTTCTGCGTCGATGTGTATTTATAACATACTAGTAATGCATTGTCAACCAGAAAATGCAATTTTTTAGGTATGCAAAATACGCAGAGGCGAAATGCCTATTTTGCAGTTGTTAAACGGTGGTTTTAGTGTTAAATATAGTTAATATGCAATAAAGAATGATATTATTGCATATTACACACATATACATATAGAAGGAACAAAAATGACTGTATTAGTAGCAAACACATTTAGCTGGGTTGGTTTAACAATTATTGCCAACTGGTTTAGAAAATTACATGCTGAAATGAAAAGGCGTCAAGGTATTCGGGTGACAATTACTGAATTGTCAAAACTTACAGATTACGAATTAAACGACATTGGCATGTCACGTGGTGAGATTTTGTATGTTGCACATAGTTCGTTTCCTAGGAAAATAAAACCTATGATTGATCAAGAAAATGTCAATTTGAAAGGTTGGGTCTAATGACATCATTAGTAAGCAACTATGTCTTTTCACCATTGTCTGGCTTGTGGTCTTCACTCGATCGACAGTTGCAGATTATTGGTTACTCGAGAGCAGCGGTGGAGCTCGCAAGATTGGGATACCAAGAGCAATCGAAGAAATGTATGATGGAAATAAAGAAATTATAGGTTAATTTAACTTATATTGTCGGAAAACGCTTGTGCAAATTGCTGGGCGTTTTCTTCTTTTTCAAAATGAAAAGTATGCTCGTATGCATTAGTCCACGAGGTCATACTCCACTCATGTCGTTCTAGTTTACGTCTGCACCAAGTTTTTCCCTTGTCAGTCCAGTCGCTGTGCAGCTTAACAGTAAATCCAGGTTTCCAATTATTTTTATATTCAAAAATATCAATTGGAACAGTGGGCTTTTCTAATACTGATTCCATAATTTTCTCACTTACTTTCCAACAGGTGGTTCGCCTGTCATATATGGTAAACTAAACCATAGCTGAAACCATTCTGGAGTACCAGGTTCAATTCCATCTTTTTTCATTAGTTCACCTTTTTCGTTGCCAGTAATGCTTATATTACTACCCTCGGTTGCTTCATAGGGAGTCATCCTGGCTGTGTTAGCTGGGTTTATTTGCCCACTTAATCTTTTGAGGTCTTCAATATCCATTATATATAGCTTAACATGTTTTTAGTCTTCAGTCAATGTTTTTTTATATTCTTCATCACTTACTCGACCTTCGTTCAGAAGTTTCTGTCTATTAGTTAAATGGATTTTTTCTATTTCTTCTTTATTGCCGCCGGCATAAGGAGCAACATATCCTTCATTAATAAGAATACTTGCCATTGATCCCCATCTATCTCCAACATTATTGTATACTGTGAAGTCCCCAAGTATACGACCGAATTTACCTGTGCTATCATATTCTTGACATACTAGTGTGCTAGTACTGCCAACTGGTAATAGTTCCCTTACACGCTCTTTAGCTGCAATACCAAATAACTTTTCAGTTAAATCTCGTGTTCTACTTTCTGGTGCATCAATGCCATGTACTCTTACACGTTCGCGATGTAACCATACACCAAATCCTAAGTCAATATCAATATCAACTGTATCACCATCAACTACTCGTAGTATTTTACATTTATATTGATACATATTAATAACCTTTAAATCCAGTAACTGGACTAATAGTGTTTACTTCAGGGTGTTCTTTAGATTCTTTGCGTTTCACAACTTTTTTAACTTTGCTGTCAACCGTGTTGTATGCACTTTGCATCATATTCATTTCTTGTTCAGTATACGGATGTGCTGTGTTATAATCTTCTTGCCAACTTGCTTGATTTATATCAACTGGTTTTGTGTTAGATCCGTCGGCTACTGCGGTAGCCATCATAATACGATTTAATGTATACGCTCTATCACTACCATCATCTTTAAATTTATCAGTTTGAGTCATTGCATTAGACGAAATTTTATTAAGTTTACCGTCTTTGTTTTCTTGTATGAACTCTATTGCTCTCATGTTCCTGGATATCCTTTAAATCCTATAACTGGAGATTTAGTGTTTACCTCAGGCATTTCCTCACTGCCTTGTTCAATTAATTCTATAACTGGTAGTCCTAGTGCCTTAAATGCAGCTTCAATCTTTGCTTTATCAACTTCGTTTGTATAACCAAAGTATCCAGTATTGTTTAACCAGCTTGCTTCATCAATATTGTCTAAATCGCTAGGCAATCTTCCCATCATCATGCTTGCCCGATACAAATCATAATAACGGTCCATGCCTTTGCCTGTTAATGCACCTGGGTTTGCATAGTCATAACTGGGTTTTAATTCGCCTGGTGTTCTAGCATTATTACGTGCTACACTTTCACCAATGACGTCTTTGGCTTTCATTTAGAAAACTCCTGCGTTCGCCGATGTTCGTGTGCCTAATTCCATTGCTGTGCTATTAGTACCAACTATAGTAAGCTGATTACCTACACCTACATATATTTGTGTATTTGAATTTGCTGGACAATTGATAGGATTAGTATACAACGTAACTGATGCATTGCCAGTGGGATTACCAGCTAGCCCAACTTGTGCTGTAACAGCGGTTGTACCAGTTGCTATAGTTGCTTTATCAGTTGTCCATGTTTGTGCTGAAATTGCACCTGAATATACTGCTACCATAATTTATTTTCCTTTTCTTTTACCAAGCTCTGCATGACCAATAACGTGCTTTAGTCTTTGGACCTGGGTTTTCACAATTATGCCTGGCTCTAAAACTTTTACGTCTTTTAGGGTTTGACTTTTTTATCTTCATATCTGGGTCACCAAAGTTAACTTTTTTAGTGTTTCCTGTTTTAGGATCCTTGACATATACTTTTGATTTTTTAACATCTCCACGCATTGGTTTGTTTAATTTAACTTTGCGTCCTTGATATTCTGCTTCATCCATATGGTGATCTTTGTAATCATCATATTCTAAGTCTTTAGTGACATCTTTGCCATCTCTACCCGAGTGCTTACGACCATCATAATGTGCATCATGTGCAACTTCTTTACCTGCACGTTCTGCATGATCGTCCATCTCTGCATCAGATTCTTCATCGATACTTTCGTCCATACTATACTGTGAGAACATTGCAAGTATATCATCTTCGTTTGCTCTTAACCATTTTCCGTGGTCATCACCATGCATACTGTACAAGTGACTAAATGCATCATTTGAAGTGTAGTCATATCTAATAGCATCAGTGGCAGTTTGTAGCATGTTTGAATCTGGCCAATCAATACTATCAAGTGGCATTGTTCTTACAGTACCAGCTTCATTTACTTCTTTGTCTTTTTCCCAAGGTGCTTTTGGAAGTGTAATTTTTTTCTTATCACCTGGTTCACTAGCATCGTATGCGTCTCTATCTTTTATTGTTGTTTCAGGAAGTCCAGCAAGTTCTCTCAGCCTACTATTTGAACAGCCAGCTTCATCAACTGGGCCTTCTTGTGCATCTAATGTACTTGCTACTTTTAAACGTGCTTCGTCGGCATCACTGCCCATGTCTTCATCGCTTCGCATGTCAGTGTAGTCTTTATCATAGTTTTGAAATTCATCGTATGACATATAAATGTCTGTGTCTGGATCGTAGTAACTACCTTCTCGTGGATCATAGTATACTACTTTTCCACTTAGCGTAGTAAAAGGTCCTTCGAGTCCATTACGTGGTTGATACTTGTCGTCCATTGGAGGCATAACTTTGTAGCCTTCGCCAACGTGATCATTTTCAATGCTAGCATTTAGTTCCATGGGACTTTGGTCTTCAAATGTACACCCATTTTCCGCTAACAAATTATATGCTGTGTCGTCAGTGTTAATGAGTATTCCATCTTCAAATACTTCAATTATATGCGTGTCTAAACTTAATGAATTATTAATTTCTAAACCAAATCCGTCACCGGGCATTGCATAGTTTTGTAATTTTTCTGTTTCTAATAGATATGCTCCCAGTGATTTCATTAGTTCATTTCCTTATATAATGACCATAGTTTTGTTTCATCAATATTAATTTGGCCTGATCCGCCGTTTCCTAAACCTTTCATTGCTAAAGGATTATCTCCGCGATTGTTAGGATTAACTTGTGTTTTTGGTCCATTTAAGCCGCCTGCAATATTATTTTGCTGATACTCAGTAGTTTGATACTGCTCTTCAGGGCTGTTGCTGTAGTCTTCAGCAACATCAACATCAACTTCTTGATAACCAGATGAGGATCCTGCCATGCCAGCATTGCGTAGTAACATAGCCAATGCTGTTGCATCTTCGTCAGTAGCACTTACTGTCATACTGTCAGCTCCGTCACTACTCATATTAGTTGTAATGTTGACACTTTCGTTAAGTGTATCAATATAAGCAGACTCATAAACACTTGCACTCATATCTGGCTTTTTTGGTTCTTCGGATACTGCAACACTACCTGCGGTAGTAGTTTCTTCTATTGCTTCGTCGTATTCGCCGGGTCGTGCACCATCGCTATCGCACCATTTAGTAATTCTTTTTGCAAGTGATGCACAATCTTTTTTAGATAGTTGTACAGCACCATCAGGCCCAGTAAGTTGCAGGCCAAGTTTACCTTTGCCCATGCCAAACTGTTTAATATCAATTCCGCCTATGCTGCCCATTTCTGTACCTTCGTCAATTTGTACATCATCATCTAGCTTATGTGCTGTGTCTTTTTTCATTGTAGTTTTATGTGTCTTACCACCAAACTCAAACTCTGACTTATTGGCTCTTGCCGCCGCGGCCGCCGCTTGATTAAATGCATTTTCTTCAACATCTGCTTCATTCATTAATGCAGTATCTTCAGTAATACCGCACTTAACAAACGCATCTTGAATCATATCATGTGCATCACCGTCTGTATCAAAGCCTTCTTCACTAGCAAAGTCTATAGAGCTGCTGTGCGCCAATCTATCAGCACTGCTAATATTATATTTGTTTAACAATTCGCATAGCTCATCACTACTATATGCCCAGCCAGCTGTTTCCTTATCAATTGATACATTAATTCCACCTTCATCTGCACTGAAAAAAACAAATTTTGATTCATTCACGTCTTCATCTAATTTAACTGCACTTGCCATTTCTTTACAATCTGAGCATCTGCCGTGCCCATCCCTAACATCTGAAATAGGGGCACTACAGCAATTGCTTACCATATCTTCTTCGTTTTCATCACCAGGAGAGTAAGATTCGTCAGCCTTTTTGCCTTTTGCTTTAAGTGCTGCTGTATTAGCGGCTACTCGAGCATCAATGGCTTTTTTAGCGGCTGGAGATACCATGGAACCATAGCCTTCGTCAAACATTTTATCTTTTTTAGAATTACGGGCAACACCAGTTTCATAATCAGGATCAGATTTACCAAAAGGCTTGTAGTTTTTTTGTTTGTTCATTACTGCAGCATCTTCTGCATCAATATCTTCGTCAAACATTTTATCTTTTTTAGGATCACGAGCAACACCAGTTTCATAGTCAGGATCAGATTTACCAAAAGGTTTGTAGTTTTTTTGTTTGTTCATTACTGCAGCATCTTTTGCAGCAATATCTTCGTTTGTTACTGAATTAAACGATTCTAAAATTTTGTACATATTGTTCATAATATTATCCTTTTGGGTGATTACCAGTTGCTGGTAGTGGTGGGCGTTTGATGTCAGTTAGTGGACTTTTATCACCCATTGGAAGGCTGCTAGTATATTCAGCTGGAGGTGTTTTACCACCTGCTACAGTCCAAGTTGCTTCGTCTGCATTATTTTTTACTACTTGCTGATTACCATCACCATAATCTTTACTTGCTTTCTTTTGTTCTGCATTATCATCTGGATATGCTGAATTAAGCAAGTCTGTGTTTTGGTCTTGAATTCCTGCAACTTCTGCATCCATACTAGCTGCATATTTTGCAGTATTAATAATAATTTTATCTGGATTTAATCCTGACAATTTTGCTAGTTGACGGATTTCATCTTCAGCAGCCGGGTAGTTAAACACTACATCCATAATGTTAACTAATTCGTTATTAAAATTGGGAAAGTCAAGAGGGGCACTTACTACTGGAGTCTTTTTGATGTCACTAATGCTTGACGGGTTATATTTGTCTAAGCATTTTTTAAAACTTTTCATAAAGCCATTTGGTAATTCACCTACGATTTTAATTCTATAATCGTAAGTTTGTGCAGTCTCAGTGAGATATTGTGACAAATTTTTCATGTTAGTATCCTATATTTTATTTATCGCTATCGCTTGATTTAGCTTGTCGCAGTGATTGCAGCAACTCGTTACGATCAACTAGAGTACCCGATCCTTCTTGCATATTTGGATCACCACTTGTTTGATCCAGCCGGGCTTTCTTTAATTGTAGATCAATCATCTTTAGCTTTTTATTTGCTTTGGCTGTTTTGGCAGTAATTGCATGTCCAAGCATCTGGCTTGCAACGCTTAATATGTCACTAGCATAGCGACTATCAACATTCATTCCTAAGTTCATTAGGTCTTCAAAACTTTCTCTAGCTTTTACTGCAAGGTCATCCATTTCAGCATCAGATGCTTCTAGTCCCCTGACTGTAGGCAATGCTGCTTCTATCTTATCAATGGCCTGATATGTTTCTGATAATGAAGTTTGTGTATCTTCAACAGGAATATCTGGCACGGTTGTTTCCCAGCCCTTTGGTGTTGATTCTACATCAAATAATTCTTCAAGTTGTTTGGTCATTGTTCATCCAAATATATGCTATTATTTATCATATATCCGGTTGGTAGTTAAAGTATGCTATCTCGTCTTTATATAGTCTATTGACACAATTAATAAAGTCTGTAGTATAATACAGGCTAGGGTTAAACATTTGTACTCTGCGTTCTTTTCTAATAGGATCAGTTATATTAAACATTTCGTGTAACTTTGTAGATTTATACAAATCTGATGTCTGTATAATAAAATCTACTCCTTGACTAAAATCAAGTTGATCTCTACATGTTACATGTTGTGTTTCGTGCATTAGTTCAAGCCAAGGTACAATACCTTTTTCCCATGCTAATAATAAATTAGTCATCCATTCAAGTTGATAACCTTTGGTTATATTTTTGCGAAACTTTGCCTCACTGAACACATAGGCACTTACCAAACGACTGTATGTATTTCTTACAATGCAAAAACTAGCATCAAAGGTATCGTCTAAATTTTTAATATAATCAATATCTTTGTGTCCATAAAAAATAAATTGGTCCCAGACATTATTTCGTTTTGCCCATTCAACTACACTTCCGCCACCAGTTTTAGGAATATGTACAAATGCACACCGCATTAACGTCTTTTTGCCTTGGCTTTAGGATTTCCGTTATGAAACATCTGCTCTTCAGTTATAACTCTAAAAACAATCCCTGCATTTTTACACCAGGCTCTTGCTGCTTCCCACTTAGCCATATTAATAACAACAGTTATTTTTTGTTTTTCATTCATTTTACCTTCAAGTACACTTTGTTTTTTGGGTTTAATTTCAACTAATTCTGTACAAATTTTATTATTTTTAGTGCGATAACGTACAAACACATCTGGGATATAATTTGTTATTTTTCCTGTAAAAGGATGTTTGTATTTTATAGCAATAGCTTCACTAGCCCATTCCAAAACACTAACATTAGTATCACAAAATTGAAAGAACGCCCATTCCCAGCCACTACGATATCTAGGGGTTCCTTTTCCTACATACTTTTGAGGATTAAGAGGCTTGTAGGCACCTTGTATGAATTTATTAGCCATAAGTTATGCAAATAGATTACGGGCCACAAACTTGTTAGTTGCAAGTGGACTATTAACTCCCAATAACGAAGATTTACTGCGAGAAGCATTAAGATAATAAGCCACAGCAGCACTTAAAGTAAGAGTGTTTTGGGTGCCTATTGTTTTTATTTCATCTAGCAGTGTTAATACATTTTGATTGCTTGTTGATGCAACTCGAAACAATGCTGTTGTGAAATTATTAGCAGCTTGGTCAGTTGTCATTACGTCTTTAAAGTAACCAAAAACAACATCATATTCTTCTGGATTTACTTGCTGTTCATACTTGTAAAAATTATCAAATATTCTTACAGTATTGTCTAATTGTGGGTTAGATGCTGAATTTAATACATTACTGGGCATTAGATCCTCCATTATTGGCTACTGGAAATATTGGAGAACCGCCTAGTGCCTGATTAACTACATCACTTAATTCGTTAACTGTTATAGCATTAGCTGCACCAGTTACTGGAAGATCGGCTTGACTACTATAAAAAGTCCCAGCTGATTGAACTCCACCAACTGATCCCATAAGGCCGCTTGTTTGTAAATCTTGTATCATACCTGCGCCTGTATCAATACGGTCGCCACTTGATATAACACTAGCAAGCCCTGCATTTACAACATTTGGGCTTGGTTCTACATCATATTGTGTTGGTGATGCAAACCCAGTAACATTTGTATCGGGTCTTTGATCACCAATCCATCCTTTGCGATACTTTACAGTTTCGTATTGTAACGTTACTATGTTTTCCATTACACCATCGCCTTGTGCATAATCAAATGTATCATGGCTCCACTCGCTAATAAGTGGGTTAATTAAAATATATTCTGCAAACTTGTGTTGATTTATTCCGTATATTCTGATGTCAGTAAAGAAACTAGGTTTTCCGCCTTGACTAGATGTACTGTCAGTATAACTTTCACCGGTATACCCCCAATCATTAACGCTTCTAAAAGGTGCATAGATATCTCTGTCGCTGTAACTAAATCCTTCGCTATTCAAATTATATGCACCAATACTTCCGTTGTTTGCAGGCTGGCCATTATAAGGATTCTGTGCATCCTTATAATAGTATGTATAATATTGATACCACATTTCTCTAATCAAATCGTTTTGATCATCATGAAACACAGCTTGTATAGGATCGTAATTAAGTCTTTTTTGTATAATACGTTTTCTGTTATACTGTATTTTTACATCAGTCTCAATTGAATATTTAGGCAAGTCAATACTTTTAACTAACAACCCTATAGTACTACTTTCAGTATTCTGGAACAGATTCCTTAATTGCGGAATCTGTCCAGTGTTAAGATTAAAATATACATGGAAAAGAAATTTAAGGCGAGGACTATTTGCATAGTTATTTGACCTAAAGAGCTTCTCAGCATGTCTATAATCACGTACGATAGGATTTCCAAAAAGTGATGTGATTGAGCTATTTCCAAAAGACATGCTGAGTTAAAGCCTCGTATTAAAATAATGACTGTAGTAGCGAGCTTGTTCCAGGACCAGTTGCGTTATCATCAATGCCTCTTACTACCGGAGCGCCAACGCCATCACCAAGAGGTGTTTGTACTGCATTGTCAAATCGTATCTGAGCAGTAATTGTGACTGCTTCGCTTGATCCATAGTTTAAATCATTGTAGTTAACTTGATTTAAGTAACAACCATACATTTCCCATGTTTCGAGAACGTTTGGTGCACTTCGCCCATTACCACCATCGAGGATTTCACATTTAGTAGTGAATTTATAGTCAATACCCGATGCGGCACTTGCTTGCTCAACAAAATCTAATTGTTTCTGCAACTGCTCGCCCATTAGTCTCGAAACGCTACCAGAAGCATCGTCACGTAAGTTAACAGACAGCATTTCCCATGTGTGCTTACCAGCAACATATAATCTACTGTTGTAAATTTCAATTGGTATTTCGTCAAACGTTACTGATGGTCTAGTAAAGTCTATTACTTGTTTTGTTAATTGTGTTCTAGGTGTGCTAACACCAAAGTTTTCAAATATCACCCGGAAGCGATATTTGAGCTTTGGCATCAACAGCCCTTGAGTAGGTGACGATTGATCGTTTGCTAGAGGAACCGTCATCTTGTTTAATGATGCACTTGACATATTTTTTTATCTCCTATCGTATTATTAATACTATTTATCCAGTTAAACTGTCTGCGAAGTTGCAACATTACCTGCTGCTAATTCGCCTGTGTTTTTAATTCTAACCGGAATGTAGATAAATTCAACTGCTTTAGTCGGTTCAATCGCAATATCTACATAAAGCTCATTTCGATCAATTCTTGCCGGTGTATTGTTTGACAAGTCACATACAACTAGGTAATCATAAATTCCTCGTTTAGCGACTAGATCATTCAACAACCCACTTATTGCATTTGAAATTTCATTTCTTGTAATTTGATCATTTGGTTCAAACAAGAATGTACTTGCAATCGAGTCAAGTCTTCCACGTATATATGCAACAAGTCGTGCAACGTTGATTCTATCCATTGCACTAGATGCTGCAGCTTCAGTTTTGTTACCGTAGTTCTGCAATCCAGCACCCGGAATAAACGTGATTGGGTTAATTTTGTTTTCATACAAAGTATCTCTAATGCCTTGTCCATTTGAGAATTTAGTAAACTCTCCTGTTGAAGCATTAATGTAACCAATTGCAAGTGCATTATCAATTAGCCCTCGACGGGATCCAGCTGGTGCCAACCAAGGAAAGCTAATATCGTCACTACGTATAACAGTACGCAACATCATATGACTTGGAGGTACTACAACTATCTTTCCGTCAACGTTGTTTGTTTGACCGGAAGGATAGAAAACACCCATAAATTCACTTGCTGTTGTAAGCCCGTCGCCTGTATTCCAAGCAGTAGTATTACCTGACCATGCAAGTATATCAGCACTAGTAGGCGCCATACGCATTGGTGTATCGCCAATAACAAATCCTGTATTGTCACGCTCGTTATTAAGTGCAACCATATTAGAAATTAGTTCTGGATAGTTTGGTGTTGCATACAAATTAAAATCCAGCTGCTCTTCACGCAATGTATCACTTGTGTCAATTGCTGATTTCATTGCTGCTACAACCAATTGTCGAACTGCTAACCGTCCCATGTAGGGAGATCCATCTGATTTATTACCAGCAGTTGTTACCCAAGCTGCTTGCTGTAATAGTGCCCAATAAGAAGTATCAGTTGGTACGTTACCAGTTGTACTTGCAATTGCTACATAAATTCCACCGTTATAGGTTACACGATCGCCGGATACATAAGCAGTTGTGCTTGCGTAAGTTGCAAAAGTATAGCTAGTTGGAATAAAGTAGTTAGTTTGGTATGTTTTAACATTGTAGCCACTTCGACGTGTATTGAACAATAGCATACCTTCAGGATATAGTGCTGGGTTTGGAGCATCTACATCAGTATAGCTGTTTGTTAATAGACTTTTGACTGTTGGAATGTCATCTGTAATTGGATCAACATTACCGTTACCAGCCCAACGTGCGTCTGCAAATAGTATACCATTTTCGGTTGTTTGATCTATATTTGATATTGTTACCCATGTGTCAACATTGTTAACTGAAGAATACCGTTTAATTACTGGATATTCTTCTAAGTTACTTGTGTCGATCCAAATATCACCATACACTAGGTCAGTTTTATCACTTTGTTGTGACGGTGCATTGGCACTTACAATTGGTCCATTTGGACTAGTATTAGTAAGGTTCATACCACGTGTGTCTAGTGATACAGTTTGATAACCTTTCCAAGCTCCACCACTTTGAATCATAATGTCTACTTCATCAACTGGGCTATAGTACCAGTTAGTGCCAGTTGTTGGATCTAAACTTGGGGCATTTGCACTTGCTGTATAAGTTAGTGCAATCCAGTTACTCAGGATAAGAGCACCAGTATCTGTGCCTGTACCTGCTTTAACTTGACCAGTTGTGATTGTTGTTGCAAAACCTGCATCAGCAACTGGAGTACCAGTTGTGTCTTTAAGAACAATAACTCCACCTTCATCATGTGTCATAACAATTGCACCAGTGGCACTTACACTTGCACTTACGTTTGCTACGCCTGCGGCACTTACTGCGGCAACAAAGTCTGCAGATGTTGTTCCTCCAAGGACGGCAGTTACCGCACTTGATAATGTGTCGCTATTTTTAGCACTTGCTTGAATTGTAAATTCTTCTGCGGCTACAAAAACTGATGCTGTATTATCACCTGTTACGTTTAACGCACCAGTTGCATATCTTTCATAAACTTTAAATGTAGCGGTATTGTTGTAAAGTGAAATAGCATTTGCTTCAGGATCTACATTGTACTGTCCATAAAGCGATCCTACTGTAATAGCTGATCCACCATTGGTAGCATCAAGAGCTTTAAGTGCAGATTGATCGTTTGCATACAAAGGTACATCTTGTGCTGTAAAAGCTGCTGTAGTTGAATTATATTTTTTAACACTGAGATCTGCGCCATTGTTTACTGCTGACAACATATTCCAAATTGATCCAGAAGGACGAGGCGAACTATCAGTAGTTCTCCAACGTGGAATTGTGTAGTTGTAACTTTGCTGCAAAGCTGGGGAATTATGTGTTTCGCCTGCTTCTAATCCTAGTGTTGTTAGCAATCCAGCTGTACTTCCAGTACCAATATTAATGATACCACCGTCTGCACTACTACCATCAGATTGTGCATCACTGTCTACAAAGAATGTAAGTTTGTTACTTGTGTCTATGGTTGCTGTTACACCTGTAATTGCAGCACTATTAATTGCATCTTTTAGACCAGTTAATGTATTATTTGCGGCAGCCGGCACTGCTACTGAAGTTCCGTTAATAATAATAACGTCTGCGGCTGTAAGTGTACCAGTGACAGCATTGCTAGCAACTAATGTTGGCCAACTATTTTTCCATGCGTCACTTCCTACTAACACCCATGCATTTGATGTGTTTTTGTAGTAAATTGGATTCTTTGCATTTGTTGCAACAACTGCATAATCGCCTTGTGCTCCAATACTTGAAGCTGGTACGCCGCCACTAAGTTGTGTTGCACTAGTAATTACAATTGGTGTTTTATCTGTAAAAGTTGATGTAGCTGCATTCCACTGCTTAAGACCCCAAAGCGATGCTCCGGTATCAAGCCAGTAAGTTCCATTTGCAGGAGCACCTACTGGGCGTACAGTTGTAGCAGTTAATTGAGCTAAGTCAATATTGGCTCGCTGTACATAAGCTCGATTACTAACACCTAACGAACTAAATCCAGCTAACAGTCCGTATTCATTTAATTCATACCCGTTTAAGGGTGTTCCACTCGCAGTGTTGTAAAAAGTTGGATTACCAAAAGTCGCTGCCAAATCTCTTTGACTTGTGACTAAGTAAACTTTATTAGCATTTGCTGATGTGGTTCCTGGTGCTATCACAGTACTATCTGTACCTGAAGCTTTGTTTGCGGCTGTTGCTACAAGAATATACGGAACCGAACTCGTTGCTGCTGGTAAATAATTCGATTCGTCAACTGTAGTAACTTCTACGCCTGGTGATACTAGTGCCATATTGAGGACGCTCCTTCTAAGTTATATTGCTATAGAATATTTATGCAATATATATAGAAACTAGCTTTAATAGGTACCTTAATTAAGGTCTGCTTGATAAATACCCGTATGAGACCCTTTTGTCAAATATGTAATCGAAAAGTTGCAGCAATTAATAACAAAATTAACGGAAAAACCTACTATCGAACTAGGTGCAATAGTTGTATACGTAAAGACAAAAAACTAAAACCACAAATTCCAAATTGGAAATTAGCAGGATACCAACAAAAGAAAACTTGTGATCGTTGTGGTTTTAGTTGTAAGTATAAAGCACAACTGATAGTTTATCATGTTGATGGAAATTTAAACAATTGTGATCTATTAAATTTAAAAACTGTTTGTTTAAATTGTACAATTGAAATTGCTAAACTGAATCTACCATGGGGGAGAGGTGGTGTATTACCTGATCTTTAACTGTTTGCTCAAGTTGACTTAGCCCGCCATCATTATATATAATTGTATCAAAATCGCAATCTGGACCAATCCACATATACTCGCTTTCGTGTATTTCGGGATCAGGAAGAAATCCATAATCCCTAAAACTCAAAAACCAATCGGGTAAAGCACCTCGTCGTGCTTGTATTATCTTACCTCCAACTGATTTAATCATCTGCATTTCATTTTGGAAACGCACATCTGGAATAACATAGTTCTGCTTAGGGTTATCCAACAATTCTTTTTTGACCAATGACATCCATATGTCAGGGTCAAACCCATTACGCATACAATCAGTGCCAAATAATTGTAATACAAGTCTAGGTGTTATACTTCGATCAAGTTCATTGCTCCAAAAAGCATCTTCCTTCTCACGCCAAATTCGGCTGCGATCAGTATCGCCTTCTAACAACGATCGATCCCACCCAAATACTGCCGACACACCATCTTTGAGTTTATCAGCAAAGCTAACTTTTTTAAAATCATGATAATCAATAAGAATGTCTGCAACTGTACCTTTGCCACTTCCTATTAATCCGCAAATACCAATTATCATTTTATCTCTCTAATATTTAAAATTTTAAAAGCATCATGTAACATGTTAACTTGCCTTCGACAATCTTCTAAAGCATTGTGTGAGGCTGGATGACTTGGCAAATTAGGAACTAAACTGAATAAAGTTCGACTGTCGCGAACACTCCAAAATTTCCAAGGTAAACTTTGCCCATTACTTTTATATGCATGTTCTAATATAGTAGCATCAAACGTTGGACCTTGTGCCCAAAAGCGAGTACTATGCCAGATCATTTTTCCTAATTCAGTTAATGCCTGCGACAAACTAACACGATCGCCTTCACTAAATGCTTCGTCTTGTATATGCTTAGGCTGTGTTGCCCACCATTCAATCGTGGATTGGTCAACTTGTCGGTCAGGTTGGCTGTCTATATCTACACGCCAGTAACCATATGGTAGGTCAGAAAAGTTTGTTACTTTAAGTGGATCAAACACTTGAGCAGCAATTGTTAATATGCAAGCATCAGGGCCTACTCCTGCTGTCTCTAAATCAATCATAATATCCACGTTTTTCTCCTAAACTCTATAGTAATTTATATTATAGCACTAATGCACTATAAAGTCAACTACTGATTAGCGTATAAAACTTGATAAATTGCATTATTTTTTGAAAAGTCTAAAACAATTGAGCAGTTGTGTCCAATATAACTACTGATAATTTCTTCACCAGTTGACGTATGCTGTATAATTTTTTGGTCAATATAATTTTTAGATAAGAAAAATCCATCTATTTTTATGTTTTTAATTTTTACATATGTGTCTTGTATTATATTATTATTTTTGTCTACTATTACATCTTGATCAGTTTTGCCACTACACTCTATAAAAATCTTAGTTGGTAACTGCACTGGCAAAGCAACATGGCCAAACCATCCGTTATCCTCATAAGGAAAAACATTAAATTTACTTTTAGCATCACTAATAACTATGTTTATAAAACGATCATTAGCTCGACCAAATTCAAATTCAAGTTCAATTAGTGCTGTTTGTAAGTTAAGCATTCATTAAAATTTCCAATAAAAAGTGATTGTCAATGTTGTCTGCTACGGTATAGCCTAAATTACTACTATACTGATTGAGATCCTTGACCCAGTTTGCTCTTACACTAGGTGTGCTTCCAATACTTTCATTAACCCAACTTTGTGGATGTTTGTCTGTTTGTATTATACCTAAATCATTAATATTACGCTCAAGCCAGGTATTAGGAAATATACCCAGTGTTCCTCCCCATTGCAAATACATCATGTCTTTGTATTTTGTGTGTTCATCTAACCATTTCTTTGCAAAGTCAATATCGGCTTGAGTTTCATTAATATATCCAACTATGTTTAATACTTGTATTGTAATATTATGTTTATAGGCTTGCTCTAAATGATAATCAATGGCTTCATTACTGAATTTTTTACCTATATGATAACGTATATGTTCGTTTAAATTTTCAATACCAACAACTAATACTTTAGCACCACTTGCTTTAATCATTTCCCATTCGTAATCACTGTTTGTTGTTGGATTTCTAAAAATAAAATATCCACTCCAGGTAAACTTTTCATCTGGATTTGTTTGATTGTGTTCTGCTAACAGCTCAGTAAGTCTCAAAAACTCTTTCATGTTTCCATTGGTTAAACTATCTTGAAATTTAAAATCTCTAATTTTGTATTTTTTATATTGATAATACATTTCGTTAAAAATGTCATCGGCATTACGCCATTGAAACTTCTTCCAATTAGCAATGTAATCACAAAATTTACACTGTCTTACACATCCCCTACTACCAACTAATGGCAAACTTCTTTGTTGATAGAGATCAAAATTATAGTGTCTATAATCTGGTATAGGAAGTTTAGCAAGAGCTTCTCTATCAAGTTCTTTCCATTCTAAACTATTAATTCCAGGATAATCTGCATTACCAGTTAATAGTTCATAAAATGCTTGTTCGCCGTCACCTCTTAGATGGTAATCAACTATTCCTTGTTGTATGCAGTCTTGTGCAAACTCACTTGGGCCGGTAAAAGTTGTTAAACACCCTGCTCCACCAATTACAATTTTAACATTAGGATCTATTTTTTTAATAACATAACTAAGCCATTTTGCAGTGTGTTGACACACATAACTAAACAAACTTAATCCTACATACTTGGGTTGATATGACATGATTTGTGTAGCAATGCTAGTAAGCATGTCTAACACCCATTCTTCAATATCAGGATCAATTACTTCGTCAAAGAAAAAACGAACAAGTGCATCTTTATGTTCATGGTCTTTTACCATGTTATACACTTCAATATTTAAGTCAACACATTTAGCAGTAGCACCAGTACTTTCAATAACAGGAAGTAATACTGCTGGTGCCATCAATGGCATGCTACTATCAGTCCACGGAACTGTAATCAACAGAACATCTACTGTGTCCTTGTTAGGATTGTCTAAACATTCAATTTGCATGAGTTTCTATCGTCTGCGGCTAAGTTTATTTAATCTAGTTGCTAATCTGGTTGCAGGGTTTACTTTTTTAGTTTTTTTGGCTTTTCTTGCTTGTTTAACTTTAGTTCTAGCCCGAGTCTTTTTCATTGCTTGTGATTTTTTTAAGTTTGGTGCTGCACTGCATTGTTTAACATCGCTTACTACTCGATCTCGACGAGGACCAAATCCACATTTCCATTTAAGTTTTACAGTTCCATTGCTGGCTCGTTTCCAAACCATACTATGTTCTGATATAATATAATCTTCAGATATAAAATCAATTGCTCGCATACTATTATCCTATTACAAATGTTATAGGATCACTTGCATCAACATAATCTCTTAATTCTTGAATACAACGTTCCATACCAGCCGAGCCTTCGGCTTTCATTGCACTACCATTTAATACACTTCCCCCTTGTGGGCCAGCAATACTAGCATATTTTTCTCTAGCTTCGCCAATAATATGCTTGGATGCAAATGTCATGTAGTCTCTTATCCATTGCACAATTGAGTTATCAGTAAGTAATGTAATTTCTGGTTTTTGGTTATATGTCCATAACAATACAACCTCATCACTACCTTTTGGATCAGCAATCAATTGCAGTTTTTTAGTTGATGGATTAAAATTATAATTAATATATCCACCAAACATACGTGCAGCAAGCTCAACATACTGTTGATAAAAATCATATGTTGCAAGGCCGCCAACGCCGTTATTAAAATTAAGCAAGTAAATATTTGCACTTGCTTGGCCAAACGGATCAAATGATTGTCCTTGGTTACCCCTTTGCCCTAGTGTTCTACGAAATATTTGTCTTACACTATTGACTTCTTGGGGTAATGTATAAACATTTATGTTGTCTTGCAACTCCATAAAACTATAGCTTTCTTCGTATGCATTTTGTGCCCGTTGTCTATACACACCAAGTGTTTTTTGATATGCAGTTTCATAGTGTGCTGGATCCAATTCCAAGTCAATGATTCCATCACCCATTTCATTTTTGACATAGGTGATCAAATCACTTTTTAATTTATCTAAGGTTTCATTGGACATACTTCATTGGCTCCTTTAGCCAATGTATTTACCTTATAGAAAGCAACAATAAGTTATCACTGCCACGCCCTGTATACTTGATTTCAACAGCTTTAACACTATCGTAAAACTTTCGTTTGTTAGGTACACTTGCTTTTATAAACTCTTTAAGTTGTTCTACAGGTTTACGTAGTGTTTTTTGTACTGTTTTACTTGCATCAATGCCAATTAGTGTACTACCTTTAACTGTAAACGTTTTACTATATTGATCTGCTACTACATGTATTAGCTTTCTCTTTTTTGTATCGTAAAACCAAGCCTCTCCGGCTTCAGCTAATTCAGTTACTTTTTCACTCTTAATATTTAAAGTTGTATCCTCTTTAAGATATTTAAATTTGCGGGTAAGTTTTTCTGGACTTACAGGTTTACGAGTTCTTGGCTTTTTATTAGACTTTTTAAGTTGTAAGTATCCGTTACAATCAGCAATAATAACTTCAATAAACTTTATTACATTACGAACTTGTATTTTATTCCAATGTGCATAACCCTCGTTTAGTTGTTCGCATTCGCCTGCTTGTAGCTCTAACATTTCATCTTTAAGACCTTCCCAGTAACCAATAGCTTTATTGATAAACTGCGGGCCTAAGTTACTTTCATTAAGAACAGTAAAAGGTTTTTGCTTAAACGCTTTAGGCATACCTTCATCAATATAATCATCAAACATCTGTTCAAGATCGCCCATCATCTCACCAGCTTTTTCTTTAAGATGGTCTTGTATTGTTTTCTTAGTTGTTTCTTTTGTATCAGTTGTTGCAGTTGAATCTGGCATAAGACTTGTGTTGTCTATACGCAAACACTCTTTGGCTTTACTATGCAGAAACTCACTAGTTGGTCTTAAATTGCCTGTTGTTCCAGGTAGTGTTTCCCAATGTTCAATTGCACCTTGGTGGGAATTTACCATGCCAGTATTAATGCACCGGGCATATATAGCTGCAACATTCAAAAAACTGCCGTGTTTTCTGCAATGGCTGATATCAGTTTTGCTGTAGCCATTGTTAGACATCCATTTAAAATAATCAGGCAATAAATCAGATGCTTTGTACTCAGTACGATAGTAGTCAGTGGCTTTATGCTGTTCTCGAAGGAACTTTTGTCCACTCCAACTCTCGCATCCTTCAAATACAGGATCAGGATTAACTCGCTTACCTCGACGATTAACTACTTTTTTCTTTACAGCCATGTAGCACCTCACAAAATTTAACTTCAATTATATAGTAACATACAATAAAAAATAAATCAACCTTTAAGTTTCTTTATATATCAAAGACTTATCAAATAAATTATTTTTCATTTATTTTTTGTTATATTTCAATAACTTAGCCAATTTGTAATGTAAGTCATTGATTTCAAAAGGAACGTTTTTCTTGACTTTTGTAAGTTTTAATCGTATACTGTGTATATAAGTTAGAAAACGGAGAAACATATGTTTAGAATTCCAAATTTTTATGAAGACACACCAAGTTTTGACAATGCATGGAAAACAATTACAAACTTTGGACGGGGAGATGCACTCGAAGGTATGGAAGCAATGAACCGTGTTTGGGAAGAACATTGTGCATCTGGTAATGATGATGATGCATTTTGGGACAACTATATATATGAAGCAAACGCTTTCAATGTAGTGTTTGAAAACATGGGCAAATTATTTGGGAAAGCAGCATAATGGAATTTACTTACTCAGAGGATTGTATTTCGGACCTCCATAAAGAAGTTTATGGATTTCGTCCTAGTGAATCTTTTTGGCAAGAGTGGAACGAATCTACGCCTGGAGTAAAACAGAAGATCTGGGACGAATATTGTGACGCCAACGAGCGCCAAATGAAGGAAGACCAAGCCCGAGAAGCTCAAGCCGTTGAAGATTTTAAAAACGAAGTTGCTAGCGTAATTGAGCTTGGCGCTTGCAATTATCGTACTGCTATACGTTGGATGGCAGAAAGCGAGCCGTTTTACACTACTCAATGTGTTGAACATTGGGTCTGGAATCAAGGGATTCTGTTTACTGATTACGGACGTAAACTAGTCCAAGACTTAACAAGTGTTGTTAAATTTGAGGAGAGTGCGTGGTGATAGGAGAATTTTGGATATTACTTACTGCTGTAATTTTTACAGCGTATGGATGGTGGGTTGGCAATACTCGAGGATTCAGTATAGCAACTGAAGCAGTAATCGATAAGCTAATAGCTGACGGTTACTTGCGTTGTAAAACGGACAAGGACGGTGAAGACCATATTCTGAAATGGAATTCAAAGGAATAAAGATTTGGCTAATTTTGTTGAAGTTATAGGTGGTCGTAAGTCACAGCATCATTATGCTTATAGCATAGTAGATTTTTGCATTGGAAAACTAATGCCAAGAATGCAAACACTCGATATTACTATTAAATTTACTAGACTTAAAGATGCAATGGGCTATTGTCTTTCACAAGATAAACGTACATTTGAAATAGAAGTTGATAGTAGAGCATGTTTAAAAGAACAGTTACGAACAATTGCACATGAAATGGTGCATGTAAAACAATATGCTCGGGGTGAATTAGGTAGTGAGTTATCAACCTGGTATAATAAATCATATAATACAGATAAAGTTGATTACTGGGAACGTCCATGGGAGATTGAAGCACATGGTTGGGAATTAGGACTTTTTATTAATTGGACTATACGAGAAGAATTAAACCACAAAACCTGGACCACGATACCTTTAGCTTAGTTTTAATTCCTCGATAAATACATTGAGGAATCATTAATGCCCAGATTAAGTTTATATCATCCGCAGAGAACAAACGACTATAAGTTTATGGATAGAACTATAGCCGAAATGTATACCGTCGGTGGTATTGACATTTACATACACAAGTACTTAGGGCCTAAAACTGGAGGCGACGATAGCTCAGGAAGTGGCAATGCTGATGCCACTCAACCAATTTACAGCACCGAAGATCCTCTTTTTATACAAGATTTATTTTTATTAGAAAACAGAGATCGAGCCTACGATCAAGATATTTACGAACTGCGTGGCGTTTATAATACACAAGATATTGATTTTGATTTAAGTCAATTTGGATTGTTTATTGCAAACGATACTTTGTTTATTACATTTCATTACAATAACATGATAGATACTATTGGTCGTAAATTAATGAACGGCGATGTTATTGAGGTGCCTAATTTAAGAGATCGTGATCCACTTGATACTTCAATAGCAAAAGCTATTCCTAGATATTACGTAATACAAGATGCAGCATTAGCAAGCGAAGGATTTAGTCAAACTTGGCAACCCCACCTGTGGCGTGTAAAATGTACACCAATGGTAAACCAGCAAGAGTTTCAAGATGTACTTAAAAATCCATTTGTTAGTGAACAAATTTGGGATAATGGAAACTTTTACCCTAGTGGTAGTCTTGTAAACTACGGTGATGTATACTATACTGCTCGAAAAGATGTTCCAGTTGGTACAGATATATCCAATACCGAATATTGGTTAGAAACTACTGTTCCTACTAGTGACACTAAAATTACTACTCGTGTTAAAGATTACGAAATCAATGATGCTGTACTACTACAAGCCGAAGTTGAGGTGCCACTTAGTGGGTATGATACTGTAAAGTTTTATATTGCCCCTACTAATCCAGATGGTACTCCTGGTAATCCAAATGCAATACTTGCTGACACTACACAAGAAACTACTGATACTACTGGCACACTAGCAAGTAATGATGGTGCAACCCCACGTAGTGAAGGATACACACTTGGTTATATGACTGGTACTGACATGGCACCAAACGGGTTACCGGTTACTCCTGGTACTAGTTTTCCAGTTAGTCCTAAGAGTGGTGATTATGCATTAAGACTTGATTATTATCCAAATAGATTGTTTAGATATAGCGGAAAGAGATGGGTTAAAATTGAAGATGATATACGCACAGACCTAACTAATGGTCCACAAAATAAAACACTAAGAAGTAGTTTTGTCAATGATACAAGTCAAACACAAACAACTGACCGAGGTAAAATGAATACACGCCAAAGCCTTAGTGAAGTGCTCCGGCCTAAGGCCGATAACGGAGGATAAATGGCATATCAGCAATACTTTTATGACGAACAAATTCGTAGATTCTTGTTGCAATTTGCTAGAATTTTTAGTCAGTTTCAAGTAGAATATGGTAAAACTGAAGCAGGGGAAGAAACCCTGTTACGTGTACCAGTGCGTTACGGTGATTCAAGCCGAAATGCACAAACTATAATACAAAACAATAGTGCAAATTTTATGCCTAGTTGTCCGTTAATAACTTTTCATATATCTGGGCTTGACTACGATAGACCAAGAATGCAAGAGCCTTACTTTGTAGAGAAACAAAATGTAAGGCAACGTACATACGACAGCGATATAGATGAGTACGAAGTTACACAAGGAAATGCATTTACTATTGAGAAGTTAATGCCTGTGCCTTATCGATTAACGCTTAGTACTGACATATGGACCAGCAATACAAATCAAAAATTTCAAATATTTGAACAAATTGCTACTTTGTTTAATCCTGCACTTGAAATACAAAGTACCGATAACTTTATTGATTGGACAAGTTTAACTGTGGTTGAATTACAAGATGTCAACTGGAGTAGTAGAACTATTCCTACTGGCGATAATGATTCAATTGATATTATGACTATGCGTTTTCAATTACCTATCTGGATTAGCAGTCCAACCAAAGTTAAAAAACTTGGGGTTGTTGAAAAAATAATTGCAAGCGTATACGACAGCGGTATTGATGCCAGAGATGCTATTGGTGATAATGATTTGTTGCTAGGCACAAGACAAAAATTTACACCTTTTGGTTACCAAACAATATTAATTGGTAACAAACTACAAGCACTAAAATCACAAACACCTAACAATAATCCAGTTAATGATAACACTAAACCGCCGGAAACATTAGATGTTATTCAAGACTGGAGAGCTATTGTTGAACTCTATGGTACACTACGTCCAGGTATTAGCCAAATACGATTAACTAATAACTGGGACGATAGCGAAATTGTAGGGACTATTAGTTACGACCCAACTGATCAACGTTTCTTATTATTTTCAGTTGATAGTGATACTATTCCACAAAATACATTAGAAGCTGTCAACAGTGTTATTGATCCTTTTATTACTGCACCTGATATTGGGTTACCAGCTGCTACAGTAGGTCAACGTTATCTAATACTTCAAAGCATAGGTGATTCTTCTAGCACAGGTCCAACTTCGACTACAGCATGGGGAAATTTAGTTGCAAGTGCTAATAGTATTATTGAATATAACGGCACGAGTTGGACTATTTCGTTTAATTCTGATCATCAAAATACTAATATACAATATGTAAGTAATGTTACAACTTCATTGCAATATCGCTGGACAACCACTGAGTGGGTTAAAAGCTATGAAGGATTTTACGGAGGCGGAGATTGGAGCTTGGTGCTGTGAACGCTGTTGGTGTTTTATTTTATTGTGTTACAACTAGCCGTCATTTATACTTAATGAGAGCCGATAAAAAGTACAAACAAACCTGGGGTCTCCCAGGTGGTAAAATTGAAGCAGGTGAAAGTTTACTTGCTGCCATTGAACGAGAGTGTACTGAAGAACTTGGTGGAATGCCAGATTACATAAACTTAATACCCATTGAGAAATTTACAACAAAAGATGATGTTTTTTGTTATCATACATTCATATGCTGTGTTGAAAAAGAATGGTTGCCAACATTAAATAACGAGCATATTGGATATGCTTGGGTGGATAATAATATTGTTCCAAAACCATTACATCCTGGACTTTGGAATACTATTAATTTTGATACTATTAAAGATAAGATTACTATTATTACTGATGGATTTTCTCAATATCGTAAAGACTAACTCATCATACCAATATCACAATGGCTAATAAACTCATCATGTGACATCATATTAAAGTTGGGATTCATTTTCCAACTTGGTTCAACACTCCCTGGATATCCTACATAATTAAAAGTAGTTCCAAGATAGTTTTGCATAATTTTATTAAATTGGTTAACCCAGTTTACAGATTGATTGTCGTCTTTTTGACACCCTATTAAAAATATTTCTTTGTGTCCATCAAAACTTGCTAAAAATATCATAGTTGTAATATGATCTAAGAATGGAGAATACGGAACATTATATAATTTACCAGGGTGCAACAGTAAGTTTTTGGTATTTGCATATATAATAGTATGGTCGCTGTATCCAGTTTCAATCATTTCGTTTAAAGTTGCAGAATCGTTGTCGTAATAAAAATTGGTGGTACATTCTTTCCAAATACCGCCGGTACCGTATAACTGTAATCTTTGGCTGCCAAAAAGTCCGCCTACATGTGATTCAAACAAATAAAAAGGAAGTTTTTTTGTATCAAGATTACTACCAATTATTGCAGCTCTACCACTAATGTGTTGATTTTGAATAGGATTGGGTATCCATTCTCTTTCTTGTATTTTTTTGCCGTCTCTAAAAGTAGTACGTGTAACCACGTACTCACCGTCGTAATCTCTACGAAAAGATCCTATAGACATATTTTATACTTTACCTACTACAATTTCAATTAAGCCAATCTGTTCAAAATCATCATAGCTTTCAAGTGCTTTACCAATAATACAACCAGGTGTATATGTGTCAATATTATATGCTATTGCAACTCCTGGTGTTGCACTACACACAAGCCTGTCACCTTTATTAATTTTACCTAAAACTTTACAAGACACTCTTCCTAATAATGCTAATGCTACTCTAGTATCACTTTGTTCACCGCTATTCATGAGAAATGCAGGACTTTCACTTACTACTCCAGCAGAACGTGAATCTGACTGTATAGTTGTTGTTGTAACTTCGTGTTCTCCACCAAATACAAGTACAGTACCTACATCATAATTCTCATCTGCAATATAGTACTCAGCAACGTCAGCGTATTGTGCAGATGTTGCCAACGCATGAACAGTATTAAATTGAGTAGTTGAACTACCAATGTTACCAAGAGCATTTGCTGCGCCGCATACTATATTACCCACTGTTAAATTACTAATACCAATATCAATTGCACCAAAGTTAGCAGTAATACTACCTGAATCAAGTGCACCAACTCCAGTAATACCGCCTTGAACTGGAGTTATAACGTTACCTGTATAATTAGCACCGGTAATATTACCTGTTGTAATAATGTTACCAGTCATGCTAGCTAAATTACCAGTGTAGGTTGGCAAAAATGCTTGAACATCACTATTACTGTATCCCGCTGGTAACCCAGTAATAGCACTTCCGTTACCTAATAAAAATGCACCAGCAATATTTCCAGATGATGTAATATTTCCAGTCGCAACAACTTGTGCTCCAGTAATTAAATTACCACCAGTAATGTTTCCAGTTGCTGTTAATGTTGTGCTAAATGATCCTGACGTTGCGCCTGTAATGGCTCCACTTGTAATGCTAGCAGTACCATCGGTTAATGTGCCAAGTGTTGCTGTGCCACTACCTGTTATGTTAACAAGACCTGTTAACGAACCACTAGATAAACTTGCAGTTCCATCAGTTAATGTGGCTCCTGTTACAGTACCTGTTGCTGTTAATCCTGTTGAGCTTGCTAATCCTGTTGAGCTAGTAGTTAATATCAAAGTACCATTAACAAAACTAGTAACATTTCCATTGCTGGTTAACACTGCTACATTACTTGTACCATTAGCAATAATAGCACTACCACTAGTTATACTATCAGTTACAAATTGTGATGTTGCTATATTACTTCCGCCAGCAGTAGATCCATCATGTATGCGTAAAGTTTTAGCAGTTGTATCAACTGTTATTTCACCAACAGCACCTGTAAATGCATTATTTTCAGTGCCGGTGCCTCGTCTATATTGGACCTGTGTAGCCATATTATCTTACTCCAATTACTGCTTCTACTGTACCAGTTCTGCCACTAAAGTTTTCTAATGACTTACCTAATACTCTACCTGCAGATGCATTGTTATTTACTCTCGCATGTCCGTCGGCGCCAGTAACTAAAATATCACCTTTTGAAATTTCAGGGCCAATAACCTTAACTGGCACTCTTCCTACTAGGGCTACTGTTGCAACATGTTCTGATTTTAAATCAGCGTTCATTAAATAACTTGGTTTGTCGCTAATTACTCCAGCTACTCTATGATCGTCATCAAAATCACAGGCTGTAACTTCTTCGTCTCCACCAAACACAACTACTGTTCCTGTTGGGTATGTTTTATCTGCTGTATATTTTTCTGCAAGGTCAGCGTATTGAGCACTAGTGGCTTTAGCATGCACAGTATTAAATGCACTACCAGTTTCACCAAGATTACCAGTACCATTACTAAGTTTGTTGTTTATTCCACCAGAATGAATTTCAATTACAGTTGCACCACCAATATTTCCCATAATATTTCCACCTGAGGAAATAACAGTCATGTCACTTGTGCCGCTGGTTATAGCAGTTGCATCAATCCCAGTTAACTGCGATCCACTACCATAATAAGTAGTAGCATGTACTTCAGCCCATTTTAATGAAGTAGTACCTAAGTCTTGTGTATTATCTGCCCCAGGTGATATCGTATCAGCTGTTATTGTAGCAATTAACGTTCCACCACGTGTTAGTGTGATATCAGCATTTGCCGCAGTAGCTACGCTCGTTGTACCGTTTTGAATTGCAGTTGCATCAATACCAGTTAATAAACTGCCATCACCTTTAAAGATTGCACCTTGGATGTTTCCTGATGCAACAATACCCGTAGTGCCGTCTAATGTAATTGCCATATTCTGTCCTTTTGCTTATCGTATTTAGCTTAAAGTTGCGACCTTCAGTGTACTGGAATCGGGTATAGTTATGCTTCCTGAATCTCCAATTGTTGCACTATCAAACAAAAAACTTGCACTACTACTATCAACTGTAATATCAGTATCATAGGAGTCAGGTTGAGTTAAAAGTGCTCCAGCTGCTGAAGTTATTGTTACAGTTTTAGCACTATTATCGGCTGTCACTGTAACATTAGTCCCACCAACAATTTCTATAGTATCGGCTACACTATCAGCAACAACATTAGTACCACCACCAATTACAGTTCCAAAACTATGACTATAATTTTTTTCAAATGTTAATGCAGTTGTGCCAACAACAATTATACCGTTTGTTGTTAATTTCCATTGTGTGTCTGCATACAAAGTTCCTTCTGAGATCATAACAACTAATCCAGCTTGTATTTCTCCATTTTCATTAGCATCACTAGTACGTACCCATGTTCCGTTACTACCGGTTCCTAATGTAAGTACTTTGTAAATTCCATTTTCACTACCAGTTGTTTGTCCGTTTACTAAAACACGATCAAATCTTACTAAGGTTACCCCGTCTACTAGAGTAGGTGCTCCCCCGGATAACGTTATATTTGACGCAGTTATTACTCGACAACTTTGTTTGTAATCAATATTGCTAATTTGTTTAGCTTTTATTCGTGTTAGGCCCATATTGCTCCACCAGTATTGTTCTTTATATTTATCCAAAAAAATAGGGCCACATAATGTGACCCTACTTTAATTTTTATATTGCTGTAATTACATACGCCCTACAACAACTTCAATAACACCTTCAGCATCGCCTTCGTGTGCTTCTAGAGCTTTACCTATTACTGTTCCCATTGCTGGGTTAGCTTCGGCTCTAGCACAACCGTTACCAGCTGATACCATCATATCACCTTTAGCAACTGTACCAACAACTCTTGTTGGTACACGACCTGTAAGTGCTACTGTTACAACATGCTCTGCTTCGTGTGCAGAGTTCATTACGTATGCTGCATTTGTGCTCACAACACCAGCAACTTTTGCACAGTGATCATCACCGCATTCTGTTACTTCGTGATCTCCACCAAACATAACAACAGTACCTGGTGTAGAATCTGCATCAGCTGAGTAGTTCTCTGCTAAGTCAGCGTACTGTGCTGATGTTGATTTAGCATGTACAGTGTTAAACGTTGCGCCTACAGCACCAATATTACCAACTCCATCGGCTGCACCAGCTAAGAACGAACCTGCTGTTACAGTGCTAGTTCCAACAGCAATTGAACCAAAGTTAGCAGTAATACTACCTGAATCAAGTGCACCAGTACCAACTATACCTGATTGGTCACCAGATACAGCTCCACTAAATGCTGTGGCTGTAATTGTGCCATTGCTTGGATTGTAAGTAAAGCCACTGTCCTGTGTAACTGCGGTTAAAGCACCTGATGTTAACGAACCAACATAAATTAATCTCTCTGCGTTGGTCGCTGTATCACTTGTAATAGTAGCTCCAGCTGCGCCAAAACTTAGTGTTCCTGATCCGTCAGTAACAAGTGCTTGTCCACTTGTACCATCAGTACCTGGAATTGTAAATGATATGTCTGAGGCTACTGTACCAGGTGCTTTTAAAGCAACATAGTTTGAACTGTCAGTATCTGCAAGTCTAAGCTCGCCTTGTGCTTTTATTTCAAAAGCACCAGCTGCTGTATTAGTCACAACAGCGCCAGCAACTGATGCAGCTATAGCTCCACCTGCCGATGCAATCGTAACATCTGAAGTTCCATTAGCAATACCAACAACTTCTGTAGTTGTTGCCAACTGTCTAAAGTCAATTACGTCAGTTGCTTCTGGTGCTTCTGTAAATGTTAATGTTGTTCCTGATACAGCATATGCAGTAGTTGGAATTTGTACAACACCGTTTATACTTACAATTGTACCAGCAGTTGTACCTGTTTCAGGCAATGTAAATGCTGTTGTACTACCGTCACCACTTTGAGTATTAGCAGTAATAACAGTAAATGATGTACCAGCAGTTGTCCATGCAGACGAATCGTAAAATTCTAAGTTATCAAGTGTAGTATTGAAACGAATCATACCTGTTGCAGCACTACCTGGTCTTTCACCTGTTGTACCAACTGGAATCATAATAGAGTCTGTTGTACCAACTTTAAGTTTGGCACCTGCTGTACTTGTTGCAGTACCAATGTTAACAACATCATCACCCGCATTAGTAATAAACAATGCTGCATCAGTGTCACCTTCAACACGGAAGTCAACATCAATACCAGCATCATTAACTGTGAGTTCTCCAGCTGCACTTCGAGTTACGTCAGCGCCACTAAACACCCAGTTACCTAGTGTACTGTCTCCGGCAGTAGTAAATCCACCACCAGTAACATTACCAGTTGCAACAACTTGTGCTCCGGTAATTAAATTACCACCAGTAATATTACCACTTGCACCAATTGTTGTAGCACTTGCAATAGCACCACCAGTGATAGTTGCTGTGCCGTCTGTTAATGTACCACCTTGTACTGTACCACTAAAAGTAGCTGCAACACCACTAGTAATACTACCACTATTAATACTCAACGTACCATCAGTTAATGTACCACCTTGTACTGTACCACTAAAAGTAGCTCCAACACCTGAGCCAATAGTACCACTATTAATACTCAATGTTCCGTCCGTAATGGTTCCCATATTAAGCGTACTTGCTGCATTACCTGTAATATCATCAATACCAGTAATGTCTCCAGCAGTAAGAGTGGCCACACCATCAGTTATTGTAGCACCACTTACTACTAAAGTTGCATTCAGGTTGTTAGCATCAACATTACCAGTTGCAACTAGACTTGTGCCTGTTGCTGCTCCAATGTTAGGAGTTGTAAGTGGTGCACTTGCTTTAATACGTAGTGTATCAGCATTGATTTCAAGTGTGCTATCATCAACATTAACACTCAATACGTCACCAGTTTTACTTAGACCATCACCTGCTGTAATTTGACCAGCACCTGAGAACTGACTCCAAGTAATTGCAGTTGTACCCATTGTTACTGGAGCGTTGGTTGTACAAACAAAACCAGAATCTTCGTTAGTAGTACCTTGTTCAATAAAAGTAAACGCACCTGGTATTTCACTAGCTGGTGAACCGTCCATGTCGCCTGCTCGTGTTAGTACGAAAGCACTACCACCGTCACCAACTGTTGTTACAACGTAGATACCGTTTTGTAATTCAGCAACTTGGTTTTTAACTAGTACTCTTTGAGTTGCTGTTAGTGTTACACCGTCAATTGCGGCTATTGCACCAGAAGCGTCAGCTGTTAATGTAGCACCAACACCCGAAGCACCGTTGGCATATGTTACTGCAGGTAATACAGTAGTAGTAGCAACAACACATGATTCTTTGATGTCAAGTCCTTCTGCAACACTGTCAACGTATGCTTTGTTTGCAGCATCAGTGTCTCCACTTGGCGTACTAACACCTGTAATACGTGAACTTGCAACATCAACAGTACCTGAGCCGTTTGGATCAATTGTGATGTCGCCATTTGTATCAGTTGAACTAATGGTTGGGCTTACGCCTTGGAAAGTTGCACTTGTAATACTTCCACCAGCAACGTCACCTGTCGCTACAACTTTACCACCTGTAATTAAATTACCTCCAGTAATGTTGCCAGTTGCGCCAATTGTTGTTGTGGCAGTAATTCCAGCATCTGATACTAATGTACCACCTTGTATTTGACCACTAAACGTAGCTGCAACACCACTAGTAAGAGTACCACTAGCAATACTCAATGTTCCATCTGTTAATGTACCACCTTGTACTGCACCACTAAACGTAGCTGCAACACCACTAGTAATACTACCACCATTAATACTCAACGTTCCATCTGTAATAGTTCCCATGTTGAGTGTACTTGCTGCGTTACCTGTAATATCGTCAATTCCAGTAATGTCTCCAGCAGTAAGAGTGGCCACACCATCAGTTATAGTACCACCTGTTATAGTACCTGATGCTGTTACAGTTGCTGCACTTACTAATGCACTGGTAATTAAATTACCACCAGTAATATTACCAGTTGCAACAACTTGTGCTCCAGTATTTAAATTACCACCAGTAATATTACCTACTGCGGTAATTGTAGTGTTTGATGTTATAGATGTGCCTGCTTCAATTGAACTAGAAGCGTTAAGGGCAGATGTAACGTTACCTGTTAATGCTAAGTCAGTTGCTGCAATGTTAAGAGCTTTGAAGCTAGCATAAGCACTAATAGTAATTGTTGTGTTAGTTACTTCGTCATTTGTAAATGCAGTTGCAAATTCATCTTCGCTTTCGTCCCATACAAATGCAATGTTAGTACCGGTTCCACGTTTACCAATAAAACCAATATCCAATGCAGGAGTACCAGTCTGGTTTTTTGCAAGAACCATTAGCGGATCTTCAATTACAAGATCAACTGTGTCAATTGCGGTAACTTCTCCGTTTACAGTAAGGTTACCAGATACGGTCATATTACTACCGTAAGTCATGTTATTTTCTAGCTTACCACCCGTTACAGAGTTGTTTACTAATTTAGCACTACCAACAATAGTAGCGTCAGTTATTTGGTTATTCTTAATTCTAGTTACAGCCATTACTTTAATTCTCCTGATGTTTACTTCAGTGTATTTATTGAAACCGCAGAAAAACACTCAATCGGCACAGCTTTTTGAGTTTAAGTTTTGGGGGATTTTATAAAGTGGAAATTAAATTTTAAATTAAATTTCTTACAATTTTATTTAGTTTAAACTGCTGAAATTGTGCCATCAAAGCGTACTTGTTGCCAGTTGCTTCCGTTATATACTGCTAGACAAGGAGATCCGCCGTTGCCGTTGCTTACATAAATTAGTTGCCCGGCAGATTTATTTGACAAAGCATTAGCTTCTGTAACTGTATAAATTGGTAGTTGCAAACTATGTATTGTAGCAAATTGAGCTACACCATTTGCATCAACGCTTACAACATTACCTGTTCCGTTTGTTATACTGGTTACTGTGGTCAAAGCACTAATACTACGTACTTCAACTACATCAGTAGTAAGTGGTGCTTCAGTAAAAGTAATTGTTGTTCCGGATACTGCATAAGCAGTTGTTGGTGCTTGTATAGTACCATTAATACTTACAATTACACTTGCAGTGGTTGCAGTTGCAGTTAATGTAAATGCAGTAGTACTATTATCTCCAGTAAATGTTTGACTTGTAATGCTATCATTGGATCCAACAGTTGTCCAGGAGCTTCCGTTATATACTTCAACACCGGTAGTTGTAGTGTTGAATCTTAAATCACCAGTTGTAGGAGTTGTAGGTCGTTGTGCAGTTGTTCCAACAGAGATTTGCAATGCAGTCGTATTATCTATATTGACTGTTCCTTGGCTAGTTGTAGCAAAAACAATATCACTGCCAGCATTGTTGGTACTAAAGGTGGTATCAGTAACTGTTAAATTTCCAATACTTGACCCACCGCCTACACCAAATGGTCCTACATATCTAGCACCAACAATGTAAATTGATTTGCCTGTTACCCCAGTATCAATTTGACTTGGAATATTTTCGCCATTAAAGTTAAGTACACCAGCTTGATAATCAAAAAACCACCCGTCTTCGTTACCACTACCACTTTGGAACAATTGTGTACCTGTACTTTGTGGAGTACTTTCTCCTGAGTCATCAACATATACTTTAACAAGATATGTACTACCAAACTCAGTAGGTATCCAATCAGTTGCGTTTGTTTTCCATGTCTGATTATCAGGTGCAGTTAAATCTTCAGTGCATTCTACTGTAGCACTTCCTCCAACTGCATCTTGATAAATTTGTACAATACTTGATGTTGCCGCTGGTTTAACACCAGGTATTGATCCAGAACTCTGCCATACTTTATCTCCACGCATCAATAGTGGGCTTGGTATACTTTCGTTAAATGCTTCTTTATTTGCAGGAGGTGCAGTTTTGGCAACTCCAAATCCTAACTTCTTCCATAAAAAATCAACTTTAGTGCTATCTGCCAATGCCATTAAGTTTGTACTCCTACACTAACACTCGTAAGAGTTTGTCCACTTGCAAGTGCAATGCGTACTAATACATTATTACCTGTAGCGTTTGAACTATTTGCACTACCAAGTGTCATAGTATAAGCTGCATTTATTGATGAACCTGTTGGTACTACGTCAGCACCAGTTAATGCACAGCCATTACCACCATTACCACCATTGCCTGTATCAGCTCCAGGAACACCTGCGCCTGCATATTGAGTTGTTCCTTCGACCCATCCATTTAATGTACTTGCATTATCAATAGCAGTACCGGGACTTGCTATCCATAACCCGGTGATACCTGTACTACTGTTTAAGCTGATATCAAAATTTGCAACTGTTGCTCGTCTAAATGCAAATGTTAAATATTGCGTGCCTGATCTACTAGTCGCTAGATCTCCACCAACTGGTAGATATCCACTGCTTAAATCAGTTGCAAAGTGCGAGACTGTTCCCCAACGTACAATTGCTTCGGTTGTTCCTGCAACTGTAACAGCTCCAGTCCAGGCATTTGACGTGTAAAAATTTGTTGCACTATTATAACTTGGTGTGTCGGAAGCAGTACCAAACCCTGTTACACGTTTACCGTCATCGTCAAAAACACTTCCTAATGCATCTGCAACTGGTATATTTTCTTCATCAAATCCAGTTAGACTTGAACTATAAACTTGAATATATTTGTTTGTTAAGTCTGTAACTGAACTAGATCCATTAACATTAAACATTTGAGCATCTATATACCCAACTGCTCTAGCACTACCGTTAACACTAACATTTATAGTACCCATTGTGTAGTTACTACCAACACCAGTGCTAGCAATAGGTATTCCTCCGTTTAAAAATGTAGGAGATCCGTCTATTTGTGCATATGTTTTAGTTTGTGTTCCAATAATTGAACCGCTAGTTCCTTCAGTTGTTGTTCCGGGTGTAAATTGTAATGGTGTTGACGTATCCCTGTATGTTTGTCCAACTAAGTCACCTACTGCTAATCCTGTAATATCAATACTTGGTGATCCACTATTGTAATATGGAATACCAGAAATATACCTATAAGTCCCAGCTGTATTTTCACTAATAGTTGTACTACCTTGTACCACAGTTGGGGCATTAGTCATATCATCTTTAACAAAACCTACAGCATTAGTATCACCTGTGGTACTGTGATTTAATCTATAATCATTATACCCTAACCCTAATCCGCTTAATGCTTTGCTAATTCTTGCATCAAATACTTTATAAAATCCAGTTGGGTAAGTACTTGCACTTATTTCAGTGTGTGCATCACCATCTGCAACAACAACTAAACTTGTATATGTTCCTGTTTTATCACTATCAACTGTAAAATTAGTAGTACCATCTGCACTATTGTTAACAAATGCTGTAATATCACCGCCGGTGCTAGTATTAGCATTAGTAATTGTGCCACTAACAATTGGTGTACTACTTGTATAACGAGTAACACTTGTTCCAGCAGAAGGAATATTTCCGCCAGTTTGATCTGTGGCACTTGAGGCTAGTTTTGGATTAGTACCCTGGTTGCTCGTACTCATTGATAGAGTTTTGCTGCTTAGTGCACCAGGAGCACTTGGATTACTGTTGATAGTAAGGTAATTTGCTTTTGTTTCAGTATCATCTTGTACAATTGTACCAGGTGTTCCGTATGCATTAAGGGTTAATGTTTCACTACCAGTTGATGTATATGTATGAAGCAAGTTGGCTTGGCCAGGAGTACCAGCACTGCCATTATTGATATTGCCTGTTGTTGTTCCATCTCCCCAGTTAAATGCATATATGTCGCCATTTTGACTATCATTGCGGAATTGGAATTGAGCCCTGCTTGCGCCAGTTCGATAATCTGTAAAAATATACCCGTCTTGAGCTGTATCACCTGTACGATCACTAATAATATTAGCAGTAGTTTCAAAAATTGCTCTTACATCGGGCTCAACACTGATTGTAACATTAGCACTTTGGAAGGGACTTGATGTATGCCCTGTTTCAACTGATAACTGTACTTCAAATGTTGCTGTAGTTCCGGCGGATTGTTGACTGCTACTTAATGCAAATGTATGATCAAGTGGAGTGCCTGGATTACCTGCTACCCCACTTTGTATGTTTACACTGTTTGTTGAACTATCTCCCCAAGTCCAAAGATATTTTTGACCACTGCCAAAAATTGCAGTAGTACCAGGATCAGTAGAAACAGTATTTGTAAATTCTACAACCCCACCACTAGTTGATTCTTGATTAATCACTGTTGTTGTGTTTGCTGTAAACTGAGAAGTTTGTGCTGTAAATACATCAATGGTATCAGTTACTGATACTGTTACATCACTAGGACCAGCTGTATTACTAATTGCATAAAGAGTAATAGTATATCGAGTATCGCCACCAGCGTTAGTGTATGTATTTGTTGCTGTGGTCCAGGTATCTCCTGGATCAATATTACCTGCACCTGCTCCCCAATCTAGTTGAAAACTAGTTGCATACTGTGTACCATTTGTAATTTCAGCCGATGCTCCACTGTCAATTGTGTCATCTGTAATAGTAAATGAAGGTATTGGGTTTGGAGTATAAAGTGTAATATAATTTGTTTTGCTTTCGTTATCAACACTTCCACGAGCGCCTGCAGCAGCATTTCCTGAGAATGTGCCGGTTGGATTTGATGCTGTAAAGTTAACAGTAAATGTTCCACCTGAATCATTTTGATAAGTGTGACTTACACTACTTCCTGCTGTGCTTGTATTGCCATCGCCAAAGTCCCATAAAAAACTAGTAGGGTTTCCTACATACTCTCCTGTAAATGTTACAGTCATAGGAGATGCACCGGCAATAGGTGTACCACTAAAATCTACCCTACCTACATATGTACTGTTGGCAATATTTAATGCAACTTGGTTCAAATCATCAAGTCCATCAGTAACATGAGTAGTAACTGTCCATTGATCATATGCAACGTTTGAAGTTAAACTTCCATCAGATGGTGTTCCTAAATCAATTGCATTGCCCAATAATGCATCAACATTTCCAGCTGTTGTCCAAGACAAACCACCAGATCCGTCTGTTGTTAGAACTTGCTCGTTTGTTCCTCCAGTGATGCTAATAACACTGTTGGCGCCAAGTTGAAGTTTATTTAAATTTGAAGCAATGGCATTGCCAGTAATTGTTACATTACCAAGAGTACTAACACCCACAACCTGTAGAGCAGTACCAGGAGTGCTAGTATTAATACCAACTCTACTGTTTGTTACATCAAAATAAGCTAAATTGCCTTGAACTGATAGATTTGATCCACGTTGCAAGTTGTCAGCTAAAATGTTGCCTTGGATTCGATTAATTGCCATTTCGTTCCTATACTATTAACGTATTTATATGAACTTCGGGCTTACGTTTGACTGTGTATAATCGATATCGGAAGGCCCGCGGGAGGTGCCGACGTAAATGTAATATCAAATCCACCGTCTACTGTATATGCCGAAGTGCTGTCTTGATATATACTACCTACAAACACCATAAATTGTGAGGTTGTTGCTTCAGCAACAGTCATAGTAAACACTGTTGTACTTCCATCTCCTGTGAATGTGTCAACTGTGTAACTTAAAGAGTCAGCATTAGATAACGTATTAAACTGTGTACCGTTAAAATATTCTACTGAATTGTTATCTGTGTTAAATCGAATTAACCCAAACACTGGAGCAGAAGGTCTAGTGGAGGTTGCCCCTGCTGGAATAACAACTCCTTCTTCTCCTGGCGCTAAATGTCTATTCTTTAACAGTCTGCCCATGTATTAAATCGATATGAAACTAGTTGTACAGTTTATAGAATTGTTAGCACTACAGCTTACTACTACAGTATCACCATTTTCTACTAATAGTTTTTCTGGTCCTACGTAATACTGAAAAGAATCAAGTGTAGTGATAGATTGATTTGCTACGTTTTGATTTAACGTACTAAAAGAACTACCGTTTGGTACTACATAAACGTTAGCTGTTACGTTAGCACCACTATAATTACATAAATTTAAATATGTAATTGCAGTATTACCTGTACTAGTATACATAGCAGTTGGTGTTGTGGTTACATTTCCTATTGCGATTGTCATTTTTTACCTCAAAATATTATAGAATACACAAGTGCGGCTTGTTTATCAACTAACTCAACATCTTGTGTGGCTGTCCTTGCGTAAACACCAGAGCCTCCAACACCACTAGATGCTTTGTGATAAATTACTGCTGAGTTTGCTACACTACTAGGTGAACTACCAATATTGCCCAATACTGCTTGTCCTTGCAATGTAAGTTTATTTGTACTTGAATCAAATTGTAAATTTGTTGACCCACCAAACGTATTAGATGAGTTAAATTGTATTGAATTAAGTGGCACACCTGGTACAGTACTTCCTGAAGTGCCAATGGCAGCATAAGATGTTATTGGTGCACCGTTTGCTGATACACTAGGGCTTATTTCCCAATCAAGTGTTCCGTTATTAAATCTAAGACCAGCAAATGTTGATGCACTTGTTTGTGCAACTAGCCCTTGCTCTTGGAAAGCAGCAGTACTAACATTTCCAGTATTATTACCAGCAACTGTAATAAACGGATCATCAACTGTTAAATCTTCACTACGGATGTAAGTAATGTTACCACGAACATCTAAGTTACCAGTAACATTAACAGTGTGAGTGGTAATATTGACATTGTCTCCAGCACTGGGGTCAATGCTAACTATGTCATAATCACCGTCAATTCGTTTATATGTGCTCATGTCATTATAGATCCTTTCTACTATTTAGCTCTACAAAAAAACTATCAAAAGACTGTTGTCCAACATTTTGTAGTTCATCTAGCTCAGGGCAATCATTATTTGTTGTTTCTCCAATTATACGAATATAATTTTTTTCTGGATGTTCTTTACACACTGCAGCAATTTGCCGAACCCAATTACCTGCAAAAGTAACTGGGGCTTCAGGAGGCCTATAAAATTTAGTTCCTGCATATAGATTGTTAAATTTACCATCAACAGTACCACCTAAATCAAATCCTATTAAATAAATCTGGGTTTCTTCAGGTTGATCACTTGCTAATGCCACAGCCGCTGGGCCGCTACTATGTCCAAATATTTTTTTAGGTAGTTGTAAAGCTCCAGTTCCATTAACCGGTCTTCGTGTGTAAAATGTATTTTTTAATGAATATCCACAGCTTTGTATTTCAGTTGCAATGGGCTGATCGGTGGCAACTAACACATCCGGGGTATCTAGTCGATATGCTGCATTGCAAGCATATACTAATCCTCTTCGTTTGAGCCAAGATATTTCAACTGCTTTACGACTTAGCCCGTTACCTAAAACAAATATCATTAAAAAAGCCTCCCTCTATACTATGTATTTGAGGAAGGCTGGTTAGGTAAAATTTACTTAACTTTATTATGGTGTGTTGTATACTTCTACACGTGCCAATGCAGTAGTTCCGTTTGCAGCTTTACCCGATTTAATAGCAGTTTCGCCTTCAACGCCTTGAAACGCATTCAAGAAATATTGATCATCAGCCCAAGAAACTCCCCATTTGCTGTTTATTTTCTTTAAACGAGTTGCGGTACTATCACTTAAAAATACGCTAATTGTCATAGCATCATTACTAAGTGCAGCATCTGCTTCGTCTGATAGAGTACAAACGCCTGTATTAGTTCCATCATAAACTAAAAATTTACGTGCGCCTTTTTGACGTAGTATAAATCCTTCAGCTTCTGAATTTCCACCAATTTTAACTCTTACATTAATAGTTGGATATGCAGGTGTTCCTGATTCAGCTGTAGTTGGTGTAAGAACATCTCCGCCAACAACACCGTAAAATTCAGTAGGTTCAAGACCCGATGGTGTTACTGGTGCAGTCAGTGTACTTACGGCTGGAAATCCAATATCAGTTGTTTGATTTCCGCCTTTCATTATTTTAATTGGTCTGCCCATTTGATTTCTCCTTTAAGAAGTCCAATGTAGGTTCTAGCCTACTACGAGATGGTGTTCCCATAAACACATTTTGTGTATGTCTATTTATCTTTATTTTAAAGTCCACTTGGTACAATAATATAATGAATTGCTAAAACTAATGCAACCGAAGCACCTAAGCCTACCATCATCTTACCAAAGTCTTTGGCTACTAATGGAAACACACTTCTGGTTTTCTTTTTACCAAAGTAAGTAGCCATTGCAAGTTCACGTCCTGCAAGTAAACCAACAAATACCCAAGTTGTTGACATAGGTATATCATTTAACTCTTTAAAGAAATACAAGCATAGCCAATAGAACAAATCAATTAGTGTAGCACTACGCACATATCGTGTGTTGTGTTTTTCTAATACAATCTGCTGTATCTTACCTCCTCGTTCTCTAAACATAAAGAACAAGCCTGCTACGAATACAACAGACACAAGTACCATTAAGTCTATAGGCACTTCACGTGGAAGGAACACTGCAATGTTAGCCATGTCATGTGACAGCCAAGTCCACCACAATCCGCCTGTGGCTACCCACTGTGCGATGCGCCAAAACTTTTTGTTGCTTTCAGTAACAGGAGCGGTTTCATCATACCACTTGCCAAAGTATTTGTGTATTGCAAACCATATTGCATATGCAAATGCGGCTGCAACACCGTAGCCCATAATCGATTTCATAAGCATTTTCTCTAATACAAATGTACTTGCAAATACACTTAGTACTAAGAAACTAGTTGATACAGGCACACCCATTCTAGTTAATGCTACTAATATAGCAGGTGCGGCTGCATGATACCATTGCACTTCTTGCCACGGAATCTTATTAAGTCTACCGTAACTGATGTCACCACCATTTACAGTCCAGCCATACCATAGTGTGGCTAATAGGACAGAGGATGCCGCAATCCACAGTGTTTTGTAGTTGAATCTCTCATTGTTTGATGCCATCCATGTACCGAGAGTTTGTACTGAATCGTTTGCTATAACCGCATATGCAGCAAGCAGGAACCCAACAAGGCTCCATAGAGTGAGTGCGTCCATATACTTCTCCTATTTTAATTCGCTACCTTGTGGCATACACTCTAACTGTACCTTGTAGTATTCATTTGTTCCATGGAACGACCACGAACTTGGGTTAATTATATTTTCACATTGTTCTTGTGTCATAGGAGTATTGTATACATATTGGTTGCCAATGTACATCCATTCGTCTGAGGCTGTTTTGCCCCACATACTTAATACTAATATAAACATTTCCATTTTTTATTTCTCCTTATTAAGTTTATAGCATTGACAATGTTTACACTCGGGGCCACAGGAACATTCTTTAACTGGTACTCCACAACATTTTTTACTACACATTAGTACACCATCTTTGATCCATGTACCTTTCTCAGTGTATTTCTTATCTAGTATGTCCATTATCTTCATGATATTCTCCTTTTGCTTGACGGCTTTACCCCGTCGCTCACAAAATATAACACAGAAAGTGTTATAGAGTTATTTAAACGAAAAAAGAGTAGATAACTTAATACCTACTCTTTTACCCTAATCTGTTTTTAAAAATACACACTCACTTGTTACCCTTCGGCTCTTGTCCCATGCACGGGAAAGCATGTGCATATACTCTGGTGTGTATTTTAAAAAACACAATTTAATAATGATGGGGAGGACTTACTTATTACCTCCAACAGGGCACAAGAGAACTCGTGCTATAAACCCTGAACCTACTTGCAGTCGCTAAACACAGCCCGCTAAGACCCTTTAAGTAGTACTTTGATACCGTTCCCCGATATCGCTTCAGTCACCATCTAACTCAGACCGTCGTCTTTGCTATACACTTAATATAACACTTATATTACTAAAGGTCAACCTTTTTCTGGCAAAAAATTAAAAAAATCCAAGAAAAAAGGGGCCGTAGCCCCTTTTTAGTATTATAAAACGTTGTGCTTACGAGAAGCTCAAGTTGCTTACAGCAATCTCACCAACGTAGTCACCAGCGTTACCAAATGATGACGCTGTGTTTGACAATTCGATATAACCGTAGCGAGTCATAAAGCTAACTACTGGCTCGAATGTTGATGGATCTAGTACTGTTCCACTTGACATCAACGGGATGTATGGGCAGTAAAACGCTGCTGCGTCTGCTTCACTAGAACCTTTATAACCAACTAGTACTGGAGTACTATCTGATGCATATGAATCAACAAATACACGCATTGCGCCATTTAATGTACCTACAAACTTAGTGTTTGTTGGTGCTTCAAATGTACCTTCAGTTGTACGTGCAAATGCTGAAGTTGTAGCACTTTGTAGAACTGTTAGTGATGCTGGTGATACAACAGCCCAGTTACCTGCACCGCGCCGTGTACGCTGTGCAATCAAGTTTGCAACACGGTTGATTAGAACAGCTAAAGCAGCATGCTCGTCACCAACAAATGTAGCAGAACCTGATACTGTAGCTTGGTTGTATGTAAACTCAGTTTGAGCTAGTGAACGAAGAGAAAGTAGAATCTCTTGATCAATTTCAGCAGTAATCTCTTGAGCAAGTGCTGCCATGATTTCTGCTTCTACATCAATGCCGTGCATTGCTTGGGCATCTTGTGCTGCCTCAAATGTCCAGCGAGCTTGCAACTTACGTGTACGAGCTTCAACTGCTTGCTTGAGGATTTGCACACTAATGTTACGTCCGCCATTACCTTCAAGAAGTGAAGTAGTTGCACCAGCATACCCTTGAGCTGCTGACTGTGTGGCACCTGTACCAGCTGAGTAAGCTGTAGCAATTTTAAATGGGCTAAGTGCTTCGTCTCCAGCAGTAGTTGATGTTGCCGCTGCACTTGAATCTGCCATTGTAGTTGCATAACGCACACGCAATGTGTGAATCTGACCAACTGGGCCAGTCATTGGCTGAACACCAACAATTTCGTTAGCAATAACAGTTGGCATAACACGTCGAATAACTGGTAGAATTACACGGTTTAGTGTAGCAATGTTACCCGATGCAGTTGCACCAGCTGTAGCGTTCTCTTTGAGGTGACGCTTTGTATTCTCGAGAATAACTTGCATAGTATTGCGGCGTGGACCTTGCAATCCTTCGAGCAATGCTTCTTTGGTCTCGCCCCAACGACCTTCTAGTAAATCTTGTGACATTTCTGTCTCCTTTAATATATTAAATACCAGCTAAACGCTTAATGTCGATTACATTATCATTATTTGAATCTTCATTAATTTTTGGCGCTGGTGTAGATTTTTTATCTCCAGTTACTTCAACTAAACCTTCAGAAAGAGTAGAACGTCCAACGGAGCGTTTTCCTTCTGCGAGTACAGCAGGGAGATATTTCTCGTAAGCGTTTTTGAGACGAGATGTCTGTACGCTTTCCAATAAGTCTTTCATTATAGAACGCTTTTCGGCATTTAGCGGTCCAAGTAATTCTTGTAATGTTGATGATCTTAGATTGCTTTCTTTAATCATCTTGACTTCTTGTCCTTTTGATTCTGCGATAGCTTTTGCTTTACGCACAACCTTAGTGGCTTGACTTAGTTGCTGATTTTTGTTTTCAACAACTCGATTTAATTCGCGAATCTCTGCATTGGTGTTTAAATGTGTAGCGCCATATTCACTAGCATATGCTTCAAATATTTTGCGACCAAAGCTATTTTCACGAGCAACTCGAATATCTTCATGGAGTTGCGATAGTTCTGTTTTCAAATGAGATGAAACAGATGCAGTGAGCTTCTTAGCTGATTCAGTGACAAACTTATTTTTAAGATTAGTAAGTTTGCCTTTTGCTTCACGCACTAAACGTATTTTAGTTTTTACTACGTCTTGCTTGTCTTGTGCAAATTCATTAATTTCTTCACTAAGGGCTTTTACAACAAATTTTTCTAATTTTTTGAATCCATTGTTGTGTGTCTGCCTATCTTTTCGTAGTTCACCAATTTCTTCAGCAAGTTTACTAACCATGAAATCATTAAACTTAGTGCTTGATTCTTTCATTTTAGTTTGAAACTTAACTCGATCTTCAGCTAGTGCAGTTTTTTCTTCTTGCAAGCTGACGATTTCTTCTGAGAGATTATCAGTAATCATTTTGTCAAGAGCTTCCACCATGTTTGTTTTATCGTGTTCGTATTTTTGAGCGAACTCTTCACGAATTTCACTTCTAACTTGCTCTTTTGCCTCGTTTAACTTAGCATCCCATGCTTCTGAGATTGCTTCCCGAGTTTCGTCTGTTATCACATCAGACTCGAGCAAAGAGTTAATAGCATCTAACATGTGCTTCTCCTTAAATTTTGAGATCATTTATGAGACGAGTGATTCCGTCTCGCAAATGCTTCTCTACTTTACTGCCTTTTCCAGCATCTTCGGCAATTTTTAAAAGTCTTTGACCACCGGTCATATTCATAAGTCCTTCATAAATTGCTTTAGGATATGCATTTGGTGCACTGGGTTGGGCAACAATGTCTACAGTGACTATTTCAAAATCACTGACGTGACCATTGCCAGGGTCAACGTTTCCGCTACCTCGGCTAGAAACACCTAGTTTAACTCCGCTTTCAAGCATTGTTTTAACTAGTGTTCCCATTGGTGTGGGTAAAATTTTCATTTTACCGTAACCGTTTGGACCGTCCATCCACATGCCTTCAATCATGTGACTGACTCGATCCAAATTAACTTTTAAATCATCAGGGTGATCCACTTCACCGAGAACACTATTTCCTGCACTAATTTGTTCGTTTAGTGTAGTTACAGCATTTTCAATTTCAGTAACTGGATAAACACGCTCATTAGCGTTTTTAACCCCACCTTGAATGCAGATACCCTTCATATAGAGATCTTTACCACCGTCTGATGCAGCTTCAATTATTATATTTGCTGCATCAAACGTTAAATTCTCTTTTAGATAGAGTTGTGGTTGAGCCATTCTGGATTATCCTTAGTCAATAACACTTTTAGTGTTAACACCTGATGCTTGAGCCAAGTCTGGTTTAGTTGCTGGTTTTACATCTGGTTTAGTTGTACCTTGCATGTCACCATACTTTGGTGTTGGTCGACCTTCTTTGCCTGAGTTACCATCATCAAAATCTACTGGGTGAGCAGCAGCACCTTTTGCGCCTGAGTTAGCGGCGTTTGGGCTTTTAGTATTTGTTCCTGCTGGTTCTTTGAGATCTGGCTTTGGTGCAGCTACTAAATCAACATTTTCGTTAAATGCTTCATAGCCTTCGGTTTCAAACTCTTCGTCGTCAACTTCAACATCTACGTCATCGTCATCGTCATTTACGTTGATTTCAATGTCGTCAACTTCAACTTCGTCTTCTGGCTCGTCCATCATTGCTTCGAATTCAGCCATTAGTTCGTCTAGTTTATCTTCTAAGTCAACTACACGGTCTTCTAATTCTTCTTCGCCTTCATCATCAATATCGATATCAATTTCTTCTTCGGCTTCATAAGCAAGTCCTTGCTCTTCTACCTCGATGTCATCAATAAGATCTGCTGCAGCATCTCCGCCTAGTTCTTCTTCAATGGCTTCATCAACACCTTCTTTTGAAATTTCACGATGCTCTTCGTCACGTTTGCCGAACTTGCCATATGAATCATCTCTACGTGCTTTCATAGATTGTTTTTTACCTGACTCTTTACCAGTTCGCATGCCTAATGACTCATCTTCTTCGTCATCATAGCCTTGTGCTTCATCAACACTTTCTTTTGAAATTTTACGATCTTCTTTGTCTCTTTTACCAAACTTGCCGTAAGAGTCATCTCTCCGTGCTTTCATGGATTGTTTTTTACCTGACTCTTTACCAGTCCGCATACCCAATGACTCATCTTCTTCGTCATCATAGCCTTGCTTTTTGGCTTCATCAAGATCGTCTTCACTTAGTTCTTCCTCACTCATGATATCTTCATAAATGGTTCGACTTTTCTCAATTACGATTTCGTGGAATAGCTCTTTTGCTTTGTCCTCTTCATCGTTAACAACATATTCAATAAGTTGTTCAAATTTATCTATCATTCTAAATTCCTCCAGTAATAGGCTCGTGTTTGATATTTACACCTAATCAGTAAATACAGGTATATTAATAGCATTTAATGGTGTTTTTTCCATTATTTGATATTTTTTTAAAAATAATTTATTTTTTAGGGAAAATTTTTAGACTTCAGCGGCAGCGGTGCCATATTGCTTCTGAACTAGTTGTTGACGTTCTTGAAATTCAATTCTTCTAATATCACTTAAATTTCTTAATTTATTGATATGTTTTAGTGTTAACTTAGTTTTACGCAATTCGCCTATAGCTGGCTGAGTATTATCTGCAGCAACATCTTGATATTGCTCAGGCATTTCTTCGTTGGTCTTTTGGTTAAAGAGTTCGTTTAAAATCATATTGTTATTTATGCAGGAGGCTCAGTAGTAACGTCTACATCAATATCCTCTCCGCCTCCTTCCTCACTTTCAGGGGCATCGAGTGACCCAAGCTCATCTCCAGTTTCTATATCAGACTGTAAGTTAGCAGGTGTTACACCAACACTTCTTAAATCAGAACCATTTACATCAGTGCTTTCAGCTTCACCTTTTTCTTCTTGCCAAAGCATTTCGTTTTCACGAATTTCGTCTTCAGTTAAACCAAGGTAGCGTTTCATTAGAAAACGCTTACTCATATATGGCACAGCTTCCATTTGATTATAAACACCAACTCGAGTTTGGTCTAATTCACTTTCACGATAACTTGCAAAGTTTTGTGGAGGATTAAATTTAATATCAAATAATCCAGCATCAATATTAAATCCTCTCCAACGCATAAACATTTTAAATTCTTCATTTAATTGTTTAATAATAAGACGTTGTAATCTTTCGCAATATTGATTAAAACGATATTCTTGTATAAGTGCAGTACCCACACGCCCATCTTGTATTGTTCTTTCACTGTCATCAGCACCGGTAGGCAAATAGCTGCTTGGGACTCTTAAGGCTCGTATCATTTTGTTATTAAAATATTTTAAATCATCAATTTCACCAAGATTAGCACCGCCAGGAAGAACTGTTACATCACTTCCTCTGCCGTCAGCAGTTTGAGGAAAGAAATAATCTTCATTAATAGATAATGGATTATAACTGCTATCCATTATGTTTTGACCGCCGTTACTTCCACCTGTATTACTAGGTATGCGTCTCTGGTGCACTTCATTTTTAACACGTTCAACAAATTGCATAGCCATATGACTCGGCATATTGCCTACATCAATTTTAAATACTCGTCTCTCTGGTGCACGACTAACTCGGTAAATTAAAACTGCATCTTCAAGCAGTTCTTTTTGTTTGAATACTTTAAATATAGTTTCAAGAACACTTTGTCCAAATGGCCAAAAATAATCTAAACCTTCAGTTAAACTTAAATGTACTATGTGTTTAGCATCAATAACTGCTTCGTTCATTGCAGCACTAAATCGGCTTTGTCCACTAACTCCACCACCGCCAACTTGTCCAGGAAGATTATAATCCATTCCACCAGAGCCACCAGATGCAGGGGTATTAGCGTTATAATCAGTTGTTGTTTTGGCAGCAATACTTAGATTTTCAAAGTTAGGATTAATATCTTTTACAATATATTGCTCTGGACGTTTGCCTTCACTTTCGTTTACAATTACTCTGCGTACTTTGGTCATGTCAACCCAAAATAATTTAAATGTTTCTGGATCTCGAATAAACACTTGATCGCCATATTTGATAGTGTTTCTAAAGATTTTAAATATACGTTGATCTAACTCGTTTAATTTAATCCATTGTCTTAGATTGTTTTTAATTAATTCAACTTCGTTATTTGTTGGATCTTCATTATAGTTAATTTGAAATATGCTACCAACACTTTTGTCGTCTTGAGTACTAAATTCGCTAAGGATGTCTAAGCAACCATTAATTTCACTATCGCTATCCATTTGTTCGTATTGATTGTATCTTTCAATACGATTTGGGTGTCCTGTATAAACTTCAGGTAGTCTACTAGCATAGTTACGATAAACTACTTCGGCATGAGAGCCTGACGTGTCATTGCCTCCCCACTGGCGATTATAACCAGGAAGACCGTTTTCTCCTTGACCACTAACTGGGCTTAATTGCCCGTCGTTGTTAACGACTTTAAAATATTTTTTCCATGCCATGTTAATACTACTTATGGTTAATTGACTGCTAATGCTTAATTATAACACACTACCAATTTGCTTGTCAAGCACTTTATGCTGCTGCCACAGCAACAGCTTGTTTAGCTGTACTGTTATTACTTCTAGTTAAATCTGCTATTTCTCTTAATGCACTTATCATTTCTGGATCAGTAGTTGTTGTATTTGATGCAATTGCGTCACTAAGTTTGTTGGTCATATTACTAATTGCAGATTGCAGTTCTGAATTTTGTGTTTCACTATTGGCTTTTAACTCTTCAACCATTGAAGCCAAACTACTTTGAACATCAGACAATACTGCGGTGTTTTCAATTAATCCAGCAAAATCAGGAAAAGCTGAATTCTCTGTGATATTATTACCTGTTTGTCCAAAACTATTGTTAATATTTACTGGAATCTTTTTCCCACCAGGAAGTGGAACAACTGCTTCGTCGCCATGCATGTTTACTGCATATCCACTCATTGGGCCTTTTACTACTCCACCATTTTGAGCTTGTGGTAAGAAACTTGCCATCGAGCCTGCTAATGATCCTACTTTGTTCAATCCTTCTGTGCCAGCAAAACTTTTTCCTGGTGTTAATTTTCGACCGGCTATTGTACTTGTTGCAAGTAAGTTTGCTTGATCTTGTGACATTGCACCGCCAGCATCGATTCCCATTTGTGAAGCAATAGCCGGAGCATTTGTTTTCATAAACCAGGCCGCAACTTGTGCAGCAACATCAGGTTGTGCTGCAAGATCAGGATTTTTTACCATTCGATCATCGCCAAAAATAGCGTCACTTGCAGATGCATAATTATTTTTACCAGTTAGTTGAATATAACCCCTACCTCTATAGTCAAATCCTTGTCCTTCGTTGCCCATTTTATGACCGTACATAAAGTCGCCAAGTGCTTTGGGATTTCGAACTAACTTTGCTAATTCTGCATCAGGAAGATCTCTAACTCGACCGCCAGCAGCAGTTTTATTACCACCAAATACTGATCTAATACGGTCAACACTACTATAACTCATACCTTCTTGAACAGGTTGTCCGCCACTCTCTTTCATTACATTTGCAAGACTTGCAGTAATCATTTGATTTTCAAACCCAGCATTTGAAAATGCTGAGGCTAGTTGTGTAAGATTTTGATCTGTTGACCCATCGCTTGCGGGCATGCCGGCAGTTTCACTAAGTGATCCAGCAGCTGGTCTTGGTGGAACATTTTGAGTAACAGCACTTGGTGCAGGTGGTGCAGGTGGTACAACAGCACTACTTTGATCGCTAGGAGGTACTACTGGTGCAGGTTGTGCTTTAAGTGATCCGTCTGGATTATGTGTCTTTCCGTACTGATCATCCCACTTACGTTTTGCATTTCTACCACTATGACCACTGGCTGTTGGACGAGGAACAACATTGTTAGTATTTGGCCCGGGTGCAGTTGCTGGTGCAGTTGATGTAGGAGCAGGACCTGCATTTGGTTGATCTTGCTCAAGAGGCACAACTGGTGCTTGTTGGGTGCCTGGCCGACTTGGTACATCTTCCGGAGATACTGGAATTGTAACTGGATTTTTGGGTGTTCCATCAGGATTATAATTTGACCCATATCTTGCATCCCATGATTGTTGTGCAATTCTTTGATTTCTTTTGGTGTGCCCACCAGTTGCAGTAACTTCGGGCCTAGGGCTAACATTGGAGCCACTGCCGCCTGGCCCAGGCAGGTTTTGTGCATTTAATTGAGCTGTAATATTAGGTAAATCAATTTCAAGTTCTTCACTGACATAATTTACAAATTCATTTAATGCACTTGTAAACATACCAACTGCTTTTGCAGCTTGTGGCATTACCTGGAAACCAAAATTGTTTAACTGTCGTCCCAACTGCTCCATATTACGCTGAGCTTCAACTACGCTATTTGTTAGATTGTCTGTGCCTGCAGTTTGAGCATCTTGGGCAACCTGGGCTCTTACACTACTGCCTTGAACTAATGCTCGGTTAAAGTCACTAATTTCAGCATACTTTACAAAAACATCTTGTCCATCACCTACTGCACTTGCAAAATCTCGTTGTCTAGCCTCTGCACCTTGTGTGGCATCTTGTAGTCTCTCAAGTGCTTGCCCGGTTGAAATTTGCCCAGTTTTAACTGCATCAACAATACCTACAATTGCACCACCACTACTGTTAAAACCTTTGATAGCCGCTTGGCTGTTGATAAATCCACTAGCAGTATCTCTAACTGCTTCTCCTAATTCAGGGCTGATAGCATTAACTTGTGATTGGAAATCTAATAATGCTTTGGCAGTAGTTTCTTGACCCCGAGCAATCATTTGATCAGTAGCAGCACGGAATCTACCTTCGCTTAGTGCTGAATCTTGTTGTGATATTATTTCTTCACGTTGCTTACCTGTTAATTTACTCAACAGATCTAACTCTTTAGCATAATCACTTGTCTGTAGAGTCAACTGTGCTTGTGTTTTTCGTTGCGATAACCCTAGTCTAGTTTGCTGTGTTAAAAATGCTGCCGCAGTTTCGCCTATTTGATTAGTGTTAAATCCAATTCGACGTAATTCGTCACCGGCTCTACTATCAACTATTTGACCTAAAAAACGTTCAAATTTAACTCGCCCGTCGCCAACAGTTAGGCCAAATCTAGCTAGTGCCATACTGTTGTTTTCGATAACTTTAGTGTATGCATTTAATTGCATGCCACTTTCAAGAAATCCTTTGTATACACCGGTCATCCCATCGTCTAACAACCCACCGGTATTAGCTAAACTGTTGAATGCATCACTAGCTTGCTGTAGTTGGTTAATGACAAATTTACTACCTTCAGCAACAAGTTTAATACTTGCACTAAGTGCACCACCTGCAAATGGAATTGCATCTGCAAGGTCAGCTAATCCACCAGCAACACTATCAATTAAAGGATTTAATGTTTCAAAGCTAGTATTGCCCTGAGCTAATTGATTTCCAAAACTTCCTAGCGATTTGCCAAAATCACCTAACCCTTTAAGTGCTATAGTACCTGCTGAAGCAAATCCTTTAAGTGCTAGTTGAGCACCAACACTTTCGCCTGCCATATCTTCAAGTTTATTATTGAACATACTAGTAGCGTTAAGTCCACGTAGATATTCATCTGCTAGTTCTGCAGCGCCATTTCTAACTTGTTTTTGACTGCGAAGTTCTGCAACTTTTTCTCTGTTTGCATCAGCACGTTGTTGACGGCGTCTGTTTTGATCTTCTCTATCTTTTGCATCTGCTGTTAGGCTTGCTCGACGAATACGCTCACGCTCGGCTGTATCTGCAGCAGTTTGTGTAGCTGTAAGTTTTTCACGTGCTTTCCTAGCTCGAGCACTTGCATCAGCTCCTTTGTCAACTTCTTTGACAAATTTATCAACATCTTTTTGTTTTTGGGAGTTACTCTTTGTGTTGCTAGCAATATTCGTAGACAACTTTGCTAATGCCATGATTAGCTTGTCGTTTCCACTTTGATCTGTTGCTGATCCAGTAGTTTGGCTAAGATTACGCAAACTAGGCGCTATATCACGCAACTGGTCAATAAGATCTTGTAATTCTTGTTCCATGGATTTTTGTCGCCTATAAATACATTGTTATTTACCTGCAAGGAAAAACTCGAAAATGAACCCATTACAGCAATATTTTAGGCAGCCGAGCATTTACATTTCGCTCCCCAGTAAGGGAGATTTTTATCCAGACACTGCACTGGAAAAAACTGACAATGGTGAATATCCTGTGTTGCCAATGACTACAATTGACGAAATTACATATCGCACACCAGATGCTATTTTTAATGGTAATGCTGTTGTGAGTGTAATTCAAAGTTGTTTGCCAAATATTAAAGATGCCTGGGCAATGCCAAGTATTGACATTGATACTGCATTAGTTGGTATAAGACTGGCAACTTACGGACATGAGCTAGACATTAATACCACTTGCACTTCCTGTGAAAACACTGATGAGTATACAATTGATCTACGAAATGTCTTAGAGAACATTAAACCAGGCGACTATACTAAACCTATTCAACTTGGCGAATTGGAAATTTACATAAAGCCAATGACATACAAAGATATGAACAATAATAGTTTAGCACAGTTTGAAGAACAAAAAGTTATTCAAATGTTACAAGGCACCGAAGAAATGGCCGATGAAGAAAAAATCCATAGGCTAGGTGATGCTCTTAAAAAAATTACACAAGTAACCACAACAGCTATTGCACAGAACATTAGTAAAGTTGTGCATTCAGGTGGTGAAGTTATAGATACTGCTCACATCAATGAATGGTTACAAAACAGTGATAAAAATACGTTTGAAAAAATTCGTCACTTTGTACTGTCTAACAAAGAAGGCAGTGAAATTAAACCTGTACAGATCACATGCGACGAGTGTGGACATGAATATGAACAACCTTTTACACTGGATATGTCCAATTTTTTCGCGGACGCCTCTTGATTCAAACCCCTGGTCAGGTAAGTGAGACTGTAGATAAAATGGAACAAGAGGCCGATTCAATTAGACACGAATCTCTTAAAATGACTTGGAACATGAGAGGTGGTGTAACATACTCTGAGATAATGAATATGAGTTTTAAAGAACGTGAGAGTATTAGCAAAGTTATTAAAGAAAATATTGAAATTACAAACAAAACAAAAATGAATCATATCTAATGAAAGAGAACATTAGAGAATGGATTAATAACTTTGTTAGTAAAAGTAATCCAGATTTAAATGGATTTGCGCCTTGTCCTTATGCATCAAAAGCATTAGCTGACAATAAAGTTGATATAATAGCTGGAACAACACCTGAAAGAGATGCACTATTATTAAAAAATGCCGATTTTAACAATCTTGATGTAAAAGTATTTGTTTACGATCCTAAAATTTTTAATCCAGATGATTTTAGCAATAGAATACAAATGATAAATCAGTCGTTGCATGATGAAGATTTATTAGTTCTTGACGATCATCCTAAAAGTGAAGAAATTATTAATGGCGTTAAAATGAATCAAGGTGAGTTTGCACTTATGTTTGTTCAAGTCTTGAGTAGATTAGATGATGCAGCTGAAAAACTTGCCAAAAGAGGTTATTATGACGGATGGCCAGAAGATTACCTCTGCGAATTATTTAAAGGACGCAAAGACCCAAGATTATGATATACGAGTACAGTAGAATAAATTTAAAACAAACCCACTATCGTCAAATGCCCAAAGATGAGTTTCAAGTTTTAACCAATTGGGATTATGGCGAATTAAATGACATATTCTTAAAATACTGTCGTTATAAAAAGTTCAGTAGTTTTATGCCAATATTCTACGAAGATTTAGCCAACAATACTGTATTAGGTTATTTTAATCGTGGAAAAATAGTTGCATTTAGTTGGATTATCGAATACCCAAGTCAATTAAGTATAACGGCAGAACAATTTGCTTGGGACTATGCTGATCCAAAATTAAGATTAGGAATACGTAGTTTAGAAAATGAATGTTCGTATTTTAAAAACCAAGGATACGAATACATGTACTTGCACGGTGCCGATGAGTACAAAAAAGATTTTGATGGATTTGAAATATTGGGACCAATATAATGGATGTATATACAATTTACGCTGATCACAGTGAAAAAACAAATGCACACGATTTTGTAAGACTTATGAAAAAATTTTTAGATCGAATGATTGAACTAAAACGTATGGAAACATATCGCATTACACGCATGAAACTGGGTTTTAGAAGTATGGATCTTCCAGAATTTAGAATTGACATGGAATTCAACAATCTGCAACAACTTGACGATGCTATGACCAGTGTAGTACGCAACGAAGAAAATATCGAAGGCGAACACGTTGGATTTAATCATTTAGTTGATGTTGAAACAATTCAACATTTTTTGTACAGAGATTTTCCTGATACACCATGAAAAGGGTGTTCCTAGCGAACGATACCCAGTTGTATCACAGCGGGTGTGCCCAAGTCATGACCGAGATACGCACCCAACTAACACATCATAAAATTGTTCAAACATGTCCCAGCATGTATAAAATACAGTTCGATAGCTGGGATAGCATAGATGTACTTGTAATCAACGGTGAAGGTACATTACACAACAATAGACCTAGTGCTACTGGCATACTTGATCTAGCACAACGAGCCCAACAACACAATATTCCGGTAATACTAATTAATACTGTTTGGCAAAATATGGATCAACACTGGCGTACAGTTACAGACAAATTATATTACTGGAGTGTTAGGGATCGGTTGTCACAGGAATATGCACAAGAAAAATTTGGCAGAAAACCTGACTTTTATCTAGACCTTAGTGTTGCTAATATACCCAGTAAAACACACACAACACCTATAAGTGTTGCCGTTGGCAACACTTTTGACGGGAAAGTTTATACTAGATTTGATAGTGTGCGGCATAGTATATTTGATCATAACTGGGATGATTTTGTTGGAATATTACGCAATACTGATATGTACGTCACTGGTAGATTCCACGAAATAATGGGTGCATGTGCTGCACAAACTCCATTCATAGGTATACACGGAAACAGTTGGAAAGTTCAAGGTTTAATATATTCAAGTGGAATACCAATACCTACATACGATACATTTGATTATACATATGCACAAACAACTACATTTTTTAAACATTATAGTAGTCATTTTAAAGATTTTTATAGTTGGTTTAATTCACAAACAGTATTAGATATTAATACTATCATCGATACTGTTTAAGACCTACTTCGTAGTTCTATTGATCTCATTTCATTCATCAATATTTTTAAACTTACAATGGTAAGTTTTTAGTTATTATCTAGATAATTTGCTCATACTTGCCCTGCTACGGGCAAGTAAATCTGAGACTATGTCATTATCTGAGTAGTATCGTCATCTTGTAACAAGGGATGTAAAACGCATGCGTTTCACGGGTGCGGTTGTGCTGTACACCCTACCCTAGCCTTGACTCACAACGGAACGCAATATATCCTTTACAAGCAAAATATATTAACGCTGTGGTTGCATCTTTTTCGCAGCGCCACAATCATTTAGGCCTTAAGTTGGTCCTATCCTTTGACACCCAAGAATCTGACGGCTACGAGCATTATCTCGGCAATCCTCAATGGGGATCGAGCAACCTCGATCAAACAGAGTCTATAAAAATCTTTTAAATATGCCTAGCCGAAGCTACTGTGCCTAGATGCTCTGAGAGCAACGTGATAAAAACTGTTTTTTATTTAACGTAAAAAAATCATCAAAGCCTGTGATGCGCCAAATTGAACCAGATTTATCAGTGTAATCCAAATGCCGTAATGTTTGAAAACTTTCATTGGGCAGTTGAAATGCCAGATACCTTCCTTTACGGTTAAACTTCATAAACAGTATATTGCAATCGCCTTCATCCGCAGCTTCCAACGTTTGCTCTAACCATCCTTCAAGTAAAGGCACTGGACTTTGTGTAAACAGTTGATGAAATGGAAATTCTGCATAATTTTTACATTCTACATTAAAGTATTTCCATTCATCTGGTGGAATAATATCACCCTTGTGGGCTCGTATTTGACCTTCAGTAAGTCTATCCCTACGATATGCATTTTTTCCACCAGTAAATGCACCACTGTCAGGAACTCTAGTAAAACTGTCTTCGTAAAGATCAGACAAAAAATTAGAACATTCACGCTCAAATCCTTTGCCTTTGTTTTTACTCTTACTACTCATTTACCATTCCAAACTGTGTTCTAAGTCAAGCAGTCTAGCTCGAGTGCATTTAGTTTCACACTCTAAACTATTAAACTTTTGAAATTCATTGTCCCAAAAGCTATCTTTTGTAATTTCATTGTATGTTCTTTTGTACAAGTTAAATTTTGTATCAGCAAGATTCATCCAATTTTTATTATGTTCGTATCTATTTGCAGTCCAACAACAAGGATAAAATTCTCCTCTACTATTTAAAAACACACCTTTTGTGCCAACAGCACATAATGCTGGATAGCTATTATGTTTATCTATCTTTTGTACCCTCGACAAATAAAGATTGCGTAAAACCGCCCCTGGACGTGGTCGTTTGGATAAATTAGTTGTGGATCGTTCAAATCTATGACTACTACTAATCAACGCAGGATTGGTTGGTTGTAATAAATCATTTTTGCCGTATGCATCTGGATAATGACTGCCAAACTTTGTACTCAATGTAAGTTGAAATAAATCAAAGTCAAGCTGTTGTGCTTTTTGTTTTTGTTGCTCAATTAGATTTTCGTTAAATCTAAAAGCAATACTTGCCCAAACAGTGTATGTGTCTGTGTTGTGCATGCGGAATACTTTTACACCTTGTATGATGCTATCCCAGTTACAGTTTACACGATATTTTTCATTTGTGGCTTGATCAATCCCATCTAAACTCCAATGTATTTCATCATGTTCGTTTAGGATTTCAGCTAGCTGTTGCCACCAGATTGCATTTTTATAACTACCGTTAGTGACAATAACTATACTAACTGTAGATTTTTGTTTTTTAATCCATTTACAAATTTCAATTAGATCACGGCAATATATTGGATCGCCATCGTTGCCGCAAAATGTAACACGCTGTAATTTGTTAATCCACAATTGCCCAAGTTGATTCTTAAAAAAATCTAAATCAAGCTGCTTGTGCAACAAACTATCTGGTACTTCAAGTCGAGGACAACGTGGACACCGTAGTGTGCATTTACTACTAGGTTCAATGTGCCAGTGTTCAAGTGCTAGCATTAAATTACATCAGCGTTTTGATAATTTGTAAATCCGTTCTCTTTAACAACTTTCATGACATTTTCAACTCTAGCAACTAATTCGTCTTTGTGTGATATTAACCAAATACTTTTGTTGCGAGTACGACTCATCTTTTTCAATATACCAATACTTGCTTCGACACCAACTGTATCCATTCCACTATCAATCATTTCATCAATGAACAAAATATTAATTGGATGATACAAGTTCTCCCAAACATCTCTAAATGCCCAGCTCATACTTAATATAAGCCTATTGCGTTCTCCTCTGCTTAAATTATCAAAATCTAATTCTCTTCCAAGTTCTGTAATTTCGACGTTTAAATCATTTTGAAATATAACTTGGTGCGGTAAGCCAATATCACTCAAGTAACTGGTTAATCTTTTGTTTAAAAATGCTAAATTTTGATCAATAATTCTCTTACGCACAAAACTATCTTTGTTGGTTAATAGTTTGTACAAAAAGTCTTGGTGATCCAACAATACATTTAATTGATTAATATTATCGTAATCAACTGCTTGCAATGCTTGACTTTGCATTTCGTCAATTTGTTCAGTGTATGGATCTTCTTCGTTGTCTTTATTAACTAATTGATTGGCTAAATTAGCTAAAGTATTTTTATGCTCATGTGCATCACTAACACTGTTGTAAAATGTAGTAGGTTTATTAGACAACTTACCAATTTTTGCAATAGTTTCAGTGTAATCTTGTAGTTGCCCAGCATTGTGTCCTAGTTGCCTAGCTGCTTCTTGCTTTTGTTCTTCTTTGCTTGTTAATATAGATTCTTGTTTGTCGTCATGCATTTCTTGTCCACATGCATAGCATTTGTGCTCAGTAAGTAATTTTATTTCTTCGTCTAATTTAACAATAATTTTTTCTTGTTTTTTATTGTCAGATTCAATATTTTGAATCCAGCGTTGTGCTTCGTCAATTTGTGCTTTATCGTTTGTCCAATCAACTAACTGATTGTGTGCTAATATTTCTTCTTCGATATTAACATGGTCAAGATCATTAATTGCATTTTGAAAACTAACACAATCTTCTTGCTGTTTTTTAAGCCATAATTTTTGTCGAGTTTTTAAACTATTAATTTGCTCTGTTATACGTATATTTGCTTCCTGGGTTGCTTTAATGCGTTGTTCTTCAGTGATAATGTTAGCTTTTGTAACACGCATTAGTTCTTTTATTTTTTCTGCACGTTCACTAAGCAATGTAATACCCAGTAGTTGTTCAATAATTGCACGTTGATCATTATTTCGTAGACTTAAAAACGCAGGGGTGTAAGTGTTTAGTGCCACAACATGTTTAAACATGTCATGACTCATATTTAAAATACGCTCAATTTCAGCCTGTGTTTCGCGTGAATCTCCTTGAGCATCATCAATATTGCTCTGTTCACCACCTACAAACACTTTTAAGAAGTTAGGCCGTCGTCCTCGTTCTATTCGGTATTCTTTACCATTTACTTCAAAGCTCAAACTAACAATCATATTTTTTGCATTAGTTCGATTAATAAGATTATCTTTTCGAATATTAGTTAACGCATTACCGTATAGTGCATAACTTATTGCATTTAGTATTGCAGTTTTCCCTACACCATTTCGAGCACCATCACTGCCTAAGTCAACATTTTCCCCTAAGACTAGTGTTAGATCATTACGATCAAGGTTTACTTGTTGTGTAACATTCCCAATACTAAGGAAGTTTTTAACTGTAATATTCTTAATCTTTATCATAAGTTCTCTTTTTACTTTGATTATCTTTGTTATAATAACATATTGCTGTGAGTTTCACAACCATTATTTGACAAGATATGCTAAATCTGGATAAATTGATACAAAATTGGTTTTGCGATATTGGTCTTTAATTTCTATTAATCGTTTAAATTCATCACGGTATTGTGTGCCGTCCCCACTAACTGTATACTCGGCAATGCTTTTCCATTGTTGACTTAAATTTTCAGCACCAACTTCTTGACACCATATACTGTGTTCATGTAAAAGTTTAGATGTTTTTTGTCGATCACGGAGTATTCTTAAAGTTAAATGATTAGGACTAACCAATGCACTTACATGCCACTTGTTAAGATCAATGTGTTGTTCTCGTTGCCATTCAATTAAATTATGTACAGTTAGCACACTAACAGTACTAGCAATATGAAAATCCACATGTGGTACTTCGTTACGAAGTTTTTCCATATTTTCTAATACAACATTCCAGTTAGTTCCAAAACGACTATATTCAGCAGCTTCTCCTTGAGCATCTAAACTTGCCATAACTTGTATATTTGGAAAGTTTTTCCAAATATCTGTTATATTTCTTTTTTTAAAGTGTAATTGTGTAAAGTTAGTGTTGTATATAAGTTCTACATTGGTGTTTCCAACTGCAATTAAATGGTCTAATATTTGCCAATGCTCTAAACTCAACAACGGTTCTCCACCTGCAAAATAAAGTTTTTTTGCATGTGTTATGTGTTTGAGTAAATCTTTTACAGCCGTTTGTCTTTGTCGATGCAATAATCTTTCATTTGGTAAAGGTGTGCCCCATATTGCATTATCTTCTTGTGCTATACTGCTGCTAAAGTAGCTACTACACATGTGACATTTTAAATTGCAAGTATTGCTTAATCGAATATCAAANTATACTAAATCATTGCCCTTGTAATCACGCCAGACGTTGTTTTGTATTAATCTTTCGCTGTTTAACCCTTGATCTTCTTGATAATAACACCTATTACACGCCGGATTTCTTCGATTGTTTAACATGTCGTCTTTTAACCGTCGAAATTGATTATTATTTTTGATATCTGTTACACTGTGAGTTTGTATGTTGCCAAATACTATCTCGTGGTCAGCTTGACAACAAGGTAATACATCGCCATTTGGTCCAACATATAAATGCAACCAAGGCAGAACACAGTAACTAGAATTATCCATTATAGATTTTGATATATCTCCAACAATAATTTTGACTGATAAGTTCCTCCGCCGTCAATTCTAGTCAGTTGATCAGTTACAATTTGATCAACGCTTTCAAACTTTAATTCACCAGTGTCTATTTCTTCTTCAAATTCCATTTGTTTTTTAATTAATGCAATGTCTCTACATTTGTATTCTTCAACAAATGTTTCTTTGATAAAACTTGCTTCTTCGTAACTAATATCAACATCAAGTAAAACCCGCACATACATGTTAGGATCCAGCAGTTCACCTGGACGTTCAACTAAGTTACTCAAATTGTATACTCGGTATTTGGGTTGATCAGGCCATGCTCGATACTGAGGTTGTTGACCCCAGTCTAGAATCATCATGCCACGTTCATCATCCCCGGCATCGGCAAAATTGTGAGGGAAACAGTTTCCCATATAGGTTATATTACCTTTAGTTTGTCGCATATGAAAGTGTCCACTAAACACACTGCCAAAATTATCAAAATGATTCAATTGTAATTCACCATGATCCGGCATCTCTACCATAGCGTTCATTTTAAAGTGTGGCAACTCAAAATGCCCCATTAAATATTCGCCTTTGAGTTTAGGGATTTTTTTATAATCGTCACTTACTAGCCAGGGTGCAAATACTACATCTCCTTCTGTGTGAAAATCATTTAAAATATGCACATTGTCTAAATGCTTTGCCCATTCAATACTACTAATATCTCTTCGATCTCTATAGTATAAATCATGATTTCCTGGAATAAAAAACACTCGATCAAATGTTTGACTGAGTAATTCTATTGACTCTAAGCTGTGCTGAAGTGTTTGCAAATTAATACTAGCCCTGTGATTATGCCAATCACCTAAAAACATAGCAGTATCGCATCCTTCTTTTTTGGCTTCGTTGCAAAACCATTTAATGAAATTACTACAATCAGTATTATGCTGTAAACTATTACTTTTTAATCCGTAATGCAAGTCTGTACACACTGCTGCTCTTTTAAATAAATTTGTCATTATAATACCTGTTTTGCATGATCCCAAACATGAGACCAAAGTTTATTAAATTTACTGGCGGTTCGATTGCGATCATATGCCGCAATATCTTCACAAAATTTACTATATGTTATTTTAACACATTTCTGTTTGTTTTGCAAGCCCACAATTATATTATCTAATCCATCAATTGGGTATAAATGTGCATCTTCTCCAAAACGTTCACTGTGCCATTGCTTTATTTGTATCAATTGATCTAATGCTATTTGTTGCGTTTGTTCTGGCCAGTTAAAAACATCAACAGTTGGATTGTCTGCAATTTGCATCAAGCTAAATTTATTGACACCAAGATCATTATATTTTTTTATTATATGCAATAAATCAAATGCATTAAACATGCTGTACACCATTGTACTGCACACAGTTGTATTCCAAATTTGGCATATTTGCTTTAGGTTATTTGAAAACTCTGTCCATTTTGATCCACTTCGAACATACTCGTATTGTTCAAATGTGTTGTCACCACTTACATTCCAGATTATTTTTTCTTTTGGTCGATTAAGTATATCATTATAACAACGCAGTGTATCTAAATTGTAACTTAAATTGGTGATAATACTAACTTGACAGTTTGTAGGTAATTGTTTTAGTAACTCGTGATTTTGAGCCATTAGCATTGGCTCGCCGCCCACCATCATTATTTCATTTACTTCTGTACTTTTACTTATAATCCAATTCAATAGTTCATCTTGGTAATTGTTTTTTGCACTATCTCTTGGTTGTCCTAGTCTTTTTTGCCAAGTACTACTAAGCAACGGTCCGCAATATTGACATGCTAAGTTGCAACGATTGTTCCAACGTATGTCAATAAAATTTAACTTTAGTTCTTTATCATTAAACGGATAATGTTTTTGATAATGATGTCTTAGGCTAGCATGATTACTGCTTTTTTCTTGCTCCACACAAGCTATGCAATTTTTACCCGGTGTTCCATTTTTCATTTGTGTTTGTATGCGTTGGAGCTCATTACTATTGATAATCTCATCAATGGTATTGTTTTTTAAGTTACCTATTACTTCAGCGCCTGCACAACAGGTTTTAACATCACCGTTCTCTCGAACAGTGATGCCTTTCCACGGTGCACTACAATAAACTTTATTTTGCTGTACTAGAGGCAGCTGGTTTTTTAGCGTCAACGGTATCTGTTCCAGTTTCTGCAATCTTTTTATAATATTCTGCGTTTGTTCTTGTCCAGCTTGGATTCAACCCATTCATTTCTAGTATATCATCGCGTATGTTTTGATTACGTTTTTCAATATTTAATACTCGAGTAAATGAGTTAGTGATTGCTGCTGTATAATATGCAAACGGGTTAGAACTTTTCCCTTCGTCAAACTGTAATCCAATTTGGCTTAGTTGCAATAATGCTTGGCCACGCATTTCTTCGTTGTAAGTATACCCACGCCAGTTGCTTCGGGTTGCATATCTTTCACACAGTTTAATAAACATTAGTGCTAGTTTATTAGTCATAGCACCATGATCTTTACTAAAATATCCATTTTCCATACCGCCAAGCCAGTGGCTTTTGCCTACAATATACGGAACTTTGTGATCAGTAATGCGATAATGAAAGAACGGTGGAAAATTTACTCGCACATGATCTTTGTGTTTTTCGTATAATATGACACTAGGGTCTCTTGCACTTGTTTCTAGATCATTATTATCTTCTTCAACTTCAACTTCATCTAATATTTCGGCTAAGTCAATTGTTTTTGTTCGAGCTGTTGATTTTTTCTTTTTGGGTTTAGGATCAATTGGGATATGTTCAAATGTCATAACACGAAATACTAGATCAGTATTTGGAATTGTTTTTTCATCAACTGGTGTGCCGGTCTCTTTAGTAATACGTGCAGCCCGGTTTCGTCTTGCTTCTGCAATTGTTCGCATATTAATTTTACTCAAACCTAGTAAAACAATATCAAATTGATGATCGTGGTCACTGTCCACATAACTACAAAAAGTAGCTTTGCTTTTGTGTATTTCTTTGAGAATATCTCGATTATTTAAGTAATTAATTCTTTTAGGGCTTTTTGTCATAAAATGTTTATCTCCAATTTTATTAATTGTAACAGATAAAAAGCTGTGTGTCAACCTACAATCTTAATGTGCGCCTTTTTTAAAACCAATAAATACAATACAAGGATTAAACATAATGGCTGTAACACCGCAACAAATAAACGCACTCAACCAGTATTTATCAGAAGGAATACCCTTGGCGGATGCTCTTGTCAAGATGGATATTTCAAGATCAGACATAATATACGATGAAGATACAAATCAAGCAGTTGAGACCTTCAACATGATTCCTGGTACAAACAGTTCGGGTAATGATCAAGCTGAAATATTAGGGCAAGCAGAAAATGCACGCCAGCAAGCTAGTATAGGTCAAAATATATCTCAGTGGACCAATCAAGGAGATTGGAGAGTAAAAATACGCTTAGGTGGGCTTGCAAACTACTTGTACAAAGATCCTTTTATTTCTAACAGAGATTTATTATGGCCGGTTAAACAAACTGATGGTGTAATTTTTCCTTATACTCCACAAATTAGCACAACATACGGAGCAAACTATACAAATTACGATTTAACACACAGTAATTTTAGAGGATATTTTTATCAAAACAGTTACATTGATGAAGTATCAATTAGTGCAACATTTACAGCACAAGATACGCAAGAAGCTGATTATATGTTGGCGGTTATACATTTTTTTAGAAGTGCAAGTAAAATGTTTTATGGCCAAGATGCATTGCGTGGAGTTCCGCCACCCTTGCTTTACTTGAGTGGATTTGGGGAATTTCAATTCAACGATCATCCTTGTTTGCTGCGTACTTTTAGTTACGATCTACCCGACAGTGTTGACTATATCAAAGCCCGAACTCGAAATGTTAACAATAATAGTTCAATCCCAGCCGCTAATCAAAGGACACTTAGTACTGTAAGTGCATCAACTATGAGCACTAATCGGTTGTTAAGCAGTGGATTACAGTTTGGTGCAGACAGTAGTAGTAATATTGGAAGTTTTTTCTCAGGGTATGATAGTACACCCACTTATGTACCCACTGAGTTAAAAGTCCAATTGGGTCTATTACCCACACAAACACGTGAACAAATTAGTACAGAATTTAGTCTTACAGAATATGCTAGAGGTACACTAGTAAAAAGAGGATTTTGGTAATGCCTACTGTAGCAAGATATAACAATAATAGTCCGTATTTTTTAACTAAAGATACTCAATTTTTCTTGGATAATATGGTGAATAGACCAATACCTAAAGTTTCAGATGACAAAGTTTTTATTATTAATCAAACATATGAATATAGACCAGATCTATTGGCACATGACTTATACAACCAAGGATCATTATGGTGGGTATTTTATCAACGTAACCCTAACGCACTTACTTCTCCACCATGGGATTTTAAAGTAGGTACTCGATTGTATCTACCAAAAATGCAAACATTGAGCACAGCATTAGGAATTTAAATGTCAATTGTAAACAGCGCCGCAGATATTACTGCACAGATAAATGAAAGTAATGCTAGTGGTGCGGTTGCACCAACTACACTTGTAGGCAGAGTTGACCCACAGGAGTTTGATGGGGTTGATCTAACAGGAGCTGGCGCAGCAAATGCTCCAGTAACAAATGCTATACAATTTGTTCCAAACTCAGACACAGGAACTGATGCTGAAACAATTACAGTAGCTGAATCACAATACGATATGCGATCTAATATTTTAACTGACGAACAAATAGATGCAATGAACTCTGACCGAATAAACACTATAAATGGTACATCGGTTATAACTGATGTTGACTCTGCTATAGGACCAACTGTTGGGACCTACGCAAACGACGATAATTTTGTTGAGCAAGACAATAGTGCATTTAATGGACAAACTTTTGGTACAACTAGTACACAATACATTTCAAATCAAACTGCATCTTTTGTTAGAGAACAGGCTAATATCTTAGATAGATTTGCAAGTTATAGTTATACTATCAGCATTTATATATTAAGCCCAGCTGATTTACAAAATTTAGTAGTAAACAGATCTAGGCAACTTCCTAGCAGTCAATTATTATTTCAAAGTGCCGGCGCTCCAAATCAACAAACAGCTGATCTAAATTTAGATCCAGGCAGAAATCAATTTTTTCCTTTGGATTACTATATTGATAATGTTGAAGTGCAATCATTGTGTCCTGGTAAAGGTACTGCAGGAGCACACAATGTAACAAAACTAAAATTTAATGTTACTGAAAACAATGGTATTACACTATTAGACAATTTATATAAAGCCACTCAAAATTATATAACGTTTGGTAATACTGATCAAAATTACAGTAGCCAAAACTTTTTAATGGTTATACGTTGGTACGGATATGATAAAAATGGTATAATCATGCCAGCTTATAATCCGTTTTCAACTGACACTCAAGCTATAGCTGAAAAATTTATTCCTTTCCAGTTTACAAGAATTAATTTTAGAATTGCAAACAAATTAATTGAATACACATGCGAAGCAGTTGCACCTCAGAATAATATTGCAAGTGGAACAGGTAGAGGAACTATTCCTGCTAACATTGAATTACAAGGAAGAACATTAAATGACGTAGTTAATGGTAACAGTGGTGGTGGAGCAACAAATGCATTTACAAATGTCAATGATGCAGACAGAGGATCAATTGCTACGCAAGGTGAACCAGCCGCACCAGCCGCTGGTCAAATTAGTCAAGTAAACGGACTAATGGCCGCACTTAACGAGTACCAACAACAGTTAGTATCAGATGGCACATATGGTGTTGCAGACCAATACGATCTTATTTTTAGCCATCCTGAATTAGAAGCTGCATTAATGAAACCACCTGGGGAAACAGTTCGCCAAACTACACCAATGGTGGATGCTACAACCGGACAACAGCAAATTGATCCCACTAGACAAAATCTTGATCCGTTAACAAAAACAGTAAGTGCGACAGCAGGTAAAAGTATAATTAAATTTTTAGATGAAATAGTGCGCCAAAGCACTTATATATACAATCAACAAACTCGTATTATTGGACGGGACGGTACTGAAAAAATACAAAACACTGGACAAAAAAACGTGGCTTGGTATAGAATTGGTATGCAAGCTGTGCCTATTGCGTACGACCCCAAACGAAACGATTATGCTTATCGAATAACATATGAAATTGCACCATATGGTGTAAACAATATGGTGAGTGATTATTTTCCTGCAGGGCAATATCGAGGAAGCCACAAAAACTACAAATACTGGTTCACTGGCGAAAACACGGCTGTATTAAAATACGAACAAGATTTTAACTATCTTTATTTTTTAACAATCAATGGGTCTAATCTAAGTGCAACCACAGGCACAAGCAATTACAGAGAAATTCAAAAAAGATTATATCAACGTAACAGTGCTCAGAGCTCACAAGGAGTACCTGGGGATCAAAACGAACCTGGCGCTAATGCTGCTGACTTTTTGTATTCGCCAGCTGACCAAGCCAAAGTTGAATTAGAAATTATTGGAGATCCAGCCTGGATAGGGCAAGGAGAACTGTGGAGTGGTTTGCGTAGTAATAGCAATGCAAACCCTGGAGAATTTTTTGATGGGTTTTTGCCAGATGGTACTATTAACTATGATGCTAGAGAAGCATTGTTTGAAATTAATTTTAAAAAACCCAGCGACTATAATATAAGAAACGGATTGCTTGCTGTTGATCCAAGTATTGATTCAATGCAAACATATGTGTACAAAGCATACGAAATTGTTAGCCATTTCAAAAGAGGACAATTTACACAAGACCTTAAAGGCGTGTTGTTGGTATTTCCAACTGTTGAAGAATTTGATTACCTTAAAGAATACAATACACTAATGGACAATGGAGGTATTGATACTGTACCCAACGATGACGATACCCTTAGGGGAGCAGACGAAACAGTATTTGGCGTAGCAGTTGACAACTTTACAGAAGCGTTTACTGGTACTGGTGTAAGTACATTTACACAACAATCTCCTGGTAGTGCAAGAGCAATTGGACAAAGAGGGTTTAACCAAGCTGGTGATGAATTCAATGCACTTGATGCTATTGCAGAAAATAATCAAATTTTGGGACTAAATCCCGATGGTTCAACTAACTTTGGCACTAATTCCAATGTTCCTCAAGTTATTACTAATGATGATGCAACAGATGGGTAATCTTTAAATGGTAGATAATGTTCAGAAAACTGGCGGGGCACCTAAATCATATAAATTTGATCGCGGTGGTGCCATTACAGAATTTGGCCCGTTTATTGGAGTCATTAAAAACAATGTTGATCCATCGCTTAGTGGACGAGTACAAGTTTACATTGAGCAATTTAGTGGTGAAAACGAAGAAGATAAAAGTCTTTGGAGAACTGTGAGTTATGTACCACCATTTTATGGAACAACACCTGTAAACAACAACTCAGGCAGCCAAGGTGACGGGAACTATCGAGGCAATCCTCAAAGTTATGGTTTTTGGTTTACCCCGCCTGATCTAGGCACCAGGGTAATTTGTTTTTTCGTAGCAGGCGACCCTAATCAAGGTTACTATGTAGGATGTGTACCTGAACCAGGTGTTACACATATGTTACCAGCGATTGGTGCTAGTGATGCATTTACTTCTGGAACCTCTGCTGAACAATCTGCAATTGCAGGAGCAGGAGCAACACAGGTCCCAGTTGTAGAAATAAACAGCGAAAATGAGGAACTATACGAAGATCCTAAATTTTCTACTCAGCCCAAACCTATACATGGATATCAGTTTGCTACTTTTGCAGCCCAAGGATTGTTAGGAGACACAACTCGTGGACCAATTACAAGTACAGCACAGCGTGAAAGCCCTAGTCGTGTATTTGGTATGAGTACACCAGGCAGACCTGTTTATCAAGGTGGCATAACTGATGATCAAATACGTGAGCAAGTTGATTCAGACACATTAAGTCGAGAAGATTTAAAAATAGAAGGACGAAGAGGTGGCCACACTATACTAATGGACGATGGCGATTTAAGTGGTAATGATAACTTAATTCGTATCAGAACCAGTAAAGGTCACCAAATTACAATGAGTGATGACCAAGACTGTTTTTATATAACACATGCAAATGGTAAGTCTTGGATTGAATTTGGTAGTGAAGGCACCCTGGACGTCTTTAGTACAAACAGTGTAAATGTTAGGACAGAAGGTACTATTAACTTACATGCTGATGCAGACATTAACATTAATGCAGGCGAAAACATCAATATGTATAGTGGCAATGTTAATGTTACTGGTACTGAAGGTACTAACTTAATGAGTTCAAAATACATTAGTATGGCCACCCAAGGACAAGTTGATATCACTGGTGGTGACATGATACTTATGGCAAGCAAATATGGAGGTTGGTCAACATCAACTCTAGCTCTTAAAGGCAAGCCTATATTACTAAACACTGGTCCAGTAAAATCTCCTAAAGCTGCCGGTGCATTGCGTACTTTTCAATTTGAAAACGTTACACTCAATGGTACCGCAGGTTGGCAGGCAGGTGGCACCCCAATAACAAGTATTGTTACCCGAGCACCTACACATGAACCCTATGCACAACACAACAAAGGTGTTGAGATTGTACCAGCCACAGCAAGTCCTCAACCCGGAACTCAGCCAACAAACAGTCAACTCTCATCAGCTTTATCTCAAAGTAGAGCAACAAATCCAACTGTTAACAATCCAGTAAGTGTAGCTAATGTTTTAAATCAACCACAAGTTACACAATCAATTGCTGGACTTGTACCTAGTCAAGTTACAGGATTGTTGGCTGATACTGCACAGCAAGTTAGCCAAGTTTCTAATGTTGCAACTGGTGGAAAAGGCATTGGTACTTACGGATTAACAAGTACACAGTTAGAATCAAGTGGTTATCTAAAACCTGGAACAACACAGTATGCACAAAATCTTCCTGTAACTGTAACTACTGCCGATGAAAGTGAAGCCCAGCAACTAAGACAAACTGGTGTTGATATAACTGCTGAAATTGTTGCTAAGGGAAGATTAGTAAACCAGGTGTTACGTTCTCCACAAGTTTGGACCGGTCTTAATAAAGTTGAAGATTTAAACACACTACTGAATAATCCAATATTACAAGGAAATGTTCAGCAAAACGTATTACAAAATAGCTTTAGAGCTTTAAACAGTGTTGGATTAATAACTGGTAACGAAAAAATAACAGATATTGCTAGTATGTTACAGGGTGTAAACCAATTTGGTATACAAGACATGACATCATTTGCATTGGGCATACTACCAGGCGGCCTCGGTGGCAAGATTAATAAAGCAATTGCTCAAGCAGATTATGCTATGAATTTAGTAGACACTGGGCTTGCTTCATTCCAAGCACTCAGTGCAGGTAATATAGCCGGGCTTGGTAGTCTAGTTAACAGTGTCAGCGGCCTGGCTGGATTGTTTGGTGGAAGTAGTGGACGTAAAATAGCACAAAAACTAAATTCACCAGCAATTAACACTTTCATTTTTGCTGCTGAACAAGCTGTTACTGTAGCTTCTATACTAAGCGATGGAAAAATAACACCACCAAACTATTCTCCTATACAAAGAAATGCTGTTAGCTTAGGTAGGTTTACAGCTGACTTCACTGCATTTAGACAACAACTATTTGAATTGCGTAGTGGTCTCATACAACTTACTGGAAGTTTGCAAGGCACTAATAATAATATCTTGTCACAATTTGGCATTATTGGCGCTGGTAGGCGTACAGGAACAACTCAAGTGAGTATTATTGCTAGTAAGAATGAGATATTACAAAGGCAACTAGCAACAACTGGATCAACTGAAGCAAGTTTGCTAGCCCAACTTAATAATTTTACTCCAGCTCAAATTGGAACTGTAAACTCTGTTCTAAATGACATCAATACAATAAATCGAGTCAATACAAATATTAATAATAGTATTGCATTAGGACTTACTGACTTAATACAAATAGCATGATCCTAACCATAAATACAGTATGGCCACATTTATCGGATATAACACACAAGGAAACCCCAGAGCAGTTACACTAACTGACTTTGCATTAGTTAAGCAAGATCTCTTAAACAGCTTGAATGTTGTTCAGGGAGAATTACCAGGGCGACCTGAATATGGCAGTGCATTACAAGCATTGCTTTTTGAAAATCTCAATAACGAAACTATAAATCAAATTCGAGACGAACTCGAAAGAGTTATGGCTATGGATCCTAGGATTCAAGTTGATGATATTCAAATATATAGCAAAGAAAATGGATTATTAGTTGAATTGTTGATCAATGTAGTAAACAGTAATGCACAAGAGATGTTGCGGTTGTTTTTAAATCAAGATTCAAGAAGTGCAGAGATTATATAATGTACGCACTTTATTTTTAAAATAAATATGTAGAAGCGAGAAAGCAATGGCCAAGACAACTAGACAAACTGCAATATTTGGTGTAGAAGATTGGAAGCGACTCTATCAAACATTTAGAGAAGCTGACTTCCAGAGCTATGACTTTGAAACTCTGCGTAAAAGTTTTATTGATTATCTTAGAAATTACTATCCAGAAACGTTTAACGACTTTGTTGAAAGTAGTGAATATATTGCAATGCTTGATGTTATTGCGTTTATGGGACAGAGTTTAGCTTTTAGAAACGATCTAAATGCAAGAGAAAACTTTTTAGATACAGCTGAACGCAGAGACAGTGTTGTAAGATTAGCCAATTTAGTAAGCTACACACCCAAAAGAAACAGTCCGGGTAGTGGATTTTTAAAAGTTAACAGCATCAATACCACTGAAAACATAACAGACTTCAATGGAATACAATTAGCTAATTTAACTATTAACTGGAACGATCCTAGTAATACTGACTGGTTTGAGCAATTTACACTCATATTAAATAGTGCATTAGTAAGTAGCCAAAAATATGGAAGACCTGCTAACACACAAACTATTTTAGGTATTGCTACAGACGAATATACAATCAACATGCCTACTGGGTTTTTGCCTGTTGTTCCTTACAGCAAAGTAGTAGATGGTACTAACATGGCATTTGAAGCTGTTAGTGCAACTAGTCTCGGTGAAACATATGTGTATGAGCCTGCTCCTAGACCAGACGGTGCAATGAATGTATTATATCGTAACGATCAAAAAGGGTTTGGCAGCCAAGATACTGGATTTTTCTTTTTGTTTAAACAAGGTGTATTGCAAGATCAAAACTTTAACATTGCTGAAAATGTACCCAATCGAACTGTTAATATTAATATTGAGGGTGTAAATCAAAACGATCATTGGCTTTACCAAATTGATAGCAATAATGCTATTAAAACTCAATGGGAGTTTGTTGAAAATATATTTGCTGGCGCAGTAGAACAAACAGCACCAGATCAACGACAGCTATATAGTATCACAAGTAGATCAAACGATCAAATCACACTAACATTTGGCGATGGTGTGTTTAGTGAAATACCGGTAGGTCAATTTAGAACTTATGTCCGAGCTAGTAATGGGTTAGAGTACATTATTAACGAAGAAGAAATGCAAAGTGTTGTTATTAGCCTTCAGTATGTAAGTCGTATTGGCAGAACAGAAACAATTAAATTTACATGTGGCATTACAACACCAATAACCAATTCTGAAAATAGAGAAACAATTAATGAAATAAAACAACGGGCACCTGCACGTTTTTACACACAGAATCGAATGGTAAATGGGGAAGATTATAATAACTTTCCGTTTACAACGTTTAATAGTATTATCAAAAGCAAAGCTATTGCTCGTAGTAGCATTGGTTCCAGTCGGTATATTGATTTAGGAGATGTTACTAGCAAATATAGTAGTACTAATATTTTTGCAAGTGACGGAATGCTGTACAGAGAAAACAATCTTCCAAGTTTTAACTTTGAATGGATTACTCGTAACGATATTAATGATGTAATAACTGGATCAGTTGAACCGTTAACAGCCGCTCGTGGTATGTTACAGTTTTATTATGCAAACTTTGCACGACCTAATCTCACAAGTTTGAATGCAGGTTGGCAACAAAGCACAACATTAACAAATCAAACCAGTGGTTATTTTTATCAAGGAACCAATGCATCACCATTACCAATTGGAGAGTATGCAAACAACAATGCACAATACATTGAACGCAACAGTTTGGTTAAGTTTGTTCCAACAACTGGATTCTACTTTGACGAAAACAATAGGTTAATAGCTGGCACACCAACAGCAGCAAGTGATAAAATGGAAATATGGGCAACTGTACTTTCTGTAGAACTTGATGGGACTGCACAAGGAGTAGGTAATTTACCCAACGGCAATGGTCCAGTTGTGTTGAACAATTTTGTTCCCACTGGTGCACTTGCAAGTTTGGTTATTCCAAGATTTATAAATGATCTTCCAACTACACTTGAATCCAGTATGATTACACAAATTGAATTGTACAGAGATTTTGGAATTGGATATAACAATTTAACAAACACTTGGTACATTATTACAAGTACTAATCTAAGTGCTAGTAATACATTTAGTTTAACTAATGCACAAGATGCTACTGGCATGAATTTAGATGCAAGTTGGTTAGTTAAATTTACAACTGATGGCAGCACCTATACTGTAACAAGTAGAAGTTTAGATTATAAATTTGCAAGTGTTACACAAACAAGATTTACATTTGATGGTGATGGAAAAGTATACGACAGTAAAACTGGAAGTGTCATAAGTGACTTTAATCGAGTACTAAAAACAAATAGCAAACCTGATACTAATACTTCATTCCCAGGTGATATTACTATGGATATCATTGGACAAACAGTTGAAAGTGACGGATACAAAAATGATTACGAAGTGACCGTTAGTTTCACAGACAGTGATGCTGACGGGGTTGCCGACAATCCAGATTTCTTTGATGAAATAGTTGCTCCTAGTGTAAATGCTTCACAAAAATTAGTATTTTTCCAACTTACTATGGACTTTGATAATCTTGAAAGATATTTGCCATGTGTTGCAGGAACAATTAATACTACATATGCAACATTGGCAGCTATTGAGTTAGTTAAAAATGAATTTGCAGATGGACAATTGTTTTATGCAACTTCTGAATACAAGTTTTACAAGTTATCAATAACCACAGCAAATGGTATAAGCACTCGAACTATAGTTGAACAAGTAGGATATCTTGCTAAAACAGGTAGAGGATCATTAGCATTTCAGTATAGACACAATTCACCTTTAACTAATGTAATAGATCCTGGTATTACAAATATTATTGATGTTTACCTTGTAACACAAGGATACTACACATCATATCAAAACTATATTACAGACACAACTGGAACAGTAAAAGCACCACAACAACCAACAATTGATGACTTGACCGTTGCGTATAGCACACTTGACAATTATAAAATGGTCAGTGATAACATGATATTAAATAGTGTTACATTTAAACCATTATTTGGAGCAAAAAGTTCTGCAAATCTGAGAGCTAGAATTAAAGTAGTTAAAGCACTCAACACCAATGCAAGCAACAGTGAAATTAAAACAAGTGTAGTACGAGAAATTAATAATTTCTTTACAATTGACAAATGGGACTTTGGCGATACTTTTTATTTTAGTGAACTAAGTGCATATTTACATAGACAATTAGGAACTATCATTAGTTCAGTAGTACTAGTTCCATTAGATACAACAAAGAGCTTTGGAGACTTATACGAGGTACGCTCACAACCAAATGAAATTTTTGTAAGTTCAGCAGTTGTTAGTGATATTGAGGTAATTGGGGCACTAACCCAAACAAACATTAACAGTGCATCTAGTGTAACTGGTTTGTATAATAATTAAAATGTGATTGACTGAATAATGAAAAAACAGAGTACAACTAACTTATTACCTGAGGTCTACAAAACAAAACTCAATCGACAGTTTTTAGCTGCCACTGTAGACCAGTTGACTGCTGAACCTGAATTTGAAAAAAGTCAAGGGTATGTAGGGCGTAAAGTTGGACCAGGAGTAAATCCGTCACAAGGTTACATACAAGAACCCACAGCCGACCGCAGCAACTATCAGTTTGAACCAGGTGTTGCTATGCTAAAGCCTGATACAACTGATGTTGATGATATAATTACATATCCAGGCTTTGTTGACAGCATAGAACTTGAAGGCGGAGATGTTACCAAACAAGATCGCTTGTGGAATAATGAATTTTATAGTTGGGATCCATTTGTTGACTTTGATAAATTTAGTAATTACAGCCAATACTATTGGCTACCTACCGGACCTGACAGTGTAAGTGTAAGCAGTACTGATGTATTAACAGCAGCAGACTATACAGTTACACGCAATGCTACAAATTATACATTTAGTACAGTACCGGGTACTAACCCTATACTAACATTAGTAAGAGGTGGTACTTATAATTTTGAAGTAACCCAAAATGGTAATGGGTTTTTTATACAAACCAATCCAGGCACAACAGGTGTTATCCCTAGCACTCCTAACATTAGTAGCAGAGACGTACTAGGTGTAACCAACAATGGAAGTCAAAACGGTACTGTTAGTTTTAATGTACCGTTAACAAATGCACAAGATTTTTTCTATAACTTAAATCAAATTGATCCAGTAGATTTAGCAACTGATACAATAAAATTTAATCAACTTAACAATGTGTATGTTGAAGATTTTTTAAATGCAAATCCTAATGGCATTGATGGAATAACAGACCTCGACGGACGCACAGTTGTTTTTACAAACACAATTGAGGATACTGTTCAAGGCGGCTGGCAAATAACAACACGATTTGATAGCATTACCTCAAATGGTAGTGGTGCTTTTGACACACAAGAATTTGATCAAGTTACAGACATAATAACCAAAGCCGAAAGGTATAGTGTGTGGCAAGTTAACTATCGCACAGACACTGACGGACGCAGCTTTATGGTTTTAGAAAGTATCCGTAGTGTTGATGAAGATGACAAATTTTTAATTACATTTGGCACAGTTAATAGTAGTAGAACATATTATAAAAATTCAAATCTACAACTTGAACAACAGCCTTTGCTTACCGCCGTGCTTGGGACACTATACTATCAAGACAGTGAAAATGCAGCATTGTTTGGTGAGATACGTCTTGTTAATGCAGACGAAGCAGTATCAATTGATGTAAACGATATTATTGGAGCACAAAATTATACCAGCCCCAACGGCGTTGCGTTTACCAATGGACTAAAAGTACAATTTAGAGGAACAACAGTTCCTGCAAGTTATAGCAATGTAGAATATTATGTTGAAGGCGTGGGCTCAGGACCTGGTCTTGATAACCGTGTAGGGTTTGTTGATGGACAAGCCTACTACGGCCCTAGTCATACGCACATGGGACAATTGATGACTGGTGCATCTCACACTGTGGACACATTTCACCAAAACATATATACAACAGTTCAAGACAGTGTTGCTAATATGGGAGCAGGCGGGCCTGCTGACGCTATTAAAGCAGGGATAGCAATACCAGAACAACTTGACGGTAATGGAATTGTATTAATCCCGGTTACTGATTTTGTTACCCCTGAGAAATATACAACTAGTAAATTAATTCCATTTGACAGTACAGGGTATGATGCAGAAAGTTTTGACAGTAGTCTTAATGCTCCAACTGTACAAGATTATATAACAATCAATAGAGCAAGTCAAGCTAAAAATAGCTGGAGCCGTAGTAATCGCTGGTTTCACATTGATGTAATCAATGCAACTGCTACTTATAATAAAACAACTGCGTTAGTTGATCAAGATGATCGAGCTAAACGTCCTATACTTGAATTTCGGGCTGATTTAAAATTATTCAACAGTGGAACACAAGCACAAACACCGGTTAATGTTATTGATTTTACAGAGACTGATGCATTATCAAATGTAAATGGCCAGACCGGTTACGGCAGTGATGGTTATGAATATGTGCAAGGTAGTCTTGTTATATTTGCAGCTGATATAGATCCACAAGTTAGAAACAAAATTTATACTGTAAACTTTGTAGATTTTGATAACATTGGAACTAATGTTATCAACTTGGTACCACTAGCAGGCGGCACAGTATTAGCCAATCAGCAAGTATTAAACATCAATGGTGTAAATCAACAAGGCTTAACTTACAGCTTTAATGGCACTAGTTGGAGTTTAACACAAGCAAAAACTAAAGTCAACCAACCACCACTCTATGATGTATTTGATATCAACGGTATCTCTTATGGTGACACAACAACTTATAGCGGATCAACGTTTACTGGTAATCAGTTATTTGGATACAAGGACTCAGGCACAACTACATTAGACAACGAGCTTGGCATTAGTTTAACATATCAGACTATTAATAATATTGGTGATATTGTATTTGAAAATTTCTTTTATACTAAAAACTTTGTATATGTTAGCGATCGAACAAGTATAACAACCAACGTTGGTACTGGTTTTGTGCATCAATATGTGGACAGAGTGAGCTATGCAGATTGCATTGGTTGGCAAACAGCAATACAAGACAGTCGTCAAAGGCAGATTTTTAATTTTATATACGATAATACCAATCCTACCTTGATATTAGATGTTCCGGCTGACACTACTACACTTGTTAATCCAATAAAAGTGTTTATTGACGGCAACTATACTAACAACAGTAATTTCACTTATGCTATATCAGGACAAAACACAACCATTACACTGAGTAGTAGTGTTGTGCCAAAAGACGGCATTCCAGTTGAAGTGCAAGTGTTGAGTAACTCGGCTAGTAGCGTGGGTTACTATGAAGTTCCGAGTAATCTAGAAAGCAATCCAATTAATGTAAACAGCGACACATTTACACTTGGAAGTGTTAGAGGCCATTATGATAGTATTGCACAAAACATACCTGACCTAACTGGAAAAATAAATGGACAAAATAATACTCGCGATTTAGGAAATATAAGTCGTTACGGTGATATGATTATACAAAGTAGTGCACCGCTTACATTAGGTGGAGTGTTCTTGCGAGACACAAACTACGAAGTATATGATAGTATATTGTACAATTCACAAGAATACGAAAAGTACAAAGCTGCTCTTATGGATCAAGCCGGCAAAGGTGATTATCTTAATAATACAGCCACCCAAATACTTGATTTAAGCATTGATGAAATAACACTAGGTAAAAATTCAAACACTAGTTTTTACTGGAGTGATATGTTGCCTAATGGTAGCAACTATACTGAAATTACATATACAGTAAACAGCACAAGCACAACTGTTTATGATACAAATGTTATATATAATTTTACTTCTAGTAATTTTGCAGGGTTGTTGATTTACTTAAACGGAACAATACTTGTAAAAGATACAGATTACACTGTTCCTGCTAATACAGCAACTATTAATATAAGCAAAGCAACAGTAGTTGGTGATGTTATTACTATTAGAGAATACACCAGTACAGCTGGTAGCTACGTTCCTAATACTCCAACTAAAATGGGAATGTATCCTGCATATGTACCTAGTAAATATGTTGATTCAACATACTTAACACCACAAACTGTTATCCGTGGACACGACGGTAGTATTACAATTGCATATGGGGATATACGTGATGATGTATTGCTTGAATTTGAAACTAGGATTTATAACAATATTAAAGTTACAGGTACTATCCCTATAGTTGCAGCTGACGTTATTCCAGGTGAATTTAGAACAACAGATTACACAGCTACAGAAATAAATCAAATACTATCTCCAGATTTTTTAGGTTGGACAGGAACCAACAAGATAGAATATCAGTTACAACAATATGATCAAACTAATCCCTTCACATGGAACTATAGTGGAAGCAGTAACAAACTTGATGGTAGTGCATTGCTTGGCGCATGGCGCGGAATTTATTTAAATTTTTATGACACTATTACTCCACATACAACTCCTTGGGAAATGTTAGGATTAAGTAAAAAACCAACTTGGTGGGAATCAGAGTATGGCCCTGCACCTTACACTAGTGGAAACTTAGTGCTTTGGCAAAATTTAGAATTAGGTTACATTGCTGATCCAGCTAATCCAAGATACGATACTCGTTACACAAGATTAGGACTCACTGATGCTATTCCAGTAGACAGCGAAGGAAATTTGCTTGCACCAAACGAAAGTGTTATGGGTACTCCTGACGCAAGTACATTTAGACGTGGATGGCGCTTTGGAGATGACGGCCCCACAGAAAATGTTTGGAGAAGTAGCAGCAGCTGGCCCTTTGCACTAATGAGACTAATAGCACTAGCCAACCCTGCTAAGTTCTTTGGGTTGTTTGCTGATTTAGATTTATACAAATACAGTACAACAATAGAACAGTATCTTTGGAATAAACGTGCCAGGCTTGATGCTAAAAATATAGATCCGTTATATGGTAATGGCACAAGCAAAGCCAGTTATATCAATTGGATTATTGATTACAATAGAAAAAATGGCGTTAATAGCACAACAAGTCTTACAAACACATTGAGTAACGTAGATGTGCGTTTGGGTTGGCGTCTAGCTAGCTTTAGTGACAAGAGATATTTAAAAGTTTATACCGAGCGTAGCACACCCGACAGTACAAACGCTGGATTGTTATTGCCAGACGAAAGTTATAAATTGTTGGTTTACAAAAATGTACCAACAAAAGAAGTAACATACAGTAGTGTGATTATACAATCAACAGCTGGTGGCTGGGCAGTACTTGGTTACGATCAAACTAAGGGATACTTCAATATATTACAAAGTAGAACAAACGGTCCTACTATAACAGTTGAAGGCGGCAGTGAAACTGTACAAGCTGCAATTGAATTTACTGATCAAGTAGTTAGTGTTCCATATGGATATGTATACACAAATCCAAGTAGTGTAGTTGACTTTTTACGCAGCTACGGAAAATTTTTAGAAACACGTGGACTAACTTTTGTAAATCAAGAAAATGGATTTACATTAACTTGGGATGCAATGGCAAGCGAGTTTTTATATTGGACCGGACAAGGTTTTGCTGAAGGAAGTGTTATTAATTTAAATCCACTTGCAAGTAAAATTAGTATTGCACAGGATGGATTGGTTGCTGATAGTTTAGTTCCTAGAAATAGAAAAAGTACAATATTAAATCAAAACAAAAAAATAATTCCACTTAGTGATCTTATTATTGATCGCGATCAAGGAAGAATAACACTTGAAACAAGAACAACTGATGCAATCTGTTATGTTAACTTTAAGTTTACTGCATATGAACACATAATGATTGTTGACAACAAAAGTGTATTTGGCGATTTAATATATCAACCCACAACAGGCAACAGACAGAACAGGATTCAAATCAATGGATTTTTAAGTTCAAATTGGAACGGGACTCTTGACGCTCCTGGCTTTGTGTTAAATCAAGACAACATTATTGAATGGAATAACAGTACAAAATACACTAAGGGCGATATTGTACTGTTTAAAGGCAAATACTATGTTGCTAAACAAATTGTAAATCCAGCAGAAAAATTTAACTTTTCACTGTGGACAGAAAGCGATTATGATTTAATACAAAAAGGATTGCTACCAAATGCTGCCAACAGTAGTAACGAATTGCAAACTGCATATAGCATTTATAATGCAAATCTTGAGACAGAAACCGACTTGTTCAGCTATGGATTGATTGGGTTTAGACCAAGAGATTACATGACTAACCTTAACCTAGATGACATTTCGCAAGTTAACTTGTACAGCCAGTTTTTAGGAAGCAAAGGTACAAACAGTGCTACTGAATTGTTTAGTCTAGCTGATCTTGGTAAAGAAGCTGCCGAATATGATGTTTACGAATTATGGAAAGTTTTAAAAAGTGAGTACGGTGCTAACTTTAACAGGCGCTACATTGACATCCAAATCAATGAAGCCAATATAAGTTCTAGTCCTGCATTGATTGAAGTTATTACTCCAGGGGAAATTAGTGTAGCTGACCAAACTATAGCTTTTAATGAACTATACAAAACAAGTTACCCTGTAACTTCACCTAACATATTTACAGAACTAACTCAAACAGTAACCGATACTGCACTTCCAGGTGCAGGGTATGTTAATACTGCTGATGTTGACACTACAGCATTTGATTTTGATAGTGCAAATACTGCAATACTTGCTAAACTTGACCAATTGGGACAAGGAAGTACATTATGGGTGGCCGCAGTCAACGAATACAATTGGAATGTTTACAGATTAGAAACAATTGACAATCTTGTTGTGCGTACATTTAATAATTTAAATGGGCAACTATCAATTGCATTTGCTGGTTATCACAATTTAAAAATAGGTGATAGGTTTGTTGTAAAAGATTTTAACAATGTAATTAACGGATTGCATCAAGTTGATGTTGTTGTAGATGCAAACACTGTTACTATTGATACTCCACTTAGTGCAGAAAACATAAGTGCTGATATCACTGGCAGTGGATTAGGTTTAAAACTCGTTAGCACTCGAGTTGCACAACCAAGTGACATTGCTAATTTAGATTTTGCTAAAGATTTACGCAAGGGTATTTTAGTATGGGTAGACAATAATGTAGATGGAAAATGGGAAGTACTTGAAAAAACTGAACCATTTGTGCAAAGTACAACATTACAGTTACAATTTCCAACTGAACTAAGTGAATTTGGATCAGTTGTAAGCCAAGGGTTGTTAAATGAAACTGCATTTATTGGAGCTCCTAATTATAATCCTAACAACACGGCAACAGACCCCGGTATTCTATACACTTATGTACGTACACAAGATAATGCATATAGTTTTGCTAATCAAATAACATTAAATGCAACTGGCACAAGTAAATTTGGCGCCAGTGCAGATGTCGGTAATAGCGAATGGACTATTGCAGGTGCACCAGAAAGCGACACCAACAGTGGATATGCTGCTACTATTTTTACAGCAGCTAGCAGTAACGCTCCGGTTATAAAACAAGTACTAGTAAGCCCAGATCAAAACTTTGGCGAGGGTAAATTTGGTCAAAGTGTATTAATGGCACTAGATGAAAACTGGATGTTTATAGGTAGCCCAGGGGCAAATCGTGTGCATGCATTTGCAAAAGAAACAGTTGCATTGCAAACAATAACATACACAACAACTGAAAATCAGTTTAACTACAACTGGAGCAACTATATAAAAGTTGATACAGGTGCTACAGACATTTATCAAATGGTAGTGGTGTTAAACAATATTGAACAAATACCTAATGTAGATTATACTATTACTGCTAGTGATATTGTTTTCCAAAACGTAACGGCTGACCAAAAATTAATTATAACACGCCGTGTTAGTGTTCAGCTAGACCAATTCAGAAGTAATAAGATCATAGGAACAAACACAGTTGGAACTGGTGATGGTGCTAAATTTTTAGTTAGCAACGTCCGAGGCGTTTACACTGTTGAAGTAACAAGTGCAGGCACAGGCTATGCAGTAAACGATCTTATTACTATAGCACAAGCTGACATTGACACAGTAGACAGTACACCCCCAGCCGCAATAGTTACTCCGTATACTTCTCATGGTGGAACAGCACTAGTTGTTGGAAGCACCACTGGGATTGTTGCAGGGATGACTATTGCGGGCAATGGTTTTGTAAGTGGACAAACAGTTGTAAGCGTCGATGGTGCAACACAGATTACAACCAGTGCAGCACCAAGTATTACGCCAACAGGTAACTTGACATTCTCGCATGATCTAAAAATTCTAGTAACAAGTGTCAATGATACAACCGGAGTTGTTGGATTTACTGCTAGTGGTAGTGGCATAAGCACAGAAATTACTTTCCCATTAGATCAGTACTTTGCACAAATTGGAGACATATACAGTTTCACTGTTAAAGTTGATGACAAAATTCAAAGACCACACATTGATTATGAATTCAACAGTGACAGTGCTACCTTGTTAAATGAATTAGAATTTTTAACAGTTCCAGCAGCTGGCTCAACTATTATGATAGATGCTGGAACTTATTGGAACTATAGCGAAACTATTGCACCAAGTGGGTTAGATGTTGGAGATAACTTTGGACATAGTTTAACAGCAAGTACTGATGGAAGTGTTCTTGTTGTTGGGTTACCGTATTCAAGCACTAACAAAGGCAGTGCATATGTGTATAGTCGTAACAGTCAAAAATTTATTGTAACAACTGCTGGTGCAAATCAGTCATTTACAACTATAAGTAGTATGACTGCACCTGGTATTGTTAATGTAAGTGTAAACGATGTTGCACTAACAAATCAAAATTTAAATACTGGCAATGGATATACACTGAATACAGCAACACAAACAGCTACAATTTCGCAGACATTACAAATAGGTGATATTGTTGAAATTGGGACAAATCAATTTACCCTTATTGAAACTATATTAGGCAAAAATACTACAATCAAAAGCGAGTTTGGATACAGTTTAGATCACTGCAGAACAAATTGTAGCTTATATGTAGGCGCACGTATGGATTCAACAACAGAAGAACAAAGTGGAGCTGTTGAGTATTGGGCAAACCAAATGAACACATACTCAACAGCAACAAGTAAGTTTTCTAATCCTGCGTTCACAATTGGCGATTATATTAGTATCAATGGATACTATGTGCAATTAACTGGAACTACTATTACACAATTAATAGCAGATATTACAGCTGCAACTATTCCAAATTTAGTAGTAAGTGCAACTGCCGATACCACACTAAGTGGCGATGGTACAACAACAGTATTTGGGGTTGGCAATATTTACAGTGATGCCAGTGGATACAATACAGTTGTGTTGGTTAATGATGTTGAACAAACAGCAGGTGTTGCATACACATATGACAACTCAACAAAACAAATAACATTTAGCATAGCTCCAATTAATAATGCAGTAATCAAAGTAGTAAGTGGTAGAATTACATTTACATTAACTGATTTAGCAATAACAAATAATTTAGATAACTTGAGTGTATTACCAGGCACAGGTACTGCCTTTGCTGATTTAGATATAGATTTGTATGTATGGCAACAAACTATTAAAGCACCTAATCCTCAACCGTATTCACAATTTGGATTTGATATAAGTGTTGACACTGAAACAAACACACTTATTGTAGGTGCACCTGACGGAAATTTGATACTACCAAACACATTTGATAGCAATAAAACATTATTTGATGACAACAGCACACGCTTTGATACAACAATTGTTCAAAGTGGTGTTGTGTATCAATTTGATAGTCTAGCTCCTTATAAAGCTACAGTTAGCAATCCATATCAGTTTGTATTTGGTCAACAATTTACCCCAGAAAATATTGAAAGTTTAGACAAATATGGCTATAGCGTTGACTATAGAGGTAGTACGCTACTAGTAGGCGTACCAAAGAGTGATAGAGACGATAGCAGTAGTGCAAACTTTGGGGTTGTATTACAATTTATAAATGCTGACAAGAAACCAGCGTGGAATCAAAAAAGAATACAAAGCCCCACTGTTGATATATCGTTGTTTAACACTGTTAGCATGTATAACTTTGTTAATAATACTACAGATGTTTACCTCGATTATTTTGATCCACTACAAGGAAAAATGCTAGGTGTTATTAGCGAAAATATAGATTATATTGGTGGAATTGATCCAGCCAGTTACAATAATGGGCAATATAACAACAACGGTATGCGTTGGGCAGAAGCACAAGTAGGGCAGTTATGGTGGGATACTAGTGTATTAAGATATATTGATCCTAATCAAAACGATCCAGTGTATTCAAGTAAAAAATGGGGAACATTGTTTCCAGGAAGTATAGCTCGGGTATACAGTTGGGTTATCAGCAATGACACTCCAACTAATTGGACAGGCTCTGGTGTACCTCACAGTTTAACCAGCTATGTGAGTGTTGATCAAGTTAATCAAAGTGGCTTTATTGAAACTGTGTATTACTTCTGGGTAAGCTCTGTTACCGCAGTAAACAAAGATGCAAGTAAAACACTCAGTGCAAGTAGTTTAGAAAGTTATATTTTATCACCAAGCAGTAGTGGTATTGCATATCTGGCACCCATTAACAATAGTACAATTGCAATATATAATACGCAACAATACTTAAATGCCCAAGATACCATATTACACATTGAATTTGACAAAGAAGAAACATCAAATCGAGTTCATGTAGAGTATGAATTAATCACACAAGACAAAGCTGACAGCTTTTTAGATGCAAGATTGTACACAAAGTTTGTTGACAGTTTATCAGGCAGTACGGCAGCAGGACAAGCTGTACCTGATCCATTGTTGCCTGAAGCTGAAAAATATGGTATACAAATACGTCCTCGCCAGAGCATGTTTAAAAATAGATTTACTGCTCTTCAAAACTATATTGTTGCGTCCAATCGTATACTTAAAACAATGCCAATTAGCGAAACAAAAAGTTTTGCATTATTGAACAGTAAAGAACCTGAACCAAATGCAAGTGCGTACGACAAACGTCTGCTTACATACGAAGAATTAGGATACCAAAACATAAACAATGTAGCTTTGGGCTACAAATACCTAGTTGCAACTGATGAAACCAACAGTAATCTTTGGACAATATATACAGTTCAGTTAGTAACTGGAAGTACTATACAAAGAGAAACATCCCTCACTCGGGTACAAAATTTTGACACTACAAACTTCTGGAGCTACATTGATTGGTATCGCATAGGTTATACCACAACTACTAGAATTATTGCTGAAGTGCAAAACTATAGTAATCTAGCAAGTCTAGATGTTGCAGAAGGAAGTAGTGCAAAAGTACTAGCCAACAGCGATGGTAAATGGGAAATTTATTTACTTGAGGACAGTGTGTGGAATCGTGTTGGTCTTGAGGATGGCACAATTGCAATTAGCAGTAGTATATACGACTATAGTACCAGTAGATTTGGTTTTGATGCTGAGGTTTTTGACGCACAATATTTTGATCAAGCACCGATCACAGAAACAAGAAAAATTATTGATGCTCTCAATACACAATTGTTTACTGGTGACTTACTAATACAAAGAAACAAATTATTAATTACAATGTTTAATTATGTGTTTAGTGAACAAACTTCACCGGACTGGTTAGACAAAACCAGTTTAGTTGATGTAGATCATGTGATACGTGAGTTAATACCTTACAAAACATATAGACAAGATGATCAAGACTTTGTATTAAATTATATCAAAGAAGTCAAGCCGTACCATGTACAAATTAGAGAATTTAATCTCCAATATCAAGGGATTGATAGTTTCTTAGGAAGTCTAGCTGACTTTGATCTTCCAGCTGAGTATGATACAACTGAATTAATGTTTGTTAGTCCAGTATTAGATAATACTGCTGGCGGATCCCTTAGTACCACAAGCAGTAGACCAAGTAGCAACACAGTTTGGACTGAATTTCCTTACAATCAATGGTTTAACAACTATAAGTTAAGTCTCACTAGCATAACCCTTGCCGAAGCAGGCAGCGGATACAGTAGTGTTCCGACTGTCACTATTAGTGGCGATGCAACAACAGATGCAACAGCTACAGCAATAATTAACAGTGCAGGACAAGTAACTGGAATAACTGTATTAACCGAAGGCAGTGGATATATTACAACTCCAACTGTTACCATTAGTAGTAGCAGCGGTAGTGGCGCAATTGGTGTACCAGTTCTCACAAATAATATGGTGAGAAATGTTGACGTAAGTGTAAAATACGACAGATATCAATATACAAGCAACATTACTGACTGGGTATCCGGAACAATTTATGCAGTTAATGACAGAGTTCGTTACTTGAACAAAGTTTATAACTGTATTACTGCTACTAGTGCTAGTACTTTTATTTTAGAGCAATGGACTCTTATACCTGCAAGCGACCTCAATGGTATTGATCGTACACAAGGATACTATGCTCCCACTGTGGATATGCCAGGCAGAGATTTATCGTTAGTAATAAGTGGACTTGATTATCCAGGTGTACAAGTTGAAGGATTGAATTTTAGTAGCAATACAGGATTTGATGTTAGTGCATTTGACAGTACTCCTTTTGATAATATTATATTTGATGAACTTGGAAATCCAAGTTATGACCCAAGCATACTTGACGTTGAGTATCAAAGTCAATTTACTGACAGCTATTTAGGTACTCGTGCTACAGACATCAATGTACAAAGCAATGGATTTGTAGACACATACAGTTCTTATGCCCCAGAAGAATTAATACCTGGTGCAAATTTTGACACATTAGATTTTAGAGTACACACTAGTCCCGGTGCTGACTGGGAAGGAAACGGACACGGGTTCCCAACAAAAGAAGTTAACGCACTATTATCAGGTGGGTTGGTTGTTGTTAGTTGGGACGGGCTATTAGATGAAGTATTCCATCTTGAAGTATACAATCAAACATCTCAGTCTAATTTACAATTAGGTACAGATTATACAATTAACTGGATAGATCGTTTGATTACATTGCAAGGAAGTGCAAGCGCCAATGGTGACGTAATCAAAATTATAGTATACGGCCTTGGTGGCGCTAATCAGTTGTATTTAGACACAACAACCGGTGACTTAACTGGTAGTGGATTACTTGTACCAGTTGGAAATAACGTTATAACCAGTGTAGCAGTATTTGTAAATGGAGTACCAACAACAGCATACAGTGTTGTAGCAGTAACAACTACTACTAGTAGAATTGATTTTGACACAGTGTATACTGCAACTGATAGAATTACTGTTGCAGTATTAGGCACTCCTCTAACAGCAGGACAAAGTTGGAGCACTCCTCAGACACAAGATTTAATTAGCGACGGTAGTCTTAGCATAACTTTAACCAACAGCATGATGGGAACTAATTCTGCTAATGCTATTGTTAATGTAGATGGTCGTCGTGCTCGACCAAGTGAAAGTATACGCTACACCGGCGATGGCAGTACTACTGGCTTTCAAATTCCACAAGGAGACAACTACGATTTACAACTAGTATCTCAAAATGATGTGAGTGTTTGGGTTGACAATACTGAGTTAGTTGCAGGTGTAGGATTTACACTAGAACCTCAAACTGAATTTACAAATGATGCTGACTTTGGGTTAGTAACCGGAGCTGTAACTGCAAGTGAAGATTTAGGATCAGTTGCATCAAGTGTTAGTGTTAGTATTGATCTTGGGTTAGTTTCTCAACCTGCAGCTGAAAATAGATTAGTAATACTAACTACAGCCCCGACTGCAAACAGCACAGTTCTTATAAGTGTCAGAACAAAAGCACAGTATTGGATTACAGATCAACAGTTGGTATTCCAACCATCGCAAGGGTTGTTTCCAGTAACTGGCGAAAAAATAAGTATTACCAGCTTTAATGATACTAGCGAACAAAGTTTGTATACTCAAATCTTTGTAGGACCAAATCAAACAGGTGTAACAGTAAGTGTAGCGTTCGACGCCACAGGATACGACAGTGGTTCATTTGATGAAAGCACTGGATTAGTTGTATATAACAATGGATTTAACACTGGAGTAACATTAACTAATGCCATACGATTGGTTGTAACATTAAATGGCAGATACCTTTTTGCAAATGAAGGCTTTACAACTGACGGAACTAATGTTATAATAAGTGGACCTACAATTAGTACCAACGATGTAGTTGTAATTGAAACATTTACACAAGAAACTGTGCAAGAAGAAATTGGATTTAGAATTTTCCAAGACATGAGACAATTACAACAGATGTATCGTATAATAGAAGAAACAAATACAGAATTAACCAATCCGTGTACTGCACTTGATGATATAATTTATGTTGCAGATGCTAGTAAACTACCACAACCAGATCCTGCAAACGGGATATTTGGGCTAGTAACGATTAATGGAGAACGTATTGCTTATCGGGAGCGAGATACAACACTTAATACTATTAGTGGAGTTCGGCGAGGGACAGCTGGAACTGGCGCTGCTACACACACTAGATTAGACAAAGTAATATCAATTGGCACTGGCAACAAATTACCAGTTGCTTATCAAAATAAATTTGATAAACAAAAATTTACAGGAGATGGAACAACTATAGATTTTGTAACTACTGATATTAGTATTGTCGGAAGTGATAGTACAGAAGTTGATGGGGCAGTAATAGTGTTTGTAGGCGGAACACAGTTAAAACCAACTGAATTCCAAGTTACAACTGCTAATCCAGTAGGTGTAAGACTAGATGCTACCCAAGACGATAGTAGCGTATTAAGTCAACCACCAGGCGTAGGAGTAGAGGTTGTTGTTGGTGTAGACAAAGGACAAACAATGTATAAGAATGGTGGAAGTACACCTAGCAATGGTGTTCCTTTACAGTACACAAACACTCAAGCAGCAAGGTTTATACGTAATGCATAATGGTATAAATATCAATATGAATAAGACAGATGAATCAGTTAAGGATCAACCGCAGAAAAAACCTGACGATAAAGGTATCGTACAGGTTGACACCTTTGTGAAAATATTCGATCCCGAGACCAAAGAAATATATGTGGAGCAGAGATCATGAGAATTCCAGTAGCAGTACAAGGGAAAGTTAAAATATTTGATCCCAACAATGGCGAGGTTCTTGTTGATAAAAAGAACGCTATTCATTATGAAAATATTAGTCAAGCTCTAGCTCAAAGTATTGCCAATAGAAACATTGGATATATTTACACTATGGCATTTGGCAATGGTGGTAGTAGTGTTGACCCAACCGGTGTTATCACATACTTGCCACCAAATACAACAGGACAAAATGCTGATTTATACAATCAAACATTTTCAAAAGTAGTTGATGATAATTCAGCTGCTAATACAGATCCAACACAAAACAAGCTGACAGTACTACATACATCAGGTAAAGTATACACTGATGTGTTGGTAACATGTTTATTAGATTATGGTGAACCAACTGGTCAACAGGCATTTGATAATAGTACCAATTTTAACGGTGATTATGTTTTTGATGAATTAGGATTAAAAGCATGGCAGGGATCAGGAATAGATCAATTACTATTAACACATGTAATTTTCCATCCTGTGCAAAAAAGTTTAAACAGACAAATCCAGATAGATTACACTGTGAGAATACAAACCCTAACAGATTTAAGTACCGTATAAATATGTGTAGTTTAAGATAAAGATAAATACAATTGCAATTTCTGGAGTGAAACAAAATGGCATATACAATTAATTTAACTAATGGTACAACGTTTGCAACAATTGCCGACGGTACTATTAATACAACCTCAAGCATGGTGCTTGTGGGAAAAAACTACGCAGGGTATGGAGAATTCTTAGATGAAAACTTTATACATTTGCTGGAAAGTGGAGCAAATACAAGTGCCCCATCTGCACCTCTAACTGGACAGCTTTGGTGGGATACCACAAACGCTGTTATGAAAGTTTATAATGGTACAATTTTCAAAGTTATCAGTGCTAGTACAGCAAGTGCAAGCCAGCCCACAAACAACGTTGCTGGTGATCTTTGGTTTGACACAACTAACCAACAACTTAAAGTCTACAACGGATCAGCATTTATTCTAGTAGGTCCTGCAAGTTCAAGTGGACAAGGTACTAGTGGTGCAATTGTTACAACAGTAGCAGATAATACCGCAGTAGACCATGTTATTATTCAATTTTATGTTAAAGATTCAATTGTTGCTATTATGTCTAAGGATTCGACTTTCACTCCAAATCCAGCCATAACAGGTTTTTCAACAATTGGCCCAGGCATGCAATTGAGCAGTAGTGTAAGTAGTGTACTGTTTAGAGGAACAGCAACAGATTCACAACTACTTGACAGTTTAGATAGTACACAGTTCCTTAGATCCGATGCCAATGATACCACTTCGGGAACACTTGGAGTACTAAATGATACAGGACTTACAGTTGGTGCAGACCAAGATGCTAAAATTAGTGTTAACACTGCAACTAGCGAAGTACAAATTTCAAATGTAACACAAGATGCTAACGTTGCTATTAGAGTCAACGATGGCGGAGTTACAAACAATGCTATCTTTATTAACGGTAGCACAACTGAAGTTAGCATTCCTAATGCACTTAATCTTAATGTAAATGCAGCTGCTAGTGCAATTGTTAACAGTGCCGGTAACGGTGTTGGTAATATTGGTAGTGCCAGTAGTTATTTTAATACTGTATTTGCTACCAGTACTAGTGCTCAATATGCTGACGTTGCAGAAAGGTTTGCATCAGACGATGTATACGAGCCAGGAACAGTGGTTATGTTGGGTGGAGAAAAAGAAATTACCGAATGTGCCATTGAACTTAGCGAAAAAGTATTTGGTGTGATAAGTACGAGTGCTGCATATCTTATGAATGCTGGCGCAGGTGACGACAACACACATCCACCTGTAGCGATGACAGGACGTGTTCCTGTAAAAGTTGCAGGTTCAATCAACAAAGGCGATCGACTTGTGCCAGCCGGTGACGGATTGGCAAGAGCAGCGAGAAAGAACGAAGCTAAGGCATTTAATGTAATTGGCCGAGCACTTGAAAGTAAGTCCTCAAACAATATAGGCCTAGTAGAGGCCATTGTAACAATTAACTAGATGCTAGGACTTTTGTGAAGGCCTCGTACATTAAATCGGGAAGAACTAAAATATGACATACACATCAGGATCTCAAATCGTTGCCACTGACTATAATGGTTTCGCAGCTAATACAGCAGACGGCAATGTAAACGACATCTACGGTACAGGAAGTGCAGATAAAGGATACGGGCAAGCAGGAACAATTGCAACAGTTTCGGCAGCAGCAACGATCTCCGCAACACAATGGGCAACGCTAGTTAACACTATTAGTACCATTGCATCACATCAAGGCACTTCAATTACTAGTAGAACAGCACCAAGTGCAGGTGACACTATTTCAATTTTAACTGCGGTTGCTAGTGACTTAGGAACACTGAACACAAACAGAGGAAGTGCTGCAGGAAGTGGAACACCTATTGTAGCATTTTCTGGCACATCAAGCAAAACATCATCTACTGGTTCTGGTAGTAGTGCCTGGACTATTGTGTTCTCTCACACTATAACATTTGGTAGTGCAAACGAGGCACGTTATTTCTTTAACAGCGGCGGTTTAATTAAATGGGCTTGCAGTAAAACATCAACTGGTAACTTAGCTGATGCAGAATGGAATGATCTTGCAACTACACTAGTTGGTGACATTTACCTCTCTGGCGGTACTGCTACACAAAACATCAACGGTGTAAGTTATACAGGAACTACAAAAGTTGGTGGTACAGGTACGCCAAATACATTAGCAAGTAATACTGGATGGTACGATTTAACTACAAGTGATACACTACTTTATAAGCAATTTGCTGACACTGCTCCATACACAGGACAGTTTATTCAAGTTCAAGCAAAAACAGCTAGTTCTTTAACACAGATAGTATTAACAACAACTTGGAGTGATCCAGGTGGATCAGGCGCTGGTAGTAGTGATGTTATCACAGGCGGTACTGCAACTAGCTCACCATTTGGTAGCTTTGGTACTGCACCAGCTACTATTGTAACAGTTACACCACCAAGTACTACATTCTTAACAAACACCTGGGGTACTCAATCAGTTGCAGCTACAACAACGTAATAAGATATAATAATAACATCTTGATAAAAGAGCCCAAGTGGCTCTTTTATTTTGAGCAAAGTACTTGACTTTATCATAAATCTTTGTTATAATAGTTACATGAATAATATTGAACAAGTTGTACAACACGCACGAAGTCGTTTTGACCACAGTGCTAGCCGTAGAGTGCTAAAAGAAAAATACCAAGCAAAGATGCTTTTTGCACACAATAATGGCTTGTGGAAAACTGGACCAGAGTTGATTAGTTTGCTATCAGCATGCACTGATGATGAAGTTGTATTATTGGATGTATACGATACTCCAATAAAAATAAATGTATCAACATTTAAGAACTTAGTAATGCAACATTGGCAAGAACAAATGAACGCTTGGTTACAAGAATACGAAATGTCACGTAAAAATAGATGAGCCAAGGTGTAATCATATTTGCATTTGACAATCCTGCTATTTCCTATACAGAGATGGCAGATTGGAATGCAAACCGAATACAAAAACATCTCAATTTACCAACCACTGTAATAACCAACAGTGATAGAAAACTTCAGTATGCTAATACAATACAAGTTGCAGCACCTAAAGAAAACGGTGAGAGATGGTTTGATGATTTAAAAGAAACCGTAGCCTGGCAGAATAAAAATAGATATAATGTGTATGAACTTAGCCCGTATGATCAAACAATATTACTAGATGCAGACTATGTAGTATGCAGCGATCAGCTACGTGTTGTACTTGATATTGATGCTGACATACTTCCAATGGGAAGTGCATATGACATAACCGGTGTTACAGATTATAGTCATCTCAATAGCTTTGGTGCTACTAATTTTAACATGAGTTGGGCTACTGTACTTTATTTTAAAAAGAGCTGTGCTGCACAATTGATATTTGAAATGATTGGGTTAATACAAAACAATTGGGACTATTATAGGTATTTGTATCGCATTGGCCAAAGTCAATACCGTAACGATTTTGCATTGAGTATTGCAATGAATACAATATACGGCAATACTGGAAAATGGCCTGTGCTACCTTGGCGTATGGCCAGTATAGATCCAATACATCAATTGTCAAGCCAGGACAATCAAACGTTTAAAATACAGTTTCAAGATAATAAAAAACTTAGAAAACATATATTTGTGCAAGATACAGATTTTCATGCCATGGGCAAACATCACTTGGGAGACATTGTTGCCAGTACTAAGTGAACAAGGGTATATGATTGTAGCAACAGGCAACGAGTACATAGAGTGTGCAAAGTGCCTGGCTGGCAGTATTAAACAACACAACACATACAATCAAGTTTGCTTGTTAACTGATGTATTAATTGAAGATCCATTGTTTGATTATGTACGCATTATGCAAAACCCAAATGCTAATGCATTTGCAAATGATTGGCAAGTGTTTAACACTAGCCCGTTTAGAGAAACAATTAAACTTGAAGCCGATTGCCTGGTTACTAGTAATATTGATTATTACTGGGATATATTTAGAAAAAGAGATCTTGTAATTAGTACAGGTTGTCGAGATTATTATAACAACACAAGCAACAGCAGACATTATCGAAGTATATTTGATCAAAATTGTTTACCTGATACATATAATGCAATGGTGTATTGGAGGCTAAGTAATACTGCAAAAGAGTTTTTTGAGTTGGTTAGAAATATATTTCAAAACTGGGAGCAATTTAAAACATTAATAAAATTTCCCGAAACTATACCAACAACTGATGTAGTATATGCAATGGCTGCTACTGTAATTGGAAAAGAAAAAGTTACGTTAACAAATTCTCCATCAATTGTGCATATGAAAAAACACATTATTAAATCACAAACAAACGATTGGACACGTGAATTAGTTTGGGAAAGAGTACCAACTGGTTTAAAAATTAATACAGTGCATCAGCAAGGAGTATTTCATTACTATATAAAAGATTGGATAAAAGAATATGAACAACAATGAGATCTTTGAAGAGTTTTGGAAAAATTATGTTTGGCCTGAAGAGATAGTTCCTTTTTGGAGATTGTATTACAACAAACAAACAGGTGAACCAATTGTATACACTATGGAAGACATACCAGGAGACTATATTGAAATTACACAAGACCAGTATAATTTAAATTCTTCAAATGTATTTGTTAAAGATAGTAAAATTTATTACATCAACCTAGATGTACACGTAAATAAACTTATACCCAGCAATGCTGGTGAGTACTCAACACATCAACATCATGTTGAACTTTTAAGCAGCACAGAACAGGCAAAACAATGGACATTAAAACAGTTGATGTAGCAGATTTAGACTGCATATATCTCAGCTATGATGAACCTCAGAAAGAAGAATTTTGGATAAGCATACGAAATCATATTCCGTGGGCTGAACGTGTAGATGGTGTTAAAGGAAGCGATGCTGCACACAAGGCTGCCGCTGATGCTAGTAACACAGATCGGTTTATATTAATTGATGGAGACAATTTACCAGACTGGGACTTTTTCAATCAAACTTTACGATTTGATTCCCTAGAAAGCGAACGTGCTGTGTTCAGATGGAGAGCAAAAAATCATATAAATGGACTAACATATGGTAATGGTGGATTAAGCAGCTGGACAAAAGAATTTGTGTACAACATGCGTACACATGAAAATAGTTTAGGCAATGATGAAACAGATGTAGAATTTTGTTTTGATCCACTGTATTGGGCAATGCATGATTGTTATAGCACAACTTACCCTAATGGAAGTGCATTCCACGCCTGGAGAGCAGGGTTTAGAGAAGGTGTTAAAATGTGCTTAAACCGAGGACGCAAACCCAATGTTGTTGAATTTAAGGATGCAGTACATAAGCGTAATATGGACAATCTCAGTATATGGCACAATGTAGGCCGTGACGTTGAATACGGTGAGCAAGCCATTCTTGGATCACGCTACGGCACTTGGCTAACAATGCTTAATGACTGGGATTATACTCAAGTACAATCATTTGACAGCCTTGAAACTATTTACAGTGAGTATCAATCTGTTGATATGCAACAGGTGAGTAATGCTTTAAGTGTACAATTAGATTTGCCTGTCATTGACATAGCTGACTCAACTGTTAGTAAATTTTTTAAACACCACTATCAATCAAATTGGACTAATTTAGATATAATGAAAAAAGAAATTGATGTAATAAGGAAAGCAGAGGGCTGGTGATGCAAATTATTAGTTATTATCCTGGCGGAGGAGGAAACCGTTATTATCGTTGTTTAGTTGACAAAGAATGGAAAACACCCAATACTAGTTTTGATTTTCATTCCGAAGCAAAGGAATATACCAGCAACGACAAGTATTATCTAGACAAGTCTTGGGATAGACCGTTTTTGTTAACGCATTGTAGAGATACTGCACTCTTACGAAGAACATATCCAAAAGCACGTATTACAGTAATAAAAACAAAACTTAAAGACGCATTATGTAGAGAATGGAATATTAACGGTAGATATCGAGAAGCACCTGCACCTGATATTGATCCTGTTGAGCATTACAACAGTATACGTGATGAAAGTTGGCCTGAGTGCAATAATGCAGAACAATTAAATGAGTTAGCATTTGATATATATCAAGAGGTTCAAAAAGATTTTAGAGACGTTAAAAGACAGAACGAAGTTGCTAACAATACACCACTTAGTGGACTTATTCAAACAGTTGAAAGTGCATGGAACACTATTGATTTTCATTGGAGTTACTATCAAGATGTAAAAGTTAATGATGACTATGCTGATCAAATTATAGATATTAATGATGACTATAATTTATTTTGTGTTAATATGCAACGTGAACTAGAGGCCCAGAGTAACGAATTATTTGACGAGGTATGGAAAGTTTATTATGCAAATCAATAGTCACACTGGATGGGACCAATTAAAACATGTATGGTTAGGAGATGTATATCCTATAGAGTTTTACAGTGAGTACAATCCAGATGTAGCAGAAGCATTTATTGAAATAACCGAAACTACAAAAAATGATTTAAAAAACATTGAAAAAATACTCGTTGAACACGGGGTAAAAGTTACTCGTCCAAGTTTTAATAGCGTTAATAGAGGGCAGCACTGTGATACAAGTGGATATCTTGTTAAGCCACCTATTATGCCACGTGATAGAGGACTTGTGTTAGGAAATACATTGTATCATCAATTAGATGAAAGTTACAAAGATCCTTGGGAATATGCATTAAGAGAATTAGAAGGAGAAATAATTGTAACTAGGCCAGGTGAAGATAACAACTGTTTGTGCGGTCCTAGTGTTGTACGTGTTGGCAAGGATATTTTTGTTGATGCTGAAAGTCATGAACATGTTATGCCGCAAGTAAGTATAGAGTTTTTGAAGTGGGCACAGGATTACCGAGTACACATGATACGCACTGGCGGACACAGCGATGGTGTTTTTTGTCCAGTTGCCCCAGGAGTAATAGTTACAACACATTGGAAACAAGATTACAAAGAAAGTTTTCCAAATTGGCAAGTGTTTCATATGCCAGAAGAGATGCCTGCCCGTAACGATCATTTTGGGGAATGGTGGGTAAATTCTAATGTAAATGGTAATGGCAAATTTGCAGAACACATACAAAAACATGCACAGAATTGGGTAGGCAATTATAAAGAAACCCAGTTTAGTGTTAACATGTTAGTACTTAACAACAACACAGTATTGAGCATAAGCACTAACCCGAGGCTGTTAGAATTCCTTGACAAGTTGGGTATAAATGTGCTACAATGTAACTTTACACACAAAGGTTTTTGGGATGGAGGTATGCATTGTTTAACATTAGATATTGAAAGAGACGGTGGAAAAAGTAATTATTTTCCTCAACGTGCTAACCACAACTACTTAGATTGGCTAAAATGAATAAAGGTGACGAATCAGACGTTAACTTCAAAAGCAAGTTCTTAAGCGATGCAGAGTTAATGCAACAAAGGCTGAATAAAGTCAGTCCAAGTATGTGTCTTGCCAAATGGAAACAAGTGAGCTTGCATTTGCCAACTGGGCACACCAACAGTTGTTATCATCCACCATTGCATAAAATACAACAAAGCGATTTACAAAACAGTCGAAGTGGATTACACAACACCGCATATAAAAAGTCGCAACGTAAGTTAATGCTTGAGGGTGTTCGTCCTAAAGAATGTAGTTATTGTTGGGCAATTGAAGATAGCGGGCAACTAAGTGATAGAAGTTATCGCAGTGGAGAGCCTTGGGCAGCTAAAGACTTTGATACAATTATTACAAGTGATAGTCTCAAAGATATAAATCCCAGTTATGTTGAAGTTAACTTTAACAATGTATGTAATTTAAAATGCAGTTATTGTTCACCACAGTTTAGTAGTAGTTGGATGCAAGAAAGTAAAGCCAGTGGTGCATATCCTACAAAAAAACCGCACAATGCACCAGAATATTTTACTGGAGAAAGACGCCCAATCCCAAATAGAGAACACAATCCATATGTGGAATCGTTTTGGGAATGGTGGCCTGAGTTATACCCAGAGTTAGAACATTTTAGAATGACAGGCGGAGAACCCATAATGGATAAAAATACATATCGAGTTTTTGATTATGTATTAGATAATCCAAAACCTAATTTGCACTTATCTACTACTAGTAATTTTAGTGTTGAACAAAAGTTATGGGAAAAATATAAAGTATACTTGCAAAAACTTTGCAATACACCGGATACATTAGAACACTTTATGCAATATGTAAGCGTTGACGGGTGGGGTAAACCAGCTGAATACATGCGTAATGGTCTTAATTTTGATTTAATGTGGGATAGAGTTACCGAATACCTAGTAGATGTTCCTGAGAGAAATAGTTTAACATTTATTATTACAATGAATAATTTAAGCGTCACAAGTTTAAAAACTTTACTTGAAAACATATTAAAATTACGGCAAACACACAGTAAGACATATCAACGTATATGGTTTGATACTCCGTTGTTAAGACAACCCACATGGCAAAGTCTGCAACTATTGCCGGCAAGCTACGTTAGTTATATGCAAAGCATACTAGAATTTATGAAATCTAATATGGAAACAGAAGCAACAAGATTTCATGGATTTAAAGACTATGAAGTACAACGTATGCAACGTGATATTACATGGATGAGCAAAGGGAGTGAGCTTGATTTAGATTACCAAAAACAAAATCGTGCTGACTTTTATAGGTTTTTTACAGAACACGATACTAGACGCAATACAAATTTTAAAGCAACATTTCCAGAAATGATAGACTGGTGGAAAGAATGTAAGTACCATGCTGACAACACATAAACTATTGATTGATTATAATTGTGAAGTGCCAGAATTACTAGCTCCGTTAGCACATAGTGACTTTTTTGATTTTGGCAAAGAGGAATTTGATGTTAATGCAACTTACATTGTTGGCAGGACGACTGTTGCAGAACACAATGAAAAAATAAGAAGTTTTATTGATCAAGGTGTAAAGTTTGTGTTTAGTAATCCTGCAGAAGGTAGCACTACAATGTCAGGGCAATTTGTGCATTTAAATATTTTAGATTTAGTGTTAGATCGAAAAATGTCAGTTATTAGTGGAGGTGAAATAGCAGAAGATGTTGATTACTATAATCACGATAACTTTGCAGTTAAGTTAAGCAACTTTGATGAAAACATTCAAGCAATGTCAAGTGTGAGTGCAATACATAACAAAAAAGATAAACCATATACATTTTTATTTTTAAACGGGCGTATGCGAACACATCGCAAATGGATGCTAGCACGTTTACGGCAACTTAATTTATTGCAAGACAGTTTGTACACTAACCTACATGAACGTGCAGCACCACGTGGTGGCATGCAGGTATACGAAGCTGATACAAACTTAATGGATGAAATAGAACCAATTGTGTTATTACCAAAACAGTATGAAGTTGACCGTTATGCACAGCGTATAGCTAGACCTTCAATTGATCGTAATATAAAAAGTCATTTGTTTAAAGTTGGTGGACATGCTGAATGGGGAGAGGCATACATAAAACCCGAACCTTATATTGATACATATTTTAGTTTAGTAAGTGAAACTATTTTCCAAGAATCCCCAATGTTTAGAACTGAAAAAATTTGGAAACCTATAATTATTGGGCACCCGTTTGTTGCAATGGGTAGTCAGTATTTCTACAAACATTTGCATAATTTAGGGTTTCAAACGTTTAGCAGTCTCATTGATGAAAGTTGGGATAGTATAGAAGATGGCGAGACTAGAGCCGAAGGAATAGCACAAACTATTTTATCTATGTGTAAAAGCGACTTAAATACTTTTCAACAACAAGCAAAAAATATATGCCTGCATAATCAACAAAGATTTTTAGAATATAGCCAGCAGCTAAAAGATGAATTTCCAAATAATTTTAAGAAATGGATTGAAACATTATAATGAATGATCTTGAATTTCGCCAGCAAGTACTTGATAAAATAAGTCCTTCATTTTGCGGTGCAAAATGGTATAACGCTACTATATGGTTAGGAAGTGGGATGACAACTAGTTGCCATCATCCGCCTGCACATAAAATTGATGTAAATGCTGTGATTGAAAATCCAAAAATGTTGCACAATACACCAGAAAAGAAAGACGATAGGCGTTTAATGAAATGCGGTAAGCGTCCAAAAGGTTGTGAGTATTGTTGGAAAATTGAAGATATTGATCGCAACAACATAAGCGATCGTGTATATAAGAGTAAAATTTATCCTGAGCAAGAATTAATACAAGCATATCAAACCCCAGTTGAAGAAGATGTTAATTTAAAAACATTAGAAATTGCATTTGATAGGACATGTCAGTTTGCATGTAGCTACTGTAACCCAGCGTTTAGCACAACATGGGTCAAAGACATTAAGAAAAACGGTGCTTATACAGAACTTGCTAGTGATGGTAGAAACCATTTTACTCATGAGCATGCCAGTAGTCAGCTGTATAAATATACTGAAACAAATCCTTATATTGAAGCATTTTTTAAATGGTGGGAAAGTGACTTACATCGCACGTTAGATGAACTACGTATTACAGGCGGAGAACCATTGATGAGTGGCCATACTTGGAAGTTAATAGAATGGTTTAAAGAAAATAGAGGCAAGTCAAAAACAAAATTAGCAATTAATAGCAATCTAGGCTTTGATACTAAAAAAGTTCAAGAGTTTTTAGATGCTACAGAGGATCTTCCTAGTGTAGAAATTTATACCAGTTGTGAAGCTGTTGGTACCCAAGCTGAATACATACGTGATGGATTAGATTATCAACAATGGATAGATAATATGCATGTATTGTTAAACAGTAAGTTAACCGCAGTACACAGTATGTGTACAATTAATGCATTGTGTTTAGAAAGTTTACCTGAATACTTAGATGAGATGGTAACATTAAAAGAACAATATGGAAAGGAAAGAGTTAATTTCACACTTAATATATTACGTTTTCCTAGTTTTCAAAGTGCTTTGATAATGCCTAATTATTTGAGAACAAGATTTAAAGAAAGATTGCAAAATTGGTTAGACAAGTATTCACACCGCGATGATATTATACACGAACATGAAATTAATCATACACAAAGACTAATTGATTATTTGGACGTGGTTAAAACTCCACATAGTGATAGTTTTGATATGCCCAAATTACACAACGACTTCAAACATTTCTTTTCACAATATGATGTTCGTCGTGATAAGAATTTCCAGGACACATTCCCAGAAATATCCGAATGGTACAATACACTATGAAAATAATAAACAGACTAAATGACTTAGAAAAAGTTTACAACATTGTTGGACGAATTGATTTAGATGTTTGGGACTTTACAGATTACGAAAGTTCACAAACAGCTCTAGCTAATACTATTGCATCGATACGAAAAGACAAGTATCAAAATAAAGATCGCATTATTGTCAAACATAGTACAGGAGATTTATACACACCAAACAGTAAAGTTGGTTTAGTATTACGAAATTTACAAAATGAATTAAATCAACAAGACATTAGTAATTTTTTTGTAATATTACTTTCATCAAATCCTCATATTGGAGACGAGTTTGAATTACTGAAAGCTATGAGTTCAGACGAAGTTCCAATTACTGTAAAAGCATGCATCGATGAAGGATGGAAAAAACATAAAATAAACAAACATCCACTTAGTGAAAAAGAAATATACGAATATGGAAGTGCTAATCCTCTTAAAATAGATTTAAAACAATTAAGCAATCGTGAGAACTTTTTATTAGACGAAAGTAAAATGTTTTGCATGTATCCTTGGGTACATTTGCATGCATGGCCTACTGGCGGTGCATATCCTTGTTGTATGGCAGAACATGATGGTGATGTAGGAAACACAAAAGAAAATACACTTGAAGAAATTTGGAATGGACCTGGCATGCGTGAAATACGCAATAACATGCTAAATGAAAAACCAAGCAAAGCATGTGTGCGTTGCTATGAGAGTGAAAACAGTGGATTTTTTAGTGGTAGAAAAAGTGCAAACAAACACCACGGGCATCATATTGAACGTGCATTAGCTACTCAATCAGATGGGTCAGCTGATAAATTTGAAATGACCTATTGGGATATTCGATTTAGCAATTTGTGTAATTTGAGTTGTAGAAGTTGTGGGCATATTTTTAGTAGTAGTTGGTATAAAGATCAAGCTGCACTAGCCGGGCCTGAATGGAAAAAACAAAATCAGGTACTTAACTATGCTGGTCGTACTGAAATGGATATGTGGGAGCAATTAGAACCACACTTAGAATTTGTAGAACAAATTTACTTTGCAGGTGGCGAGCCACTGATGATGAAAGAACATTATAATATTTTAGATGAACTTGAAAAGCGAGGAAAGTTTGACGTGCGTCTTGTGTACAATACAAACTTTACACATACTAAACTAAAAGATCGAGAAGTGTTTGATTACTGGAAAAAATTTGATAGTGTAGCAGTAGGAGCAAGTTTAGACGGAATGGGCCCGCAAGCCGAGTACATACGTAAAGGTACTAAATGGGATGTGGTAGAACGAAACAGGGAATTAATGATGAAAGTTTGCCCAAATGTAGACTTTTACGTCAGTCCCACACTTAGCATAATGAATGCTTGGCACATTACTGATTTTCATAAAAGCTGGGTNGAAAAAGGATATATTAGACATCAAGACTTGAATGTAAATTGCCTACAAGATCCTGCACATTTTAGAATTGACATTGCACCCAACAATGTTAAAAAAGAATTGATTGATCGTTATGAAAAACATTTAGAATGGTTACGACCCCACGATAAACTAAACAGGGCAACAGTTGGATTTGAAAGTGCTATTAACTTTTTAAAAAATGGAGATCACAGTCATTTAATTCCAGAATTTTGGCGTAGAACTGATCAACTTGATGTATTACGTAAAGAGGGTGCATTAGATATTTTACCAGAGTTGGAAGTAATACGATGAAAATACCACACGATAATTTTTGTGTGTTACCCTGGACTAGTTTAGAAACTAGTCCAATTGGAAGTTTACGCCCGTGTTGTTTAGCAGAAGATGAAATAACGGACAGCAACGGTAATAAATTTGATTTACAAAGTGCTGATCTCAACAACGTACTTGATGGTAATTATATGACTAAGTTGCGTGAGGAGTTTTTAAACAAAGAAAAACCACCAACCTGTCGTAAATGTTGGAATGAAGAAGCAAGTGGGCGTACAAGTAAGAGGATGCACACATTAGACAGATTAAAGCATGTAATACCAGATACAGAATGGACCAACAAAAGTAAAGGGCTACAGTTTTTAGATTTAAAACTTGGAAATATATGTAACTTAAAATGTCGTATATGCGGTAGCTGGAGCAGTAGTCAATTTGCTGCAGAAGAATTAAAGTTTACAAATAAAGCAGAACGCAAAGGAAGTTTTCATCATACTATGTTACAAAAAGGTGCATGGCCAAGAAAAAGTCAAACTTTTTGGGAACAAATGGACACTATAGTTGATGATATCAAATACATTGAATTTACAGGCGGCGAGCCGTTTATGATTCAAGAACATTTTGATCTTTTGTCAAGTATTGTTAAAAAAGGGGTTGCAAAAAATGTAGAAATACATTATAATACTAATGGAACACAATATCCAAAGCAAGGCCCAGAAATTTGGAAACATTTTAAAACAGTTGAAATTGCATTTAGTATTGACGACCTCAACGAGCGATTTGAATATCAACGCACTAATGCAGTATGGAAAGAAGTACAACATAACATAAGTCGTTATGTTGATCTTAAAACAACTATGCCAAATTTACAGTTGCAAGTGTGTAGTACGGTAAATGTATTTAATATTTTTTATCTCGAAGGTCTTGCCAATTGGATTGATCAACAAGGATTTGATTTTGTTTATTGGAATATGATGCACGAAGCCTATTATTTTAGTATAAGCACATTGCCAGAGTATGCAAAAAAATTAGCAATAGACAACCTACGCAGTGCTAAAGTGAGCAAGTCTCACCGTTTGGAATTTGATCGAATTATTGATTTTATTAAAGGCGGCAACAGTTTGGATGGCAACGTATTAAGAGAGCAAGTTGCATTATTAGACAATCGCCGCAAACAAAACCTAGCAACGCATCATAGTGAATTTGCAAAGGCTATTGCTTATGAAGGTTCCTGATATCAAACCCGAAAGCCTTTGTTTAGCACCGTGGACTCACACATATCTTAGCCCACAAACTGAGCGTAGATTGTGCTGTGCTAGTAGAGAGCCTGCACAAAATTTTGAGCAGTATATTGATACAGAAAGTGGCACTGGGGAATACAAGCCATTGACACTAGAACAACACTGGAATAGTGATCATATGCAAAGTGTCCGAAAGCGTATGATGAATGGGGAAACACTGTCAGAGTGTGATGTGTGTAACAATAAGTTGTTAAATACTGATGTATACAAGGACTATTTTTGGCATTTGTTTAAACAAAAATACGAAAGCATATGGGAGAACACTGACGAAAACGGGCATACAACATTAAAACCAGTTAGTTGGGATTATCGTTTTAGTAATCTATGCAACTTCAAATGTCGAATGTGTGGCGACATGTTGAGCAGTAGTTGGGAATCAGAACAAAAACAAAACAATATGGTTAATTGGGATGATCCCAAAAATAACTGGATGCAAAAGTCAGTTCGTCAACAAATTAGCAAGTTCCAAGACACACAAGTTGAAGCTGAATTTTTACAAGCAGTACAAGAGCATAGAATTGAAGAAATATACTGGGTAGGTGGCGAACCGTTAATGTATGAACAGCATTGGCGGTACATGAAACAAATAATTGATTTAGGAGACGGACCAAACATTTATGCAAGATACAATACAAATCTTAGTAGGATTGAATATCGCGGTATTAACTTATATACTGATATACTTGCTAAAATTAGGGATTGGCAAGTGTGTGCAAGTATTGACGGAACTGGACGAATTGGGGAATATATTAGAACCGGTCTCGTCTGGGAAAAATGGAAAGAAAACTTCAAACAAGGAGTTGAATTAGCCAAGCATCCCAGGCAGATGCGTATAGATTTTACACTAACATTGCCTGGATTGTTTGAGATGGTAAACATTGACNACTTTGCTAATCANCTTGGAGTTGGAATACTAAGTAAAGTAGTATTCAGCTTCACGCCTGACATTATATTAAGTCCTTTGGCTTTACCTCGAGATTTATTGCACTTACAAATTGATAAAATAATACCACAGTTAAGCAATCAAACATTAATTGATACACTTGAGCAGTTAAAAACAAGACCTGTGTTTATGGAACAATGGCCTAATGAATGGCAACAAGGACTTAGTAAAGGAAAAAAGAGAATACTTAGACTTGAAGAAATACGTAAAGATTCGTATGGAATGGAACAAATATTACAACAACAAGATAATGAGTTGTTAGAGTGGTGGAAATCAATTGCTTGATCAAATTAACATAGTACTTAGAGATTGGGATAGTGAAAGTTTTGTTACTGTACACATTGATGTACACGACAACACACTATCACGTAAATGGCTAACATCATTAAACAATGTTATAGATTCTAATTTAATATTAGAAAAAAATTATTGTTTTATGGGTTTTGCTAACAACGACCGTAACGGAAATTTTATTATAAATGAAATTAACAACAGTGTCCAGGCAATTAATAATAGCCAGTTAGACTATACAATTGATGATGTGTATAGTTGGGGGAACTGTATTATTCCAGGTAAACGTGCGCCTGACTCAGCTGCCGGAGGTCCAAATCATGATGCTATGAATCAATTGCACTATCATTTTGAAAAACTGCAAGGTAGTAGTACTAACATAAGCAGTTACTACACACAAGCTGATCCAGAAACCCGTTGGCACATACGACAATTAAATTTATTGTGTCACGAATTTGAATGTTGGGCATTAAGTTATCGCAAACAAGTACAAGCACCGGAATGGCAACGCCCTAGTCAATTAATGTGTTGGCTGCAAGCACCAAGATTTAAATTAGATGCTACTGACTATGAATTATTTGGGATTGAGACATTAAATAGACCGCTAGGCGGTGTATATGTTGGAGTAAATAAAGCTGTAGGAAAACATCATTGGGAAGTGTTTTGTGACGAAGGCCCTGACGCAGTAATAGATAACTTAACAACTAGTAACTTGGCATCGCAAACAGAAGCAGCTGCAGACTTTGACATTGAATGGGCAAGAGATCCTGGTAGTTATAAATTTCAACAAGATGAGATTGCAGAATTTAAAAATTGGCTAGTACGTAATAATTTTGATCCTAATGATAAAAGTTTAACAATAGGTCATCCACAAGTTGCAAGTGTAGATTTAAAACGTAGTTTTGGAACTGAGGATTACCAACAAATATGGGCAGTATTACAAAATCATTTAGATGTATATAGCATTAGTACTAGCAATAAGAGTACAGTCTATCAATATAAATGGAACGATCGTGACTACAAACAACGACAAATTGAGGTACTTAAATAATGGCCACAGCTCGACAAAGGCAAGATCGAATGAACTATGAACAAACTGTTCAAAAAAACAAAACAGACAGAAAGGAGCGATCAATGTTTAAGTGGATTAAAAAGCAATATCAACAAATTAAATCTGATATTGCATATCGAAAAAAACTAAAACAGTTACGTAAAAGAGATCCGTTTATTTACAAATGAGATATCGTATATTATTAGTTGCACTAGAAGCAGAACTGCCTTACAAACAAGCACCGGGCGACTACAAAGTAGTGTACACAGGTGTAGGCAAAGTTAATGCAGCGTTTGCAGCCACACAAGCTATTGCAGAAGCACACAGCCTGGGCTTTCATCCTGAAGTATACAACTACGGCACAGTTGGTAGTTGCAACAAAGACTTGCAAGGTATGTATCGTATTACCAAGTTTGTGCAGCGTGATATGAACGCAGAGCCACAGGCACCAAGAGGCGTTACGCCGTTTGAAGCAGGATTACCTTACTTGGATTTTTCGCCTGACATGAAACACGGTCTTACATTAGGCACAGGTGATCAGTTTGTACATGAACTAGAGCAGTGGGTAGTACAAAATAATATTGATGTAGTTGATATGGAAGCGTATGCTATTGCACATGTATGCAAACAAATGAATGTACAGTTCACATGCTACAAATATATAACCGACTATGTGGGTACGCCACATCAAGCAGATACATGGCAAACAAATGTAGCAAATGGTGTAACTGAGATTCTTAAAGTTTTGTAATGCAATTAGACTTGCACGGCATAAGACATTATCAAGTTGACCGCGAAGTAGAAAACTTTGTGTATTTAAATCAACATGCGTTACCATTAACTATTATATGCGGAAATAGCCATAAGATGATTGAATTAGTAACACATGCACTCGAAACAATTGGTTGCGAAATATCCTGGCCAAGATATGGCACAGTAATAATAAGGAGGTTGTAAATGGAAGAAATAGAAATTATTTTATATAACATAGTATTTTGGACTGCTTATATGGGAATAGGTAGTATACCTTATCGTATGTTTCAACATTCAATAGACAATGCATAGTAAAATAACTTGGGGCATTAGTGCCAACAGCCACGATGCTGCACTAGCAGTATTCAACAACGACGGATTAGAATTTGCTAGTCACAGCGAACGTTTCAGCGGTGTTAAGAATGATGCACATTTAAACACAGCGTTGATTGATTATGCTAAACAATGGGGAGAACCGGATGAAATCATTTGGTATGAACGTCCTTTTAAAAAAACACTGAGACAGCTTTGGGCAGGCCAGGGTTGGAGGTATAATGAAAACAATATTAAAAGTTATCTTAAAAGCTACAAACTCGATGCTCCTATTAAGTGTGTTGATCATCATCTTAGTCATGCTGCCGCTGGTTATTATACTAGTAACTTTAGAGATGCTACAGTCATATGTATTGACAGCATTGGCGAATTTGAAACCTTTACAGTCTGGGAAGCCAAAGACACGGAACTAAAACGTGTTTACACACAAGGTTATCCACACAGCATAGGACTTTGGTACAGTGCAATGACTCAACGTATAGGATTAAAACCAAACGAAGATGAATACATTCTTATGGGTATGGCGGCGTATGGCGATCCTAATAGATTATACAATGATATAAAAGAACATTTTGTTGTTGAAGGATGGGATCTGATTAGTACTGTTGCTACTAGATTTTATATCGAAGAACCGGCTACACTGTTTTGGGAAAATTTACATAGAGGATGTCAACGCTGGCGTCCTGATCTTGATACAGAACAAGATATGTTTGATATTGCCGCAGCAACGCAAAAACTGTATGAAGATATGTTTAGAAAAGCATTGATATGGATGCAACGAAATGTAGACAGTAAAAACTTAGTTTTAATGGGAGGATGTGCATTAAATTGCAGTGCTAATAGCATAGCATATGATTACTTTGATCGAGTATGGATTATGCCTAATCCTGGTGATGCTGGCAGTGCAGTAGGAGCAGTGTTAGCACATAAAAAACAACACATGAAGATGGATCATGCATTTTTAGGATATGACATAAAAGGAGAATACCCAGTTTTACAAACAGTCAAGGAACTTGCCGAGACTGGCATCTGCGGAGTTGCTAACGGCAAAGCAGAGTTTGGCCCGCGGGCTTTTGGTAATCGTAGTTTGCTTGCTGATCCTCGTGGCCATGACATCAAAGACAGAGTCAACAGAATTAAACGAAGACAAGAATTTAGACCTTTTGCTCCAGTTATACTAGAAGAATATGCAAGTGATAACTTTGAAGGATACTACAACAACTATATGCAGTATACCTCAACCTGTAAGCATCCAGACTTGTATCCTGCAATCTGTCACGCAGACGGAACAAGTAGAGTACAAACAGTTGCTCCAGACGGCAGTGGCATACGAAGACTACTCGAAGCGTGGCACCGAAAAACAGGATGCCCAATGTTACTGAACACAAGTTTAAATATTAAAGGCAAACCCATAGTAAATGACTTAACAGATGCTCAAGAATTTGCTACAATGTATGGCGTTAAGGTTTTTACATAAATAATATATTAACAAAGGAAATAACAATGTCAGACTTAGAGGTACTCAAACGAAATGCAGGCCTTAATGAAGGTTCAGAATCTATGAAGATTAAAGTAGTCAATAGTGGTTACGGATCTGACCTAGGGTATAAAGAAGCTCATATAATTGGACATGAGCTAGATCATCGAATGGCTCCAATTCTTAAAGTACGAATTAAAGATATCAATCTTGGAGATCCCGTTACTGCTGAATGGCGAGGTAACGAGTGGGTCGTAGACATGGACTAAAAGAAAATACTAATGCGTAGCACAGAATTTACAAATGAAGATTTAGGTACTATACCTGATGCAGCCACTATAGTAGCAGTTGCAGCGGCTGCCAAAGTAAGTGTGGCCGCAGTTAAAGGTATGCTTAAAACTGCTAAAGGTGCATACAAAGTTAAAAAATTTATTGATCGAATGGGAGATAAACTAGCACAAAAAGTAACCGAAGGTCCTAACGATCCTGACATTTTTAAAGCAATATTTCTTGCAGGCGGACCTGGCAGTGGTAAAAGTTTTGTCAGTGGCAAGTTATTAACAGGAACTGGTTTAAAAACAATCAACAGCGATGACATATACGAATACTTGGCAAAGAAAAATAACTTAGATTTGTCAGATCCCGATGTTGTTTATAGTAAACAAGGACAAGATGTTAGAGATCGTGCTAAAAANCTCACTGGCATGCGTAAAGGTGGTTATTTAGAAGGACGGTTAGGTGTTATTATTGATGGCACAGGTAAAGATGTAGCCAAAGTAAAACAAGACTCAGATGCTCTTAAAGAATTAGGGTACGATACTATGATGTTGTTTGTTAACACTAGTTTAAATATTGCACAACAACGTAATAAAATGAGACCACGACAGATACCCAGCAAAAACGTAACATCTATGTGGGAAAAAGTACAGCAAAATATTATGCAATTCCAACAAGTCTTTGGTGCTAAAGACTTTCATGTTGTTGACAACAGTGGTGGGCTTGAAGATCCTGATCGTGCAAAAAACTTTGATGTAGTACGAAAAGAAATTAAATCATTTTTAGACAATAAAAATTATAATCGCATTGCAAAGCAATGGCTTCAAGATCAAAAATAACTTTCTAATTCGCCTTTGCGTTTGAGATCTTGTGTAGCACAACTTATCCCACTATCAAAGAAGTATTTGTGTCTTTGCTCGCATATAATAGGTGTAATACCGTGAGATTCACAAAACTTAAACACTGGACTGTTATAACTACTAAACACAACGTTTTGTTCATCTAGTACTAAACAATTTACATCAAACACTGTTTCTTTAACAAAACCTGTCCATTCTGTCAAGTATGTATCAACAAAAGTTTTAAATTTATCAGTTGGATTTTGGTTGTGTACATACCAACGCCCGTCCCAGTTTTCGTATGTAAATTTTCCTATTTCCATTGCTGCCATTATGGTACTATCCCAAATCTTATGTACTTCCCAGCCTGGAAAACTCTCTTTATAGTTTATCTCAGCATCGTGTAAGCTACTGAGAATAACACCTGGTTTGAGTATAGCAAATACACTATCCCCGTGCCCGTCTGTTTTTGCTTGTCGTACTGTAAACCGATCATCTAATACATTTTCTTTAATCCATTCAACTTGATGTGGTTGCATGAAATCACTGTTATCAAAAAATATATCAGTGCCACATCTTACAATACAACTTGCTGCGGCATTAATCATTGGATGATTGTCAATCCATTTTCCTTTGTGTACATCAATTACACTCCCTGGGTATTGTTGATTAACATCATTGCAAATATCATCTGTTTCAGGTATAGGTAATATACGTAATAATTTTTCACCTAACACAATTTGCCAATCTCTTGGAGTTAATGGAGGAGGAGTAACTCCAGTATTGTTTACTTGCTGTAGTTGAAATTGATCTTTATTGGGTAAGTTTGGACGCATTACCCGGGCACCGTATTCTTCTATTAATTTTTGTAGATTATTAAGATCTTCATTGGTTTCATGTAATATTTGCCCAAGTTGATCTCGTGTGTTTGCATCTTCAATAAAATCAAAGTAATCAGGAGTATAAACACTTCCAACAATTACTTCTTCAAGTGGTTGCCAACTGGTGTAGGCTTTTATTTTTGACATAATAACTCCTTATAAACATTATTTACTGATTCAATACATGCTTGGGTAAATTTATATGCATTGTATTCGCTTGTACGCATTGTTTGAGCTGTCCATAATGGACCCACTATATTAGATAATCTTTGAATTTCATTTATTAGTGCTATACATCTTTGTGTATTATCTTTGATTTTATCATAACTATGATCAATAACATCATCGTACACATTGTAGCCCTCATCACGTAAATGTGCAACACTGTATGCACCGCTAGCAATTACAAACGGCTGTTGATACTTTATACATTTATAAGTTTTTTCAGTTAAAAATACACCATTGCTGCCATCGTTATCAAAATGAGTTTCCATTACAACTTGAAAATAGCTGTTAGTATAAAGAAATTGATTTACTTGTGAATGATTATTGTGTAAGTCACTATTGTTGTTGTCAGCATACATGGGTTGTTCAAATTTAAATGTATTATACCAATCAATACCATTGTCTAGATCACTTAGTGATATTGGATTATCCAAATGATCAGTAGGTTCAATTACATCTTTTGCAGTATTATAACTGTACAGTGCATCAATCAATAATCCTTTGCCCCACAACTGGCTAGTAATAGTACCTCTCCAATTTTTATGATGACGATTAAGCAAAGTAAATGTATATACTTTTGTATATACATCTGGCGTAAAAATTTGATGTCTGTTTATTCTAGCAAAAAAGTTTACATGGTCATTAAAATAAACACCATTCTTAACTGTACTTACATTAGTATTTGCACTAATAAACCGCCAACTATCTGGCAAGTTCCATTGTTTGCATAAATCATCAATACGTTTACTAATCAGTTTAGGATTATCTCCTTCGTGATAATAAAATAATAGTTGTATACGATTGTTTTGGATGTGTTCAAATACTGCTTTTGGAATTAATTTAATATAATCAATTTCAAAATCAAACCAACTAAATGCTATAGGATACCATCCTGTGCTGTTTGTGTCAGTAACACTGTATTGTAATCCTGCACGATCAAAAAACTCTAACAATCTTAAATTCACAACACGTGGCCACGATTGGTCCCAGTTTTTAGCATTAGGATCTGCTAAGTTTGGTATAGGTTTTCCTGTTACAGGATCTAAATTATCATAAACAAATATCATTTAAATAAAAAATTGTTTTCCATACGTTGTAACATTCGACTGAGCTCATCCCATAATACACGTTCAAATTCACCTCCATAAAAATAATTGAAGTTGTGCTCTACAATTGGAATAGCATGCTTGTGTAATTGATTTTGTTCTTTAAGACTTAGGTTGTCAATATCTTTAAGTAATTTTGCAATTTTTTCTAATCTGACAAAATCGTCTTGTTCGTCATCATAACTTTCATCCCATATAGAACTAAATGTTTTAAATCCATATCGATGCAAATAATCTAGACTGTTAGCCGAGCTTGCTAGTACAAATGGCATTTTAAGACATATAGGTTTGAATGTTTTTTCAGTTAGATGATTGCGTTTTCCAAAAAATACTGTTTCAGTAACAACATGCAGCAAACTTTGTTCACACAAGTCAAATAAACTTAACCAACAACTGTGCATAGGGTGACCGGATTCGTTGGGAAAATCTAATGGTAAATTTTGCTCGCTAAGTATATTAACGATGTCAGGATATCTTTTACTAAAGCGTTGAGCAATTGTTAGTATATTAGACTGCTCTTCCGGACAAATTTGTGGAAATGACGTCAATGAGTTCTTGACACCTAGCTGGTTCATCATGTAAAATAGTATTACACGATGATCACGTTTACCACCTATAATTCGATTAGGGTTTATCATGCTGTATTTTAATTTGCGATCTTCTGGAGCACTTATTAAAAAAGTTTTATCATACCCTCTGTACCAATCAAGCGCCGCCCACCCATGGAAAAAATAATAGTAATGATTAAGTTCGTAAAAATCACAAACTTTTTTAGCCGCCTCGCTTCGAAACTCACTGCTAACCAAACCGCTAAACAGTGCCCCACTACCTTCACACAAGTCTTGTACACTAGCATCAATTGTTGTAAACAAGTCGTAATGAACATCCAAATGTATTGGTTCTTGATCATGAAAAATTATATACTTGTCCTCAATACTTTCATTTCCATAATTAAACAAATTTTCAGGACGAGTTGTACCAGGTGGATCACAATAAAACATTCGAGTATTTCGAATATTTTTATCAATAAAAGGCCAGAATATATTATTATAAATTTCGTCGATTCTAATCATGTATGATGTATTCTATATAGGAAAAGCACCTGGGGTATTGCCTCACGAAATGTGTGTTGAAAGTATACTTCATGCTCAAACATTGTCCCGCACTAGGTATTTTTGGATACTCAATTACTTAGTTGACTACAAACAGCATGATTTTCTTTATGAACCAAAACCATGGGAATCAACACAAAGACATGCGTTTGGCAGTGTGTGGCAGAAAGACAGTGGAACATACCTAATACCCAAACAAGGCTACACGGATACCCATTACCACAACACACAGCTACGCACATACACTGATATGACATTGTGGGACAACACAGGCACAGTTAAAGATTTTGACTACACTTGGCATCCTGATTATAGCAGTCCAGCTTTTTTATATAAGTTTGGAACTCAATGGCAAAAAACAGGCGGACCAATATATGCAATGCCTGGTGCTAAGGATGACAAGTATGTTAGTCAAAGTAATAGCCTAGCTGTTGCCGTTGCTGATATACGTTGTAGCATTGCACACACGAATGCACCATCTTGTACAAACATAGATAAAACGTTTAGATTTTTTGACACTTATTTAGGTACACTAAAACGCATTGCAAACTATTATAGTAACAAAGAGTATATTTGGATTACCAGTGATTGCTGTGATTACAGTAGCTTTGATTTTAGTTGGCATCCCGAAACATGGCAAAATCAAATGTTGCATGTATTTGCTAGTAATGAACAAAAGTTTGGCGACACTTTTTTTATGCATGTACCAACATTTACAAATAAGATACAAGAGTTTGAATTGCTTGAATGGTACGATTTAAACTTTGTTGATGATATTATTGTGCCTCGTACTGTGCCAAATATTATAAAACACAACAGCAACAGTCACGTAAATGAAATTGCAAAGCATGCATGGCCCGGGCATTATGCGTTGTTTACTACCCAACATACAATTAATTTACCTCCTGTGCCTACAATGCCACTGTGGAGATCAAAAACTAGAGCTGTTGTTCCATTAACTTCAAGTGGCAGTACAACACTAATACCTAAAGATGCAGTTGCTGGAACTATTGCACAATTATACGACTATCCTTATGTAGACTTAACTTTTAAAAATTATACAGATACACCTTTAGACATTGTTTTTATTAGCAACGGGGAAACAAATGCAGAAGCAAATTATAATGCCCTACAACGCAGTACAAGCGCCTGTAGCAACCGAGTTATGCGTATAGACGGTGTTAATGGACGTGTAGCCGCTTACCATGCTGCAGCCAAAGCTAGTAACACTCCTTGGTTCTTTGCAGTGTTTGCTAAGTTAGAAGTTGAATCTAATTTTAATTGGCAATGGCAACCAGACTTTTTACAATCTCCCAAGCACTATATATTTCATGCTCGCAATCCAATCAATGGATTAGAATATGGACACATGGCAATGATTGCATACAATAAAGAACTGGTTCTTGCAAATAATGGGCATGGATTAGACTTTACATTAGATAATTTACATGAAGTAGTCCCAATATTAAGTGGAACTGCACATTATGCAGTTGATCCTTGGATGGCCTGGAGAACTGCATTTAGAGAAACATTAAAATTACTAGATGACAATACAACTATTGAAAATCAATATCGTTTAAAATGTTGGTTAACAGCAACCGGCAATCATGACTGGAGTGCAATAGGAGCAAACAATGCACAAGAATTTTATACAAGTGTTGATGGAAATTTTGAAGATTTAAAGAAAAGTTATGATTGGGCTTGGCTAAAACAACACTTTACCCGGCTACACAAGAAATTACTTGATCAGCAATATACTCAACTTCAAGATCAGTAAGTTCTGGATACATTGGTAATGATAACGTATGTCTAGCTAACGCACCTGCTGTACACATTCCTTTAGGACCTTTAAACTCTGGAAATCTTTCGTGTAAAGGTGTTTGGTAATGTATCTTTGTTTCTATTTGCCTTGTATCCAATTTACGTTTTATTTCATTTCTATTTTCAATATTAATAACAAATTTACTTATAGCGTGATTTTTTAATTCACTTCGTGTTATTAGACATTCAATCCGGGCTTCAGTAAATCTTTCAATCCAATATTCTGCTATTTCTTGACGTTTAGTTTGCCATTTGTCAATGTAACGACTCTTTACTAACATTTGAGCACAATCAATTTCACTCATACGACTGTTGGTTCCGTACTGTGAACTTTGTTGCCAGTCTTTCCCGTTTGTACGAAAGTGATTAGAAAAGTTGTACAATTCAATATCATTTGTTACAACTGCACCACCGTTGCCATAACTGTTAAAGTTTTTCATTGGATCAAAACTAATAGCAGTATCAGCAACTCGTTTACATCCAGCTGATAACCAATGTTGTGCACCATCTTCTATTAATTCAGTATTGGAAAGTTTCCAATTTTTATTGTGTATACGTTCTTCCCAAGGATCGTTGACTTGTTTGCCAAAAATTCCAACCAATACAGCGGCATCAATGCTTTCATCAATTTCATTTTTGGTATATGTACTCACGCCGTGGCTGTTGCAATCAGCAAATTGAACTTTCCAACCAGCGGTTAAAAATGCATTTGCAGTTGCAATATAAGTAAATGTTGGAAGTAATACTAGAGGAGTTTCAACAATAAGTTTGTTCTTATTAAATCTTGCAATAGTTTCTAGTGCTTGCGTACCGCTATGCATTGTGATTGCATAACGAACATTATTTTTCTTTGCAAGCCAATTTTCAAATTCAATAGTTTGATTACCGTCAATCAGTTTTCCGCTATGATACACAGCGTCACTTGTGTCGAGTATTTCAGTCTTGAGATTGAGGTACTGCTTTTTCAGACCAGTAAACGGAATCTTTAAACCATTCATAGTAGCGTTCAAACCCTTCTTCTAAGTCAACTTTAGGGTCAAATCCTAAATCAGCTCTAGCCGAATCAATATTTAACGCACCTCGGCTGGGAAAATCCATATCTTTGTCTTTTACATTTATTGTTCCGTTACCAGCAATTTTTACAGCTAACTCGGCTGCATCATATAATGTCCAACTATGACTTTTGGTAATGTTATATGTATTGTTGGCTGCTTGCGGAATAGTTGCTGCTGCAACAACACCGTCGGCTGCATCTGTTACATACGTAAAATCTAATGTTTCACTTTTACCGTTTACACTAAGCTCTTTGCCTTGCATTGCCGAGATCATAAACTTACTTACAACTCGATCTTGTACATCCAAAGGACCATAAACTGCACTTGGGCGAATAATAACATGCTCAATACCACATTTACGTGTGTAATCTTTAACTAACCATTCACCAGCTAGTTTCATAATACCGTATTGTCCTTGTGGATTCATTGCGGCATCTTCTTTAACATCATCTTCAAAACTACCATAAACCATACTACTGCTTATGTAAACAAATCGTTTGCTACTATACTTGGCACTAAGTTCCAATAAGTTAAGTAATCCTTCACTCATAGTTCTACTACCACTTTGAGGATTAGCATTTACTACTTTTTGTCTTGGAAAACTTGCTAAATGCACAATTGTTTCGGGACGATATTTGTTAAAAATAGCTTCCATACGACCAGAGTCGCAAATATCAACATTGTATATTTCTTGCGTTCTTATTTTCTTTGAACGCTCGCCAATCAAATAGTTGAGTTCGTCATTAGGTATAAGTCCGTTGTAGTTGGTCTTAGTGTCAGTAACAACTACATCATAGCCTTGTTCTTCAAGTTGACTTACAACATGATGCCCAATTAACCCTAATCCACCTGTTACTAAAACTGTAGGAATAACGTCTCTATCTTCACTCATTTGATTTCCTAAATATTTTTGAGTATTTCGTCTGATTCTTCTTGTAGCATCTCAGCTATAGCAGGTATGTCTAAAACAAAATCCATATTCTTTATATTAACATCATTATCAGCAACAAAAGTATCTAAGATTTCGTATAGCTCATCAATATTAGCGCCACGTTTCCGCAGACGTTCCATATTAATTGTTTTTTGTTTACCGTTAGTGAGTTTAAAAATTACTTTTCGAATTACTTCTACAGGGATAATTTCTTTGTCAACACTGTTAACAATCTTTTCCCATTTTTCGATTTGATTTTCAGGTAGCTCCATCAGTGGTTTTAGCCTTTTTAGTGCGTGTAGTTTTAGCACGAGTCTTTACGACTTTGGGCTTCATTGCAGCAGCATCTTTGGCTAAGCGTTTACTTTCGGCTATTAGTGCCTTGGCTTCAGCTTCCATGCGTTTGCTTTGAGCTAGCAAGTCATGACTAATACTAGCATCGTCTAACGCTTGAGCTTTTGCAGCATCACTGCCAGCAATTTCAGCACTATTAACCGGTAGTGCCGGAGCACCAATTTCACGACCAAAGTCGTCTTGCTGACCTACTGTACCAGTCATTCCTGATTGATTATCTAACTGTTGTAGCCGAGTAACAGCATCCTCACCAGCTTTCATTTCAGTAATAATACTATTAAGTTCTGATAGAATAACGCTACTTTTTGAATTAGCAATTACTGTAATTTCTTTTGTTTGAACTTTTTTAAGCATGCCTTCACCATGGCATGTTTGTAACATATTACGTCCATCTGAAAACAATTGACGATTCATTACATCAGCTAAACTTTCAGCAGATTGTGCTTCTGGTGTTTCAATAACTTGCATTAGTCGATCATGCATGCCAACAGCCATTGTTTCCGTATAAACTACTAGTGCCATATGAGCTTCATTTGGGACTTCTCTAAAAACAATAGCAACCTTTCGATCACCGTGTCTTCCAACGTGTTTAATCATCTTTTTGGTCTCCTACAGTTTCTTCTTCATTAGTGTTATTCTCGTCAGCTTTTACTTGTGCCGCTGCAACAACAACGTTTAAAAAGTTAGTCAACTTATCAAATGTCTGACCAACAGTGGTTAATTCTTGTGCTTCAAATGCACCGCGAGATTGAGCAATTTCAATAATAGTTTTAATGTTAGTCAAATCTTGAACGTTAAGAGTAACATCATCTGGATTTTTTGTTTCTTCTGTCATACTAATATTTACCGTCAATTACAGGGCATGTAAAATAATCATGCCGCTAGTTGATATGGAACCCAATCACCAAACTCTGGTTCTGGATTAGGGTTGCTATGTATAATCCATAATGTTTCGCAGTAGTTTGGATCACCCCATGTATTCCACGGATATCCATCTGTAAACACTACTAATTTTTGAGGTTCAATGCCCTCTTCTTTAAGGAAGTTAAATATGCATTCATATGAAGTGCCGCCACCTCCTTTAAGTTCGTATTCGCTAATATCTTGACCACTGTCACTATCAAAAACTTGATAGTTATATACTTCTGTGTCAAATGTAAACAAATGTATTTTAAATGTACCAAATTGTTGTGTAATGCCGTATATTTCACTTATCATATCTCGGCCCATTTCGTTAGTAATACTACCACTTAGATCCAATCCAATTGCAATATCAATTGCTTCGTCGTTGTTCATACCAGGTAGTACTGCATCAAAATGCCAACCTTTGCGACTTACTTTTGCAAATGTAAAATCATTTTTAATTAAACTTTGAATATTCATTTGCAACAATTCTCTAAAGTCCATTTGAGGCTCAGTGAGATCTTTAATAATACGTTGTATGCCAGCTGGTACTTTTCCAGCTTCACTTGTACTAGCCGCATTAATTAATGCTTCTTTCATTTCATCTTTAATTTGTTCTTTTTGTTCTTTGGTTAACGGAATTGGCTTACTAGTATCGTGTCCTTCTTCACCAGGTCCTGCACCTTCTTCATTTGCATCATCGGCATCAATGTGTTCATCTAATAGTTTGTCAATTAAATCATCAATATTAATTTTTTCTGCATTTTCGTACAGTTCATCATATATTTCTTCGCTTGCAATATCTTTGTATTTAGGATCATACAATGCCGGNACTGTTGTAATAAATTGTCCTACCTTGTGCCACTTGAGATCTCCATTTACAGCATAGTCGCAAGCAACATTCCAAAGTTGGTGATCTCGTTCACCTTTACGACCAAAATGATCATATGCTACATGCAATACTTCGTGCCCAAACAAAAATTCAACTTCTTTTTGAGACAACATTTCAATGAATCGACTGTTGTAATAAAAATGTCTCCCATCAGTTGCGGCAGTAGTACACCACTTATCGGCATTTACTAATTTAAGTCGTGTAGCCAAGTTACCAAAAAATTGATTGTTTAGCAACAACCCAACTCGTGCTGTAATAAGTTTTTCACGCATTTCTGCATCAAGTTTAGGGTCAGTATCACCTAGTAGATATTTAAGAGGTTTATTATTAGATTTAGCATCAGTTTCTAGACTCATTCCTATATCCTCTTTTCTAATTTATACATATATTATAGCACAATGAATATGTATTGTCAACCATATTTAATCAATATTCTGACTAAACTTCAAAGAAAACCATGTCAAAACTTCATGATTTTTTAGATATATACGTATTTTTGCTGGAACTGCTATGCTCCAAGCCCAATCAGGATTACATAGTTCTGCAACCTCTGGGTCCGGCCCAAGGCTAACCATGTATCGCATTTCATCCCAAGTTTTAATTTCATTCCATATGCTCATTTCTAAACTTGGGCCATATGTTTCGGTTAACCATGCATGACATTTAGCCCAATACAATGGACCTTTATCATGTGCCATTCTGTTTTCAAACGCAATTGCATAATCAAAATGACGTTTGAATGTAAATCTACCATCAAGTTTTTGTATTTCGTATTTCATTGAAGATTAGAATTTCCAAACTTTAACACATACATCATAGCCAGCCTTGGATCATTGAACCATATTTTTAAGTTAACTTCATCACCTGCATACAAACAATAAAAACCCCAGTCTTCAGTATTTGGTCTTCCAAATTCTATACAGAGATCTTTAATCATTCTTGTTAGATTTTGTTGATCGTTATGGTCAAAACTACGAGTGTGCAACACAGCTCCTTCAGGATTCTGCATTGCACGATTTAGTTGACCCTCTCGATTAAGCGGCCTGGTTGGACTTAACAATATATTTGCCATATTTTTCATATAACCGATCAAAGTTTTTAAGTTTAGTTGGTTGCATTGGTAGTTCGTATGTAGTTAATGCAATCCTTGCACCCATAACAACAATTTCAGTTTCAAAATTGTCCATCATATAAGCAAAGAAGTTATCAACATACTCGTGCCATTTTTTATCATTAACACTGTCATCTTCGAGACTTGCTTTTAGCTCGTAACACAAGCTAACAACTAAACTGTACATTGCACTGATCTCTTTTACTTTAAGTTCTTTTACAGAACCATCTAAGATATCCTCAGGATTTGGTAGATCACCTGCAAACTTACGATGTGCCATAAACTTAATAGCAAGTCCTTCACCAATCGTACCAGCAATAAGATCTGTTAATCCACTTGGATCAGTACCGTCATCATCTTCAATAAGTTCACTTACAAAACTCCAAGTACGTGGTGTAGCAAAAGAACGACTTGAGCTTTTAGGATCAAAATCATATAAGTCTTGTTTTGCAAATTGCAAATAACCTACAACGTCTTTGTGTTCGTTGTTTTGTACAGCCCAATCTAACCAGCAATTAAAATCAGGACGCATTTCTAAATGTACGAAACGGTTAGCAAGCGGAGTAGGCATACGATATGTAACACCTTTGTCACTTTCTCTATTACCAGCTGCAATCATTACTACATTATCGGGTAATTTGTATTGTCCAATTCGACGATTAAGTATTAACTGGTACGATGCAGCTTGTACAGCAGGAGCACTACTGTTCATTTCATCAAAGAATACAGCCACAATGGGAAACTGGGATGCAAGTTCTTCACTTGGTAGCTCTACAGGTGGTGCCCAGTCCATAACACCTTTCTCTTTATTGTAAAAAGGAATACCTCGTATATCAGTTGGATCCATTTGACCCAAACGTAAGTCAATCATTAAACCGCCCATTTTAGCGATAATGCTTTCGACTATCTCACTTTTACCAATACCGGGAGGACCCCATAAAAACACAGGGCGTTTTTTAGCAAAGCACTTTTGAATTGCATTTGTTGCTGTTAACGCCGTTACTGTTCTTGTCTCTGACATATGTTGCTCCTAATTTCTAACTTTATATATATAGTATACGGTACAATTACTCATATGTCAACCGGATAATGTCAGAAAATTAAGGAAAAGTACCATAGTATGGTACTGTTTTTCTTAGACTTTTTTTAGTAGCACCAATTATTTCATTATTTTCTACGTTTCTGCACACTCTAATACCTGGTTGTATCCATACATTGTCTCCTACAACACAATCTTGTACTATGCCAGCATGGGTGCCTACATAAGAATTTTTCCCCAATCTAACATTTCCGTACATTTCTCCATGTCGTTGTATTTGAGAATTTTCTCCCACCTGTGTATGGTGCCCTAAAAACGTGTGCCCAAACAAACTAACAAAATCTTCCACAACACAATGAGGTTCAATTGCAATCCAATGCCCAAGATAAATGTTTGTNCCTAACTTTGTAGATTTTGTACTAACATACGAACCTTCTTCAATAATATTAATACACTCTAAATTGTGTTGTTGTATTAACTGCATAAACTTATGTCGTTTTTGTGTGTTGCGTACAGAAATTTTGTCGTTCATTGGTAACCAATTTATAGCATTAAAGAACACAAAGTTTTGTTTGTAGTACTGTGCTAATTTTGGATTATCAAATACTGTTTCGCTGTTAATAACTGGAATACCCCAATATTCATCACCTTTTGTATAGTCTCCGTCCATAACACCGTAAACTTCGTATCCCATAGCTTCGGCAGCTTCTTCAAATATTGAGATGCCTGAGCTAGTGCCAAGAAATATTAATTTTTTCATCGGCGCATTTTCTTACCCAATGGGTTTTTTGGTATTGAGTCAACAAATGTAAATTGTCTTGGAATATTACATTTGGGTAATTTGTCTTGTAATAGGTCTTGTATTTGTGCTATGGTTATCTTTATATTAGGATCTGTGTGTTTGAGCTCAATATAGTCGCTTCCTAGTCGGTTGTGTTTTACAGCTAGCACTTCACCGTTAATACAATCACTTTCTGCAATAACGTTTTCTATCACTAGTAAACTTGCTTTAAATCCATTCATTTGTACATAGTCACTTGCACGACCGTTAAATCTAACTAAGTCATCGGTTACATGATCAAAGTAATCATTTGTTTTAAACCAACCATCTTCGCTATTAAAGTCTGCGGCATTTTCGCATACACCATCTCCACGCACCCATAACTCACCATCAACTAGTTTTATTTCGTATGGGCTTCCCTCAATAGGTTTAAAATCCATACAGTCAACATTTTTATCTCTAATGTTAGTAACACGAGTTAATGAAGGAGATGTTGTTTCACTCATTCCGTATGTGATGTAAAAATTTTCAGCACCTCGATCAAATGCAATATCTGCATGCTTTGGTAAAACTTGACTTGCTCCGGCATTTACATATTTGTATCCGTGAAAATTAAGTGTTGGATGTTGCAGTTTAAATTGTTCTAATGCCCCAGTTGATGTCATTAGTACATTTCCTAAGCCAGTAGGATTAGTAGCAGGAGTAATCATGGTACAAGTTTTATTCACCATAACTGCTGGAGCTAATACAATGTGCCAAAAGCCACTAGTAAACGCTGGCATTGTGCTAACATAATCAAGCGGATCATCTGGATCCCATCCAGGCATGCTTTGCACAACTCGAGCTGCATGTAATAATTGTTTTTCTTTGTTAACTACAATTTTATTAAGCCCAGTGGTGCCACTAGTTAGAAAGCATATAGCATCTTTGGGGCTTAACCGATCCATATTTTCTAACGTTCTTGTTTGAAAGTCTAGGGGGTTGAGTGGATTATTAATTAATACCGTACCACCTACTTCTTGCCATGCAGTGTACACGGCCAAGTGGTCTTCCCATTCTTTGCTTAACATATTAACGTATGGTTTGGATTTTAATTCTTTTTTGTATTGATTAATTTTATCTCTAAGAGATGTCCGGGTAAAGCATTTATTATTAGCCGTTATGATTTTCATTCTATTTCAAAGAGTCCATTTATCATTCCAGTAAAATTATTTAGTCGTCCATCTTTGAAGTCTAAATATTTGTGATCAATATTATTAACAATGTATTCAATCCCAGCAAACCATTGTTTACCTTCATCTTTATTTCCAAAGTTTTTCCAAAAATAGTTGTCCCATTCAGTCCAAATTGGACTTGTTACTTTTAAACATTGAAATGTATTCACTGGCCATTCTGGATAAACAATACTTCTCACTAGTGTTTCGTATACTCTTAAATTATCATAGGTTTTGGTGCCCCAATTTAACATTGGTTCTAGCCCTGGATTAGCTTTAAACCATTTGCGTACCAAGTGAGCTTGTTTAATTACTATTTCAGGAAAGTCACTTGACCAAAAAAAGTAAACCTTATCATAGTTGTCGTACATATGACCTGGTTTAGCAATTTTACCATTGTTAACTAGACTATCTATAAAATATAGTGCATATTTTCCGTCTTTAATTGTTACTCGGGGTTTATCAATACCACTAACAAATGCAACACTTTTACCAGTATCTAGTATTTGTTGTATTGGTTTTTTAATTGTTGGATCCCATCGAGTTTGGTATATAGGATTTAAATGCTCTGCAGTTTGGTAAATCCACGTATAATCTTCTCTGTGGTTATATGACTGTATTGCTTGCTCACTGATGTCAATATAATTAATATTAGTTTTAGGTGAGCGTTTTAAAATTTCGTTTATGCCAGGCGCAGTTGTATGTTTAAATTCATTTTCGATGTTGGTGGGATCTGCACTATTTTGGGTAACATTATTGTCTATAGTGCTATTCCAGACTGTCACTATTTCATCAATAAAACACCCACTGTCTAAAAATGCATTTACTATAGTTTGGCTGTCGCTACCGGCACTATAATCAATTACAACTATATCATATGTGTCTCGTATTTGTCGAGCCCGCATTTTGTACAATTCTAATATATCAATTTGGGGTTCAGTTTTCCAATCTTGTGCATTCCATATATGGTCGTCAAAATGCCAAGTTGGGTGAATATTTTGTTTTGTACCTTCTTCAAAGGCAGTAATTTTAGATACCATCGTGCTGTTTCCAACACGATAGTATCCTAATTTAGGGTTATCCCACGGATTCATTATTAAGTATGTTCTTTACGAATTGCTAAAAATGTTCCTAATGCCGGGAGCAATAGTACAATCAAATTATTTGTTGTACCACTTAGTGGTAATGCATTTCCTGTTTTAACACACAATGCATAAACTAATGCAAGACCAATACCAATAAGAATAGGTGTAGTGTTAAAACTCCAGTTACTTACAATGCCAATTACCATTGGTGCAACTGTAATTAATCGCAATAGTGCAAATGTTGTAAAGATGATCCAAATATCAATTTTAAATAATGCAACGGCTGTAACAAAAATAAACAGCCCACACATTGCTAGTCGACTAGTACGTACTGGATCTTCATTATTGGGAAGCATATCGTTTGCAACCATAGCACCAAAACTATTGTATGCTGTATCAATAGTACTAGCACTAGCACTTAAAATAGCTAATGTCATAATAATTAGACCAACCCCACCAAACAATGCTTCGAGTGTTGCAGTTGTACTTAATTTACCGTCAACTACTTCAACACCAGTGTGGATACCAGTTGCAGCCAATGCTCCAATACCTAGTGCAATAACTGTAAACAATGCACCAGCCCAAACAAATCCTTGCCAGGCACGAGCTTTGTCTTTAACAGCAAGTACCCGTTGATATAGTCCATTGTCGTTTACAAGACTTGCACTCATTAGCATTAATAAGTTAGCACCCATTGCATACATAATACTACCAAATACTGGACTTGCACCTTCTACACTTGAAAGTGTAGCACTAATACCTTCTGGGTTGCCATATGCAATCCAAGATCCAAAACCAAATACTGCTAGTAGTACAAGGAAACCAGTTTGTACTTTGTCAGTAGCAACGCTTGATTTTAACCCTCCCCAGAGTGTATACCCTAGAATACCAAGACTCATTACACATACTAATACTTCATAGCTTACAAGTCCGCCACTCATATATGCACTGATATTTCCTAGTGCAGTTAAGTTACCGATTAATGCATTTAATACACCGAGAATTGCAACCAATTGAAAAAATGCAGTTACACGTTTATCTTTATAACGCTCTCGAACAAACTGAATAGTAGTAAAACCATTAGGCATTTTTTTAAGAATATTCCATGCCAGGAGTGCCATTAAAGCCAAGCCGCCTAGTTGTGGAACTACAAACCATGTCCACCCAGCTGCACCTTTAGTAAAAGTAAAAAAACTAATCATCAACACACCTAGTGCAAATGTCCAGCTTGCTGTAATACTCATTGTAATATCAAAGATTGACAAATCTCTGCCTGCTAGTAAGTAACCTTCTTTTGATGTTTGATATTTTCGGTTAATGTTATAGCTCACATAACCCATGATCGCAATAAAGATCAATAATCCAATAATCATTGCATCCATTATATTCTCCTCGTAAATTGTTTGTTAAAAATTGCTAGATTTACATACGGTTGAAGCGGCGTTATGTACTAATAGAACAGTAAAGATAATAACATATCAAGCGTCACTTTAGATTTAAAACCGGCGTCAACTGATTGTTGGCGCTGCATAATTTAATTATGCCAGTATTACTAACGGTGTAAAAAAAGCAACGCGAACGTTGCTTTTAAGTTTGTCTGCAATACAAGTGTTGCTTAGAAGCTAAAACCAATTGTTGCAGTTGGGGTAATTTCTTCTTCATCAAGATTATAGTTAGCACCAAAAGTAACATCGGCTGGGCCCATGTTGTAGGCATAATCGCCACCAATATTTTGTAGTGGATCCTCGTCGTCACCGTTAGCATAAGCAGTTAACCTGTTTGAAGCTAGTACACCTTCAAACCCAAATACTTCTGCATCTGTGTCATATGTAATTGCACCAGAAGCGTCAGCAACTCCTAGATTAAAACCACCTAAACCGGCACCTACTACAATATTTTCGCTATCTAAGTTATAGTCGCCTGCAAAAGTATAAGCTCCAACTTTGTATGAACCTTGGATGTTACTAATGTCTGTGACGTCAGTACTCCAATCAGTAAGACCAAATGCAACTTGTGCATCGCCAACTGTTACACGTAGAGACTCTGCCATCACTGGAGCAGCTAGTGTGTGTTCGCCTTCAGCACCCGGCATAACACCTAAGTCATCACCAAAATGTACACCAATGCCTGAAACACTTGTTCCTACAGCCCAATTATCAAGTGTAAGATCACCACCGTCTGCAACAGAAAATTCAAGAGCAACTGCTCCCATTCCTGCATCAACGTTTAAGTCAACGCCCATAGATCCGCCAATATTTTCATTTGCTGATTCAGCAAATTTCAATTCAACTTCTCCTGAGATTGTAGGGTTTGCAAAAGCTGCGGTGCTTGACAAAGCAAGAGCCATTGCTGTAATAAATACATTACGCATTAAAAAATATCCTTTCCTGGGATTGTTTTTGATAGAGTATCAAAGAAACGTGGGCATTTATTGCCCACGTTTTATTTATAAAGTGTGTTTTTTTAAATCTTTAAATATCCTAAGAGTTGGAATATTGTATTAACAAATGTTGTTCATATGCAACACTATTTTTGGTTTACAAAAGCGTAAAACTTCTCCGCCGCTTCTAGCACAGCATCCGCCCCAGGAACAGTAGGCATCTCTACCTTAATAACAAAGTCTTCCGTGCCCATTTTGGTAACTGTTGTTTCGTATCCTGCAAACTTGGCGTGGTAATCCTGCCATACATTGTTCTGTGCCATCTCCAGCACCTTGGTGCGGATTTCATAACCATTTTTGTTTGTTGTGATTTTTGGCATTGCGGCTTTAAACATTTCAGCAACTTCCTGTGTTTGTTTAAAGATGGCTTCACCATATTTTGTTTCTATTGACATTGTATTCTCCTGTGTATGTGTGTACTACTAATATAGTGGTTAAATTGGTATTTGTCAACCACTAACGTAGTTATTTTTTGGCCTATACCAAATTTTTTGATGATGTAATTTTGCAAGAACATCAATAATAACTCGTTTGCCATTATGACAACTTGTTTCTTTTTGCAATTGAAACAATCCTTGTTCGATTGTATCAATATCTTTTATATCCAATTTAAAATTGTTATTGGGCTTCATCGTTGTATCCATTCTACTCGTACATAGTTTGCATCAAGTAGATCTCGGAATTCAATAGCATCGTGAATATCATCAAACATACGTGATACTACATGATCGGTAAAGTAACCTATAATTTCAATCATGTTCTATTACCTCTTAGAGCAAAAAATAATCCACCTACCCATAACAGTACGTGGAGGTTGTCATATAGTATAACGTCCCAGAAACTTTCTGGTTGTCCTACCCAGATAACACCTGTCATAATACTACAAATTGTAATACCACAAAAACGTGTTAGCATATCGCCATAGTCACTTGTCAAAGACCAAGATGCTAATAAACCAGCNACAAGTAAACCAATACCTGCGCCTAGTTCTCCATATGCAGCGAACCACCATACTATGTATGGAAGTTCAAATGCTTCGGCATCTTCTAGTATTACTGGAAATTTACTCAATCCCTGTTGTATGAATACAATGGCTAGCGGTATTCGCAGTAACCAATGACTCAAACAAAACTCAGGAATATGTTTTACAAAACTCATAGTTCTTCAAGTAATCCTTTAAGTTTCTTTTTGCTTTTGCCTTTGGCTTTGCTTGCTTTCATAATTGTATCTGCATTTGATGTGTCGTCTCCTACAACAACAAGAGCAATCATGCCCATGCCTTTGTGTGGTGTACACTGATAAAAGTATACGCCAGGTGTGTCAAATGTAATTTCAACTTCTTTGTTGTTCTTTGACTTCTTAGGAATATCCCATCCGTCCGGACCCGCAGTAAAATGTACATTGTGTCCTTTTGCAGTTGGTACCCATGTAATAGTATCACCAACGTCAATTCTTGCAATATCTTCACTGAATACCATTTTAGCACCGTCATCACGCTTGTTAAGCATTTCAATAGTTATATCTTCTGCATTCGCAGCTTGTACAAACATAGTAGCAAAAAATGTTACAATCATAACTATTAATATTGATTTATTCATTTGTTATCCTTTATATTTTAAGATTTGTAGGAGAATATTGGCCTCCGTTATAACCCGATCCAGTTTTACGTGGACCTTCTTCAACGCCGCTATTACAACCAACAACGACTACAAGCAAAAAGAATATAGCACCGAGTGTTACTCTCTTTGCCCATACTAAGAACGCTTCGTAAGTACGTTCTGCTTCAAGTTCTGCTTCTTTCCTAGGTGTTAACTGCCCCATCCAGCAAACTCCTCTTTGTTTTGCATCCTCACATGTCTTGTTGGTAAGTATGCGTCTACTTTGCCTAACGATTTAAAATTACCAGGTGCAATTTTAAACCAGTTTGTAAATTGTAATGTATCTTCAAAAAACATTTCTTGGACATCACCTGTGTCAACATTTAATATTGAGTATTTCATATTGTTGGACCGCCTTCAAATAGTTTCTGACGCTCTGTTAGTGTAGGTAATTCGTCAGGGCTTTCTGCATAAGCTTCTGCTCTTACACAACCCATTTCTTTTACATAAGGAGTTTTACCATACATTTCAGCACCGTGTGTTACCACACCTTGTCTAAGTTTTAATTGATTTTTATCATGAAACTGAATACACTGACCCATAGTTTGAAAAGGTAGATTCCAACTTATAACCTGTTGCGTTTGATTACTATCCTGAAACCCAAGAAAAGCATACATTACTATTGCCCACTTCATTTCTCTAATCCTAAACAAGGAATAAGAATAGATTGTTTACACTGATCTGGATAAGCAATCGCTGATCCAAGGATAGGCATACCTACCATTCCAATAATAATAATTAAGAATGCTAGTCCTACACCTTTGTTGTGATACGGTTCGTTTGGATTACTCATGTTCCCCGCCGTTCATACGTCCACTAGTAACATTGTCACGTGGAGTAAACATCTTGTTTACAACATTTGGATTTTGATCTGCTTGGCGGAATGTTGTAGCAGTAATAACAATACCAGCAATAAAAATCACATGTGCTATACCGCTTATGCCTACTGCCCAAATACTGCCAACCATTAGGCCAAAAATACCTGACCAAACAAATGCTAAGGTCTGGAATACCATATGAGCAACTATTGGATCTAATTTTCGTAGTGGTGAATTTTCAATTGTCATCACTAAACTCCAAAGGAACTTAACTTCGCCAGTAAGTGATGTTAGTGTATTTGCCCAACCGATGGGTTCTGGAGATTTATTCATATTATTTCTTTCAGTGTGTTTGTGTCTGTTTATACTATAATATATAGCATAGAAAAGGTGGAAAGTCAACCGTTTACGGTGTGTAAAATTGTAGCAGGCCCGTTCTGTTGCTAGGTGGAACCCATACCCCGCATACCTAATTAGGCTGCAATTGCCATTGCTGGCGCATAATTGTCATTTGCAATTATAAGTTTTCTTCGCGATAACCGTGCTTAGATCCGGATAACTCCACTAACTCTATTAACCACCAGTCGATCCTAGTTCGCCCCCATCATAAACACACCTAAGTTGTCAATGCATCTATCTGATCAGATATAAAAACCAGTCTAGATGTGTTTATGGTGGAGGCGTCGGGTACTGCCCCCGAGTCCTGTATAGCGTTTGAATTGCTTCAACGTTACAATGTTATTTATAACATAAATTGTTCAAGATGTCAAGAAAAATTTTTTGTAGTTTTTACCATTTGGCGTCCAGCATTTCTTTAACTCTTCGGCAATCTCTAATTGCATTTAAACAATTTAATATTTGATTTTGTTTTCCAAAAGGCTTGTCGTATTTGTTTTTTTGTTGCCAAGATTTACATCTATCGCTTTCAGTTGCAAATTCCCTACCAAGTAATACTTCGAGATACTTTAAATCTTCATTCGTTAATCTTTCCATGCTTTTGGCAACAACCATTTTTATATCCTTTCCAGAAAATGTAGTTGAAAGTATTTACATGATTGTTGCACTGTTAGGCGCTAACATGCATAAATTTAAAACATTTCATCTTCGAGTAGGTCACTGTTATTCTGTTCGTAAAAATATTGCATAGTAATAATACCCTGTTCAATTTCACGTGTAGCCACAATCCGATGAGTATCAAATTCTGTGTATTCAAGTAAAGAATTTGACCCATTTTTTAAATCACGTGTTCGTTTTGCTAATAAAATAGCTGCATCGTATGCATTTCCAACAGCGTTAATTAAATTATTATGAGTGACATTTGACATTATGATTTCCTTTGCTAATACTTTGAATATAACACGTTTAACGTGCAATGTCAAGTCATAATAACTGTCAAAATTTTGACGGTTGATGGTGTAAAATTTTTAACATTTTTCTTAGTAAAATGGGATGATAATATTTTCTATCAATCGGTAAATATTAAAGTGGGATGTATGGCTCCCACTATTGTGGAGCTCGACTTTAATGAATATTAAACTAACCTATTTTACTGTTTTTCTTATAGCTGTTTTGTACACAAATCCTACGTCAGCACAAGTTGTTAACACATCAGACTGTGCAACAACCGGCATTGATTGTGTATTAACTGATAGCACTACTTCAACAACTAGTGCAGTCACTACCACAGGTACAAATACCAACACTAATAACACTACTATTAACAGTACCAACACAAACACTAATAACAATACAAACACTAACACTAACACAAATACCAATAATAACATATTAAGTGGTGGTACAACCAATACCAATACAAACAACAATACCAATACAAACAACAACACCAATACAAACACAAGCACTAGTACCAATACCAACAATAACACTAATGTAAACACCAATACAAATTCTAATACAAATAATAACACTACAAATTACACCGGTACCAGTACGAACACAAACACAAATACCAATAATAACATATTAAGTGGTGGTACAACCAACACAAACACTAATAACAATACTAATGTTAACACTAGCACAAGTACAGTTGACCAAACAGTAAACAGTACTAGTACAAGTACAGTTGACCAAACAGTAAACAGTACTAGCAATAACACTAATGTAAACACCAATACAAATACTAACACAAACCAAAATACCAACAATACTACAGTTAACAGCACTGCTGAAAATACTAATAACAATAATAACAACAGCAATGTAAAGCAGGAACAAACAATTATTGCACCTCCCCCAAGTGCTATTGCACCTACAGTAAACGCAGGCGGCAATGATACATGTACAACCAGTGTTACTGGGTCAGTACAAACACAAATTGTAGGTATTGCCGCAGGATCTCATGTAAGAGATATGAATTGTGAAATGCTAAAGCAATCAAAAACACTGTACAATATGGGAATGAAAGTTGCAGCTATTGCATTGATGTGTCAAGACAAACGTATTTTTGATGCAATGATGATGGCTGGTACACCTTGTCCGTTTAAAGGTAAAATTGGCGAAGAAGCTACAGAAGAATGGGACGGTGTTAAAGAAGGAGAACCGGAACCTATTGTACATCCCAGCGATAAAGCAATAGTAACCGAAAAGGAAGATAATAATGCAACAATCCTCAAAGCTGTTGGCGGTGTTGGTTTGCTCCTTTTATTGCTCTAATGCATTAGCACAAACTGCTACTCACAGTTGTGGTGCAAGTTACTACGCTGGTGACTATTTGGCTCCAGGCTATGGGCAAGCCACTTTTACTGATGACATACTGTGTAATACTGTCACTATGAATATGCTAGATGGTGCCGATGCCGTTGATTTAACCGAAGACACCGCTTACTACGATGCAAACACAAATTCATATAGATTTATCAACGATGATCCATACGCCACACAATTTGCCAAAGCCACCATTGCACTCAATGCAGCATTTCAGCAAGCCGGATTGGGTTTAGAAATTAGAGGCTGGAAATACGAATACAAAGTATACAAAAGTGCGAATGCTGAATTAATGTTTAAGATGGAAATTAAAGACGGTAACAGTACAATTTATAGTGCTTCAGTAGATTATACCAATTATAATGAATTAGATGGATACCAAGACAGTATTGATAATCCACCACCTTATAGAGTTAATTCGTTAGACACCTATGAAATAATAGCAACTATGACTGGTGATACTGCCGGTGATGGTATTGGTGATTTAGAATTTATTATGGTTTACAGAACAACCGAAACAACTGATACTTTTGATCCTAATTATCTATATCCAGGACAAACAGCGCCAGATACAAGTGGTAATACAAGTGAATTTGATCAACAATGTCAAATTGATCCGCAGTTTAATCCAACATGTCCTGGTTATGAATACGATGATGGCACTGAAACCGGTAGCGATGATGGTACACAAACAGCTAACAACGGTGAAAACACTGAAACATTTGATAACACAACCACAATGTCAGATGCATTAAATGAAGGATTAGCTGGACTTGATACAAGTGGTAGCAATGGAAACAGCACCGACAGTAGCGGTTCTGCGTTAAGTGTTAATAATGAAGGTACTGTGTTAATTGCTACACAAACTGACGTTATTATCAGTGAAGAAAATCAAGGACTCGATACTACTATAACCAGTGGTAGTGATGATGGACAAACTGCAAATGATGGTAGTGATATTTTTGATACTACTGTGCCTACTGGGTTATCCGAAGATCAGTCTGCAGGTACCATAGTAGTTATAACTGATCCAATTGATATGAATACCAATCCTGACTTGACAACTGGAGATATTGTTGCTGATATCAACACTGTTGATTTAACCACAGTTGACATCACACAACTTGATACAACAATAGAACAAAGGGAACAGCAACAACAACCAATATCCGTAATTACCGAACAGTTAAACGAAGGTATTGATGTACAAGCAACAACCGGTGTTGATATTGAACAAAGTTCTGGTGTTGATATTGAACAAACAACTGGTGTTGAGCTCAATGATCCTGAACCATTGCCACAAGAAATAGCCGTACAGGATGCAGGTCCTAAAAACGCTACACAGTTAAACGAAGAACAAGTTATAATTGAACAAGAAGTATTATTAGCTGAAACTGTAGAGGTAATTCAAGAATTAGACACTGCCAAAGTATTAAAAGAGGAACCCGTTGAAGAGATTGCTGAAGAAGTATCAGTTGATATAGCAAGTGTTGACGATGTTGATGTGGAAGAAGTTGCAGAAATAGTTGAAGAACCTAAACCAACATTAAGCTCAAAACAACGAAGGACATTATCAGCGGCAGCAACTGTTGCCCGAGTTGCTGAAAATATAGCACAAGATAATGCTGCTAGTAGTTTAGCAACCAGTGGTAACAACAACAATGCTAACCGTGGAAATTTTCAAGTAAGCAATAGTAACAGCAATAATATGCAAAATTCTAGTGGTGCGAGTATCGATAATGGAAGTACATCAAACGATACATCCTACAGTTCAAATAACAGCAGCGATGGAACCCAATCGCAACAATCTAATACAAACAACAGCAATTTTACCATAACAGGTCAAACAAATTTACAAGCATCTGGGGACAATATTGAACTGATATCAGGTGAATCAGAATCATTATTGTTAGGCGAAAATAATTTAAACAGTGGCATTAGCACAATTGATTATGGATCACCTAGTAGTTACACTGCTGAAATAACAACAAATGATGCTGTATTGACTTTTGATGTAGTAGCAGCATTGAATACAGAATTAAACTCGCTAATTAATAAAGTGCTACAAAATCAAATAGATGAATCAATTTCAGATAATTTAAACGAAGTTAGTGAAGAACAACTGGCATTGCAACAAAATTTAGAGGATAATTTAGTAGAAGCAGCACTTGCAGGTGATACCGGAGAAGATGAAAGAGCTGCTTTGTTAGGATATAATCCTAAAATAAGACAATACCAACAACCGCAAATGCTAGACAATAGCTTTTATGCACCTAAAGACATCTATGGAGATCAACGTGTGTTTGACAATCCTTCAGCCCGATTTTTTAATGGTGCAAGTGATGAAACTCATTACAACATGGTGAGACAACAATATGAGAGGAATTAAAAATGGCAGAATTAGAATTTGCTGGTGTAAAATTTAAAGGAGGCAAAATATTTGTAGTCCTTACAGCACTATCTACTTTAGGTGGTGCTACCTGGGCGGCTTTTGAATTTTACAAAGATTACATGGATATGAAACAAGTTGTCCAAAACATTGATACCAAAGCTATTGCTGCACGTAATAATGAAATTGAAATAAAACTTGATGAAGCTATTGGTTATACACGAGATATCAAAAACGATCTTAAAGATGACATTGGAAGGATAGACATAGGTTTGGATAAACTAAAAGGAAAAGTTGAGGTTAGTAAAGAACATGTAGAAAGTGAAGTAGAAAATTTTGAAAATAAAACTCGAACTCTACTAGACTTAGCTGAACGTGATCTTAAAGAAGCTCAAAAAGAATTAGAACAAATGGCTAAAGACATAGCCAATGAACTTGAAAAGATCCGAGATACAATGGGTGAAATAAGAAGCGAAACCGGCGAAACCTTACGTGATGTTGAATCAAATATGCGTGACAGTGAAAAAGATACTAGAGATACAATGAAAAATACTAGAAAAGATATTGAAGAGAGGATGGACAGGCTTGAAAAAGACCTCAAAGAACGAATCGAAGAGGCCCTAGACAATCCATTAAATGATACGTAGCAGTTAGATATCGCCTTCTTTTCTGTTTTCTGAATAGTATGGATCAAAACTTCCGCCTGGGTAACGTTTCTCAAGTTTTTTAACATTCTCTGCAATGACATCATTGGGATCAATGCCCAATGCACTGCAACTGTTCATCCAGTACCACATGATGTCACCAAGTTCACGCATGGCATGATACTGTGTATCTTTGTCCATGGGCTTGCCTTGGAATACACACTTCTTTACAATTTCCATAAACTCGCCACCTTCTGCACTAATGCCAATAGCACCAGTCATTAGTTGCGCCATGTTTACTTTTGCAGCACTTTCAGTTGTTTCAATTTCAATAATACGATTATACATCTGCATACTTGATAGTGATTCGTCGCTGGTTACTTCTTTTACAAAATCTTTGTACTTGTTTAAGTCTACTTGTGACATTTATACTCCTGGGCTAAAAATACTATTATATACGATTATATACGATTAGTCAACGGGAAAAACCAAGTAACGTTTCAATCATCCTAAAAGTTCTCCTAATGTTGCTGGACCAGCAATTCCATCAGCCTCAAGCCCTTTACTGGCTTGCCATTCTTTTAATTTTGTTTCTGTGCCCGGACCAAATATTCCATCGGCGCCAATACCCAATGCTTCTTGCATTAGTTTTACCCCTGCACCCCGCATACCTTTACGCAACACACCGTAATTTTCTGCATCAACATGATCATCGTCACTTACACTGCTATCATGATGAGCAACAGATTCTCCCATTGCTTCGAGAGCCATTTCCCAATGATGTATACGATCCTCAAGTCCAATATACCCACCGTTGATACGTTTGGTCATTGTTTTGATGTCTCCACTATCGGCATAACGATTTAGGTTGTTTTTATTCCAATACCAAATAGCACTCATTAGTGCTACTTTTTTGTCCTCTGAAACCTGATCGGGATTGTCAACAGCATTAACTCCCATATCACTGCTAAACGCACTATAGTTTGCTTTCCCAGTTAACTGAATTGGACCACGCCCTCGATAGCACCAACCATCTCCACTTGCTGTATCACCGTTGCTCATACGGCCAGCGTACACAACATTGGCTATTTTTTCAGGTTGCCTATGATATTCCTGAGCGTCTCTTCCTCCACGTACAAAATATTTGCCAAAGATTGCATCAAGTGCTTTAGCACTATAGTTGAGATTTTCTGAAAATACTCTCCATCCACCACTTTCATGACCACACTGTGCAATAAATGATGCGATGCGTTTGGGAGTATCTATACTATACTTTGGAAATACTTCGTTCATTGCATCGGTCCATCCACTTGGATCTTTACAACGAGGAAATAGTTTTGCAAATTGTTCTGATGTTAACATTAAAATTAATCCTTCTACTGCATTACAGCAGTATTTATACGCAAGGGTTTTCATAACCTTATAAATATACGAATGCAAGTAAAACAAAAACCTCGCTATCAAAATATAAACGAAAATGATTATGTTGCAATGTCTGGCGAGGATTGGCCTGCATACAAAGATTTTGCATCTGGTATTAATCTTGAACCATTTGTTGCTAAAGAAATAGATCAAATGTTAGGATCGCACCAGCAACAATTAGACAACATTACAAATTTTTGTGTATTACCATTTTATGGTAGAGAATATCCTGCTGATGTACATTGCTGTCAGTTGCCAACTGGGTATGATATCGAATCAATACAACAAGACTTGTTAAAAAACAAACGAAATAACCAGTGTAGTGCATGTTGGCGCTTAGAAGATGCTGGGCGTATGAGCGATAGGCAGATTAAAAATTCAACACTTGATTATTACACCAATACTGATTTATTAGAATTGTATCGTATTGCTGAAACTGGTAAAAGTGTAATTACTCATTATAAGATTGATGCTGGAAATTTTTGTAATGCTACATGTGTTACATGCAATAAAGGTAGTAGTAGTGGATGGGGAAAACTAGAGAACGCATACAACAATACCAATATACCCGAAGTAAACTTAGTTAAAGAATATCACGATAGTATTGACATTGACTATAAAACTGCAAAGTTTATTGGATTTACTGGTGGCGAACCTACAATGATTAGAACCAATTGGGATATACTACGCAAACTAATTTCCGCTGGCAACACTGAGTGTTGTATAAGTTTTGTAACAAATGGATCTTTTGTGCCAACAACAAAACAACAACACATACTTGATCAATTTTCAAATTTAAACTTTTGTTTTAGTATGGATGGTACTGGCAAAGTTTTTGAATACATGCGATATCCATTAAGTTGGGATCAAACAGTTGATAATATTAAAATTGCACAAGATAAAGGTATAATGGTAAGTGCAAGTTATACAATTAGTAACTTAAATATTTTGTATCATGAACAAACAGCTCAATGGTTTAATGATCACAGTATTCCATTTTTGGAAAATCCAGTATATTCTCCTGATTATTTTAGTGCAAGAGCATTAAGGGAAGATATAAAACAAACAATATTATCATGTACAGATAGTGCAACTATACGTATGCATTTAGACAATCATTCATTTCAAGACGAGCTGTTGTTTAAAAGAGCTTTGAAAAATATAGTATTACAGGACAAAATGAAAAAGTGTAACATACAAGATTTCTTGCCTGAATTAACTAGTTTGTTTTAAATTTATAATGTAAACGACTTCTTTTACCACTGTCGTGATCTAATTTCTTTACAACTTCTATACTTTGTTGCTTGTTTAATGTTTTTGTTCTAATATCCATAATAATAACACTAGAACTGTTAGTGTGTTTTTTAATTAATGATTGGTATGTGGCAACTGGATAATGATATCCGCAACTTAACCAACTGCAAACAAAATCAAATGTTAAATTATTGTTAATATGTATATTGTTAGCATCTACAAAATTATACAAAATGTTTTGATCGTCCCAGTATTTCTTTAACTGTTTAACCGGCAAATAGAACTTCATAGTATCAACATCACCCCAACTAGCTTTGCGTTCGCGGTCATTGGTTGCATTAAAGTCACCTTCAAGTAGCCACAGCTCAGTCCCATACTTTTTTTGAAACTGCTGACTAATATATGCATACCCACAGCCAATATCAAGTATACGTTTGGGGGGAGTAGAAAGATACGAATCAACTTGTTCAAAAACAGTGTGAGCTCGTGATTGATACTCTTCCTTTTCCCACCGTTTAGGAATAAATGTTTGATTCATGTTTTATTATACTGATATATAAAGGTCTTTTGCTGTAACTGTCGCTGACGACAAATCTATACCATCATATGTACCAAGTGCTCTGACACGGGCTTGCAAGTCTGACACGTCAACTGAGTCAACTTCTGTACAAAAGGTTTGTTCAGTATTGCTATTTCCAAGTGGACCAACATCAAGACATGTTGCTGTTAGTAACACTTGTGTTATTACTGCTTGTTGGGCTCCTCTAGGACCAGCTGAGCCGTTAATTGCATTTATATAATCGATTGTAAAGTATTGCATATTAGGAGTAGGGGCAATACTTNCATCAGTAGTTGGTGTGGGTGGATTAGTTGGGACTTGTTGCATTTTAATTGTTCCTTGGTTTATGTTACATATATTTACCTTTTAGCGCCGTACTCGACAATTAGGACAAAAATCTCCATGTCCTAATTCGGCTCGACATTCGGGGCATGTTAGTTGAGACAATTGACATTCTGTGAGAGCGTAATTAGTCTCGTCTAGTACCTTGACAAGGTCTCTTTGTCCATAAGTTGCAAGGTTAAACACATTTAATAATTTTTTAGATTTTTTTGATCTTCCTGTTGCCATTTACTTTTCATCTTTCATCATACTTTTAATTTCAATTACATTGTAATTAGGATCTTCAACGAAAAAAGTTTCTTGCTGATATTCATTATTATCTGCAAATCGTGTATATGGTTTATCTAAAAACCCAACAGTTAATTCAACTCGTGCTTTTACTTGTGTATATTCGTCTAGCGGCAAGTGTATACCTAAATGTGGTACGCACACTTCCCCCATATCAACACTATGCCGACTCCGTTCCGGACCTTTGTTTGGCCTAGGTTCGCTTTGATGTAACGTTAATTCATTGCCCCAAAAGTCTATGTCTTGCCATTTACCTTCTTCGTACATATCTAATTTACATCCTAGTATATCGGTATAAAAAGGGATTGTTGTTACTAAATGACCTGCTTCAATGGCTAAATGAAATTTGTTACTGCCCAACTACTTGTTCCTTATCTTAAATTAAGTTGGGAGGCTTACCGTGGCCTCCCACGCACTTATTAGGTAGTGACCCCATTCTGGCGGACAGTCAGGGATTCGAACCCTGGGAAGGCGTTAACCTTCGTCGGTTTAGTAAACCGGTGCTTTAAACCTCTCAGCCAACTGTCCTACGAAATACTTATTTCGGTATTGCTCGGTCTTCTTTCTTTTGAATACCGTGCCAAACTTGTTCATCTAGCCAGTATTCATCTACATATTTAACATACTTGGAATTAGCATCTTTGTCAATGAAATCGGTTATCTTTTCATCGTACCATGCAACAGGAAACTTTAGTATATTTTCGCAGTATTTGAGATAGTGATCGCGATGTAAGAAAAATGCTTCGTGATCTAAAAAATGTACATTAAACTCACTAGGTAATAATTGCGTGTAATAATAATTCTGTGCTATTGGTAATGTTATTTCGTTTCGTACTCGTTTTTGTTGCTCGCTGTTTATGTTTTGATCTCGTACAATTATAGCAATCACAACTTCAATGCCCAATTGTTTACATTTATTAGCAAACTCTAAAATTTTAGGTACTTGTTTAACTCCGTCATACACAAAAGGAACACTTACATTAGCTACCCAGTAATCACACAACGAAAAGTCAAACTCATCTAATCTTTCAGGGTTTACCCAATAATCAGCAAATGGTTCAAGATCACTGGGTATCCAATATTCGTCTTGCAATGCATCCCACCCTTTAACAAAAGGGTGTAAACTAAACAAGCGACTAAACACATGATTACCACTTCCTTGTGGTCCTGTTACGATTAATAATCGTTTGTTAGACATGTCTTTGCTGTCCTATGTATGTTCTTATTTTAAGAGGGTTAACTTCATCAGTAGGGCCTGTGCCACTATCAGGCGCAAATACAAACAGTATTACATCTTCATCGTCGCATATAAAATTATGTAATGTATTACGGCGCATGTAAAAAATGTCACCTTCGTTTATATGGTGAAACTGATTGTTGTCTAACTCTACTCTGCCATTTCCTTTTAGTATAAAACCTATTCTATGACTTGGATGTGTGTGCAAAGTTTGATACATGTGTGCAGGAAAGTGTACATAATTAACAACTGGATCTCCTAGTCTCCCAGGATTGATGGCTGTGGTATTTGATCCACCATCTATGTAACTAAGGTTACCTATATCTAAATTGTTTTGTATATAAACTCTTGCTTCTTGTGGGCATAACCCAGGATATTCAATTACGCATGCACTACTTGGTCCCAATGAACAATCTATAGAAAAGTTATCCCATATATTCACACAAGCATTTGCACGATGCAAGTTTATATTTTTATTTTTAAAACCAGCATTTCTCATCATTACATAAGCACTGCCTTTGGGTTTAAAGTCTACAACTTCGCCTTCAGCAACTTTGGTAATTTTAAGATTCCATCTATCTTGTACAGCAAGTGTTTGTTTTACGTTAATCATTCCGTTCATTTAAAAACCTCCTTAGGTCCATTGGTAAAACGGGTTGCTTCATTCTTTCAGGGTGCCAAATCAACCCCCACACATTCAATGCTTGATGTTTAAATGATTCTATGCTTTTATCATCTGCCCATCCAGTTGGTATCAATTTTGATGCTAATTGTTCAATTGCAAAGGAGTGATAACTGTTTACCATTTGTTTTGCACCATCTAGTGTTACTGAGTGCTGTGTTCCACTGTGGTTTTCACATTCGGTATTGGCTCCACCTTCTAACTGATTGATAAACAATGCTCCATGGCAAACACCAAGTACAGCAGTATTCTGTTGGTAGCATTCTGTAAGCAATCGTGTTTCGGTAATGGTTCGCATTGCACTGGCATCCCCTCCTGTAAACACAATTAAATCACATGCTCTTACAGTTTCTTTGTGATCAACTTCTAGTATGTTTGGGATTGAAAAAAGCGTATGATTGCTTAATAGACTGTGCCATCCATGTTCTAAGCAATCATACGCTGTGTTGTTATAATGCAATATCCGTTGGGATAAGCCTATATTCATTTACCAACCGTAAGCATCCGAAATGAGTTTTGCTCCATCTTCGGTTGAAGTGGTGTTTTTGCAACTTACATCGTATAAGTCTTTACGCATCCGATCTACAATATCGATCACACGAGTTTGTGTTTCTTCGTTGGTTGCTAGTTGCTCAAGTTTACGTGCTCCTAGTGTAGCATGAAAACCTTCATCACGTGCAATTTTTGCATAACGACTAGCAATATACTTGTCTTCGATGCTGTCAGCCATTTGATCCCATACAGCTTCTGCACGACCTTCAGCTACTAACTGATATGCAGCAAGTGCTGCTTCATCATCTTGTGCACCATATTTTTCCAACAAGTCTGCACCTTTAGCAGTAGGCTTTGCAGCTTCAGCTTCGATAGCTGCGGCTACGTCAATTTCTTCACCTTTGATGTGCTCAATTACTTCTTTGACCATACGGAAGTGACGAGCTTCGTCTTGTGCTTGCTTGGCAAGCAATTCGAGTTCTTCTGCAGGTGTATCTGCTGGGGCATTACTAATTGCACGACTGATTTCACTCATGTTCATGCGTTCGTTGACCATGCGGCCGATAAAATGTTCAACTTGATCATTTTGATCTGGATTTGCTTCAAAGTATGCTTTAACATTACTTTTGCTTGCGTCAAATAGTGCTTGATTGTCGGCAACAATGTCAGCGACAAATTCACTTGCTAGTTTCATATGGAGTCTCCTTAAATGTAATATGAATTGTAATAAAAGTTTATTATAATTAATAAACTTTGTTTGTACAGTTTTATTTACCACATATTAAATTTTTTGGTATATTATTGCAAAAAACTTGGTTAAAATTTAAAAAAAATGTGTAAAAAACCAAAAAAATTACGCACAAAAATAAATTATGCGTAATTAACTTAATAATTTACTTGGTAATTATATGTCAGAGGCTAATGGAAATATCTCAGCAATTACTTTTGCACAAGCATGTGCAACTTCCATGTGTTCCTTTTGTGTACCATTTGCGCCACGTAGTTCAATATAATGAACCCAACTACGTATTGTGCCATTCATATACAATCGTGTTTTGGTAAGACCTTCGGGTAGTACTTTACGTGCTTGTTCTTTAGCTAGACCTTTGCTAATAGCATTATCATAAATGCTTTTTGCAGCTTCGGCAATAAACTTTTGTTGAGCATCCCACCACATTTGTAATTCGCGATCATCTGTTTCAATGCTGTTTTGTCTATTTTTAGTATCCTGTAAACGTGCTTCGCTGTACTCAAATAGCTCACCTTGGTCTTTAGGATCTGCATAACGCTGACTAAATTCCTGGAATGCAAATGATCGATGTCTAACAATTTGATGTGCAATATCACGTGTTGTATTAATCTCTAAACAAGCACTTACCATTTCAAGTGGTGACCAGTGTGCATGTTTAATTAGATATTTAATAAGTTTTTCACTAGTATCACTGTTCATTTGGTTGGTTGGGTTACTTACTCTTGCACAAAACGCAATTAGCCCTTGTGCATCACGCAGACTACTGTCAGTATCAAAAAGTTCTTTTGACGCCATACTGTGACTTATTAGTTTTACTGTCATCAATTTTTCCTAACGTCTAATACTTCTTTGCATTTGTCACTAGCATATGTAGTGAACCAGCGTGGTGCAAACGCATGAATAAAACATGCGTATGCCGCCTTCTCAAGTTGCCAAGACACCCAGCAAGCATGTTTAAAATGTTGCCATCGTGTCTCACCAACTTCTTCTAAATGTAATTTACATTTTTTACTAAACAAATTATTTCCTTCTAGGCTTTAGTTTATCTTTTATTAACCGTAACGAATTATCCGACTGTGATGTAGAGGGTTCTTGGTTTTTCCGTCGTATGTTACTACTGGACAATACTTCGTTGGAGGCCGACGTTTTTTTGGTGCTTTGTATCTCACCAGGTGTCTCTGTTGAGATTTTTCCTGAGATAGTTTTTCTAACTGCTTGGATTCTTTTTTGTAACTGTACTTTCCTTGCTTCATGATAGCTTTCCACTAATTTCTCGTGAAATTTTTTTTCAACAATATTGTCAATGTGTTCTTTAAAATATGTATTAGCAAACCACCTAAACATTATTATTATTTATGTTGGCAGAGGTGCAGGGAGTCGAACCCCAGCTTGAAGATTTGGAATCTCCCGTGCTTCCATAACACTTCACCCCTTTGACCTAGGTTCCTTATCATACGGCTGTTCACCCATGTAAGGTTCAAATTCTTTTCCAGACATAACCATACATGCAACACCATCTGGATATACAGAAACAATAGTAAAACTACCAGTCTCTTGATTAGTAAAAAACATCATTTTTCCATAAAATAGTTGTCCACTAGGCAATGTAAATTGTTGTCCTAACCCTTGGAATAATAATTTTTCTTTATATTGTGTAATGGTTTTAAATATGGTTACAGCATTATCGCACGGTTGGCTAGCATAAAATTGTTTTGCTGTATTTTCTTCCTGTGCATTTGCCATACTAACATACGCTAGTGAAAACGCCACTAGCGTAAAAACTATTAATATTCTATTTAAATGTAGCATGATTTTCATGCCTTTCTAAATTACTTAATAAATCTAACCCTATGAGTTTGGTTATCTTGTGTAAACGTAATAATACTATAGTCATACACTGTTTGTGTATTATAATTGTATGTTGTTTCGTTAGTGCATTGTGTTTGGGTTTGATACCCAGCTACATTATTATTTCGTCTAGTATTATTACGAGCTACATCTGCTCCAACAATTGCACCTAAAACAGTCATTGCATCTTTGCCACTGCCGCCGCCTACCTGATTACCAAGTGCTCCACCAATGAGTGCACCAACAATAGTGTTAGCAGTGTTGTTGTTATTTCCTTGTTGATTGTAGTATGTTGGTACCTGCACTTCTCGGCAAATACGCTGTGTAACCGGAACTGGAATTTGTTCAGTTCTGTAAAAATCCTTCACGTGAGTATTCGTAACAGGACTAGTTTGATTTGCCTGGGCTACAGTTCCACCTAATGCTACTGCAAGAGCTGTTATGTAAAATATATTTTTCATTTTATATCCTCGTCAAGTATTTATATTAATAATATAGCATACATTGGCAAATATGTCAACCAATATTTGCCAATGCTTTCATGTATATGTCAGTACCTTTAACACGGACCATTTCATCCAACAATAGTGACATTTCTCTTTGATAAACTTTCCAGAAGCTAGGATCGTTATCAGCAATGTCTGCAGCGTTGTCAATAATGTCTGCACATTTTATGAACTGTGCATCGGCACTAGCGTCTGCGGTATGTTGCCTGTCAATGGCTTTACGTGCTTCTCTGTTACCATCACTAGCAACACTGACATCTGTAAGGTCTTTAACAAGACTTGCAACAACACTGCCGAACATGCCAGTGATAGTATCCATATCAACATTTGTGTCCTCTACAACATCATGCAAGTATGCAGCGGCAATCATTTGTTCAGTGCCACCATATTGCTTAACAGTATCAGCAACTCTCTGAGGGTGAACAATGTAAGGTGCACCATCATATTTTCTTACTTGTCCAACTGCGGCGTGTGCCGCAGTTGCAAAGTATCTTGCTTTATCTATAATAACAGTCATCAAGTTTCCTTACACCAAGTAGTGTGGGCCGGTCCAGGCAACACTATACTCACCAAACACGTTACCTCTAGCTTTGTTTCTAGCAGGAGCATTGTAACCCGCCGCNNTTAGTATNTCACCTTTAGCAAACTTTTTGTCTGTATCAGTGTTAACAATAAAGCCCCAAACGCCTCCGCCTCGGATTAGTTTGATATACTTGCTACCTTCTTTAACTTCAAAGCTATCATCAAAATTAGCAAGCTCATTAGCAAAGTAGCTACCTGCTTCTGGTGTGCCGCGTCCGCCAGCAGTTGCAAATTTAA